GATTGAGATAAAAGGTAAAAATTTATTCCACCTTAAGCCAAGCAAGGATACTCTTAGAATCTGGACCTGGGATAATCCTAAGCTTTCGGGAGTTCCATCTTTGAAAACGGTAAGCTCCCTGTATGGTGTTAAAAATTTCTTTCAGGTAAATCCTGGAAATTACAGATATTCAAAAAATTAGATTTTTGAGTAGATATATAATAAAAACTAAAAAAAAGTAAAAGAATGGAAAATAGATTAATGTCATTCGGGGAATTCAATTCTCTTTATGAATCTTATGGTTTTATAAATGAAGCCGAAGATAATTCAATTTTTAATCCTGCTAACCCTACAGCTAATAAGAAAGAGATTGCAGAGATTTTCGCAACTGCTGGAGCAACAAACGAGGCAGGTGAAATAAATACTTATAAGCCGATATTAAAGGGTGAAAAAGGAGCAAGAGTAGTAGAGATACAGAAGTATTTAGGTATTAACCCGGCTGATGGTATCTTTGGACCTGCAACTGAAGCTAAGGTTAAAGAATTTCAAAAAGCAAATAAATTAACGATCGACGGTAAAGTCGGGGTACAGACTTTAAGAAAGATGATGGCACTAAAAGGTAATGTAACCGACGTTAAGAAACAAGATCAGATCATCGTACAAAAGTTTATCGTAAAAACGACAGCACAAGCTAAGGCAGCTGGAATAGATCCTAAATTGCTATTGGTATTTGATAGAGTAGTAGTTACTAAAAACGGCGATAAAACTTACGTTATTTGCTATCCTAAAAAAGATGCAGCTCAAACTGTTAAAACACTTGATGGTAAGGGACTTCTTAAAGCAAACTGGGAATGGATGAAAAATGCAGCTAGCGCAGTAGGAAAGGCTCTTATCTACACTGTTACTGGAGTATTCGTATTAGCAGCAGAGACAGCTAACGCAATTATATCTGGTGTTGTATCGGCAGGTGCTTGGGTAGCTAAAGGAGCAATGACTGCAGTAGGGGCAGTAGCTCAGGGATTAGCTACAGTAACGGACTGGGCAGCTAAAGGGGCTAAAGCAGCTTATAAAAAAGTTGCTGCATGGTCTAATGCTGCATGGACAAAGTTTTCCGAATCAGCAGGAAAAGTTATGAAGGCTTCAGTTCAGGCATGCACAGCATTTTTGGACGGTATTAAAGCTGCTGCAAAAACTACTGCTTATGTTTTAACTGGAGCAGTTGTTGCAGCATGGAGAGGTATTAAATCCGTTTTTTCTTCCGCAGTAAAAGGTATAGTAGAAGCTGCAAAAGACGGAGCTGCTTTTGTTAAAAGAGGACTAGACTGGATCGGTAAAAACGTTAAGAATGGTGCTCAGGCTTTTGCTAGAACAATCAAAGCTGGATGGGACGCTACAGTAAGTGCAACAAAAACTGCACTAGCAGCAGGTGCATCTTTATTAAAGAGTGCAGGAGATGCGGTATCATCTGCTTACAATTCGGCTTCTAAAGCAGTTAGCGATGGATTTAATTACTTGTACAACGTAGGTAAGTCTTTCTGGGAGTCTGAAGAATACGCTGATTTCTTCGGTGAAGATATCATATTTGAAGATTTAGATTGGAGCATGGATTTCGATTTCAATTCTGACGAATTCGGATACGAGATGGCTTAATCAAGAATTAGATAAAACTAAAAACCGAATCTTTAGGGATTCGGTTTTTTTTATGTTTATAGATTTTTTATTTCATGGAGAAAGTCCTTAAATGTTACGAAATGGGATTCATTAGACTTTTCTATGCTGAGCTCTGTTCCTTTTGGTTTTTCCCAATTAAACAATTTAATATTCCACGCTTGCTCGAATGTATCTACCGCATTTCTGTAGGATTCCTGAGTCTCGTCATTTGAGTCTCTGGTATATTGCCATCCTATAAATAAGGAATCCGGAGTTTTAAACCCATAGAATTCAAGTACTTTTTTCTGAGTAACTAGGCTTTCTTCTACTTTCCAGTTTTGTCCTATGATTACCAGACCCGCCTGTATATCTTTTACGCTGTTCTCTTCTCCTAGGGAAGTGTGCATGTTTTCGATCCAATCCAATCTTTCTATGACCTTCTGATACATTGCATTCACGCTCCCCCATCTTTGGGAACCAAAGAAAATAACAGCCTGACTTTCATAGATAGATTTAGATATCTTCCAAAGTTCATCGTCCTTGAAATCGTGGCTTGCCCAGCATCTAAGCTTACCATTAGGATTCTTTTCCTTGTCTTTAAGATTTGATTCTTTTGCTCCACAGTTATTACCATGGACCTCGCTAACACAACCTAGACAGTTTTTAATCTCTAATTTGGTCGCATCTATGATGTTTACCTTAACCCCTCTTCTCTCTAGATTCTCTGCTAGATTTCTGGCTAGCTGGGAAGATTTAGGACTTTCCCCAAATTTTTCAACATATGGGCTTCTGCTAGAAGTTGTTATAAAGGTTACCTTTTTGTGCTCGGATAATATCTCCAAGAATCTTCTAGTATCCTCTATCTCTGGTCCGTATTTAATCTGTAACATGCTTTATATATCACAAAAATTAGTCTATAAATTGGTACAGATTATTTAGAAAGGATTGCGATTCTTTTTGGCCCGATTTATCGAAATACACTAGGATTGTTATAATATCTCCCATCTGATTTCTCTCATATTTGATAATCTCTCTTTTTTCTATAAAAGATTCAATCTCTGATATTTTTTGGAAATCGGATTTAACTGATATATCGACTATTATTTTTCCCTCCTTTTCGTAGAGTGCTGTGAAAAATTTATTCATCCTTATTAAAAATCTATATAGCTTTTAGAATCCTCTTTTTTCTGAGAATATAGAAGGTTACCTGTTTCTTCGCTATAGACAGATATTTTATGAACAGAATCGAACTGGTTGTACATCCATCCGCCACGACCTTCTAATTTATGGTATATAATATCTATCTCCCCGTTTTCTTTAAGAACCTCGATCCTTCTATTTATATTAGCAGTGGAGTAATTATAAGTACAAACTATATCTCCTCTGGATGATGCGTAGATTCCGGTTATACATCCTCTGAACTCGGAATCCATATTACTGTCCGAGGTTTCTGTATTCCATTCAGTATCCGGAAAATCCTCATTCATTCTTCCGCCGTCCTTTAATTGAAGCTCGGCCGAATTATCTATAATGTTCTCGTAAATAAATTCTTCCGCTATCATGAATTTTGGGTAAGGCATTCTTACATTCACGTATTTCTCGTAGTCCTCTTCTTTTGATATCTGTTTTACTGAATTTAAAAAGTAATCAATTTCACATAAAAAATAATGAAAGGAGATATTGGCCTCAGAATCATTTACGTAGAAAACCCCTTTTTTATTTAGAGCTATACATTCTTCCTGAATGTCTTTTATCTTTTTAAGCGAAAGAGGACCGAATATATCATCGCACTCTATTCTCTGAAAATATTTATACCCTAGTGTTTTAGCATACGCTACAGAATTATAAAGATTAATCAGAACGGAAAGTCCGTGTCTTTGCATTCCCTTGGTCACGTTATGAATAACAAAATCTCCGGTGCTGATATAGAAATCAACGTAATCTATATTTGGATATTCTTTCTCAAATAGCTGGTTTCTTTTGTCATAGATAAAGAAGTTACAAAGATCCATAACATCCTTAGAGACCGTAGTGTTTGAAGCTAGAAGGATATCGTTATTTAAAGTCTTAGCCCTTATTATGGAATCCTTTAATTTTTCTTCTATCTGCTGGTTTCTAACAAAACAATCAGTGATGGTTAGCACCTTGTTTTCTAGACGGTACATATTGGAAAGAGCCTTAGATATCGACAGATAGTTTATCCTTTTATCAGATCTTGATTTTTTAGAAAACATACCGTCGTTGGATATCCTATATACGCCACCTTCATCATATTCACATTTTATGTTACCATGTTTAGCTATAGAATAATTGAAAGCCCAATCAAGATAGGGTATTTTAGAAAGCCATTCTGATGTCTCTGAAGATTCACGTCTCCACATTCTCCCGAAAGTTACCCAATTGTTTTCGATCATATCCTCCTGAGTAACGACATCTTTTAATGGGTGATGGTGAACGGAAAAGTTCCCGTTCTCGTCCATGGTTTTATATCCGGATGAGATCATAGAGAAGTCCCGATTTCCCGCAAGGAAATTATACTTCATCATGATATGTCCAGGATTGGTAAAATAATCGTCTCCATCTATATGAGCAATATATTTTCCCTTAGCCATCGATATTAGCAATTTCAGATTTTCAAAAGCGCCAATATTGGATTCGCTCTCCACTATTTTAAGGTTCTCTATATGTGAGAATTTTTCCCTAAGAATAGAATTAGTATTATCCTCCGAATGGTCGTCCCTGATTATTATTTCGTGATCTACTTCTATATTCTGTGAAATTATAGATTCGATACACTGACTAATATATTTTTCGAATTTATATGCTGTGACTATTATACTTATTTCCATTTATAGATCTAATTGATTTATCGAGGTGTATTTACCAGGAGCAGAGATTGATTTGTATACGCCACTATTTAATCCTATGGTAACATCGTCACATATGGATACCTTTTCCCTTATTGACGAATTTGTTCCCAAGTATACACGATCTCCTATTTTAACATCTCCCGAAACTATTGATCCGGGCATGGCAGAGAAATAATCTCCTATGATTGAATCGTGTCCTATGTGGCATCCTCGGTTTAAAATACAATGATCTCCTATTTTCACATTAGTTGTAATGATGCTATAAGCGCCAATGAAAGATCCTTGTCCAACTTGAAAATCATCCGATGCTATAACAGTGGGATGGACAAATGAAAAGTATTGTGTTTCTTTTGGTAGTTTTTTTATTATGCTCTCCCTATCTTTCGAATCGCCTACTGCCACCATAATCTCCCAGTGGAGAGGGTTGAATTTAGAAAGAGGCATTAAATAGCTATCCCCGGGGACATAGAAACTATCGTCTACGAATTTGGTTATTTTAATACCCATTTGGAACTCAACCTCTCTGGCATGTCCACCGTTACCTATTAAAGCTATATTAATCATCTTGACGAGTTATTTATATCATAAGCAGATTCCTCGGTTCCTATGTGTTCACAAACACTATCCATCATGCTATACGAAACATACTTTTCTGATAGCCCCTTGGCGAAATCCAATTCGAAATGAGAATCGTTATCAGTGTATATCCTCGACCAATCAAATTCAGATAATCTCTTCGTGTCCCATACTCCGGGTCTGAACCCGAAATAAGGCCAATTTATATAGTAACACCAAAAACCGGGGTCTCCCGATTTTGCCATAATTTTAGAGTCCAAGAAAAGATTACTCAGAATTTCTTTCTCCTTATCAAAATACCATTCCCAAAAAATGCCATCGGTTTTAGGTTTCATGTCTTCCGGAAAATCTCTGATCTCCTGGGAAACCCCAACATAAGCCACATCTTCTTTCCTTTTAATAAAAGATATGATTTCGGACAAATAGAATTCTTTATCGAATCTCCAATCGTCCTCCGTATGAAAAACAAAATCGCACATATCTTCTACTTCGGATTTCCATTTGCCCATAATCTCTCTGTGTCTCTTCTTGTCCGATATTGTATCTGCTCCAAATCTAAAATTATAGATTCTAGCTAACGGGAATTTTTTTCTTATAATCGATTCCATTTCATCTCGATCCTCATTAGAAGAAGAGTCATCAAAGTGCAAAAAATATTTTATCAGATGTTTATCCTTACAATTCCTAGATAGAGTTTCTATGGTTGTTTTAAAAAGTGGTAATCTCCTTGAAGTCGTTATCGAGAGAGCTATTATTTCATTTGATTTCTTTGTAAAGCTTCCCCATAGAACGTCCTTAAATTCTTCATACTTATAAGGGATTAAATTTAGTTCTGGTAGATATCTTTCGAGATTTCTAAAAAAAGACTCAGAGTTGGTAAGCCACCCTATTGATTCCGAAATTGCGTGATATTCTAGGGGATCGTGCTCGTAATCGTGTAGCATGATAACGTCACCATCTTTCATAAACCTAGAGAGTATCTTGAATTCGGTTTCTTTGTCTCCACCATCGCATAGAATTAAGGTCCTTCCCGAAGTCTGTATTAGACTCTTTATCTCGCTTAATGTTTCTAGATTAAAGAAATCACATACTCTGAATCTAACATTGCTTAGATCCTCCACTATTCTATAGGAAGGATTATTATCATAGGAAAATATTAAAGACCCGTCTTTTACATTTTGGGATAACCATTTAGTGAAAACCCCAGTAAATGTTCCTATCTCTATGATGAGATCGAATTTTCTAATAACCCCATTAAATGGCTCTTCGATAAATTTGCTCTGAGCCGATCTCTGATTGTCTATCCAAAGAAATGGATCCATATTTTATGATTTATAAATTTCATATTTACTTAAATCCGGATAAGGAAGCTCTAAATCTTCCATGTTCTTCTTAGTCCCATCCATGTTATAAAACTGATTCATCATCAGGAGACCTCTAGCTGATAATTCCGGCATCATATAGAAGTTCCATCCTAACATATCAAAGTGGTCGTCGTGATAAGAGCATTCTCTTCTTCCGCTATATCGAGCTCTCTTAAACCAATGATAAGCCTCTAAATTATCGGTTAGAATTGCTCCACCCTTACTTAACTTAAAGTGCTTATATGGCCCAGTGAAAGATAGACACATGTGAGTACGTGGAATATACATATCAGCGGTAAATCTTAGAGCAGAGTCCCAGATATTGGTTGGCTCTAGCTGATATGCTCCCTTTATTGTTTTACCTCTTACCTCTTTGAATTTTACCTTACCCCCAGCGTGTATGATCTCGCAGGGAACTGATGGATAAGTTCTGGATGGAATTGTTATCGACTTTCCTTTGACCCCTTCAAACATCATAGCTAAGAATAAAGCGTTGGATTGATTGTCTACAGTAACTGCATAAGGTGCTCCTGTATAATCGCAAAGAGCCTTTTCGAAATCTTCCGTTATTTTATAAACACCATTAGCCATAACTTTTTATTTGTTTTAGTATGACTTTGGTGATTTATTCCAATCAATTTGAAATTTCGTAAAACTTATCTAGTATGGTATCCACCCTTTTTTGAATTTCGTCATCTTCGGTGGTTTCCAGAATAAGATGAGCAAAAGTAGCAATTATAGATACCAGATGAGAATATTGAGGATATGAAGTTGCATATGAGTCTTTCTTCTGTAATCCTATCACATCTATTAAAATGCTTTCTAAGTAGTTTACTGATGATTCTATATCCCCTGATATAATCTCTTTGGTTTCATCATCATCCGTAGAAATCATTGTATCTAGATAATCCTGTAGATCCGAAGATATCTCCTCCAGATCTTTTCTTGTGTTTGTTAGTAATTGTGCTATTTGCATAGCATCGGCTTTTGCTATCTTGGTTACCAATTCTCTTGGAACTTTAACTATTGATTTTGGTCCATCTATAAGCTGTACCCTAATAAAATCATTATCTATAGATAAAACCTGACCAACCCCTCTATATGAGTTAACGTAGTCCCCCTCTACTATCTCGGGTGAGCTGTCATCATGAAAATAAGACTCAGGATCTTTCATAAAAGCATCCAGGTCGAAATTCTCGTACAGTCTAACGTGTTTCATTAATTTCCTTTTCTGAACATTTTCTTAGCCTCTTCATAATCCTCTTTAGAAAGATCCCAACCATCATGAGATTTAGCTATGAATTTTTTAGCCTCCTCGTAAGCAGGATATTTCACGCTGCTAAAGAAGAATTCTAAATCATTGTAAATAACTGGGCTTACCCCTCTTTTTTCAAAAAGAAAATCGTTATACTCTTTAAGGTTTTCCATTTTTTGATTTTTTTATTTATATATCTTTTCTACTACTAGCTCTAGATCACCAGATCCTTTTATTAATCTGTGCCATTCACCCTTAGATATTTTGATCCTGTTCTCTATTTTCTGAGGTAACTTGTTATCCAACTGTATTAGCCAGTCCGTTTCATGGACCCTGTGTATTATTCTATCTTCCTCGTCCCAATGCCACTTAAATTCTTCCGAATCAGTGTCCTGTGAAAATTTTCTTATAACCTTTTCAATCTGACCGGTAGAAATTACCGTTTCATTGTATGCTGCATTCTTTACCACGGTCTGCTAGATTTAATACCTAATAGTTTTCTATATCTCGCAACATTACAAGACCACCATTTAGCTTTCCATCTAGGTCCGGGATTATCACATCTCATTCTCTTTCTGAATGATCTTGCTTTAGCTGGATCGTCATTATTTACTCTCATTCCTGGCTGGCCAAACCCAACCTTTACAATGTTTCCTGATTCATTCTTGGTGTAAACTGCAAATTTTCTAGGACCTCCTGGAGTTCTAAATGGTTTATTTAGATCAACCTTTCTACCTCTGTACTCTGCTTCGTCGATATCATCCCATAGATAAAAAGGAACATCTAATAATACTTCCTCTCCCTCATAGATGCCGGTTCTTCCTGCATCTGTTCCTATCAGAAATAAATCATCCTCCTCCAGTTCTATGTCTCCTCTTTCCCATAGAATCCTAGCTTCGTTTACTAGATCCAGCCAAGCTTCTGACTCTATACGATAGACACTTTCCATTAGCGGTAAATTCCTATCTAGATGATATCCCAAGCCCTCACTTATTTGGCCTTTTTCTTTGCCGTAGGAGAGCGATTCGAATGTTCTGATGTGTTTCATTGTTTAATGATCTTAAGTTCCTATACGAGCTTAAAATGATTCCTTTTCGTCACTCTAATGCTTCCTTCTATATATCGATACACACATCCGCATAAATTATTAAAAAATAAATATATAATATGAGGTTCAATACAATTTTTTTATATAAAATTTTTTTGTTCCGTTTAGATGGCATAACTTTGTGAAGTTATTAACATCGAGTAAAAAAAATAAAAGACCATGAGACAGTTTAAAATCTCCGACAAGTTAACTCCCAGAATGACTAAGGCAGCTGGGTCTTATTTGGGGGATCTGGAGAAAACAAAGCTCATCTCTCCTGAAAGAGAAGTTGAGTTGGCTAGACTAGCAGCTAGTGGCGATGAAGACGCCAGAAACGAGCTAGTTACGGCCAATCTTAGATTCGTGGTCTCTGTTGCTAAGATGTACGCTAGCAACCCTGAAGATTTCGCTGACGTTGTTGCAGCTGGAAACATGGGACTAATAGAGGCCGCGGAAAAATTTGATCCAACGAGAGGATTCAAATTTATATCGTTTGCCGTATGGTACATTAGAAAAGAAATGATTAATTATCTAAACGATAATTCTAGAACTATCAGAGTTCCTATTAACCAAGGTGCTATACTCCGGGATATGATGAAAACCGGCAATGAGATTTCTATGAGAGAGGGTAGGGAAGCTACTTTTGACGAGTCTTTCGAAGAACTAGTTTCCAAGAATGAAAAATACGCAAGTACCAAGAAAGAATCCCTATTACTATCAACTCAGGCCGATCATAAATTAGCATCCCTGACAAATCCTCTCACGTCAGACTCAGACTCTGGATCCTTAATAGATATTCTTGATTCGGGGGTAGACCACAGTGATGAAGGATTAAAAGGAGGGGATTTTAAGAAGATCATCAAAATCCTATCTAAAGCTCTAACCGAGACAGAAAGAGATATAGTATTTAAAAAACACGGCATCTCAGATGACAATATCTACTGTTTTGAGGAAAGCTTCGGAGAAATCGCTATCCGATTAGAAAGAACTCCGGAGAGCATTAGACAGAAATACAATAAGTCTCTTAGAAAAATGTGGGCTTATGCTAGAAGGGTTGGAATTCGTATTTACGATGTGATGTAATTTGTTAACTTTTAAAACATAAACAATGGCTTGGAGCGAGAAATTCAGATCTGGATTAAGAAGACTCAGAAGAATTATCTTTACAAGATGGGGAAGAATAGTAAGATCTGGCTCAAATAATAGGAAGTTAAAAAGACCACAGAAGCTATCTAAATCAGAGGATACCGCACTGCAGATATTTTTAGAGATACTTCACGATAGAGAGAGTAAATTATATTATGATATTACTACTCAGGAGTGCTACATATCATCGCCTGATAAAAAGATATTCATCTTTCTAGAGAGCAGAAATGTTAAGATCATCAATTCCGTTTTTGGGTATGATGTTCACATTAGCATGGCTCTAGAACATTATATGTCGGAGAAGTTCATTAGGGAGATGGCAATTAGAAGAAACGCTTTCAAGAATGAGGTCCTGTCTAGGATCAACCATTCTCTGGATAGCACATTAGAGAAAATTAGAAAGAAAAATGGAATTAGGTAAACAGAAAATTTCGATAATGATGCCTCTGCTTAAAGAGATATGTTATCAACACGGTCTTATTATAAATAGGGCTAAAGATTTCAAGATAGCAAGATGGATTCTTGCTCATAGGATTAATTGCGAATCATAGTAGGTGTCTCATACCAAGAAATCCTGCTAGAGCTCTATAAGCTTTAGCTTCTTCGTCGGTTAATCCGGGTAGATCTTTATAAAGAAGAACCTTGTCCTCATCGGGTATATCTTCCCATACTTTTCTTAAAACTTCACCATATTCAAGATCTTTCTCGCTCATCTCATCCACTATGAGAACAGCGGTATCTTTGGACAACGGATTTTCTGAAAACCACGATGAATGGTACCTTAAGTATCCAAGTGATACCAGATCATCTATTCCCTTGAGAGATGATATATTGTTACCGTATAGGCTAATGCTCCCTCCAATTTCATTTGGGATTCCAGTTAAATCTTTTAGATAGTTATCAGCACAGTTAAAATCCCCTTCTATTTTTCTAGGTGCACCCACCATTGTCTCTAGTCTGTTATCAGGACAACTAAAATCTCCTCCGATATATTCGGGTGAACCGACTAAAGATTCCAGCAGGTTGTCTCTTACCGACATAGGACCGTTTACTCTAGCGGGAGATCCTTCCATACTAACTAATTCATTTCCACCCGCGTGATAGGTATTAACCTCTTTTGGTCCACCTATAAGATTCTTTAATAAGTTTTTACTGCAAACGAAGTCTTTTACTCTTTCCGGAGAACCATCTAAGGAGGTCAGTTTATTTCCATTGCATCTGAATTGTTCCTTAACGTCTCCAAATTCGATACCTTTAAAATCAGTTAATCCTTGATTAGAACAATCGAAAGATCCATTAACGTCTATTTTTCCCGTTGCCGGATTATACTTCCAAGATCCCTCCGTACACTTATCTAACCAAGAAAGCTGTTCCCTATTAAACACCTTCCGGATCGGCTCTGCTTCGTTTTCAAATACCCTATATGTGACCAGGTTTTTCATTCTCCCTTATATATCTAAAATTTTGGATATATAGAGTATCATGGAAAACATAGAATTATACGAGAACTTCTCCCAGGAAAGGGAGATTGAGCTGACATCAAGATCTGGAAGAAAGATCAATCTTATCGTTCTGGGAGGGAGAATAACTTCCATAGAAAATAACTCTGGTGTAAATTTTCCATATTCCCCCGGTCAGCACTATACAAGAAATATTGAAACATGGGCTTGTAATAACGGATTTCTAATAGATGGAAAATCTCCATGTCCGGAAAAAAAGATCTTTGGCGTTAAAGTAAGTGATGTACCTGCTGGGCACGAATGGAGAATGATTTATCCAGGTAAGTTCAGATAGAACTATTTAACATCTATCCACTTTGCTGGATCTTGCGGATCCTCTTTGAATTCAATTTCCTTTCTATCCCTTTCTATCTCAACCTCGCTGTCTTCTATTCCTTTAAACACATCAGAGAACGAATCAGGTAGTAAGTTAAGATATCCCCTGGTCACTTTCTTGAGGTAGATAGCAGCTCCAGTGTACATGGTAGATGAAAATGGAATTGGGGATGTAAGTAGAATAACCGCATAAGGAGCAAGTTTTGGAATATCCTTTAGCTGTTCGAGAGCGCTAGTAATTTCTTCTGGACTCGGAGCATCTCTTCTAGTTTCTAGATTTAATTTCTTTCTTAGCTGATAATTAAAAACCCTCATCATATCAGCAGTTTCTTTGCCCTCGTGTTTAAAAGCTCTAATAACATTCATAGCCACATGTTTAGCTCTTTTATATGCTGATTTAACATCAGACCATGATATAGCCTCGTCTATGTGGGATAAATCAGAAAATACGTCGTATGGCTTTAGATGCTTCATTAGATCATTCCCTTTATATTCTGATAGTAGTTGATGAGCAGATCTATTTTTTTATTATCCAAATTGATGAATTTTTTAATCTCATCAAATTTAGGGTAGTTAATGTACATTGATATAAGCTCTGGTGAGTTCTCTATGGATCTAGCTATAGCCATATTCTCGTCGTCTTTGGTGCTCTTGCTATTGCTGCCCATGATTTCCTGAACATTACTGAACATTGAATTTAGTATGTTGGCTGATATTATTGGATTGGCTAAAGATGAAGAATCCATATCGCTTTCCTGTCGTTTAGGCTCCAAACCACACCATAATTCCCAATCCGGATAAATCTCCATGGAATCAGCAATATGATCTATTAAATCGCTAATATCCTGAATATCGGATAAGTCCTCGTACTCGTCCTCGTCTCCGCTAAATTCTGTCCAAACATGATTAAAGAATTCCTGAAGAGTTAGACAGCTAGCTGCAACCATTAGAGTGGCTGCGTCACTACGATCATATGACCAGGAAGCGGTTAGACAGAATCCTTGGTACCTATTTTTAGATCCGATTTCCGGTTCTTGTCCTTGCCCTTGTTCCTCTTCAGATTCGAATAGTTTCCAGTTATTAAGGTGTTTCATATTTATGTAAATTTCATAGCTGACCCGACATTGATCTTGGCATTCATGATCTTATTTATCCTGTCGTCGTCAATATTCAGTCTTTTGACTAATTTCTCTCTTACGTCATCGTCAGAGTTGGAGTAAACAGAAAGAAATATCTCAGGGTCTCCCTCTCTGAACATATGCTCCAGAAGATCGATCAGAATATCGTCGGGAATAGAATACTCGGAACCACTTTTCCAACCGCCAATCTTTTTCCCTACTCCTTTAAGATTAAGGCCCATTCCCATTGTCTTGTAAGTCCAGTTTAAAAGGTAAAGAAGGGAATCGTTCCAGTCTGCAGCATTTTTATAACGATCTCCATACTCTCTCTTGACCTTTGGTCTCATTTTATAAGTGATCCACGGGTAGTAGTTTCCCCTGTAGTATGTTCTGACTTGGCCGTTAGCCTGAACCGTCAGATACTTATAATCCCCATGTTTTGGGTGTTTAAGCTTAATAGTCAGATCATTCTCGCCTCTATCGGTAGAGATGTCTTCCCACCCCAAAGCAAGTAAAGCCTTGTATAGTGTAAGTTTTCTTACGTCATCGAGTCCGTATCCTAGATCATCCTTGGCGGATTCGAAAAGTTGCTGATATGTTTTTAGATTCTTCATATTTATTCGATATTCTATATATTGCTGACATCAATAGAATTTAATGGCGAATTTACCATTCTTGAACACAATATAGCTGTTGTTCTCTATCCAATCTCCACAGTTCAAATATCGAATATCACCTATTTTAGAATCGCATGGTGTGTGGATGTGTCCACATATTACACCCTCGCATCCTCTTATCCTTGCCTGATAAGCTGCTTGTTTTTCGAAATTGGTAATGAATTTGATGGCATCCTTAACGTTCTTCTTAAGAAATTTGCTTAGAGATTTTTTGTTACCGAATTTTTTCAGAATCCGATCTATCCAAATTGCAAACTCATAACCCCAAGATCCTAGCATGCCCAGCCATTTCATCTTCACAATTCCGTCAAATTGATCTCCGTGAACTATGTAGTAGTTGTTCCAGGTGTATTCGTCGACTATCTGAATGTTCTCAGAGAATGTTAGCGGGGTATAACTTCGTAGAAATTCGTCATGATTTCCTGTCACATAAACCACTTTGGTTCCATTTTTACTATATGACAATATTTTACGAATAACGTTGGTGAAGTCTTGTGTCCAGTAATGTCTCTTCTTCAGCAACCAGCCATCGATAAAATCACCAACAATAAAGAGATATTCCGGATCGTGTTCTTTTAATATGGATAATAACTTTTCGGAATTGCTGCCCTTTGATCCAAGGTGAACATCCGATATAAATAAAGCTTCTACTTTTTTCATTGCCAATAGTTTATGTTTTTACGAAAATGGTTCAGATCGTTTCTATTCAGATAGTTGAGACAGAGCATTTTTAGAAATTTGAAATATCCCATATTTTTAAATCTGCGGTCATCCTGAGTGACTCTTCTGTTCATGATTAGGAATTCAAATCCCCTATATTTTTTGCTTAGCAAGTAATCCTCGCTATTTGTTACTGTTTCATCAAATCCTCCCAGGTGAACAAATCTGTCCATGCTGGTCAAAAAGAACACGCCTGTGCAGAAAGGCTTAACCATTAGACAGGCTCTCATAAAATTGAATGCTCGAAAAATCACCTTAGATTTTATGGATGTTGAGGAGCTTACTGTTTTGCATGTTATGAGATGGTAGCTGGCTGTAAAGAAAGCAGCTTGGCTAATAATGTCGTGCTCTATCAATTCGGTATCAGCATCTATGAATAGTACATACGGGGTTTCTACCAGAGATGCTCCTCTATTTCTACCAACAGAAACCGGACCTCCCTCTATGATTTCTATGTTAAGCTTGTTTAGCTTCTTCTGACATTCCCCTATGATCTCTCTAGTTCGGTCCGTTGAATTGGCATCTGCTACAATTACTCTAATCCCATCAACCCCTAATTGGCCCGAGATGCTGCTTAGAGTTTTGCCTATGTACTTCTCCTCGTTTTTGCACGGAATAACTATGGTAATTAACTCGGATATTTTTTTCATTCTCTGAAATTATTTGTTTTGACTGGGATCACAGCATAAATTTAATCCCCTTGTAGGCAAGCATTGCCTTGATTCCTTTAAGCTCATCTCCACTAACCCAAGAGAATTCGGGACGATATAGGAGCATCTTGTCTTCGCCACCAAGTTCCGGCCAAACAGCTTCAACAGCTCCTATGTAAGATTCGCCTTTGTTCATCATATCATAGATGCTTAAGAATGCGTCCTCAGAAACTGGATTCTTACCAGAATAGAGTGTGTCTCCAATTCTCTCTGGAACACCCTCCAGTGAGGTGAGTTGATTTCGTCTGCACCAGAAGTCTTCACCAACTCTTCTAGGTGCTCCAATTAGGTTTTCTAGATTGTTCTCCTCGCAGCCGAAAGTTCCAGCTATCTCCTGTGGTGCTCCTACCAGTGAAGTGAGCTGATTTCTTCCGCAGTCAAAATCGGTGCCCACTTTCTGTGGTGCTCCCTCTAGTGAAGTGATCTGATTATCCCTGCAATCAAATTCACCACCAACTTCACGGGGTGCTCCTTCTAACGAAGTGAGTCTATTCGTTCTGCATAGGAAATCTCCTGTGACCTCACCGAATCGTATCCCTTTAAAATCTGGCAGATCCATACGAGAGCAGCCAAAATTTCCATCCACGTCAACCTCTCCAGTCTCTGGATTAAATTGCCAATTTCCCTCCGGTGCACACATGTTCATAAAGTTCATCTGTTCCGGTGTAAGCTCACCCACACTCTCAAACATCTTATAGGTCTTTAGATTCTTCATTTATATCATACCTTTAAATCCATGGTAAGCCTTTAACGCTTCCAGCTTTCTTCTCTCCTCTGGACTTACCCACTCAAACTCAGGTCTGTATAGCAGCACCTGATCTTCTAACGGAATCTTGCTCCAGAGAGACTCTACAGCCTTGATATAACTCTCTCCTTCCGTCATGCGGTAGAATATGTTATCGAGTGTCTCTTCAGAAACTGGGTTGTCCCCACAATAGAAATCCCCTTCAACATCCTGTGGTGCTCCCACTAGAGAAGTGAGCTGGTTGTTGTCACATCTGAAATTCCTTCCAACCCGTTGTGGTGCTCCCTCCAGTGTGGTGAGCTGATTGTTATGGCAATAGAAATCACTACCAACCTCATGAGGTGCTCCCACCAGTGAGGTGAGCTGGTTTCCTCTACAACCGAAAATATCTCCAACCTTCCGCGGTGCTCCCTCCAGTGTGGTGAGCTGATTGTTGTCGCAATCGAAATTTCCACCAACCTCATGAGGTGCTCCCTCCAGTGTGGTGAGCTGATTGTTATGGCAATTGAAATCTCCTTCGACCACCCCAAACCTAACTCCTTTGAAATCTGTCAGGTTCTCTCCAGTACAATAGAAATCCCTCTTCACATCAACCAGTCCTGTTTGTGGATTGAGTGTCCAGGTACCATCAGTGCACTCATCAAGCCACTCGATCTGCTCCGGTGTAAGCTCACCCACACTCTCAAACATCTTATAGGTCTTTAGATTCTTCATAGGCATATCCTCGTCTATATATCCCGCCATCATCCCCGTACTCTCCGTCCTTTCGCGTGCGTGAAAACGCGGTTTGGGTCCCCCATAGAAAGGACCTGCATCCCCCGGGTCTAAAACTGGGGGTTCCAGATTTGGCCGGGGGCCAAAATTTGGGGTGGGTGCTCCAGGAGGGCCGGCCTCCAGGGATATGTCTATGTTATATGAGTCTAAAAGTGAGTAGCAAAACGGTCTAAATATGCAAAGTGAAACCGTCTAAATATGCAAAGTGGGTATAGTCTAGTATTTAGAATCCCCAGTTCCTCTATGTATTAGAGAGATTGCAGATGAAGGTATTTTATCAAAGGTAACTATGTGTTTGGAGTAGTCTTGAACTTGGAAATTAGGATCCACGTACCACTTATTACTAATTTTATCCGTGTCTATCTCATAAACATCGTCATCATAAGAGGAATCGTACCAATCTTCCTCGTTATCACTATCAGTTGCAAATATAGCTTCTCCCTCAATTGGAGTATTGGTTAACCACTGTTCCCCTCTTTTAGGAAGTAACCCGATTCTTTCTATCTGGTCTCTGTATACTGGTGCAGACAAGTGATACACAAATCTACCTGGAGTAATCTCCTCTAGGTTTGTGTTTGCGCTCTCATTAAATCTTCTAAGATGTTTCATAAACTATATATTGTTATGGTAGAAGAGTTAGTAGACAGAGAGCAGCAAATGTACCTATAACCAAACCTATCAAAAGCATAGCTAAGGTGTAGTCAGATGTATCCATCACTTTTCTGTCTATAGTTCTCCAGAGTTTACGTAGCATAGAGGTGTATTATAAAACCCACTCCTGATCGTGGATAGCCTTAGAGAGTGGTGATTTACGAATGTCATGAGGTCCGAGATTCCATGTGGTCCAGACCCCAGTCTCTTTGAAGTAGACCTTGGCCATCAGGAAGCCAAGCTCAGATATGTAAAGAGCCTGTAGCTCTCCGTCTCCATGCGGGGTGCTCACAGGCACTGAGGTGCATTGGGTAGTGGTGTGTCTGTGATCTCCCATGCCTATTTGGTTACTTCTTTAACCACAGTCACTTCTTTACCGTGATACGCATCATGCTGTCTCTTAAGATCTCCATAGGCATCACAGTGTGTCTTGGAAGACTTACAAGAAGACATTAACATGATGCTGACATAAGCGATCAAAGCAAAAAGCAAAGTCACCATGAAAGAGAAAGGATTACCTGGATTTGAATTTGAATCTGTCATAGCTTATCTATTTTATCTTATGTATCACGAGAGACGGAACATAATCCGATCCTACTCATCCACTCCCTTAGACTCATCATAGGGATCCACTGTTATCTCCATTAGCCGAGCATACAGAAGATTGCCCCAGGCCCCTAGTTGCCAACCTGCGATGCCATACATGATCATCTGAGGCAGTGTGTCTACCAGGATGATGAGCATGATTAACATCAACATGAAGGTGAAGAATCTATGAAATCTAATACGGGACTTTGTCATGAACAGGGTTTAACCTTTATACACTCAAACGACGAAAAGTTTCTGAGATTCTATAGCTCCTCTTTCAGCTTAGCTAGCACTTCGTCTTTGTTTTTAATGGTTTCTCTAATGGCATCTTGATTGATGTCACTACTTTTATTAGATATGAGTCCTTCATCATAAAGCTCTAAAAGGTACACCATATTGTTAAAGTTTCTCTCGCTCATCTCGATAATGGCTTTAGCATCCTCTCTTGTGTAGGCGTCACCAGCCAGAGCTTTAAAGACCACGAGACCATTCTCGGTTACAATACCGCTTTCTTTGAAACGCTGTATTATAGTGCTTACCTTTATATCTGAATCTTCCTTGATTATATCCGAAGAGATCTGAAGTGCTTTTCCCCAGATGTCATCAGACACTCTTCCAGCGATCAATCCCTTTCTTAATTGGATAAGGTTCTTAATCATCTCCAGTGCATTGGCTGTACCTAAAGAATCTAGAATCTTCTTGGTTGCTATCTCTATGGGAATACCTTTTACTAGATCATCCACCATGTCCTGAGGATAACCTAGACCTTTAAAATGAACTCCTGGTTCTGTACCTTTTTTGATGCTTCTGTCGTTGATGTCGTGAGAGTCAGTAACTCTACCGTCATTGCTGATTGTTGTGCCTGTTAGGAAATATGGATCTGTGGGATCTTTGGTGTAATCGAAGATGTTGACCTGGATTCCCTTTCCTCGGCTTCCTTCTCCTGCATAGTTGTTAAAGGATCCACGGTTAATGCACCAGTTAGCTATGGAGCAAAGAGCTCTTTGAGCCTTATCTGTTCTAACCGTAATAGCTAGATACTTGTCATCAAAGTAGAGTACACCAGCACCTGGTTCTAGCTCTGCTATCTCGTCCATTTTCTTCTTCATCTCAAGATTACTGTATCCAGAGAGGTAGTTGTTGGTGTAATCCATCACCTGATCTATAGTCCAAGAATCCATGGCTTTAATCTTGGAAAGCAATCTCTCGGTGACCTCCTTTCCGAGATCCTCTAGAGCATAAGCTGCATTGATCACCCTGTTCTTGTCCTCGGGGGACATGCTTCTGAAGCCATCTCTTGATTTCTTAGGTAGTCTATCCGTAAACCATTTAGCACCATCGGCTCTCTCTATGGTTCTGATAGCATCAGTTAGAGCCTCAAATCCACTAACCCCGTTTATCTCATCGGATGCAGCATACTGATCGATATTCATAGGTATTCTGGACACCACGTGTTTCTTGGTGATCATCAGATTGAATAGAGAGGCGAGATCTCTAATCTCTCCATCCCCATCTGCTCTACCCGGAAGATTAATAGGCACACCCTGCTCAAAGTGAAACTTGACAAATGCAGATGCGTATCCGTGCTTGTCCCCAATGAGCTTCAGTATCTCCTTGTAGCCTCTATTATCTAAAGCCTGCTCTCTTTCTTCCGGAGTTAGATCCTTGGGATCTATTTTCTTTTTCTTTGCGTACTCCCTCTGCATGAATGACTTTGCAGCTGCTATGTTCTCGCTTAGAGAACCGAACATATTCAGATAAGATCTAATCTCTGGAGATCTTCCCTCGAATGCTTCAAATAGTTTTATCCTTTCCATGAATGTATATATTTTCTTTCTTCTCTAGTTCAGCATTTTGGTCAAATACATGTAGATGTACTTACGGTATTTTCTGATTGTCTTTTCGTCACAGTTTCTTCTAATAGAATCCCAGACCATCTTATACTGTGGACCTCTTGGCGAGAATGGAGTTACCCTATCCAATTCTTTCATGGCCTCCTCTGGATTGCTTTGTGTTTTAGCTAGATCATTGGCGATAGTGAACGAGAATGCCATGATCTCCTCCTTGTTGGAGAAGTAAGCTTTTTTATCTAAAGGATCTGGAAGAGCAAATTCTATACCTCCTCTTCTTCTTAATTGCTCCGAGTGTACCATCTCATGACCGATGATATCTAGCATGATCTCTTTGAAGTTGGGAATGATCCTTGTAGCATTCGGATCAGCAAGAACAAACATAGGGATTTTTCTGATGGGATGGAAGAGAGCAAAGAAAGGCGTGCCTCTTCTTGGTGGTGCAGTTCTCTTATCTGCTTCTCCTAGAGAGTTATAGAACTCGTCATAGTCAACAACTTCAAATCCATTTCTCCGACCGAACTCTACCGCTGATTCAAAAGAATTCACAGGAGCATCATCTTCTATCTTGGATGGCATGATAACTGCTTCAAACAATCCAAATCCTTTTATGTGTTTCATGTGCTATATATCGGTTGACTGGATGGAGCTTGTTGTCATGGAAGCTCATTTAATAGAACTCGGTCCTCAGCGTTTTGCACGGGCTGCTTCTCCCTGTATACGAGGCCCCCTCAAATGGACCCTGCTGAGGGACCCCTAATTAGACTCTTTCTGGGGACCCCTAAATAAGGGACCCTTCCCCTTAGCCTTCCCCACCCCCTAAAAAGGCCCTGTATACGAGGGGGCCTAGTACCCTATAGAGAGGACCCTAATTTTACCCCCCTCCACCATATGGGCAAGGGGGCCTTTTTTTAGAGAAAGCAGAAAGCATAGCTTTTCGCAGAACTATAAGAGTTTCACCGCGGGTACATCTAAGAAGACAAGAAGCAAGCTTAAAGTTTTTATGCTTGCTTATGAGTAACACCCCGGGATGTGAAAGAAGAAGATTTCCTGGATTCCCATAGCTATCTTCTTTTTCACCGTGGATGAATTGGCCGGGGTGAATCTCATGAGCTCTCCTGGTCCTATCTGGATCCCATCTGGGGTCCTTTTGGGACCCTTGGATGCCTCCCTCAATTCACCTCGGCCAGCGGTGTTGAATCTATTCTTCCCATAGGAAAACCTGGTCCACAAAAAAAACCGGGCACTACCCCGGTTCTTCGCCTGCTTGGGATCTGACTCCAAACTTATCCTCTCTGAGTTGCCCAAGAATCGTTATCCCATTCCTGAGCCTGAATGTTTGCAGATTTAATTGATTTCTTTCCCTTTTTTGTTTGCTTTGACATAATGATTTGTTTAATTGGTTATAAGTAAATATAAGTATTCATGTCCAGGAAAAAAAATAAAGGACTAGATTTTTTCTAGCCCTCGGTGTAATGCATGTGCTGCAATGTGATTATCTTGATTTAGCTTTCGGAGCAAAATCTGTTATTACTGATTGTAAATCTTCAATCAGCTCTTTTAGTGTCTTAGGTCTAGAACTGTATTTGTTGGCTCCAAAGTTTGGCCTAACAATCTCCTGTACAAGAGCTCTTTCAACTTCTGCCTTAAAATCATCTATCACCACTTTCTCCTCGGGTGTTAGCGGAAAGTGTGGTGCAGGTACTTTTCTTCCATCAGGTCTAGGCATAATCGATTCATTAGAGAAATCATCAAATTCAAGAATGTTCGCGTTCATGTGAGTTTTTTATTTTTTTATATATATCATTTTAAATGGGAAACACCTCGGACAAAAAAAGCTCCATAAGGAGCTTTCTCTTACTAAACCATATCTCTACTTATTAGTGATCTTAAAGTTCAGTACAGCTAATGTAAACCGGCGGTTTGACCAGTCAGTGTCTAGTTGGAATAGTACCAACGGGCCAACTCTGAGGTAAATGTGAAGTTTGTCCCATTGCAAACCTCTGCCCCATGAGTTTCTGAGTTTTAATCCTTTCTTTCTCATAGCTTCTCTTTTTATTGTATATAACTCTACAAGATTCAACATCCTTTCACCGTTGACCGAGGTGAATGTGCAGATCTGATCGGATGCTGCATATCCACACACCACAAAAAAGTCCCAGATTGCTCCGGGACTTCTTACTCACTTAACCAACCTAACCTAATTTTTTATGCGGATTCTTCTATAGTGAGTTTAAGTATGCCTATGGCAATCACCGTGAGAAATCCAAAAAAGACTCCTTGAAACAGATGACCGGTTAGGATTGCTCCAAAGAAACCTGCTGCTGATACTAACATGCAAAGTGTTGCAATAACTAGATTGATTCTGAAAGCTAATGTTTTCATGGTTTTTTGTTTTAATTGGTTATGAAGTAAATATAATCCATCTAGCCCGGGAAAAAAAATTAACCCGTGATTATTTTCGGCCGGGGTAAATATATAGAGCATGATTCTAACTTATTCAGATTTTCTAAAAGAAAAAGCCAATCCTTGTTGGAAAGGATACAAGCAGATTGGTACTAAGAAAAAGAATGGACGTATAGTTCCTAATTGCGTAAGAGAGAGTGAGAACACCGAGGGCTTTGATCGTACAGATTATTACCTAGATTATTACAGAAATCTATCTCCAACTGGATTTGGTGTTGACCGATTTGGAGATTCAATCATCATCAGAGTTCCTGATTCTGCAACATCGAATCCTATGCTATAACTGGTAACACCGTTGCCGACGGTGAATCCAGCTGTAACATCTGAAAACCTCTGAAAACCTCTGAAAACCTCTGAAAACCTATGGGAAACCTATGGACACAAAAAAGCCTGGTGTGGACCAGGCTCTCAGATTGATTCAAGAAAATGTTTTTGCTTTAGAATTCTCTAGATGCAGTACCGTGGTAGTTGCCTGTCACAACCTGAACGATTGCAAATACGATTGCTACTACTAAAGTTAAAGCTAATGCTGCTGACCAAACTTGCAAAGTAACTGTTGCGATTTTTCCTGCTGTTTTCATTTTGTTTTGTTTTAATTGGTTATGATATAAAAGTAAGGGATCTTAACCGGGAAAAAAAATTAACCCGGGATAAAATTGAAAAAAGTTTACCAACGGTGTTCTGCATGGACATCCAAGCTTTTCCCACAAAAAAATCTGGGACGTATGCTGACCCAGATTTACCAATTTAAAAAACCAAACCTAAAACAAAACCAGAATTGAAGTGTACACATCGCCTCTGAAGTGAACCATGAAGATATCAACCAACATGATTGCAGAAGCTAAAGCATCTATCTTTAGCCAGAGCATCTTGACCACACCGTCGGGGTGACCTATTCTTTTAAGCCCATTAGAAATTATTGAAGTAACGATTCCGATTGCAAAGAGTATAACGAAAGAAATCCATTGATCGCTAAGGGCAACACCGAGGACACCCCAGAAGAAGTATGGTAGTATAATGAATAGATAAAGACAACCTGCAGATCTATCCTCCTCGGAATTAAACTTTGACTTATCAGCAACTGACTTTTTAAACTCGTATAAGCTTCGAGTGTTGATTATCCCATACACCTCGTATAGAAGGAAGAGGATTGTGAGTAAGAAGAATACCGTTGTCATTTAATTCTTTTTATGTATAAGTATAATTCAAAAGTAACATCCTATTACGGGGAAAATCCGATTCAGGGGAAAATAAGTTCCCTCCAGCTCTCCGCCCATCCACCGTTGGCAACGGTGTTACCAGCTGCTGCGAATTCAGCGCACACAAAAAATCCTCAGCGGGGAAACTGAGGATTTAGATTATTCAGAGACCAGATCCTACCATTTGGGAGGATTGGCTTGAATGAACTCTTGAGTGTATAGGTGTGAGTTGTCGTTGTACACAATCACATCCTCCCACCATCGGATGCCTAAGTGAAGTCTTGGAACTGCAAACTTTGAAACATCCTCATCGTGGACGAAGAAGAAAAGATCATTACGACCTCCGGTCTCTGGAATAGGATTTCCCGATGGGTTCAGATCAGGCAGAGTTTGCACCTCGGTATGATACTTAACTCTAACTCCCATTTCGTTCTTCATGAACTTTACTAACTCTTCTTGTTCTTGTGGAGTAGATCCTACGATAACTCCTGGCCATACACAAAGTTGATTGAACATAATTATTTGGTTTTAATTGGTTATAAAGCTAAAGTAATCATTAGGGTCCAGGAAAAAAAATAAACCACAAAAAATTCCAGCCCGATTTTGTCGGGCTAGATTGCCAGTTGGATTCACCGTTGTTTATAGAAGTCTTCGGACCTTAGCGAAGTAAGCCTCTATATCCCGGGCAAACCTGATTGCTCTTTCAGGAGTCTTGGTGTAGGCAAAGAATTGACAGAACTCACTATCAAACTCTATACCTCGGCAATCGATCCTTTCTTTAATGAAGTCCTCGAAGTCATGAGCTGATTCAAACTCCTTAATGGTGAATGATCGCTTCATGTTGCCTGTGATAGTCCATTGTGAACCAGCCCAGTCTCCCTTGTAAACGATTAATCCGGATTCAAATCTAGTTTCTCTATTCATTTTGTTTATCTTTAGTTAAAGTGTTAAACATAGCAAATATAAGTCCTTTAGCACGAATAAAAAAATTATTAGCAGTCTAATGTTAATTACGGACGTGCGTGCGGAGTATGTTACCACCATACTATGTTCCGGGGTGTTTATAGGAGGCAATCCAGATCCCACAAAAAAAGACTCCGAAGAGTCTTTTCATATTTAGGTTTGGTTGTTTATTACTTACCTTCAGGTTTTGCTCCTGCAGCTGGTGCTCCTGGTTTAGCTCCCGGTGCTCCTGGTTTAGCTCCCGGTGCTCCTGGTTTTACACCACCTTTAGATTTAATTGCTTTATCCTGCATCATTTTCTGATAGTCAGCAAACTTCATTTCTTTCTTGCTGTCGATGTTAATCATATTACAAGGAACCTTATTCATGTTTAGAAAGCGTGAATAATAGTTTCTAAGTAATAAAGCTGCCTTAGTTGGATCTGCTACCTGATTCAAAATACCGCTGGTAACTTTACCGAAAGCTTCCTTTGGATTCAATTTCATAGGTTTTTTATCTTTACCGATAACTCCTGCTTTTTCTAGACCTTGTTGTACAATCTTCGCCATGCCTTGTGATCCTCCAGCTATAACAGAAGCTATACCTTCCCCTGGTGCTGCTCCCTCTGCCTCGTCAAGATTGATAGCTAATAGTTCTTCCAGTTCCGCACCATTTACGAAGTCCAATGCTTCTTCGATGCTAAGACCTTCTTCTGAATATCCCGCTTCATAATCGCTTGAAGAGAAATTATCAAAATCAATAATGTTTCTACTCATAATTTTTGTTTTTTTTTGTTTTGTCGTGTATTGAACTTATATATCTACTTCACATCTAATTTTTACTTCACATCCACAACACCGTTGGCGACGGTGTGTCGGAGGAGAGCTTAGCGTTTGCCCAACAAAAAAGACCTCGTGTGTACGAGGCCCTTTTCATTTATAACCAACCAACCTAAAATCTAATCCCCCTCAGTTTTTGTATTTAGTGCATGTCTTACATAAAGTACAATGCCTATTGCCAGAACAACCATCCAAGCTTTAGGTGTAACCATAAAGCTTAGTATTGTAATGACTAGTATAATGTATAATGTCCAATGTATTGTTGTTCTTGTTTTCATTTTGTTTTTTAATTGGTTGTAAGATAAAAGTAACGATTAGAGTTGGGATAAAAAAATATTATAACCCTATTCCTTCAAAATTATAATTTCCTTTTTTTACCTCTTCAGCTTCTCTCCTTACCGCTTCGTCATACCTCGGATTCTTCTTCTCTTCATCCTTGCAACCCATACATATCATTTGGGTATTAAACATGGACATAATGGTAGGGTTAGCTTCCTTTCCGCATCTTTGACAATTTCTCATTTGGTTTCTTTTAATTGGTTAATATAAAAGTACACAATTAGGCCCAGGATAAAAAATTAACCTGGGCCAAATTCCAAATGTTTTTTATAGGTCGTTCAGGATTTCAAACGTGCTGATTTTCCTTGAACCTACCCCGGTTGCCAGGATTGAAACGATTTCCTGATGTAGGTCTTCGACCGTTTTGAAATTTCTGGCTCCCAAAGGTAATGAACGTTTGAGTTGCATGTTTGAAATTGCAAATCCCATTCCGCTAGGTTGCCAACCACCGTAGTATGAATAGGATAGAGTGTTGTCCTCATTCAATCGAACAGCTAATGTTTTAGCATTTCCCTGTGGACCGTAAGTTGGGTCAAATAGTCGATAGACAATCAATAGTTTTTTCATTGGTTTGTTTTTAATTGGTTATAGTATAAAAGTACACAATTAGGCCCAGGATAAAAAATTAACCCGGGACAGATTTGGAATTTTTTTTAAATGCAAATGCACAAGATTCTATTTAAAGAAAAAATGATTTTTGAAATTAATAAGATCTATTAGGTAATTTATTTAGGACTGGATCTCCGCTTGAATACACTTCCTCTATAAATTCAGATTTAGCAGTACATTCGTTTATAATATTAGAGCTCATAATTTGAAAAGAACCCGTTTCGCTCTTAGCTAGATTGTTAACTATCTTATATTTTTTCGAGACAATCTCTTTCGCAGAGGTTTTGTTTTTAGCCCCAACGATAAGTATGACGACCACTACTTCTAGTTGATCCCAATAATCTACCTGCAGGTGATTTAGTACTATTTTAAATGCCTTCATCTTCGAGTCTTTATTGGTTACTTTATGTCGTCATATTTAGAACATCTTTTATTAATGATCTCAGCTATCTTTTCTTTGGTGGAATCTAATTCCAGAAATTCTTTACGAATAAGATCAAATATATCACACTGAATACGTTCAGCCTCCGAAAGATTAGCAAAATGCCAATGTGGCTTCAATAGTATCTTAGTAGACCCGCTTTTTATACCTTGTATTTTAATCTTAATATTCGGTTTTGCCCGGTGTCTCAAATGATAAGAGTTCTCATTGGACCCAGCCTCAAATTTGATATCTTTGCTAGTGATTATTTTTTTTCTTTCCATAGTTAAATTTTAATTGGTTATAGCATAAATATAAGTATTCCAAATAGGATAAAAAATAAAATCATAAGGATTAAATCCAATCGGTCTGTATCCATCCACCGTTGGCGACGGTGTTTCCAGCTGCAAAGGATGCAAACCTATACTAAACCTATGGACACAAAAAAAGGAGCATAAGCCCCTTTAGTGTAATTGTTTATTTTTTAATCCTCGTCTTCTAGTATTCTTTGAGTATTTTAGTAAACCCGCTAGATACGATATTGAATTTCGCTGGTATACACTCCACATCAGCATCTTTCCATTTATCGGAATCATTATATTCTTCCTCTGTAATTTCGTCGACGTATATTGTAAAACCTATTCCCCTACTAAATCCATCTTTAGAATAATTAGCATCTTCAAAAAAATCATATTCGCTTATTAGCCTAATCAAATCAAATCCTTCTTTTTCTTTATTTTTGTCAACATGTTTTTTTAAGAGTGGAAAGTAATCATCATATAAGACACGTTCTAAACTATCCGGGTCGTTGGATCTTACCTTAGCTATAAAATCTATCTCTGTAGTGTAACCATAATCATCTTCCTCTTCCAGCCAGGATTTCATACTAATTATCCTATAGAATTTAGGTGGTTCGTCCTTCGGTGATTCTACCACTACCGGTTCTTCTTTTTTTGCTACTCTAAATCCATCAGCTACAGATTCTAGCAATTTTATTTGCTCTGGTGTTAGTCCTTCTAACGATAAATTTTTCATTTGGTATTCTTTTAATTGGTTATAGTATAAATATAAGAATTTGGAATAGGATAAAAAAATAAAACCATAAGGATTAAATCCGATCGGTCTGTATCCGTCCACCGTTGGCGACGGTGTTTCAAGGTAGATAAGCTGCAAACTTATGCCCACAAAAAAAGGATCCGAAGATCCTTTTAATAATTTGTGATTTGATCTATTCCCATTCCTTGAATGATAATGTCCCATCCTCATTGATGAATTGACGATTACCCTTGGTCGTATATCTCTCATCGACAAAAACTGAAAATGCCTGCTCATCATCTTCTTCAAGATAATCATCAATCATTTCCCGACCCAATTCTGGATCATCATGAAATGCAATTGAAAATTTGGTGAGATCCTCTTCAGTACCTCGGAAGGTAACCTCTGGCCAAGCTCCTCCCGGACCAACTGGAATAAGACCAACAATTTGCAGATTGAATACCTCGCATACCTCTTGAAGATAGGTTAGGAATTTTCCAGTGTCATTGCAAGGTCCGTCAAATGCAATGTCTAAGCTAAATCTTTTTAATTTCATGGTTGTTTTTTGATTGGTTATGATACAAATATAAGAATTTAAGGCTGGGGAAAAAAATAAAATCTAAAACTTTTTGGCCGGAATCGATCTGGATTCGTCCACCGTTGGCGACGGTGTTTCCAGCTGCAACAGCTGCAAATCCAGCTGCACAAAAAAAGAGACCCGAAGGTCTCTCTTTTCTATATATGGAGTTGAGGAGATTTATGAAATGTTCTCTTCTACTGTGTAGAACGTGCGGGTTGAGTTTTCTTTCTTAACTCGAACAACGGCTGTTCCTGTTGGACCAATCTCGGATGTCTTCTCTAGAATCACCGAGGATCCTTGAGCCATTGTGGTTGGTGTTCCTGAGATGTCCTTTTTGCCAAACACCTTGATGCCTGCTGTAAGGACTTTGTGAATCTTCTGACCTACTGTCATTGAAGATGCTTGTGGACCTGTTCCTTTTGAGGAAATAAAACGTCCAGTCTTTGGATCTCGATTTTTGTTCATATCGTGAATTTAATTGGTTTGTGAATCAAATATAAGAACTTAGTTCGGGATAAAAAATTAATCCTCTGGATAATGCTCTTCGAGGATCTCGCACCCATGTATTTCTCCCCAACCGCCAAATCCGAATCGCTCTCCGTCTTTCACCTCGGCCAGGTATATCGGACATTGTGAATCTGAGAATACTGAATCGCTGGATCGTTCCACCTCGGAATCGAAATGAGCCTTTGCTTTCCCTTGGTCTGCCGTTACCATGTATGAATCCCCGTCGGGGTGTGTCGTGATTACTATGTACATGACTTTGTGTTTTTGTGGTTAGACTTAATCAATCCAAATTTGCTGAGTGTGGGAAACCGATCTCCAAGCGTTCTTCTCCAGGTCGAAGAAAGTGGTTACCCCTTGTGGTGCGTTGCCACCCTTAGGCTGACCTGATGTAGGAACTCTTGTGAGGTCCAATGTTCCCATTGCGATGCGAAGGGATCCGTCTGTTTTTCTGAAGTAGAAACGAACTGTTCCTCTGCGAAGTCTTTCCTTAAGAACCTCGTGTGTGATTGTAACTAATGAAGCTGACATAGGATATTTTTTAATTGGTTATAAAGTAAAAGTAAGGTTCTAACCCGGGATAAAAAAATTATTCCGGGTCTTTTTTATGCTTTTTTTTACGGGTGTATTTCTTCCGATTCTTGTACACATTAGGCCTTGTGACCATCTGGATTTCCTGTATGGTAACCTCAATCTTTTCCATGGTTAGTATTGGAGTAAGTCAGCGGCGAGTTCTCCAGTGGAAACACCGTTGAAAGTTATTTCATAGTTGGGATCCATGCCAGAGGACATGATATCAGAGATGAGTTCATCAACAGTAGAAAACTCTCGGGTATAATAATCACAGTTCAATGAGTACATGAGGATTGCTTTAATTGGTTATGATACAAATATAACAATTAGACCTAGGATAAAAAAATTAACCGGGATAAAATTATCTCACTTTCTACCTGATGAGATTTGTGTATTCCTCCTCACTAATCTCTTCTTCCTTTGCAACTAAATAGCTATCGCTTTCGGTATTAGAATAATCAAGTTGAAACTCCCAATCCTCAATATTGAACTCCTCTGAAATTTCATGTAAATCTTCCAAATACTCCTTGAGATCAATAAACATGAAAGGGTGATTTCCACCGATTTTCTTTAGAGTTCCCAGCGGATTGTTCTTATCAAATACTGAAACGAGTGCTACGTTCGATCTCCTCTTGTTAGTATAATATACCGGATTTTCCGTTATACAAGTTATCTTTACAAATCCCATAACATCTAAATTGGTTAATGTAGCTAATATACATAACTACTACAGGATAAAAAAGATTAACCGGGATAAAAAAGTTTCCGAGGTGTAATCAACTGTCTACAGCTTGACGACTGAAAGCAGATATATACATCAAATAAAGAATAAATCATGCTAAACAACATCAAATCTTACGGAGAAGAAATTAATGAAGCAGCAGCATTACCCAAAATGCCAGAATTCCTTAAAAAGATCGGTGCTAAAACTGCAACACCTCACGGTGGTCCTTGGAATAAGAATCCGATTGCAAATCACTGGGAGGTCGAAATAAAGAATACTATGAGCACATCTTTCTCCGCCTACAAAACTTTTACCGTAGATTTCTATCCTGACGGAAGATGGGAAGCTAGCCTATTTCCTAAATTCAAAATGGGTTACAATAACAAATTATATTTCTCAGGTAAATACAAAGCATCATCATCTGCTAAGTCTAATTTATTTGGTAAAGCTATTCCTGGAGTTGAAATAACATCCACTGACATCTGTGTTCCTCGAATAATGACATATGATTAATCCGATCGTCTAGTAGATTACACCGTCGCCAACGGTATTTCCTCCATGCACGAATCCATAACTCACAAAAAAAGTCTCAGAAATTCTGAGACTTTTTTGTTGTTGCTCTATGGAGGTTACACCTCGGGACGGTATTGATCCGCATCCTCGTTGTTCATCTCCCAGTAGAATATCTCCCAGTACCCGCTCAATGAATAACCCATATCACGATAAAGCTTTCTGACACTCTCATCATTCTTACCTAAGCCCATGTGATGAAATAACATCCATACATCATTGAAGTTGATTCGATCTAGAATCGTCTTCACCGTTGGCTGAGACTTCCATCTCCATGTACCTTGCTCATCCTCGATGATTTCGTGGTCATGGTGCGATTCCTTTCTCATGATCTCTGCATAGTCAGGACTCGTCTTTGCTGCTTCTTCTCTTGAAACTGTTTTCATTTTTTTGGTTTTTATGTGCGCGAGCGAGAGTATCTTACCACCATACTATGTATGGGATCAGTAGGATGATCTTCTTTCCAAAGCGAAATGAAGATCTAATCCCCAAGGGAATTTGTGAGCAACTAATCCACCAGTTCCAGTGCTTGAGTATTCCTTCTCATCAGAAGCAACAGCTCTTAATAATCTAGACGCAGTTGATCTTATCTCATCCACCGAGGGAACTGATTGTCCGTGTTGATTGACCCAAGTCCAGTTGGTGAGGATCATATAATCTCTCACCTTCTGGAAGTCAAATCTTTCTAAGATGGTTTGAATCTTTTCTTCCATGGCTTCTTAGTTTAGACAAACAATCAATTCATAATTTTTGCTCTCTAAAACCTGAACGTGTGGGTTGTGTGCGAGGAATAGCATTTTTGCAACCTCTCTTTCTACTCGGGAGATATGCTCTGACAGAGCTTTGAAGAACTCCTCTCTTTCTTTTTCATCGTCTGAATTCATGTTCTTTGTTTTAATTGGTTATCTTAAATATAAGAATCACTATCCAGGAAAAAAAATTAATCCACAATAAAATAATCAGCTTCTAAAATTTTAACTTCTTCCGAATTCAAAATATCCCTGAAGTTATCTACATAGCAATCCACCTTACCGAAGCATGTTTCTTCTATAGCATTGTCTGCCTTCCTGATAAGTTCTTCTATCGTGTCAAACGTGATCGTTCGGCTCACCGTTGGATAACCCTCAATCTTTCTCCCACAGATTCTAATGTCAATTTTTCTTGTCATGGTATTTGGTTTTTGATTTGTTGATACTCTTCTTCGGTAAACAGCTGCACCTTGCACCACCGTTGTTCCCACTCGGCTATGTACTCTTCCTTCAGATATGCAATAGCATCATCCTCGGTCTCTCCGTCCTCTCTCACCTCATCAACATCATAAGGTGAGATTACAAAGTTCTCTATAAGTGTACCCTCAGGAAGGTATTCCTTAGGCCCAGTAACGATTGCTCTAAAAACTAAATCTTTTTCCATGTTTCTATCTTCTATATCGTGAATCAAATTTGCCAACCAACTCATCGTATAACTCCTCGGAAACCCCTTCGAACTTACCGTCCCTTCCCTCGTTGATAAATAGCCTGTTATTTTCTCTTTGGATAACTTTAGACCCGAATGGTGGATGAAGTGATAGAGCAGCGTACTTCTTGTCTCTCTTCATCTTAGTTAGCTTGTCGATGATTACATCTTCCATAAGATTCGTTTTAATTGGTTAACTTAAATATAAGAATTTAGCCCGGGATAAAAAAATTACCTACAGCATATTTCGAATGGAGTACCATGACTTTAGAGCTGCTATCTTCTCATCTGAGATTCCTTTCTTGGATAACAAATACTCTAACTCCTCTCTGTCCTTCTTACGAAGCTTAGTGAGATCAACAAGGTAGATTGCATTCTCTATCGAGGCCCCCTCCCTAACTATTTCAGCTATCTGTTCGGTTGCCTTGACACCGAGGGCTGAGTCAAATTTTGTTTTGACACCATATTCATACCAGTGGAAGTCATCTCTCCTCTTGTTGGATCTGATGAGGTTGAGTCCAAATAGATCTGTGATCTTATGGATGTGCTTGGTTGTTGTTCTAGAGTATTTACCTAACTCTATAAGACTGTTGCCTGATATCTCTGCAACTACAGTATCATAGCTGATAACTTGGTTTCCTGAGATGTGGAGATTGTCTCCTACTTTTAAGGTTAGCATTGTTTTGTTATTAATTGGTTATAGCTAATTTAACCATTCTAACCCAGGATAAAAAATAAACCCGGATTATTTTTGTTTAATCTTTTAGCAAATAAGTTAAACGTGAATGTGTGTATACCGTCGACGGTGTTACTCAAAGAGAAAGAAGATGACGAACCATTTGGCCACAAAAAATCCCCAGATAGTCTGAGGATTTTTTGTGAAATAGTTTTAGATAGCCTCTACTAATTCTACTTCTGGAGTCTTCAATACGAAAAACCAATCTGGTGCACCTCCATTACCACAGGCAACTGCAATACCTAAATCTGTGTAGTACTCCCAACTGGTCACATATTCCTGAGTGCTCTTAACAGTTTTCTCTGGTAATGAATTGGCAATCACACCTTTGAATTTTTCAACATCATCACCCTCGCTATTGAGAGCTAAAAGATAATCTGGACTAATACCCAGATTCTTCTCTAGATTTTGAAATCCTGGATCGTTGGCCCAGTCATCTGCTGTTTTTCCGTCGTTCTCATCAAACTCTGCCCAATAGGATGTACTAGACAAATTGGATACTGGTGTTCCTCCTTCCCCTTCTTGAAAGAACTCGAATACTTTAACTTGATTCATGCTTCTTTTTATTTTTATGTTTGATCAAATATAAGCATTTAGCACAGGTATAAAAAAATATTTACGCTGTAATTTCGTTAAAGTTTCCTCAGCACTGCCGACGGTGTTACCAGCTGCTGCGAATTCAGCACACACAAAAAAGGTCCCGGATTAACCGAGACCTTTTCATCAGTTCCTAAAGCAGGATCAGAACTGATGTTTTTCAAATCTTTTTAAGAATTGTTTTGATGTTAGCTCAGAGGCATTCACTTCCAGCCCAATCATTCTCTTCACCTCATCCTTGGTAATGTATCTCTGAACCATCTTGCCTCTCTTTCGGGAATAGAAGAAGCTACCGTGGATCGTCTCCAGTAGATGTAAACGGTTGTAGAACTTCTCCCAGTTCTTTTCTGTAATCGAACGCATACCCACGCTCATTGTGGATAGGATAATCGTTTCAGCAATTTGGTTGAGTTTGAAAGTTCCGTTCGGATTCTTTCTGTACAGTCTTTTGTGATGACTGATTTTTCTTAGATCAAAATTCAAAGGCATACTCTTTGTTTTAATTGGTTATGAGATAAAAGTAATAATCCAGACTGGGATAAAAAAATAAACCAGAGGCTATTCCATTTCTAATTTGGCATCTTCAATCGGATACCCTTTGTAATCTTTGAACATCGACATATCATTCCCTAACCACGATTCTGCCATTTGCCATGCACCTCTCTCTGAGTGGGCAAATCCCAAAGCATACTCAGAATCCTTGCTCTCCTGGATGATGTAGAATTTCACACCTTTCCCAACAAACCCAACATCAAATTTGGTTTTGTATTCTACAGCTATTGCAGTGGGATATCTTTCTAGAACTTTTTTATTAGTCATGACCTTGAATTTAAATAGAAACAATCTTTATGTTTTTAATCTTGGATACTGGAATCGCTTTAGGACTGAGCAAGCTCTTGCCCACACCGAAGATGAGTTCCATGATAGGAGAGTGATCTGTGCCCTCGATCAGGCTGCGTGGATTCACCTCGGCCTCGATGATTGCCATCTTATCATGTCCCATTGCTTTCAATCTGAATCCTATCCATCTCTGTGCAGACTCCTCGGAATCTGTTAGGTAAACACCTTCCCAAACTTTCAGGAGTCCTTTCTCTCTGATAGACTCAACATTGGATACTGCTGTTGCGTGATAAACTCTCATGGGATCAGATCTTTTAGAAATTCAATATCCATTTCATCCAAGTTCCCAATGGTTTTCTGAGTTGTTGTTCGGTTGGTGAAAGGCATACCGTCGATCTCTATATGAATGATTCTTTCAATATTGAGCAAAGCTCCTGTAAGGCTTTCGAATCCCATACCTCGGTCTAATCCTCCTGTCTTTAGTTCTTTCTCTGCTTGCTCAAGTACAATCTCTTCTGATTCTCCTGAGATGGTGATGGTAGGGTAGGCACCTAGGCCTCCTCCCCATAAGTTGCCTAGTACGTATCCCTGGGCAACGAATAATTTTTTTTCATTTTCCATTTGTTCTGTTTTAATTGGTTATGAAGTAAAAATAACACAAAAAGCCCGGGATAAAAAATTAACCCGGGCTTTTTTTAATTAACCTAAAGAATAAAATGTGATCGCTTCAACATCACCATATCGATCTCTGTTAACAATTATTCGGTGATTCTTGAATATCCCCACTTCATCAACATAGTCCATGAATGACATGCGATCATCTGGATGGGCATTTGCCTGCCATTTTTTCCATTCTTCTCTTAGCTCTTTTTCTAACTCTAGATTTGTCATATTTATTATTTTAATTGGTTAGATATAAAAATAAGAAATAGGGTTAGGAAAAAAAATAAAATCGAAAACTTTTTCCTGGATTCGATCTGGATTCGTCCACCGTCGGCGACGGTGTTTCAAGGGAGATTGATCGGAAACCGAGCACAACAAAAAAGGGACAGACCTAAGTCCATCCCTTGTTATCTAGTCATGTTAATGTTTATTCTTCATCATCTTCTTCCTCTTCCCACTCCTCTTCTTCCCACTCATCTTCCTCCTCTTCTTCATCATCACCGTAGAAGTATCCTTGAGCTTCGCATGATTCTGGATTAGGTAAGTTGTTGTATTGTGTAACAACATCATCCTCCAAACATTCAACGAGCTTTGGATAAATCACACCTGGAGTATTGTCCCCGCTTGGATTATTCTTAAATGTTAGATCTATCCCCGCATCACGATCAGATTCCAATCCATTTAACTCTGCAAGAAGTTCGTGAAAATCCTTACCTCCAAACTCTCCGTACCCTTCATAATTCTCCTCGGTAAATACTCTTCCATCGGGAGTAATCATGTGGACCGGGAATGTTGGTCGAGTTGAGTAAGCGTTTGCGATACTCTCTCCGGTATCGCATGTGTTCCAGCTGAAGAAGCCCATATCTTTTTGTTTTAATTGGTTATGAGATAAAAGTAAGAATCTAGTTTGGGATAAAAAAATAATCCCAAATATTTTTCTCCGGCCAACTCTTCCACGGTGTTTGGGTGGAGACATTAGCATCCGCCTGTTAACAACAAAAAAGTCCGAGCAAATGCCCGGACTCCGTTATAACCAATCCAACCTAACCTATTCCAATTCCATCTCTTCTATTTCTTTAAGAACATCTTCCAAATCCCGAATTTCCTCTTCGCAATACTTAACTTTCCAAACTCCTTCTTTTGTAAGTAGGTATCCCCACTCTTGAATATCTCCTCCAAAGAAATGGTCTGCGTTTAGATGGTAGTCGAAGTCAACATCCTTTTCACCCCGGTCTCTTCTATAAGCTACAACCACACCTTTTGCAGGTGAATCGAATGTGTGTGGCTTATCCGTGCTCACCTCGGGAGCTAAGCTACTGATAGCTCCAAGCTCAATTAGCTTAGTTAGCTTTTCTGGATCTGAGTAATGCTCAAAGAGGATTTTACCGTTGCGTTCTGGATATCCATCCCAGTGGCAGTAAATAGATCTTACCTTTCCTGCCGGAGTTTCAATTGCGATTCTGCTTCTTGTTGCCATGTTCTTTTTTTAATTGGTTATCTTAAATATAAGGATTTGGTTTCAGGAAAAAAAATTAAATCGAGAATTTATACGTGCGAGGCCCGCGTCCAAGAGTATGTTACGATCATACTATCTTTGGGCCTTCTTAGAATCTTCTAGAAGCTTTACGTAATACTTTATTCTCTCCTCGGGTAAATCCTCACACATTTGTTTTTGCTTCTCTGGTTTACCCTTTGGGTATACCTTACGAAAAAGAGCTAAGAGGGTTTCTCTTAGCTCTTTATTATCTTGTCTTTCTATAGGCATTAGAAAGGACTCTTCACGATGTTCATCATGTCGAAATCTTTGGTTAAGATACGTGATGCTTCTACCTGAAGTCTACGACGATCATAGTCCGATATCGTAAATCCATTATCGTGAGTTGCAAAGTGAGTAATTCCGTTAACCAAATCCCACACCGTCGTTCCTGTACGGGATGACTTCTTTTGGTTGGTGTTAAGGAATACCGCATCGATACCAGCTTTATAAAAAGCTTCCATTGTGCTATGGTAAGGAACCCAAGCTTCCAACTCTCTGTGGATACCGTCGGATAAAGAACGAATTGCTGAGTGCGCTGTCTCTAACTCGTTGAGTGATGCTCTGGTGTGCATTGCCAGACGGATGCGGTTTTCATATCCCTTAGGTCTAAATCCAACCATTGCCAACTCATTAAGACTGCTGTAGAACTTTTCGAAGCTGAGTGGATCTGAAGGATTTAAAGCGAGTGTTTCGTCGAAGCCAGTACCTATCATACCGTTGGCGCATACCAGTCGGTGAAGGAAGCTTGATACTCTAAATCCGCCGTCTGGACTATTGATAAAGGTTGCACCTCCAAAATGATCCTCGTCCTTTAGACCTTCAAAGCCCCAGACGTTCTTAGGAGACACCGTATTAATAACGACTGATCCATTTTCTCCGATTGAGAAATCCTTTACGTCCAAATTGTAACGGTCTATAATCTCCGTGGTTGTCTTAAGAAAAGAAGAGTTGCTGATAAGGTCACGTGGATCTTTCTGAACTGAAATGATTTGACGTGTATCCGGGTTTACCACGAGTGATACGTGTGTTGAACCATTAGCCTGCTTCGCTGTCTTCAGACGATTAACTAAAGCCTGACGAGCTTTATCCCCAAATGCGGAGGAGAAGGTTTTGTCAAAGCCAACCGGAAGACCGACTATTTTACATATGGACTTAAAAGCGTCCCTGTTCATTTTGATCTTAACACCATCGACCAGCATCTGGTCGTCTTTTAGTATTTCGATGTTTTTTAAAGGAACCTCCTTTCTGATTGGGTTCTTTGCTACAGCTTCCGCTGCTTTCGCGTCAAATAATGACTGCGAGATTGTTTCTAATTTTTTCATTTGCGTTTGTTTTGATTACCAGCTAAAATAACAACTAGTCCCGAGGAAAAAAAATAAAGTGGGGATTAAATATCCCCACCGATCTCATTATCTTCTCCTAAGCCCATTCCGAATAATGCGTCGAAAGAGCCTTCTTCGTTCTCCAATTGAGCTCTTTCCGAAGCTAGAGTTTCACGAGCATTTTCGTCATTGCTAAATCTCTTAACGTCATAGTGAACATCACCAGTTGTTGATAGAGAGTAGAACATGCGCTTGCCAACCGAACCTCTACGGTTCTTAGCAAAGACCATGTAAGGGGAATTGCTGTCGGCACATAGGCGGAGCTCCATCATACCTGTGGTATTGTGCTTAAGCTTGTTGCTGCCAACAAACACACCGCCTTTGGTAACCTGTTGGATAGCGATGAATGTTGTGTTCTTACGGGAAAGGTTGTTGCCTAGGTTGTGTGAGACCATAGCGTCGATTAACCATTTCTCTGCTCCTGAAGTTGTAAGCCTTAGCGACTCTTTGATATCCTCTTGGACCTCAGCAAAGGAGTCGATTAGGACAACGTCATAACCCGGCTCCAAACTTTTCTCGATTACAGTTTTTGGATTTGAGTCACAATATTCGCCGATGAAGAGAATATCAACCTCACCGAACTTAGGGAAACGTTTAACGTATCCATATAGATCAATGCGGGTCATCTCAGCGGAGATAAACAAGACCTTGTATCCTGCAAGGGCAAGGTCGGATAGAATGTCCAAGCTAACTGTGGACTTACCAACTCCAGGATCTCCAATCAGCATGAAGTTACATGCTTTAGGTATACCACCTTCGTTGGTGAATAGGAAGTCAACCGCTTTACCGGTTTTCATCGGAATGAAGAGATCATCCGGAAATTCCTGGTTGCTCATTCGTACGAGCTCGAGCGGCTTCTCTATATAGTCCGGAGCCGGAGCTGACGGGGAACCAACTGGTGGTAGTCCCATTTCCTCTCTTTTCTTTTGAGCAGCAAGTCTTACTGCTTCTGCGATTTTAGCCTTAGCCTCATCGCTCATGGGCTTGCGTAGCCCCTGTGCTTCTTTGTGTGCCATATGGTGTTTGTTTTGGTTTACTTAGCTAAAATAACAACTTAGCCCCGGATAAAAAAATAATTCGGGATAATTTTAGGATATATACGGTATAAATTATTGTATCGATGAACAGCAGCATTATTAAATCTTTTACACAATTTCTTAACGAGAATAGCATTATACAAGCTGCTATGAAACAAGCTGAAGAAGAAGCTAGAAAGGCTGAATTAGCTGCACAGACAGCATCACCAACTACAGCTGAGCCTTCACCAACGGTGTCAACCTCTTCCGCAGCAACAACATCGGAATTTTCAACGTCACGTAATGATGAGATGTCATGTAAAGACCACGATTGCTGGACTTGGTTCGGTAAAGAGAAATTCTGGAATGGAGTAAATAAGATTAATAACAAGACTGTACCTAAGATTCTCATAGATAAAAAGCCAAACTACTTTAATATAACATACGAGGGGCCAGGCTCAGGATTTTTGCTTAAACATAAATTCGGAGGTAAAGGTGATACGATACATCAGCTTCTTAATGTACTAACTCTTGAACTAAATGCCTATCTTGAAACGATATACGCAAAACCTTTGTTAAGTGCTATTAAGATGGAATTAAAAGGTAATAAGCTTAGCGTTTATGTTCCGCTTGAAAAAACTCCTAATGTGCATTACGAGATACACCGTCGTGGTGGTCTTGGCCACGGTGGAGACTTCTCAGATCTTGTTAAATACAAGACAAAAAGAGGATATGAAGAGGCACTTCATAAATCAGGCAACCTGACAGAAAAATTTGTAACCTTCATAAAATAAAATAGGATATGACCCATAGAGTAAAATCTTACGATGAATTCGTCAACGAAACAGCAGGAGCTGGTTTAATAGCAGCAGCTTTAGCTTCCGCTGAAAAAGAGGCTCAGGCAGTTATAGACAGGGAAAAGGCAGAGGCACAGGCAGCTGATGCAGCTAATACTCAAATTAATCAATCGGTGTCCGGAGGATCTAATGATCCAAATTATAAACCAACGGTATTTAATCCGGTATCCGGAAACGATGACTTTGCTTTATACATGCAGCATCAACAAGGTCTTGCAGGGGCAACGGGTATAATCAAAGCTCTTAATGGAACTGGTGAGATGCACCCAGAAACGATTAAGACTAAGAGCGGTGTTAAATATGCTAATCTAGTAGGTAACATACCTTCCGATAGACCTCAAGTTAAAACAGATCTAATTAAGGCATTAGACAACGGTGATCAGAAGACTGCTGCTGGACTTTTCCTTAACATGTGGAAAGAGAAATGGTTCGATAAACAGAATCAGGCTCTTAAAGCAATCAATCAACCTAAGAACGCTGCAGTTAAAGATGCTATTACCAAATTCGGTGCTAAGTATAATGTACCATTCGATTTCGCAGTAACTGTAGCTATGATTGAATCTGGTTTAAACCCTTTAGCAGGAGGAGGAACATATAAAGGTCTATTTGCTATGAGGCCCGAAAGTAATTACGGTGGAGTAGTTAAACCTATGGGAGCAAACTGGAAAGATCCTTATGTTAATGCAGAAGCTGGTATTGCTCTTCTAGCTGATAACATTAAAGAATTCAAAAAAACATTAGGTGGCGATTGGGCTTCTCTTAATGTAGGGTCTTGGACTAACAATCTTGCATAAAACGAAACTGGACCCTTGCGGATCCAGTCTCTAACCAATTAAAACACCGTGATTGCAGAACAAAGCAGAGAATCACAGTTTCTCTTAGAGCTTTTATACTCTAATACCTTAATGGCTGATTGTTATGATACAAATATATCTATGTTTATCGTGTTAAAAAAATAAAAGCAATGTTTTTTTAGATATATAGAATAATTAAATAATCTAGAGATGGTAGAGAAAAGAATAAAGAACTTTTGCGATTTTGTAAACGAGGCTCAGTTCTCTTTAAAAAACCCAGGTGGTGATGGAGACAAGTTTGCAAAGATTCTTTCAATAAACAGAAATGTTAAAGAAGAACCAAAAGGTTCTAACAGAGGTCAAATGGTTTCAGCTTATCTTGCATCTACTGGATTAGGAGCAGGCTATCCTTGGTGTATGGCTTTTGTCTACTACGTGTTTAACGAATTAAGTAAACAATTAGGTCAAACGAATCCTCTCCCAAAAACCGCGGGAGTTATGAATCACTGGACTAAAGCACCAGCAGATGCAAAGATTACTATAGACCAAGCAAGGAAGGATCCTAACCTAGTAAGACCTGGACAGATATTTATTATGAGTAGACCTGGTAAAGGTTTGGGTCATACTGGTATAGTCCTAGGTGTTGATCCGCAGAAAAGAACATTTACTACAATAGAAGGTAACACTAACGACCAGCAATCAGGAGAAGGAGATAGAGTTGGTGTTAATGTTAGAAAATTGGATTCGAAAACTCTATATGGATTTATTGATTACTTCAGAACTACTAGAACTAAAGAATTTGAAAACGATCTAATTAAAGGTGCTAAAGCAGTAAGTGGTTCTTTAGGTCCAATACCTACAACTCCTCTTCCTGATTCAACATCAATGCCTTCTAGTTCTGTTGTTGGTTCTCAATTTGATTCAGCAATTAAAGGAAAAACATTAGCACAATCTATCTTTGGTGGTTTATCTAAAGTACTACACAATAAGGAACTAGATCTTTCACCGTCGGAGATTCAAGGGGTTCTTACTCAGTTGAAATAACCCGCGGTGTTTCCCCGCAGCTCTTAGCAATAATAAATCCACGCAAATAGAAAAAGGTCCAGATAAACTGGACCTTTCCCATAATCAAAACAAACAAACAATCCTCTTATGGCGGGAAGAGGCACCCGGTTTCTTAGTTTTGATTGGCTGTATCTTCTTCTAAGGCTTCTTTTATTTGAGGAAACTCCTCGTTGATTTCTTCTTGTGTGTAGCCAAATCTTTCCTTTAGCATATTACTTAAAGCAACTGGACCTGATTTAAACTCTATATCAGGATATGATGAGGTTTCTAAGTTTTCGTTTATTATTTTGTGTTCTATTGAATACTCGTCACAATACTCAAAGAATAACTTATCTTGGTTTTGGTTATCTCCGATTACGGTTTCTTTTATTATGGTGATTAACTTCATTTAGTGTAGATTGTATAAATTATGCTATCACCAACCTCGTAAGTTTTTCTTGATTCAAAAGAACTTCCATTCTCTAGTTTTATGTCGAATGATGGATTCATTTCCTCGTGGATATTATTAGGGGTTGTTCTCTCACATGATATCACCGTGTGTTTTTCGTAAACTACTCCAAGAGTATCTCCACCTAAAACAACAAATTCCTTATCACCTTCTTTAATGATCTTTTCCTCCTTTATCTGACATGAAGCCAATCCAAGAAGAATAGAAGACAAAGCTAATATGTAAACTATGTTTTTCATTTCAATTGTATTTGTTTTAGTTTCTTTGCAACATCGATAGTGAAATTCATCTCCAAATCCGTCACCACCTCAACACTAAATAAGTGTTTCCATTTTTTAATAAATAAGCGGAAGTATCGGATAGCAGCATCCACGTGCTCCTTACTGTTGCAAGAAGCTAGAACCTTTTGAGTTCTAAGTAGATCGTTGATATGACTTTGATTCTTCATTGGTATAAAATTAGATTAAATCTCCGAGACAAAAAAATTAACAGAAGATTAGTACTCCCTCTTCAGCAGCTAATCCATATGCCTCTTTGAAGTTACGATAAACGTCGAGATAATATTCTCCCTCGTCATCATCCTCGAATCTATCAGCGAGGAATTCCTGAAATAACTCTTCTCCCTCTTCGAAGTCTTTGTAAAGTTTTTCAGAATCAGTCGGACCATAAACACCGTCGCAGTCACTAGCATTTATCATTTCGACGAAACGAGCACCTTCCCAGCTCATCTCATCTTCCCAGATAACACTAGGATCAACCCCATGGAAGCATCTCGATAAGAGATTTCGAAAATAATTGTAAGTAGAGTATGAACCCGCTCGGAAATGCGTTTCCTTAGTCTCCTCTGTTCGATGCCATTTGCCAACCTTCATGTCCATACATCGGAGTCTTTCGGATGCTTCCCCAATCTCCATAACTTCTTCACCAAGAGGAGTGAAGAGAGATTGCATAACCTCTTCTACCCTTTCATCTCTTTGTGGCTCTAATTTGCTGTAAGCTACGATATCTAATCCCATAATTTGTTTGTTTGTTAAGTAAATTTAATTAACCAGTTCTGGGAAAAAAAATAATCTCTGATAAAAAACCCTCCAGTCGCTTGGCGTCCGGAGGATTTCTTTTTTGGGTGTATATGGACGGAATCTGAGATTCCGAGTGGAAACTTATATATTCGAAAGTGAATCAATTTTTTAGATAATTGCCCCTTGATCTCTTAAAGTCTTAACAACGGTAACTATCTTAGAGTGGTCAGCATTTTCAATCTCATCAAGGAGAGCTTCGATAGCTACTGATCCAAGATCAGATTCAATTTCTTCCTCTGTCCATTCCTTTTGAAGCATGAGATACCCAAGAGCTTTCAGATCAATCACCTCGGCATCCTCCACGATGTTGCTTAAACTCTGTCTAAGCTTTAACCCTTCCACCATCTGGGATTGGTTTTTATATAACTCTATAGTTCTCATCTTCCTTTAGTTTACTGATTCTTATTTCCGTTAACTCTTATAACTGAGGCATAAGCTAGAAATAGCATAATAAGGATTGCACCAAACCAACTTCTAAAACCAACCCTAACCTCATCGAAACCTAAAAGCTGTAATCCCCATACTAGTAATAGAGGAATCGATAGTATGATAGCTGCTGCTAAAATAACTAACGGTACTGCTATTAACAATTGTGAGGCTTTGAAGTTCCCAGATGATATCGTCTTACCCGCTTCTGCTATTTTTCTTAAAATCTTTTTCATAGTCCTACTTCTTTCCTAGATTCTTAATAGCTGGACTATCCCAAGGTTCTGTTTCATCGTGTCTCACGTTCCACACCTCTTCACCGTCGATGTTAATCTTGATGATTGGTCCGTTCTTGGTTTGAGTTACACTAGAGATACCCTTGATATAAGCTCCCGGTCTCTTAACCTTATCATAAATGAAGGTCTTTCCTCCTTCGTGGATTACAGTTACCTCGTGTCCTCCTGGCTCCACACTTAGTGGATTTGTTCTGTACTCGTCTTTTACTTTGACTGGCATATGTTATTATTTAAAACGTTAATCTCGGTACGGATCCAGATCTGAGTTTGGAATTAGATTCCAGCTCTTCTCAGCTCCTGGACTTCTCATAAGACTTATAGATGTTGCCTCCTCCTTTAGTTTCACCAAAGCTTCAACATAATCTCCATCTTTAAGAAGATCCAGAATCTCTTTAGCCGTATGACTTTCAACCTCTGCTTGATAAACAACAGCATGTCTGTGTCTATTAGCATTTGCTCTCAATGCCATTATCGACAGCTCTTTGGGATCAGCATTAAATTGCTCGACCTCTGAATCAAACTGCTGAGGTTTGAAACTCTCTATACCATGTGCATCCGCTATACCGTAGAATATCATTTTCTAAAAATTATTTTTATGCTATTAACTTATGTATCCCTTCTGGAATTCTTTTACTTAGTCTCGTAACTGTTACGATTCCAATTACTGCACACATCACATGGAAGAGATGAGCTACACCGTCGTCAGAGGCCATCATACCCAAATCACCCATCATAATAAGGAAAAAGAATCCATAGGCAAATATCTTAGACACAACTAACTTTCTGCTAAATATGAATCTCCCCATTAAAAAGTAGAATACTCCAGAGGATCCAATTACCGGCCATGATAGACCCAGAATGAATATTGGTATGTAAATAGTGGATAGAATTGCTGAGGTCCAGAACAGCTTCTTCAGATCATAACCCTGGTTTACCTCTGGCAGGAGAAAGATGAATAGTATAAGGAGATTTCCGAAGAGATGACCAAAATCTGCATGGAATGCACCGTTGATGAATGGCATCATACCCACAACGTAACCTGCTCCTTCTGCTGAAACACCTACTGCCATGAGTAGTGAAACGAATATAGCGTACACGCCAATTAGAACTATAAATATCCCGCCAAGCATTAGCGAGGTGATCAAGGCTTTCTTGATCTGACCTAGTATCTTATAAATACCAGTATCCATTGTTAAACTTAGATTTTCCATAATACACCCTTTTGATTTACTCAACTAAATTAATCCACTAACACGGGATAAAAAAATAAACCATAAAAAAAGCGGACCGTAAATTCGTGTCCGCTCTTTTATCTTTTGAAATTGGGCTATGTCTCTATATATTGTTGATGCAATTCATTTCTTTCGAAACGTAAGAAAAATATTCAGAGCAGAATGTGTTACACCTCGGAGAGTCTCTCACGGTGTATTGAAGGAGTTTCTAGAATTCTAAACTCTAGAACTAGACTTCTTAACGTAGGCTAGATAAGCATCTCTCCTTGACTCTAACACTGAGTTAACCAAATGAACGGATTTCTTTTCAAGTTCTCCCTTAACCCTTGGAAGGTTAATGTCTCCGTGTTTCTCGTGGTCTTTTTTGATTTCTTGAAAGATGACGTCCTGTTCAAGTTCTCTGTCTGATGGTTTCATTCTCATTTTTTATTTTCTTTGGAGATTAGTAATCCCACACAATGTAGCAATATTTCGTGTTTATCCTCTGGATTAATTTTGCTGTTCTCTAACTCTCTTCGGACTGCTATTGTTTGGAGGTATAGACTTTTTGCGGTCTTCTCCACCATCTTTCGGTAATCTTGAAGTAGCTCTTCTGTTCTAGGATCCATATACTATTTATCTGATTTTTTAATCTTTGGTTTTTCAGGTTCTATCATTCCACCACCACCGCACATCTTACTAACACAGCGGAAGCACGTTACCGCGTCCGCTTTACTATCTACGTTACGTACCTTCTCTCCACAAAGTTTACAAGGAAGGGTTTGACTAGACCTTGGAGTGTTACCCCTTCCGGTCGGTTTATTAACTCTTAGTGCCATTGGATAAACTTTTTACTTCTTCCATATCTTCAATCACTTTCCAATCTGGTTCTATCACAAAGTCAGGAATATGTTTCTCAACAAACCATTTAACAAATGAGCATCTCTCATATTCTTCCCTGTGTAGGAAAAGAGCCATCATGCGATTGATAGCCATTTTGATCGCGTCTGGATCTCCATCCTCGAGGGCCTCTACCCCTCTAACGTGTAGCACACTGTATGCCGCGTAACAACCATCAACAAACTCTCTCACCGCTGCTTCTCTCATTCTCTGTTGGGTTGTCTTGATCTTCTTGTGGATATCATCTCCGAAATACGGGTGATCATCGCTTCTTTCATCATCAAACATAATTTCCCTTTCCTATTGTGTAATTATCATTTCAGTCTTACTTAGACCTAATTCCTTAACCTCTCGGTATAGTGTTCCGCCTTCCGATACGATCTCCATCTCACCCTCGAATTCTGAACTGGTATCTTTTCTGATTTTCTCTCTGAGGATAGCACCGCCGGCCAGATAAGCACGATTCTTGATATCGTAGTGCTTGGCCTTGTTATCTGTGGTGCATACAAATCTAATAGCTGCCATATCTTTCTTTTCTGTATCTATCATTATAGATTTCTAGTGGAAAAAGATTTCGTATCGGACGGTCTTGGGTTACACCGCGGGTTGACGCATATCTGCTAACCAACCTTTAAATAAGCTTCGCTCTTTTCCGTTTAGCGTTCCGTGAAATGTTAGGAATGATCCTGCAGATGCTTGGAAGTCTGCTACTAATTGCTCTAAAGAGCGAGTGCTTGTGTTTTTCTTTGCTTTGTTCATGATATTTGGATTTTAATTGTTTACTTGTTAATTAGCTATTCCAGATAGATCCGTCTTCTAGAAACTCGTATTCTCTTTCTTCTATTCTGTATTCTACGTTCTCGTCATCGAAGTAAGCATCTATCCCGGTAAGGATTCTGTCATGGATATCAGAAATGTGTGAGTCGAACTTTTCCTTGGCCAATTCCAAGATACCTATCAACACGTCTCCCATGATCTCCCCATTCAATTCATTGTGTTCAAATTCTATGGTGGTGGACTTAGACCATCTGATGAAGTCCTCAGGGATAGAAGCCCCTATGCGATATTCAACACTCTCGTGGAATATCTCCGGGATTCCTAACCAGAGTTTGAACATACGATCGTTGGTTATCTCTAAGGCTTCTCCTAAGATAATGGTTGCTCCCGGATCCGGATCGAAGCTCTTGATCTTCCTGCGGTTCTTGAAAACGAACTGCCCATACTTACCGTCGGAAGTTCTGTTCTCCTCATAGTAGTTGTCCCCACAGGTCTTAACCATTTCCTCATGCTTGGGTTCGAAGAGAGCACAGTCATCAACGGCCCAGTTGTAAGCCTCGTGCCATTCGTTCGATTCCATCTCTTCTCTAACCGATTCGATTGCTAATTCTTTAGCCTCCGGATTCAATTCAGAAAATTCGTAAATGCAAATTGTTTTCATTTTGTTTGTTTTGATAATTCTAAATTAAGTATTCAGTTCCAGGAAAAAAATTTTTTCTTTATCTAATTATAAGGAAAAAAATGGAAAAAGTAAACCCCTTTAGAAAAAAATTTTGAAAAAAATTGCGGAGATAGAAATTACTGCTGTAAGGATTGAGCACCAAAGAATAATGGTCGCGGAAGTTTCGTAGTTTCTTTGACTCTTACCTTGAAAAGATTCCTGAGTCCATTTACCCTTTGTTTTATCTTTAGTGGTCTTCATATAATTTGATTTGGTGTAAATTATATATTGGATTAACCAAACACTATATCTTTAAAGAACACGGTCTGGATAATACAGTCTGCTGTCTCAGCGTCGTCCTGTTCGTTGATCATGTCCATTAAGAATCGTGTGGGTGTAAGAGGAAGTCTTTCATAGACGTCTTCCATTTTGATTCGGCTGGTGTATTCACCGTCGCATTCCTCGTCGATCAGAACCAGCTCTCCTCCTTCTCTGAGGATCTGCATGAGCACGTCCTCATAACAGATAGTTTCGTTAGGCGTGGCCTTCTTAAGTGTTTTCTTTGCTTTTTCGTATGCCTTGTCTTCGAAGTCGAGGACTAGACCGTAGCCTCCAATGTAGCCTAAGCCGTTGCATAATGCGCTGTAGAAGATCTCTTCTGCTTCTTTCTTTTCAAAGGTAATTTTCATGGTGTTCTTTTTTTGGTTAAATCAAAGATAACCATTCGGTTCCAGGAAAAAAAATAATTACTAAACTTTTTCTTGAGAGAGATACGCGAACATCGGGCAGATAAAAAGAAAGAGGAATGGCTTATAGATGTTCGGCCATTCAATAGGATTAATCTCGTTTAAATGTAGTGAGAGACCGAGCCATATGATTAAAAAACTAAAGACTAGAAATTTACCTTGTTTCATAAAGGCAAATCTGTTGCTCTCTTTGCAGCACTTAAATCTTTTGATTCCCATGCTTTATATATCGGAATTCTATTTATGAAGTTCGGTGTTGTGTTTAGCGGTTGAAGAGGGTAACACCGTGGGTGAGGTGTGGTAAGGGGTCTAACCTTTAGCCCCAGTCTTATAATTCTTTGGGATAGCATGATCTATTGGCAAGAGCCGGGATGGCTCTTAAGTAAAGAGATAAGCTACAACACCTATTGCCAAGAACCATCCAGCTATTATCAGTGCTATCACTAGATCGCTTTTATCTTTTGGATTCTTCATACTTTCAAATATAACGTTTAGACTCGGGGTAAAAAAATAATGGCCAGGTTTTGCGCCCGACCACAGAGTATGTTACGAAGATACTATCTTTCACAGCTCAAATAGTTTGCTTAGCTCATAGACAGCACCAGAGACTTTTTTCTTGATATTAGAACCAGGACCGTAATTACCTCTTCTCATCACGAACTCCATAGTGCCAATCAAATCCTCTGCCAGTTCAGCATCTAGCTTACATAGCAACTTACCATCTTCCCAGCCTTCCATGCCTTCTCCTACATTCTCAACATCTCTATCTCTAGCATCCCAGAGATCAGTAGCGTAGTTGATGCAAGTGTCCTCATCAATCTCCGTCTCATTCTCTTCATCATCTCCATAGACAGTGATCAGCTGATAGTCATCCGGAACCTCATCGATGTTAAGCACCCAAGCTCCACCTCCCACGGAGTCCTTGCCATGCAGCAGAGTAAAGCCAATGCTGCTATCACCTAGGAATGACATAGTGGTAAACTTCTGTTGGGCCGGGGTGTATTCGATCTCCCTTGTTGGATCAGGTCCATCTGGTTGGTTTGCCGGGTGGTAACTTAGATTATCAAACCAGTCTCCCTCATAGAGTTCCTTATAGATCTTCAGAGCCTTTGGTTCATCCACGAATCCCTTCCGGATAAGCCGAGTGTAATACCGTGGGTTTTCTGCTAGGTGATCCATAGCTATCTCCTCGGCCTTGGCCTCACTGTTGGTGTGTTCCATCTCAACGGCTACGCCAACCTTCAGCTGCTTCTCCAGGCTCTTGATTCCTACACCGTGGATCTTGGCGAGATCCTTTAGGCTCTTGCCAGAGGCTCTGCCTCCTGGGATATACTCTTCAAATATTTTAACATGTTTCATAGTGATCTATATATCCAAATTCTTCGGGGGGTTTTCTGAGGGGTAACACCGTGGGAAACCCGCCCCAAATAGTTATGTATTATCCTTATCCTTCTCCCTATAGATAGAGTAGACATGAGTAGATTCCGTCTCCTGATCCTATAGAGAGAGGTAGAGTGAGGCGAGGCGAGATACCTAAGAGATAACCGCGGTGTCTGAGGCTGGAATCGGGGCGAGAAATCCTAGGGATTCGGGGCGGGCCGAGTTAACCTAGTTAACCCGGGCTAAAATTCCAGTTTTTACCATTGCTTACCAGGAATTACCCCGGGTTAGTGGGAGGCTGGGTTAACCCGGGCTAAGCGGGGGTGGTTAACCCGGGCTAACGGGGCTATCCGAGAACACCCTTGTTCGCACCCTGGGTGGTTGCTCGGCCCTGGAGAGGGGCTGCCGGGAGGGCCAAGTTTTCGCATACGAGTACCTATATGAGTGCCTCCACGTGCTTCCCACTCAGATGAACATGGCTGTGCATACTATCTTACTAACATACTATGTTGTTGGGGGTTAGTTTGGGATCAGTTCTGGGATCTCCTACAGATCTACTCGGGTCCAGGTACCATCGGAGTTTAGCACACCAGAATACAGGTACTTCTGCTTCCATTCTCTGGGAGATATGAGACTTAGGAACTGGGTGCCATCTGCCTTCTCATATAGATGATACACCTCTCCTAGTACAGGCTCGAATGATCTGGTTGCAGAGTATAGCTGTAGGTTGAGTGCATAGTCTTCTTGTAGGGATTTCACAGCACTAGCTATCTCCTCTGCTCTCTTCTGTAGTGACTTGCTCACCTTGTGTGCCTGTAGTGTATTGAACGCTGATAGATCTACTGTCTCTATCTTAGGTGCTGCTACATGGTGTGGATAAGGTAGTAGATTAGGTTTCATGTTTACCTTGTCTATATGCGATTGTGTGCTCATGCTCTTTAGTGTGTGTGACTGTACTCTATCTATCACTACCTCTATCTATAGGAGACGGAACATATACTACATCTATTTGGTGGGCGGGCCCCTCCTGGGGATTTGGTCCCAAAAGCCCCCAACACATTTTTTTTTAGACCGGGATGATGCCTTATATTGAGAGATATATAGTGGGATGAAAAATCTGAAGACGTATCGCCAACTGTTTGAGAGTGTGGGAGAGCTTACACCAGAGCAGATCGAGTGGTTGGACAAGTGCACTGATGGTACCTGGAAGATCAATCCACAAACCGGACTTGTTGATGTGGATGGGGATTTCAATTGCTCTGAACAGGACCTGACAGATTTCAAAGGGATTAGGTTTGGAGTGGTCAGTGGGTATTTCTATTGCAGCAACAACCAGCTCATCTCCCTAGAGGGAGCACCACAGAAGGTTGGAGAGGATTTCTATTGTAGGTACAACCAGCTCACCTCGCTGGTGGGAGCACCTCAGGAAGTCGGAGCGAATTTCAATTGTGAGGACAACCAGCTCATCTCCCTAGAGGGAGCACCTCAGCGGGTTGGACATGATTTCTATTGCAGCGACAACCAGCTCACCTCACTGGAGGGAGCACCACAGCGGGTCGGAAGAGGTTTCAGTTGTAACAACAACCAGCTCACCTCGCTGGAGGGGGCACCACAGGAGGTAGGAGAGCGTTTCCTTTGTGAGGGCAACAACCTCACCTCACTGGAGGGAGCACCACAGGAGGTCGGTGGAAGTTTCAATTGCGATAGAAACCAACTTACCTCTCTGGAGGGAGCACCACAAAAGGTTGGAGGGGGTTTCTATTGTGAGAAAAACCCCGTTTCTGAAGAGACACTCAAGAGCATATTCTCCCTCACGAAGGAAGGGAATAGCTACCTGCAGGCTGTGGAGACACTCTGGAACGAGATTCCATTAGATGATCAGGCTCTGTTATACAGACCAGAGTTCGAGTGGGTGAGTCCAGAGTTTGGTAAGAAGCTGGATGTCATTAAGGCTTACGCTGGATTTAAAGGCATGATATAAATGAAGAATCTAAAGACATATAGCCAACTGTTTGAGAGTGTGGGAGAGCTCACACCAGAGCAGATCGAGTGGCTTGACGAGTGCATTGATGGTACCTGGAAGATCAATCCACGAACAGGACTGGTTGATGTGAAAGGAGACTTCGATTGCTCTGAACATGATCTGACGGATTTCAAAGGGATTAGGTTTGGAGTGGTGAGTAAGGATTTCGGTTGTGACTACAACCAGCTCACCTCACTGGAGGGAGCACCACAGAAGGTTGGTGAGGGTTTCTATTGTAACAACAACCAGCTCACCTCACTGGTGGGGGCACCACAGGAGGTAGGAGAGCGTTTCAGGTGTGACAACAACCAGCTCACCTCACTGGTGGGGGCACCACAGAAGGTTGAGGGTGATTTCATTTGTGAGGGAAATCAGCTCACCACACTGGAGGGAGCACCACAGAAGGTTGGGAGGTATTTCTATTGTAGTAACAACCAGCTCACCTCACTGGAGGGAGCACCACGGGAGATCGGACGGCATTTCAATTGTGAGGGCAACCCAGTTTCCAAAGGGACACTCAAGAGCATCTTCTCCACCATGACGAAGGGTGAGAGCTATCTTCAGGCTGTGGAGTCTCTCTGGGGTGAGATTCCATTAGGGGATCAGGCTCTGCTGTACAGACCAGAGTTCGAGTGGGTGAGTCCAGAGGAGAGAAGAAAGCTGGAAGCTCTCCAGGCTTACCAAGGATTTAAAGGTATGATATAAATGAAGAATCTAAAGACATATCGCCAAATGTTTGAGAACACACAAGAGCTCACACCAGAGCAGATCGAGTGGCTGGACAAGTTCACTGATGGTACCTGGAAGATCAATCCACGAACAGGACTGGTTGATGTGAAAGGAGACTTCGATTGCTTTAGACAGGACCTGACAGATTTTAAAGGCGTTAAGTTTGGAGTGGTGAGTGGGAGTTTCAATTGTAGGAACAACCAGCTCACCTCATTGGAGGGATCGCCACAGGAGGTTGGAGAGCATTTCAGTTGTAGCAACAACCAGCTCACCTCACTGGTGGGAGCACCACAGCGGGTCAGAAGTGGTTTCTTTTGTAACAACAATCAGCTCACCACACTGGAGGGAGCACCACAGAAGGTTGGAGGGTATTTCGAGTGTAACGGCAACCAGATCACCTCACTGAAGGGAGCACCACAGCGGGTTGGAGGGAGGTTCAATTGTGAGAACAATCAGCTCACCACACTGGAGGGAGCACCACAGAAGGTGGATGGGTATTTCTATTGTGGGGACAACCAGCTCACCTCATTGGAGGGAGCAACACTGGAGATCGGACGGGATTATTTCTATTGTGAGAACAACCCAGTTTCTGTGGAGACTCTTAAGAGCATATTCTCCCTCATGAAGAAAGGGGAGAGTTACATTCAGGCTGTGGAGACACTCTGGAACGAGATTCCAGTAGAGGATCAGGCTCTGTTGTACAGACCAGAGTTCGAGTGGGTGAGTCCAGAGGAGGTAAGAAAACTGGAAGCGTTAAGAGCTTACCAAGGATTTAAAGGTATGATATAGTATTATGATGAAGAATCTAAAGACATATCGCCAACTGTTTGAGAGTGTAGGAGAACTTACACCAGAGCAGATCGAGTGGCTTGACGAGTGCATTGATGGTACCTGGACACTCAATCCACAAACCGGACTGGTTGATGTGGATGGGGATTTTGGCTGCTCTCGTATGGATCTGCCAGATTTTAAAGACGTTAGGTTTGGAGTGGTCAGTGGGTATTTCTATTGCTACGGCAACCAGCTCACCACACTGGAGGGAGCACCACAGCGGGTTGGTGGGGGTTTCAGTTGTAGTGACAACCAGCTCACCACACTGGAGGGAGCACCACAGAAGGTTGGATGGGATTTCTATTGTAACAACAATCAGCTCACCTCACTGGAGGGTGCACCACGGGAGGTTGAAGGGGATTTTAGATGTGACAACAACCAGCTCACTTCTCTAGTGGGAGCACCACAGCGGGTGAGATTGATTTTCTATTGCTACGGCAACCCAGTTTCTAATGAAACACTCAAGAGAATATTCTCCCTCATGAAGAAAGGGGAGAGTCACATGCAGGCTGTGGAATCACTCTGGAGCAAGATTCCGTTAGAAGATCAGACTCTGTTGTACAGACCAGAGTTCGAGTGGGTGAGTCCAGAGGAGAGAAGGAAGCTGGAAGCGTTAAGAGCTTACCAAGGATTTAAAGGTATGATATAAAATGAAGAATCTAAAGACATATAAGATGTTTGAGAGTGCGGTAGAGCTTACACCAGAGCAGATCGAGTGGTTGGACAAGTGCACTGATGAATGGACTATTAATCCACAAACCGGACTGGTTGATGTGGATGGGGATTTCGATTGCTCTGAACAGGATCTGACAGATTTTAAAGACGTTAGGTTTGGAGTGGTCAGTGAGGATTTCATTTGCCGGAACAATCAGCTCACCTCACTGGAGGGAGCACCACAGGATGTTGGAGGGGATTTCTATTGCCACGACAACCAGCTCACCTCACTGGTGGGAGCACCACAGAGTGTTGGGCAGGATTTCAATTGTAGCAACAACCAGCTCACCTCACTGGAGGGAGCACCACAGGATGTTGGTGGGTATTTCTATTGCCAGAACAACCGGCTCACATCACTGGTGGGAGCACCACAGGAGATTGCTGGGTATTTCTATTGTGAGAACAACCGGCTCACATCACTGGTGGGAGCACCACAGCGGGTCAGAGGGAGTTTCAAGTGTACCAACAACCAGCTCACCTCTCTGGAGGGAGCACCGCAGAGTGTTGGACAGGCTTTCAATTGTAGCAACAACCAGCTCACCTCACTGGTGGGAGCACCACAGAAGGTTGGATTTTGGTTCAGTTGTGACCACAATCAGCTCACCACACTAGAGGGAGCACCACAGGAGGTTGGAGAGGATTTCATTTGCAGGAACAACCAGCTCACCTCACTGGAGGGAGCACCACAGCGGGTCAGAGGGGGTTTCTTCTGCGAAAACAACCAGCTCACCTCACTGGATGGGGCACCACGGGAGATTAATGGGATTTTCTATTCCGAGAGCAATCCGGTTTCTGAAGAGACACTCAGGAGAATATTATACCCCATGGAGAAAGGGAAGAGTTACATCCAGGCTATGGAATCACTCTGGAATGAGATCCCTATAGAGGATCAGGCTCTGCTGTACAGACCAGAGTTCGAGTGGGTGAGTCCAGAGGAGGGAAGGAAGCTGGAAGCGTTAAAGGCTTACCAAGGATTTAAGGGTATGATATAGGAATGAAGAATCTAAAGACATATAAGATGTTTGAGAGTGCGGTAGAGCTTACCCCGGAGCAGATCGAGTGGCTTGATGAGTGCTCTGATAAATGGACTATTAATCCTCATACCGGACTTGTTGATGTGGATGGGAGCTTTAGCTGCACTGGACAGGATCTGACAGATTTTAAAGGAGTTAGATTTGGTGTAGTGAGAGCATATTTTTCATGCGAGGACAACCGTCTCACCTCACTGGAGGGAGCACCACAGGAGGCTGAGGGTTTCTATTGTGACGACAATCAGCTCACCTCGCTGGTGGGATCACCAAAGAGAGTTGGCCTTGATTTCTTTTGTAACAACAACCAGCTTACCTCACTGGAGGGAGCACCACAGGAAATCGGTAGCGATTTCAATTGTAGCAACAACCAGCTCACCTCTCTCGAAGGTGCCCCTCAGAAAATCGGAGGGATGTTCAAATGTGTAAATAATCCGGTTTCTGAGGATACACTCAGGAGTATATTCTACCAAATGGAAGATGAGATGAGCTATCAGGAGGCTGTAGAGTCACTTTGGAGCGAGATCCCGTTAGAGGATCAGATGCTACTCTACAAACCAGAGTTCGAGTGGGTGGGGCCGGAAGAAATAAAGAGACTGGAATTGATAAGGGCTTACCATGGATTTAAGGGTATGATATAAATGATTCTTCCGCAATTCTTCCTTATATTTGGAGATATATAAACCAAAAAAAATAAACTAAAATGAAACACCTTAGATTATTTGAGAACTTCGGTCCCACACAAAGATCCGGTAGAAGATATGCTACTTGCTTTCAGGGAGATGCTTATGCAGCAGTAGGAATCATCGACGAAGTTCAGAAAGAGAAATTGCAAAGTGCTATTGACAGACTTGCTGCCGAATTTCCTGGAACTGAAGACGAATTAAAAATCTTCGATGTCGATGTAACAGGAATGGGTTATGTAATTCATGACGAGAATGGAGAATTTGAGGCGGTGCCGAATAGCACTAACACAGAGGATTATGCTTACTACATAGCTAAAGATGGTAGACTTGGTAATGAGAACAACGGTAGTGATTCTTTCCAAGTTTACGAAGAAGCTCGTTTATTTGACCTAGTTGAAGGTAAATTGCTTTGTATCGACCATCACGGTCACACAGAATTAATGGGTGTTGATGAATTCATCAAAACTTACATAGGATAAGTAAACTCATAAGCATTTAGAAAGCAGATTCCGGTCTGCTTTTTTTGTGGGGTAAGTTACTTGATGTTGAAGCGGGCTATATTCTTTGATAGCTGTCAGAAATCGGTGGATATATAAGTTCAGAGAAATAATTATAAATAACAAATAAACAAAAATGAAAAGAACAAAAATACTATTAATGGTAGCCGCAATTCTTGCTTTTACATCATGCTCGGATAAGAAGCATGAGACACAAATCGAAGTTGCACAAGAGAAAGAAGCGGGGGTTCTTAGAATTCACGAAGGTCAATTCGCTTTCTGTGGAGCTTCTGCAGCAGTTCCTACTGGAAAGACCATAACAATTCAGGGCGTTGAGTATCGTGAAGGGTGCGCTATCTGTCCTGTACTTAATGGACCTTCTATCTCTAACTTGGCCATGTACGGTAGTGGTGGAACCTGGGGAGACTTTAATGTTGCCAGCAATTTTCAAACCCCAGATGGCACTGACAACACCGTTTGGTCTCTATTCTGGTACTTTGACACCACAACCGTTATCCCACAGTTCAATCCTGATAGCAAGAAATGGGAGTTGATGTCACCGGTTAATCGTGCATTTGTAATTGATATGTCAGATCCAGCAACAAGCGAGAGCAACATGTTTGCCATGCCTGGTGTAATATTCGATACAACCGAAACCGGTATTGTACTGGCTAGAGTTTACGGGCCTTTGAATGAGGATGCAGTTCCTCTTCGTGTTGCAATCCCTGTCAAAAACGGACAGACCTCAGTAACAGCAGCTAAGGAAGGATTTCCTTATCCAGTGGGAACACCGATTCCCGTGATGATCGGGAACTAACTATGCTCTCTCGACTATATCTAGAATTTCGTCCAGATACTCGTCATTAAATACCGAGATGTACACCCCCCAGATCATAGGATAGAAGATCTCAAATCTTTCGATCTCATCCTCCGATTCTTTCTGAGCATGATTCCGTACATTCTTCACGAACATGATAGTTGCCTGTAAATAATTGAATCCCTCTGGATCTATTCCAGAAACAAGAACCTCGAAGTCGATGCCAGTGTTCTTCTTAACGTCACCAATCTCAGTAGGTCCTTCCTTCCCGTTCATCTTATGAAAAATCTCATCGTTCCAGAATTTGGACATTTTTGGATAGGAACGTCCAATATTCTCGTAGAGATTGAAATAGGTTTCGCCGCCTTTAACCATTGCTTCGAATATTCCAGATAGGATTTTTCCTAGCTTCTGACTCCTATCATTTCCTCTACTTAGAAATTCTGAAGCCTGTTTGATCTTAATTGGTATGATCATACCCATGCCCATCGGTGGTCCAGGGAAAGCTTTTAGACCCTGTTCTGATTCTGATTTTTGGTTTTTCATTTCTTTTAGTTTTGAGCAAATATAGACACCATATACGGGATGAAAAAATAAATCACAATTTTTTATTCACGGAATGTATTATTAATATTGAGAAAATTGATAGATAACAACAAATAAAAGAACTTGAGAATGGACATTGATATTACATTTTGCGTGGGAAAGGATTGTCCTTTAAAGAAAACCTGCAGCAGACACATGTATTTAAAAGATTCTTTTATGGAAGCATATTTTTCCGAAGCCCCTTATAAGAGGGAGGAGGAAAGATGCGAGTACTATCGACCAACAGAAACAATGGAGTATGAATTCGTAGAGCAAAAACAGGAAGACAAGGAAAGCAAAACTAATTCAGAAGATGTCTAAATAAAGCAAGATGCCATACAAAACTGAAAAACTTAAGCTCGATTCACCCTTTCTGGATAAAAGGGTTAAGCTGTTGCCATGCCAGAAAGAAATGGTATTGTACTGGACCGAGAGAGGCATGAGTCAGAGAAACCTCGCAAAACTATTTAAGGTTTCCAGAAGACTAATTACATTTATCCAAGATCCCAAGAAGAAGGAGATAGATCTACAGAGAAGAGCCGAAAGAGGAGGAAGTAAGATCTACTATAAAGGCGGAGTCGAGTGGGCAGAGACACAGCGAAGACACAGATCTAGAAAGCATGAACTTCTGAAGCATCTAGTTTAGATCCGGATCTCTTTCCAATTTATCCGTTCCATTGGAATATATACAGAAAGAGATATAGAGTTCAATGGAAAACATTAAGGGATATCAAGATTTCGTAAACGAATCTTTAAATCAACCAATTTTAGAATCAGTAGAGTGGAAGGGGGTAGAGATAGTTTCTGCCAGAACACACGGGGGTAAGGATCCCAAAACTGGTAAGCCAAAGGATTTGACCGGTAGAATAGTTTTCATCTATAACAACACAGAACTTTATTATAAGGTAAATGTCAAAGTTAAAAAACTCCTTGTAACTTGGTATGAAGGACCTATAGCTGTTGAAGTGGTTTGGAAAAGCAAGGAGACCGGAGACATCTACGTTAAGGACAACACAGATAAGGTATTTAAATTGGACGATGCAACTCTAAACACTCTTGCATCCAAGGTTAAGACAAAAGCATCAAGTATAGCTTTTAGTGGGACCGGAGAGATTAAAGGAGTCGAGGGAGACTATGATGCAACACTTACTAAAGTAGCATAAAATAAATTTTTAATAAATGAGTTCTGTTAATAAATCGAAAGCTCTTGAGCTATCCAGCGAGATTAGAAGATTCTATCCTGAATATGAAAAACTTAGAACTAAGATAGAATCTAAGGGGGAGAAAGAATTGAGCGAACAAGAGGTTCAAAAATACTCGGACTTAAAGGATAAGTTAATGAAGTCGGTTGAAAATACCACTAAGGATGCTTATAAGTTTGTGGATGCTCCAACTCTAGTTAAAGTCCAATCGATTGTAGGGACTAAGGATGATAAGAGAACAGTTTTTACTTATCAGCCAAAAACATCCGCATCGGATCTGATTGTTGTTACCTCTACTGAAATAAACCAGGCAACCATTAATGGTGCTAATAAAAAATTTAAGGGATTACCTGATGATCTATTTGCATTTGGTCATCAACCAACTTTACAAATATTGGGTAGAAATGAACTTTCGGAGGATAACTGGAAACCGATATATGATTCTACTGATAATAAGATGACTAGCGAATATACGATTAGCTGTTCATTTAGATTAAATAGATTTCCAACTAGAACATTTTACAGATCGATAGATTCTATCTATAAAACCAATACAACTAGACGTACGGAGATAATGAGATTTCAGTATTCACGAGAAAACGGTGAAAATGAAAAGGGTACTAAGCTTTATACTGATCCTCCTCATAACTTTATCTCGATAGGAGCAGTTGCCCCTTACTCTATCATACCTGTCGAGACGGAAGGCAATAAATATAGATACAAAGAATCCTATAAAGAGAAAAGAAGTCCATTTTCGATAGGGGTTGCCTTTCCATTAGCCTCCGGATCCCAAACAGTCTACACAGATTATAAGTTTGAATTGAAGAAATGGTATAATCTGAGGATAGAATTAAGAAAAGAGGACGGTACAACGGATAATACATATAAAGTCCATTTGTATGTTAATGATTTGCTCCAAGAAGTTGCTCTGGTTCCAAGAATTCTGTGGAATAAAAACTGTGAAAAATTACGCAGAAAAAATCTTTTTGACAGCTTTGATAAAGCTCAAGAGATGTTGGGGGATCTGGATAAACGGACCAAGTATAATGAAAAATTCTTAATAGCTTCGCTACCTGGATTTAATCATAATAGTAATCGCGAGGAGATTCGTGAAAAAATATTAAAAGGTGTTGATGAATCTCAAGCAATAAAGTCTTATACCGGAGATATTTCATCGATTAGAGAAGAATTTATTGATTTCCGATTTAACATTCTCTCTAAGATAGTGACTCCACCATATTATAATGGATTTCTTCATACAAATTTATCTTTGCTCAAGGAACAAACCCAATTCACCAATCACGAAAAATATTGGGTTCACCATAAGAAGAAAATGAATACGAGTATCGATTATGGGGATATTAGCATTTCACTAAAATAATTCACATATTTTTATCCTCAACTGTAATATATAGACGAAAGAGAAGGTATTTAAGAAATTCGGACCTCGTGTCAGAATCATCTCCCTCCAATGGCACTCTTAGCGGGGTGCCATTGGCAGTAGGGCTAATACCTCGAATAAATTATCATAAAGATATCCGGCGGGTTTAATCCCCCATTTTAGGACCGGAGTAGTTACGACTACTAAGGATCGGAATTCGCTACTCCGATCCTTTTTTATTTAAGCCTTCTCCCATTTAAAATAAACGGTCTTGTCATTCTGAACCTCTATATAGCCATTCGGTTTATATTGATCCCTGTTTAATCTGCAAGAAAACCTAGTTCCCATATAGATTGTAGATAGACCAGGAAAAGAATTCGATTCCCTAGACTCATTAAATTTGGAAACCTCTTTTATCTGGTCTGGTGATATCGTTATGTTTAATTCTTCCTTTATTCCTCGGATGATCCCTTCCAGGGGTATTTCATTCGGTCCAATCTTTTCTGATAGAGAAGTGTTTAAAGATCTTGTTTTTGTTCTGCCTCCTTTGAAAACCTGTTTGTCCTCTTTTAGAATAAACATTCCGAATGTGTCCTCATAGTAGATATTAGCAGAGACCACGTGGATTACTCGGATTAATCCATCTTCCGTTTCTGTTAATTCGCATTCCCCAGATCGTATCTCCTGTAAGAGATGATCTACCGTTTTAGCAGCTCCTCTGCCCCATAGATTTACTTCTATTCCATTATCTGCTAGATATGATCCCAACTCATGGAGAGTAACCGATATAGGGTTAATTGACGATGCCATTATTTTAATTCTATTTGTGATCTATATATTTATTTAGAATATATAAAGAGATGCCAACAGCAAGACCATTCGCATATAACACAGGAGCTTCTATTGCAGGAACCGAACAGGTTGGTAACCTGGCTGTCGGATACCCATCATCTGGGTTTGGATCTACTGGGGTTAGCTGGTGGAATGGTCCGGATGAGGATCTAGGATATGTTATAGCGGCATCAGTTCCCGGGGGGAATCAACCCACACCAGATGGATTGGGAGCATCAGTTGGATTTTGGAGAAGCGGATCATTAACGGAGCAATCTTTTGTTGATCTAACAAACAGTATATTTGGCCAATCTTTTTCGGACGGATCTTCCGCAAAGACATATTTAAATAATAATGGATATTGGACTTCTTTCCCCCTAATTACACCTTTACTTGATCTATACCCAAATGCAGCATTAGCTTATTCGTTGCGTAAACTCAGAACAGCTTACTCTGGAAGTGCCATAAGGGTAAGAAGATCGTTGGATGACGCTGAACAAGATATAGGATTTTCTTCCAATGATCTGGACACGGTAGGTTTACTCGATTTCATAGGTTATAATATAACAACATATTCGGAAGATATAAGTCAGACGTCCACCTACTCGTATGCCTCTTTAAATGTAACTGGGACTCCTCCCTATTTAAATGTTATAACAGCTCCAGACAATACCCTATCCGGTGATAAACTTATCGAAGGTACATCAGATGCAACCCATATATTGAACAAAACTGGAGGAGTTACTGCTGTAATTGGAGCGGATTATAATTTATCTCTATATCTAAAACAAGGAGAAAGAACAAGCGTAAGATTTGAATCACTCCTACCCGGAACTACACAAGCTTGCGTCATAAATTTAATAGATGGAACTATATCGGGTAGCAATTTTACGAATTCGCCCGTAATATCAGCAGAATCTAACGGGTGGTATAGATTTTCAGTTAAAATTACTGCTGGGCAAACTTCTACTTCAAATTGTTTTAGAATTTATTTAAGAGCTGCGAATGGAGAGTTAGCCTATGCGGGGGACGGTACTTCTGGTGCTTATGTTTGGGGCTTTCAATTAAGTAAAACAGCAGATCTTAGGGCATATCAAAAAACGTTAGCTTCAGCAGGTGGTGGTTTTGTAACAACCTGGTATGACCAAAGTACAAACTCGAATAATTCAACACAAGCAGCAACAGCAGATCAAGCTCAAATTGTTTCAGGTGGTTCAATTATAACAGACCCAAATACAGGTAAAATAACCACTACTTGGGTAAATGATAGTTATTCATTAGCATCTGGGATAAGTCCAAATACACGATATTTATCGGTAGGTGTTGTCAATAGAACTTCGAATACTATTAATATCGGTTCAATTGGTAATAGTACTATTGGCGGCATACAGGGTCAGCAACCTTTATATTGGCAAGCTACAACGGGAAGATTGAGGAGCGACATGAGTTCTCTGGTAAGCCATGGGTTCGATGTTAATGTAGGTGCGTTTATAATTACTTCGGAAAAAAATTCAAGTGATTTAAAAACTGCTTATGTTAACGGTAGCGCTTCGGCTACGACAGCCACCCAAATTCCAGCAACTGGTGCTAATTTTATTTACTTTGGCCGAACCGGATCGGGCACAACTTCGGGTAGATATGCTGAATACATATATTGGGATTCTGATCAGAGTGCAAATAGAACAGGAATAGAATCAAACATAAATACTTACTGGGATGTTTATTGATGGATATAAATATACAACTGAACAAGAGGCTATAGATGCAAGGAAATCGTGTGCTGATTACTACGGACTTCCTAAAACAGCTGAAGACGTAACTAAATATTACGTCGACTACAAGGAAGCAAGTTTGGATAATCCAGTGTTTTGGTATATCGAATATTACGAGGGGACAGAGCCCATCCTCGGGGAACCCTACCAATTTGAGGTTTCTGCTGAGGAATAGAAAAATTTATGGATACACGGTAAATATAATTGGAATGAAATATATTAATATTTTTTATCCATCGTAATGATTTAATAAATTGCAAAAAATTAATTTTATATATGAAAAATATAAAGGGGTTCAAGGAGTTTAATTCTGGTTATATCTACGAGAATTCAAATCTATCTGATATAGAAAAAGAACATTGGCCTTCTAACTGGAAAGAAATGGGAATATGGAAGTCTTTAGAGGATATCGGATTTGTAGAAGTCACAACCCCACTTCAAGCCAAGAACTCTACCATCATGTTAAAAACCAATAATCCATCAATTTCTTATATGTACCCAGACGGAATCGTTTTACAGAAATCCGGTTATATAAGAGATAAAGCGGCAACCTCTGGATTTATTAAAAGATACCAGAGTGATTTCACCCTGTATGATATGCTTCTTAATCTACTTGATAGATTTTCCGGAGAAATAAAAAGGAATGAGCCAAATGAAAATACTGGTCCTTTGACGGCTAATCAGATTATCGAGATAAACAAGGGGACTAAATCTAAATGGAAATGGAATAGAGTAAGTCAAGCAGTGGATATTTCGGGAACATTCTCACAGGATCCTCAAACATCTGATCCAGATATACTAGCATCTATAAATTTTGGTACAGTGAAGGGTAAATTTGTGATCATTCGGTTGAATGATCTGGAGTCATTGGAATTTCTCCCCGAAAAAGTTGGCGGAGAAATGCTACTATACTCTCTGGGAGGAATCAAAGATCTAATGACATTTCCTACTATAGAGGTTTCGGAACCTCTTAGAATTTTATCGGTAAACCATGAAAGAAGAACCATGTCAGAATCACCTGCATTAAATTCTCTAGCTGGATATTTCGATAGGGAAAGAAAAATAGTTGCTTTCCAGTGTGATTACTTTTACGCTTCTCCTTTCGATATAGAGGTACTTCCTATGATAATGGATAAGGGTCCTGGCTCATATATAGACCATCACTATCAAATTTCGCATTATATGGCATTTAGTAAGGATGATGATAAATTTAAGGAATTTATTGCAACGGCTTTGCCAGATAGTCATTTCCAAAAAAATCCGTTGGACCTACAGTACCTTAAAAATCATCCAGATATTAAGGATGGTATATTGAAAAGAACAGGTATGAGGGATTTTTCGGATTTAGGATTCGCATTAAAACAAATCTAGGGTTGAATATATAGGGTAAATATAAATCCAATCAAAATGAAATATATTAATCTTTTTGAAGCTTTTACTCAACAAGCCGAGCAATCTGCTGTAAATTATCTGGAAACTAATAAGTTAATGAAGGGAACTTCTGTTCGTAAAGCAGTGGAAGCAAAGTCTAGAGGAATGCTTAAACCTCAAACTGATGTCCTAACTAGATACACTAAGGATATTAAGGATTTAATCACCTCAGATTTAACAGGTAAGGTTTACAAGGTTCCTGGATATGGTGTGATAAAGCCGGCATCATTTAAATTTGGAAATTACGAGGACATTTACTGGGGATGTGTAGGAGAAAAAAGTGGAGCAGGTCTAGTTGTTGAAGCAACAAGAACCGAAAAATCTAAGGTAGATGCAGGGTTTCCTAAATGCTCATTCTTTATTGACGTATTTTATGATATCGAGAATCTTAGATTTAATTTCTATAACCCATTCATAGATAAATCACCGGAGGACGTCAGAAATATGATAAAATTAGGCCCGGAAAACTTTGGTGGATATTCTTTCCTTTACAAGAAGGTTGGTAACGAAATAGATTTTGAGAATTCACCAACAAGATACACTATGCAGCAATTGGGAGAGACTGACCCTAAATGGTTAATCCTATTCGGTAAACTTGCTGATATAGCAGCGAAATATTCAACTAAAAAATAATTAATAAATGGAAAATATAGTACACTTCAGAAAAATGTTCGAATCTCAGGAAGCTGGGGTAGAAGCAGCTCCACCTATTTTTGGTGAGATCGACTTCACAGTATCCGGTGTTTCGGATGAGGCTATGAAGCTTATCGCTGGTTTAATGGCTAAATCAGTTTTAGTATCGGGTGAGGCTGAGAGAATTGCAAAAATGGCGGATACCAATCCCGCAAGTGCAGCATCTTATCTTCAGCAAAGAATTGAAGGCATTCTAAATGATGTTCCCGGTATAGATCCTGGATTTATCAATCAGATAAAATCACAGGCACCTAAGCTTGCTAAATCTATGGTTGAGGCTATACCTACTGTTCTTGGTAGCATCTCCCAAACTGATATAGATACCTCTAAAGAACTTAGACCAGATCCCTCGAAGGTTTCTTTCTTTTCTAAATTAGGAGGTCTATTTAATCAAGCACAATAAGACTATCAAAATAAATAATAAAAGGAGCTTTTTAGCTCCTTTTTTTGTGTTATAAGACATTATTTAGATAAATCTATCGGATAACTTAGCTTCTCTAATAAAGCTCTTTAAAGTGCTTTAAAATTAATAAATACTAAGCCTCGTCGGAGTCTCTCGCTCCCTTGATATTAAATAGAGCCAAGTTAGTAACCTCTCTAGGACCAAAGGGTAAAACTAGATCCCTCATCTGTCTTTTAGTTGTTCCGTCTGTAACAAAGTCATCAACGATTAAGACTCTTTTACCTCTGACATCCTCTTGAGCTATCGGGCTTATATCCATGAATCTGGCTACAAATTTTCTATGTGGCGGATATTGTAAATGATCGGATAATCTAAAGGGCTCAGTTCTTCCCCTTACTTTTTCTATAATCCTCAGTACTTGATTTCTCGTGTCCTGAGAGTTTACCCTATTCAATTTATCCATATCCCACTCTACCTCGTTACAGTTTCTTTTACTAAAAGCTCTGCTTATTACATTTGGCTTCCATTCCTTTTTATGTGATGAATATGATGGAGCTATGTCTAAAAGAGCATCAACCATTTCAACCAATAACCTAGATCTGCTATCCGGTATAAGAACAACATCATAATTCTCCAGCTCCATTTTACTAGGGAGCAAAGAAATCCCATAATCAACCAATTCAGCAACATCTTTTCTTGTTATTCCTCCTGAGATGTATTTGATATTTTCTAAAAGGGTTCCGTCATTCGGGAATGTAAACATGGTTCTACTAGAATACGGTATTCCGTCCATCGTTCCTTTCTTATAGACTTTTCTATTGGGTTCTATGCCCTTTCCTTTCCATACCCCAATGTCCAGAGGATTTAGTCTTCTCGTAGACCACGCTAGAGTGATATCCGATGTCTGTCTGGTTTTTTGAAAATATTCAAATAATTTAATGTATCTCACTGTTCAAATTTTATTTTAGCCTCTTTTGCAATTTGCTCTATCGACTTTTGATTTCCTTTACTGTCTCTTGTGTTAATAATCACGTCATATTCACCCTGAGGCTGTGGTTTAGGGTAAATCCAATATTCTCTATTCTCATCCGATATACCGAGATCCGTTAGAAATACTTCTACCCATTCTTCTTTCGGTAGTAAAGATCTTATCTCATCGGCAGTCCATGACTTATCTGGGTCAACACCACCTCGAATAGGTTTTGCATAATACTTAAAACAGTAGGAATTCTTAAGAACACCATCCAAAGGTCTGTCTCCCCTTCTCTGAACATTCTTAATAGTGTGATCTATGGGAGCATGAATAAGTAACCATTTTGGTTTATCCGCCTTATTAAACATATCGATCACCCTCCCCTCAACATCATCATATATCACCTTATTCTTATCGTGTGGCTTACCGAATAGATTTCCCGAAGCATCTTTTAGACCTGTTTCAAAAATCTTACCATACATAGCTTCTTGTGCCATATACCATCTAGCAGCCTTATCGTAATTAGGATAATCCTCTGGACTAGTATACTTATATGGACATCCTGGATAGATCTCTGAAATAGTTGGCTTTCCCCTATTACCAAAATCTTCCATTCCCAATTCTTCAAACATAACATTGTAAAAAGAGTCTACCGCTAATACACACCAAGATGAATCTAGATTAACCAAAGCTGAGCTTTTACCTGCGGAAGATGCACCATCCAATATAAAATGCTTTAGCTTATTGCCATCTCCAGGAGAGAAATATTCAAATAGCTTAATGTACCTCATCTTCCTTTTTTTTCAAACTATATATCGTCTCTATCCAATTAGGGAATTCCTCGTAGATGTTTTCTGGACTAAGAACATACCCTAACTTTTCATAATCCTCTGGCTTACCAACTCTAAAAGATTGTTTGGAGTTATCGGAGAATTGCTTATATGTAAAATCTATAACCCATCCTTCCAAATAAGGAGCTATATGAGCCTCCTTGTTCTTCTTTGTTTCGTCGAAGTAGATAAGTTTAATCGGCAGTCTCTGATTCTCACACCACTCGAAGAACTTCTTGGAGTACCATGCACAGTTCCCTATCTTTGGATCGAATTTCTCTCCCTTTCTAAGATCATAATCCTTTCCCAAATCTCTGAGAAATGCCTCAGCTAATTTTTCAAAATCCTCCTTGAAATTAGGAACGTTGAATACCATAGCACTATAGTCGGCATTAGTTGCTGTGTATGATTCGAATAGCTGGATATACCTCATGAATCTATATATCACAAAAAATCCCTGCCTATTAGAGACAGGGATTTTATTTCGGTATAAGAGTTTAATTACTCCAGTGTGATGACAATTTTAGCTCCGGTTACCTTAGCTAACTTCTTAAGATCCATTAGACCTTGAACTGCGTTAGCATATACAGTGGTCTGTGGTGCTGGATTTGCCTTAGGGAGACTCATCTTAGTTTCATTTTTCTGAGTTTCCATTTTAGGAGTTTCGATTTTTAATTTCTTTTTACCTCCTCGCATCTTGGTGCTAACTGTAGTCGGAGCAACGATTCCCTTCCCTTTAGAGGAAGCCAATCTTCTATCAATGCCCATGGAGCTTTTTCTGCACCATATAGAAGCTTTAGTTCTTCCTAAGATCTTAGCGATCTCTACGGTTGAAGCACCCTTTGCAGCCAAAGACTGTAGGATGTTTAGATCATCTTTTGTCCACGCCTTATTGTTAGAAGGAGCGGCTGTGTTAACTGGTTTTTTTTCGTAAGCCATAAATAATGTTTTTTAAATTATACTCAAATATATTAAAGGATTACGGGGGAAAAAAATAATTTGAAAAATTTATTTTGATAAATCAGCGATAAGATCGTTGATTCTATTTTTCCCCTTCTCACCGATAGGTATCGGATGTCCCTCCTCATCTATATGAACAAATTTAATGTGTGTTCTAAGAACTAATATTTGCTTACCAGTATAAACATTATGAGCTCTAGCCTCCATAATTAAAGTAATAGAACTGTTACCAACTCCTGTCGGATAACCATATATTTTAAGTAGCTGTCCTTCTCTTGCTGGTTTTTCAAAATTGCACTTGTCTATCTGTACAGTTACCATTCTTGGCGTATCACATAGCTGCATCGAATAACCAGCTGCAGCTGCATCGATCCAAGCCAATAGTTTTCCTCCAAATAGATTCCCATGGAAACCCAAATCAGACTTCTTAATTGGATGTGTGTTTAGTAACTCCATTTTATTTGTATAACTTAGCAATCTCGTTTATCTGGTCGATCTTTTCCTTGGATAAACTATAATAAGCTCCCTGTAGAGCAACAAGAGACTTCTCAAAATCTATCTGATCATAAGAGGCATCCGAGCTAAATATTAATGCGGCTTTTCCTTTAGAATATTCGCTTAAGTTTTCTTTTAGTGAATCCATGAGATCATTATCTTCTGATGCCTCTTCCACAAGTATACCGATCATTTCCTTCTTTTCCCTTTTAGACATTTCTCTCCAGTAATCATCTGGATCAACATCTACCCATGCTTCAAAATTTGCCATAATTATTATTTTTAATTTATATGAGTGTCATTCAAAATATTTCGGCAAAATTAAAAATTTTCCAATATATACAATCGGATAACTCGAATCCCTCAATTTTTTTCCACTATGAATAAAAATTGTGCAAAAATTTTCCACTATGGACCCTGAGCATAAGGATAATGAATCACAGAAAAAAGATCCAGACAGTTGCCCTGATCCTAGCAACGTTTTTCAATCCACTAGGATTCGACGCTTTATTCGCTCTTGTGATGAAGTGGACAGGGTCATATTGGGCAACCGATTTAATCTTCTATTTCACATCTCTCCTATTTTTTGGATTATATTTTTTTATGGGTATCAATGTAAAAAATAACACCCCTAATAAAGATATCTAAATGGAGAATTAGTTAGCATTAATAAATGCAGGAAGTTTACAGAAGAGCATAAGAAAAAAATATCATGGTTAGGAAAATCTCATACTCAAGAATCTAGGGAAAAAATGAGTAAATCACAGAAGGGAAAGGAAAGAAACCACAGAACTAGAGCAAAAATCCTAATCCAGATGGATTTAAATATGAATTTTATTAGAGAATGGAACAGTTTATCAGAGGCTGCCAAATTCTATAATGCTAGTTGTGGCAGCTTATTTACAGGTATCAATCATCCAGAAAAAACGAGATTAGGATGTAAATGGAAATGGAAGGAGTAATTTCCATTACTTTTTTCTGGCTTATATTTTTGGCTTTCGGATAAACCTATTAGGATACCAGGGATAGGGAATAAAAAGAGGATTCCTTAATGTCCATTTCCCTTATGAGTCTAACTAATGCTGAGAGGTAAGCATCACAGGGATGAGCATGTACACCCTTATCTATTTCTATTTTAGCCTCATTCATTAATGGATCTATAATTCCCAATTTGTGGCCTTCAAAAAGGATTTCTTCTAGAAATTCGGAGTTGCTCATAGTCCGTTATATATTTACTTAGAAGTAAAAATCAGGGAACCGTGTTCCCTGATTCTAAACCAAAACAAACATTTTTAGAGAACCTCCTAAATGTTGCTAGTGTTCTATATCAGAAAGAATAAATGGTTTCACCTATTAATCAGCATTTCGCTAAAAATATATCGTAAACAGTCGGAATGCTTAGATTTATTCTCGTTTTTTAGAATTTCTAGAGCTTCATTTGGCTTAACCTTTCGAGTAATGGAGAAAACATCATTCAATATGGATTCCCCCCAAACCTCTTTAGCCTCCTTAATGGTCTGGGATTTAATAACAAAAGCTTTAATCATAATTAGTAAAGTAAATTTGATGGCATCTCTGGCCCTAGATACCCTCCACCATAATCCTGACAGGAACACTCTCTAATTTTCTGTCCACATTCATTGCAATTTGTGGACTTCTTCGATTTGGATTTTGTGATTTTTTTGTCCTCTTTTTTGGACTCGGTGATAAATTCTTGGAATTTAAGTATCATGTACTTATATATCCAACCTTATCTATGTGTTACGATCGGATATAGAACTTCAGTCACGAATTCGTTCATATCCTTAAGAGAGATTTTATCCAATGAATCACCTTTGCTATGACATAAATACCAAGAAGAATTATCTAGGAAAGAATCTCCTTGCTTAATACCAGACTCTCCTTCTAATAGCATCGGAAGAGGATTGATGACATTGGTATCGATTCCATACCTGGAAATAGCATAACAGTCACTGGGAGGAGTTTGAACTACAGGTGCATCGAATATACCAAGAATGTGCTCTGTTAGTTTCCCTGAATGTGCCCCGATCATAAAGTTCTTACCCCCCTTACCACTTAGCTCTATATTAAGAACCCATTCAATATCACCAAAATCCCCACAGAGGATTTGTTTAGCTAAATGATTAGCACCAATAAATCCAACTTCCTCACCATCTGTAAGAACAACATTAAGATCAGGGACTAAGGATTTTAAGTAGATTGCATTTATTACAGATGCTGAGTTATCGTTAGCATTATCCGAATCTGGGTTCACTATATCATGATGAGCTATTACCATTCTATTACTAGTTCCACGAAGAATGATATTATGGTATGTTGTTTCTCTAGCTAGGAAACTATCTAACTCGTAGGGAATCTCAAGTCCATCTAACAAAGACAATAGAAACTTTACTCGTGGAGTTGGCTCTTCAGTATTTAATGTAGCATTTCCTGCGTTTTTTTCTTGGCAGAATGGTGCTAATGATTCTAATATCTTGTTCATGTCCTTATATTTAAGAGCTAATTTACAACAACGTTACGGGATAAAAAAGATAAATCAGATTATTATATTTTTTAAATGATCTGAAATAATAGATGTCTTTTACGATATAAAAATTAAATTTGAGGTAATGAAAGGTGAGATAAAGTCTAAATTGGTTTCTATAATAGGAGCTCCATCATCAGGGAAAAGCACACTGGCAGCTTCTGTGCATCATGGATTAAAAATAAGAAAACAGAATTCGATCTTTGTCGGAGAAGCAGCTACTGATTATATAGCCGAGTGGGGAATTCCGGATACCCCTGTTGACCAAATAGTTATCTTTTATAAGCAGCTAGGAAGAGAAAGAATGTACGATGGTAGTAAAGATTGGATCATATGCGACTCGAGCTCAATCCTAAACTATTTCTATTTTAGATCCAGATTCAATTCAACTCTATCGCAGAAAGACATAGCAACGATAAATCATATCCAGAAGGAGATTCTGAAATCTCTCAATCAGTGGCACAAGATATACTACGTACCACCCTTTCTTGAAGAGGATGAGCAGGATGGTATCAGATATCACAATAAGGCAGAGATCATAAAACTTGATTCGATTATCAAGAATTATCTAGAACTTGAAAAGATTCCATATGTCGATTTAAGTCATATCCCTATACAGGATAGGGATGCTTATGTGATGAAGGATCTTTTAGTAAAGCTCTAGGATAATCTATCGATATATAGAGAAAAAATCTACAAGTGAGGCACATAAGAAGTTTTAAAAAACTTAACGAGTCCGATGATGAATATTTCAATATCATGGACATTAAAGAAGGATTAGAGTCTCTGAAGAGTCAAGCTGAATCATATTTCATAATAAACATGGATGATCATAGTCCGGAATTAGATTATTCGGAGGATGATACAGAACTAAAAATCACTGCGGAACTAAGCGATCATCCAAGCGACTACTATATAGAGATGGACAATGAACAGATATCGAATGACCTTTTCGCCTATATAAATCCTTCTGAAGAAACCCCTCTATTTACGGCGAGCGAGATAGAAAAAGCGATATATGATGCGATAGGCAACAATGATGACGGGAGAGATTTTGTTGAATCGATATACACAGGGGATTGCACTATAAGCTGGACCGTAGAAAGAGGAAAATTTACCTATAACGAATTTAGGGTAACTGCAGAAATAAATGGAACCCCGGAGGTATCCTATGTAAATTGGGAAGATTTCGTAGATAGTGTTTTAAAAGAACTTGGTAGCAGGGCTGCTGGGAGAATCACATACTCCTAAAAAGGCAGATCTAAGCTCAGAGAAGTTAGATGTTTTTCCGGAGCCTTCCATTCTAAAAGTACCTCAGCAAAATCGTTTCGCGATAGCCGATTCAGAAAATAACATTTTTCCTCTATCAGATATCCAGGCTCATCTTCATTTTTAGACGAATCGGTAATGTCATAGAAGTACCCAAGAGCGTGATCCCATCCATATGTCAATGTTCTATTGGTCTCCTGGTTTTTTATAACGTATCTACTCATTTCCTGGTTTATTATAGGTGGTAAAATATTTCTTAGTCTCTGAAAGTTTTATAATTTCTTCGGGGGTTTCCTTTACCTCCCAAGCATATTCTACCCCCATGCAATAGACCTCAGTTCTATCATCTAATCTATTCATTGCAGATATAAAAATAGGATTAATCCTAAGATCTCCTTGTACGTCGGAGTGTGTTAATTTAATAAATGTGCTCATGTGTATTTTATTACGTGTACTTCTAATTTATTTGCCGTTGCTAGATCTATCATGTGCTTAGTTCCTTTGCTCTCACCATTCCAGAAAGCAACTAGAACGTCACCATAGTCTGCCATTTCCTTGTTTCTACGGTAACCTGCTGATTTACCATACTTATCCCATTCTGCAGGAAATTTTTTAATCGGTATCTTGTTGAATTCAGCGTATTTTTCTCCAACCCTATCAGCCCCTTTAGCGCATCCACTAACAATTTCTCTTATTTCACGATTTTCAAAGATTCTTCTGCATGATTCATATAGAAGTTCATATTCCATAAAGTCTCTACCTCCGGCTATGATTACTTTCATTGTTTTAAAATTTAGGTAAATATAATAACAAATCCCGGAAATAAAAATTATGTGAACTTTAAAGCCTTTTTAACCTTAAGTATTTTGTCCGTGACAGACCCAGTTTCTATAGGAGAATCCAGAACAAAGATAAGTCTTTGACAGTTCCCGTTTGGTGCAAATCTCCACGATATACCTGTACCCATTTCTTTCTCCAGAATGGTTTTTAAATCGTCTACTATATAGGAAATTCTGTTAGGTACAGATCCATCCATGCTGGTTGGCCAATATTCAATTGCGAATTCTTCCTCGTCAATCCAAACGTAATCACTCTCCAATCCCGCTGACTCCAGGTACTTTTCTATATCCGGCCATATCTCTTTTATAAAATCATTTAAAAGTTCCTTTGGATCTTCTTCCTCAAAAGATTCGTATAGTTCTATATTTTTCATCGATCAATAATTAGACGGTAGAATTCCTGCTTCGTATTGCGATTTGCCATTCTTAAGAAGATATTCTAGCTGGGTCCATTGTTTTTTCGTTAGGTACTTTTTATCCTTAACCTGATTCCATAACTTAGAGAAAAAAGGATTGAATCTATACTTCTGGGGTAACCAGTCCCAGAGCTTCTGGTAGTACTGGATCTCTGCATCAGTAAACTCTTTTTTTTCAGGCTTACTGAAATTCTCGTACAGTTCTATATGTTCCATCTTACCTATTATCTAATTTTTGTCCTTATCCATGTTCAAACCCCCTAAATAAAATCCCAGGATTTTTTTACGCTAATGTATTTCTTAAGAGCTTCTATTTTTCTAAGAGATATCGTTAGATCGTCGCTTTTAAGTATTTGGCTCCACCCGGAGAGAAGGGATTTTCTCGCTTCTTCGGGTAGAGAATTAAATTTTTCGATCTCGTCTTGATTTTTTTCTAAAGCATCACCGAGGAGAATAGCATGTAAGCTTTCGTCTATGTCGTCTCCTTCTATCCTACCATTTTCCAAAAATTGATCAAGCAGATTACAGTAAATCTCTTTCACCTCTTTTTTTATATGCGAAGATATCGATGGGAGTCTTTTCAAATTCCAATTGACAAAAATTCTAACCTTTTTGAAGTCCTGAAAGATCTCAGTAATCGATTCGTTAATAATCCTTGTGATATCTTCGAATGTTTCAAAATTAATGTCTACCCTTATAGTTTGAGCTCCGTACTGGGAGAAGTTATAATTATTCAATTTATAACTACCCGAAGCTAGAGAAGGATCTAAAAAATATTGGAATTGCATATTATTTTCGGAGATAGGATATTTTGGGATTATATCGCTATCCGAATATTTTTCAAGCTTATCTATATTTTCTGATATACCTAATTCTTTTAAACCTATTGAAATAGATATGGAGTTTTGCCCCCATTTTTTATTTGATATGCATGGAAGCCCACCGTTTTTCTTAAGATTTTTATTTACCTTCACCACAAGATCTACTCCTTCGCTGTTTAGATAGTCAATCTGGTCATCGGTTAAAGTTATTCCACCGGATTTCAAAGCATCTTCGGATTCGTTTATGGAGTATTTCTTTATGTGTTTTAGGTTCATGTAGGTATATATCTAGGATTCAACATCCTTAATATCGGTTATCTCTACACTTATTAAATCCGGATCCTTTTTTGGACACATTTTTACTATTAGTTTATTGTAGAGACACTCTATTTCATCCAAACTTAAATTGCTTTTCTTCCCGTTTATATCAACGGTACAAGCTACAACATTTCCCTCGATGTAACCCTTTGCTGAATCTATTCTATCAAAGCTTCTTGCGAGTAATCCCTCTTCCTCGAATTTTTTACCAGTGTAATAACATGTCTGGTAAGCTAAAAGTTTCTTTACTGATTCGAATGAAAGATCGAATTCTAATTTTCTGTCTTGTGCGCTCTGGTGTATTTTTAGCATTTTTTTGGCTACTTCTAGATCCGTAACCTCCGTCTCCTTAGGCTTGTTTTGTTTACCTTTCCTCATATTTAGAATGTTTTATCTAATCACACCTAGACCTGAATAATTTGTGGTATAGAAAATAACCGACAAAAGGCCAAAAGTGGAAAATGATGACCCTCTCAATAAAGCTGTCCATTCTATATTCCTCATCCTTAGAAAAAAGAGACAATAGCTCCATAGTTATCCAGATGGGAACTCCAGGAGCAAAAAATATTAGACAGTAGATCATCATATTAGATATTTTATCTATATATGGATCTTATGTTTCCTTTTAGTGATAAATATTATCAGTATCTTCCCAACGAATTTTCTTTTCCCACTCCCATGCGCTATTTAAAATATCCTTCACACCGAATTTAGACTCCCATCCCAGAATAGAATTAGCCTTGGTACTGTCGCACCAAACTTCAGCAGGATCTCCTGGCCTTCTTGGTCCTCTTTCGCAAACTAAAAGATCCGGCTCAACGCAGAAGACAAATGTTTCCGCCATTTCATAAACTGATGTCCCCTTTCCTGTTCCTATGTTGAAGTAATCGAAAGTCCCGATATTCTGAGATTCCAGCCAAGATAAAGCTTTTAGATGAGCGATTGCGAGATCTGTCACGTGTATATAATCCCTAATAGCTGTACCATCAGGAGTTGGAAAATCCGACCCTGTTATAGTCATCGGTCCATATACTCCTGCAGCAGATTGTGTTATGATGGGGACAAGGTTGCTCGGTTTCCCTTTTGGTAGTTCCCCTATTAATAAGCTGTTATCAGCTCCTGCTGGATTAAAATATCTCAGAGCAACTGATCTAATGTTCTGTGATTTTGTCGTGTCCTCAACTATCCACTCACCCATAACCTTAGAAGATCCGTAGGGAGTAGTGCCCTTCCCGATTGGATGTTCCTCTGTAATTGGTAAAAATTGGGGATCGCCATAAACAGTAGCGGAACTTGAGAATATAAAATTTTTAACATTCCGAATCTTGCAGAATTTCAGAATATTAAGAAGTGATTTCAGATTGTTATCATAATATTCTATTGGATTGGAAACCGATTCTGGAGAAGATTTTAATGCTGCAAAGTGTATCACCGAATCAAAATTAGGATCAAGAGAGTCTAATTTTTCAAAAACCATGTGCATAGGTAAGCTGAGATCACATTCTACTAGATCTACTTTCTTTCCGCTGGCTTTTTCTATATTCTCTACAGCAGATCTATCTGAATTTATGAATGAGTCCAAGATTACAACATCGTGTCCCTCCCTTAAAGCTTCTACTGCGGTGTGAGATCCAATGTACCCCGCACCTCCGGTTATTAAAATTCTCATTTGTGCTTAGGTGATTTAAATCCTTTAAGCTTTTCTCCTATTTTATATTTCCTATTGGTTAAAAATGCAATCCCGCATTCAGTGTAAACCCAATACTTATATTTTTCATTCTCCTCCTCCATTATTTCTTCAACATAACAATCAAAATGCTTTTCCCGATAAATAGAGGAATCATAAGGGAAAGAATTTTTGTCCTCTGATTTATTGTGAATTGGATTTTTACAATCGCCTCTATGTGATCCCCATCTGTTATTCCCTGAACCGTATACAATGTACTCGCAGTTATTTAAACGATATACGCTATAATTCTGATCCGAAAATTCTGCGGTAGTATCTAAAGAAATCTTATCCTTATCAGAAGCCTTCTTGATATTTACATCCTCACAAGAAACGAGGATAATGGATATTGCTATTAACAAGATTGTTTTATTCATGCGTTTTTTATTTTTCTTTAAGTAGAAAATTATTAGAGATAGCTTTGAAAGAAACTGTCTTGTTACGGTTTCTAATAACTATACCCTCTCTTTCCGTTTGATTATTTAAGATCGACTTTCCTTCCGCCTGATTTAGAATCTCATCTATAGTTTCAGGAAGTTGATAGTCTTCTGATATAATTGGAACTAATTCAAGGGGGTTTCCGTCTACGTTGATTTTATCTAAAAAGTCTCTCATCTCATCAAGACCAAGGTACTCCTGTTCGTCTATGTTGAAAACGTTGAAGATCATAACCTTATGTCCTTTAATTCTGTATGGATTTCCTTGAATGCCCTCACCTATCAATTCTCCCTGGATTGCGTAGTTTTGATTCTGGGTTCCGAGTTTTTCTGCGATGAAAAATTCCCTAGCAATCTTCCAGAAAGTATTCTCCTTCTTAGGTCTTTCCACTCCATCTTCACATAAGACCGTTCCTGGTTGGAACTCCCCGGGATCTGCCAATTCTAGATTCCTTGAACAGACACCAAAAACACCGTCTCTGAAGTAGTATGTTGCAGAAGAACCGTCAAGTTTCTCTGTGACGTAATACTTCTGGGATTTCATATTATCAAACTCCTTGGTCATATTTTGGATTCTCTCCTCATCAGTCTTTCTGATAAATCCAGGAAAAAATCCTTTAACCTTACCCGATAACTCTGCAGGTATCGGTGGCTCATATTTAACCACTCCAAGAATTCCAGTTACGTCGGTTCCTTCCTCTATCACTAAGGCATTATCATATGGACCCAATTGGAGCTGATCTCCCCAGGGCTGTTTGCTAGTTCCGATCTTCATTTCACCATCATCTTCCAAGACATGTAGCGGCAAAATGAGTCCTTGACTAATCTGTCCTCTGAGACGGATTGTTTTTAATCTGAATCCCTCTAGATCTCCCATTTTCTTGTAGGATGATTTTCTTAGAAATTCAAGATCATCTCTTACTGGGAGGAAAGAGTCTATTTCACAGTAGATGCAAAGATCACCAGGACTATATTCTCCTTTCTTAGTTACTACTTTCCAAGAATTAATTACTGCTATCTCAATAGCATCAGCTCCTTCTATATGAAGGATTTCCTTTACTCTCTGTATGGAGGCTAATTTTCTTTCCATTTTTAATACTTATATGTGACAATCGTAGATTGAGATCATGGTATCATCATCCAATGATTCTATCATTTTGGAGACCTCTTTGTTCCAGTCGGATTGGTCTTTTTCTCCACTTACTGTTCCCCACCATCCCATTTCTCCTTTCTCGTACCATACACCGTCCTTTAAGACAGCAAATGTAGATATTGCAGAATCCGCAGCTTTTTGACAATGCTCTTCCTTCGAAACAGTCAGAAAATCAAGTGGATCCACCCCAAATAGTGAGTGATTATTTTTTCTGTTCCATTCATCTATTTTCTTGTTTGCATCCTGATTGTGGTAGTACTCCCTAGCTGCTTGAAGGTCGCCAGGGAACATAACTTCTCTAACGTGTTCCCATGAATGTGGTATTTCAACATCACCGAGGATCTTATTTACCTTGTCCCACGTTTTACCTGCATCCTCAGCCTCCGATTTTCTCATACCGTTAAAGTCTATGTCCTTTTTTCTTGCACTATCTGCAAATCCTGGTATTGCACTTCTTGTCATAATGCCCGCTTCTCCTATTTGACCTTCGGCACCGTCTTTCAATTTTAAGAATCCAGTCCATCTTCCTCCCAGAAGATACCAGTCCCACTTGGCATTTGCATTTTCATAGAACCCATATTTTTCTTCCTCTGGATGCTTTTTGTAACCCTCGTCCTTAGCATACTCTTCGAACGAATTTCCGTATCCATTCTTTTCATCCTCCGTGAGTTTATCCCATCCATCCTTTAAATATTCAGTTTCGTCTACAAAGGACAAATACTCTTCCGGACAATCTTCCATATTGTTTTCCTGATAGGGGGCTAATTGGTTTTCTGGATCGTTGCCAATTACCATTACTGTAAAGTGTGACATATCGTTTTTTTTTTCATAAAAGTAATCCAGGAAGACGGTAATAAAAAATTAAGGATATATAAACTATGAGAATAATCTTAGAATTTAACGAGTTTATTTTAGAATCTGAGAAGATCTATAAAACCCCAGGAGATCCGTATCAATACAAAGTGATTAATAACGTATGGATGACCAAGGGTAAAGATATAAAGGACTGGAAGTCCTTATCAGGTAACCAGACGGCAACGGACATTCTTGATTCTAGACATCCACAGGCTAGAAAAAAAGTAGCCCAGCAAACAACTTATTCCAACACACCTACAAATACACCTACAAATACGGCTACTAATTTAACACCAGGTAATAAACAGGACTTTATTCCTTCCACGAACACATCAACTATGATCTGCTCACATGCTGGTAAATGGGATGGTCCCGGTGCATCCAAGGCAGAGAATTGTCTAAAGAACATCGAGGAGAATATCAAGGCCAAGATAGACATGATAGAAATAGATATACAAATAACAGCCGATGGTGTTCCTGTTCTTTTCCATGACTCCCGTCTTGATTCTAAAACTAATGGTAAAGGAAAGATACAGAATCTGAATTGGAGCCAGGTTAAAGTGATTTCTTATAATTCCGACCCATCCCAGAAAATATGTTCCCTTCAGGATGTTGTGAATCTTATAAAAAAATACTCATCCAAAACAATGCTACAATTAGATAAATGCGACGCTAAAGAATTGTCAGTGATCAATAAAATTGGAATGCTTAGAGGGATAGAAAATCAAATAGTAGCAAAGGGTCAATCATACTATCCTCCATCCATAGTTAAGACAATGGGTATCAAATGGATGCCCATTCTCCCCACCACTAATGTGGGGAAAATAAAATCTAAGATCTCGGCTGATGATATAGTATCAAAAACAACCCCGGGGTTTTTCGAATATCAGTTCAGTGACTCTGACTCCTATATACTTAATGGATATATGTCGGATTCTCTGAGAACTAAGGGTGTTTATCCCATGGTAGTTGCGGTAGGAGGAACCAAAAATACAAACGGTGCTTCTTACAGAGGAGATTCTAAGACAGCATGGGAAAAAATAGTTAAAAACATAAAACCTAGTCTAATCATGACTAATCGACCAAGTCAACTAAAAGGATATCTTAAATAATATGAAACTTCCAAAGAAATACTTAAAAACTAATCCCGAAGTTATGAAGAGGGAAATCAAGAAACATGCGGATAAATCGGATAATGATTCTTCAGCTTATGGTCCTTGGGATGCTGATTATAAAAGTAGAAAGGCAGGTAAGGGTAAACCAGTAGAAACTAAACCTAGTAAATACACCAAGAAGTATAAGGAGATGTTCGAGGAAGACGATGATACGGAAGGTATGGTATTATCATATGAAGATTTTTCTAATATTCCAGATAATGTATTTGAGGAGATAGTTTTGGAGGATGATTCTTTAACCGAAGAGATTCTAAATGAAAAAATGGGTAAGAATTCACCAGTCTATAAAGCTTTGAAGAAAAAATCTGATAAGACTGGATTCCCGCTCGGTATATTGAAACAAGTCTGGAGCAGAGGGTATGCAGCTTGGAAAACTGGACATGTTCCAGGAACTACCCCACAACAGTGGGCATTTGCACGAGTGAACTCATTTGTAACCGGCGGGAGAACTACTGAAATGTCAGATAAGGCTCTTTATAAAAGAGCTAGAAAAAACATGAAAGATAAAAAGGATTAAGCTACGTTAACGTTTCCTGGTTTAGGCTTAGGAGCTAAATCATTCTTAGAATAGAATCTAGTTTTTCCTGCATAGTTCCAGAAAAAGGCATTGTTAGTCTTAGGACTTTGTCTCTCTACTGGTTTAGCTGCTCCTCCGCTTTTTGGTTTATCAGCTAAGAACTCCGTTCTGGATTGAACGTGCTTTCCAGCTTCCTTAGCCAATTTTGGATCTTTTTGAGCCAATATAGCGTTATTAATGGCAGCGGTGGCTTTATTTCTGTCTAGCTTTTTGGTTTTCATGTATACCGTTATAGCCTTCTCTTTTGAGTTTATGTTATTCCAATCTGCTCCTCTTTTTTTACCTACACTAACCGGCTCATATTGTCCCTTAGCAAGAATTATCTCCTTAATCGTTTTTCCGTAAGGTTTATTTGGAACTGCTAATCTATTGTAGATTGATTGGGCTGTATCGGACATACCTTGTTTTTGATCTGAGAAATTCTCACATGCCATTATAGTTATTAGAGTCCAATATTCCGAATTATCGATGGGGGTTTTTTTGACAACCTTAGGTTTTTTAAGAAAATCTGCTGCTGATTTTACACCACCTTTTATCATATTCTTCACATAATCCATCCCACTGGATGGCTTATATGCCTCGTTGATCTCACTGAACTGATTAAAGTCTAGTATATTCTTCATGCTGTATATATTTTTCTTTACGCTTATTTTCTTTCCTGATGCTATCATTTTTTAAGTTCATAGCATCTTTCTCTTTTTTGCTAACCGTTCCGAAAATATAAAGCAATGAAACTAGTAGTGAAACTACAAAAATACCGACCGGATCTCTATCCCTTTCCATTAGCAACTGTTTTTATACACGATATTTATCGTTTAGAGTTGCTATAACAAAGAGAAATTAACTATTTCTGTGACTTAATCACCTCGTCTATAATTCCATATTCTACTGCTTCGGCCGAGCTTAGCCAGAAATCTCTGGTTGCATCGTTCTTAACTACCTCAGGATCCTTATCGCAAAATTCTCCAAGAAGATCAAATAGAATCTGATTCACCTCTTTCCATTCTTTCCAGTCAACCTCTGCATCCTGAATGTTTCCTCTGAATCCGCCGCTGGATTGATGAAGCATCACCTTACTAAATCTAAGTGAAGATCTTTTACCCTTTGTCCCCGCACCTAAAAGTACAGATCCCATTGAAGCTGCCATACCGGTGTTAACTGTGATGATGTCCGGTTTTATGTATTGCATAACATCAACTATACTTAATCCGGACTTCACCGATCCTCCGGGTGAGTCTATGTGCATCGTAATGTCTTTCTTGGCATCGAAAGAAGATAAGAACATCAATTGAGCTTGAACAACTGTAGACATTCTATCGTTGACGGGGCCTGCAACCCAGAGGATCCTATCCATCATTAATCGATCGAAGACCGTCATCTGGGTAACTCTTAATTCTCTTTCCTCCAGAATCATCGGGGTCATTGATGACTCAATTTGTTTTTTATAATAATCAAGGCTAAGAGAACTTATACCTTCGCTGAGAGAATATTTCTCAAATTCTTTATTGACGTCCATTTTTTATTTACAGTTATTTGTTATTTTACATTCTAGATATGCAGCAGCACATCCAAATACGAAAGCTGAAGGTACGATTATCCACCAATAATTCAGTAGCAGATAATTTGATATTTCGATTAATTCCGACATAAGTTTGATTTTTTAAAATTACTAAATTTCGCTATTCTGAAATTTCTTAAAACTCATCAGCAGCGATCTTATATTCTCCCCACCAGCTGGATTCATTGAGTGGATCTCAAACTCGGGAAGTTTCTGGTTGGTGTCCATGCAGTGTTCAGTCAACCACTTAGCACAATCTAGACCCGTTTTTTCTTTAAAATGATCGTACTTCTTATTATATTCATCCACCCCTTGGTACATTGAATTGTCATAATGTTCGTCCGCTAGATCATGATCAAACGAGATTAAAATGGGTAAACCATCCTCCTCGATTTTTTTCACGAACTCGTCATGACTTCTTACGATTACCCAGTTCCACTTTGCGTATTTAATTGGATCCACCATGTATGCTACGCAGTCGTAGGGGTGTCTGAAGTCATCTAAAAAAAGATTGTACATTTTATAACTTTATCCAGTTTTCAACTTCGGAGACTTTCTCCTTCATTATAATATAGTCCAGAAACTCGAATCTGTTTCTATTTTCTATGTCCTTTACATAGGCCTCGAATCCAAGATTAGTCCAATATGCAGGAAGACCCTTACTGCTATCATCCGAAACCACTAGCTCTATTTTGTATTTCTTATCGTCCGGTAAAAACAATGGTTCCATTCTTTTAGCCAGCTTCTGAAGTGTATTTTTTGTGGGCATTTCGAAAAGTAGAGAGGTTATCAAAAATGATACATCCTCCAGTGATCTGGATATCTTTCTCTCTATATCTTTCTTATTTTGTATTTTTATGAAATTAATTTTGAAATCGCTGTACTTTACTGTTTGCTTTTTTATCCTGAGTTCGCTCATATTCTTTCTTTCCCTTTTTATTTTTACTTTTTATACTGGTATCTTACCCTCTTTATTCTTATAGCTTAATCTCAAATCTACTTCTCATGTTATCCAATACCTCATCAGGAACATTGTGGGTGTTTTTAGCACCATGTCTGTTCTCAACTATTAGGGAAACCACGCGATACCCGTATCTCTCGGCAAGATCAAAGTATGCTTTCATCTCCCACTCCTGAGTGGATGTATTGGAGACTACTATCTCCGGATAAAACTGAGGATTGACCTTATTGTCCTGCATTCTAGTCTCTACTTCTTTTCTGCACCATTCGTGGGCTTCTCTTAATCTAGAGACATCGAAGTTGTAGTTTCCCTCTTTGTCATAGAAGAACTTATCTGCCTCGCAGATTGCATATTCGTTCCAGATGTGATTCGCAAATGTAGATTTACCAGAGCCTGGTATACCTCTCACTATAAAGAGGGTAGGCTTTAGAACGTCAGAGTTCTCGTTTCTAGAATTTGTCTTTTCCATTATTTTTTATTTTTTTCTATTTCTCCAGAACCAATTACCTTTTAGATGGGTTCTACCCTCTGGATAGAATCTGGGTGAATCGAAAGCGATCCACCATAGTTCTAACCTCCAAATATAAAACCTTCTTACGGCAACATTGTATTCTAGCATAACTTTTTTTAAATTTCAGTGTGATGATCTTTAGGTAAAACCAGATACTTATTCGGTCGGCCACTCAGCATTTCCAAAATGTCCTCCATTAAATGAGGAATTAGGTTGTTCCCATCCATACCAACATCCATCGCTTTACCCTCATGTAATCGGAGATGTGGGGGAAGGTGTACATGTCCATGCAAATGAGGTACACCCTTTCCCATCCCATCCCAGCTAGCTATAGGATAGTGTGAACAGACAAATTGATATTTTTTGGTTTCCTTACCCTCAGGAACACGAACATCCAATACATCATAATCTGTAACGTTAGCGAATATTTTTTGGATCTCCTCTTTGTTTCGTCGGATATGATGATCGTGGTTTCCTAGGAAAAGAATAACGTTCTTACAATTTATTTTTTCTCGGAATTCAGATATTGAATCAAACCCACCGAAACTCCAATCCCCCAAGTGAACCAAAACGTCATCCTCTCCTACAGTGGAATTTATTCCATCGATAATTGAGGCATTCATTTCATCAAGGGAATTAAAATCTCTTGTTCCCCTTCTTCCGTCCCAATTAGAAATACCCCTACATATATTAGTGTGATTGTAGTGTGTATCTGAGGTAAAGAATAGTCTTTGATTTTTTGCTAGTATTATTTTCATATTAATCCTCTTTATTCCAAAATGGTTTTTGGTATTCTGGCCTAACTAATCTCCATAGATATTTGGAATAGTCTCCGCCGTCAAACATCTTAAATAATATGGGCTGAATTTTAGGATCCCGTTCCTTTACCCACTCAGCGTATTTTTTCTTGTCAGTCTCTGGCTCTTTGTCGCCAAATTTACCGAACATGTGATACTCATAGATTTTACCAACCTGTGATTCTATTCTCTGGTAATTTGTTAAAATAGAATTCATTGTCCTCTTTACCCAAGAGTCGAATTCATCGGGTACTTTGTCCAGAAAATCTTCTAAATTCTTGCCTTCTTTTAGTACCTCCCATATATCAACATTGGAGAAATTAGTAATAAGTCTATGGAGTCTAACATATTCTTCCCCTTTAATCTTCATTCTAAAGCCTGAGACGAACTTAATAACAAATCCCTCTGAATTATCTGGGATTATCTTTTTAAGCTCCTTATAGTCATCTATTCCATTGTATTTCTTAACTATCTTAAAGCCAGCATCCTCAAAGTCTCTAAAAAGAACGTTGTGTATATCATACTCGTATCCAGTCTGGTTGTCTATTATAGCAAGAAGAACTAGGTCCTCGTAATCGTAGCTAACAACTATTCTGTTTTCCGAATATATGATCTCAAATAAATAGGTGCATCCGGGATCTAGATCTTGGTATTTATATTTCGAGAGTATCCCCTTTCCTTTTACTGCCTGATCAGAGACGAACGAACCTCGAGTTGCCAAATGCCAATCGCTGTCATAATGAAAAAGAATTCCCAATGATCCGTCCATTTTCTCGAACACGTCAAAAGGCTCCGAAGGGATTTGATCTGGCGTATGTTCTTCCATATTAAAGAACTTAGGAAAAGTTCTTGCTACGACGTTACCCTCCAGATCTAGTACTGTACCTCTCATATTCAGAGTTATATCGTCCCAGCTTTGGGTGAACTGACAATCTCTTGTATAGTTGTAAATGTCTATAGAAAGATAAGGATGTGGATTCCTTTCCAGCATCCCTCTTTCGATATAATCATTTAATATTTTGAGATCGTATTTCATCTGTTAGATTTTACAATCACAAAGATAATATAATTGTACGGGGAAAAAAATTAAATTAGAGTAGATGTGACTTCATAACAACAATTCGGGTTAAGAATAAGTACACTTTCGCAGTCCCATCCATATAGAGATAGTGGGTGGGATAAATGGGTTTCTCTCTGTCCACTCTCTGTTAGCCATATTGCGTCACACTCTTTTGCTAATAACTCGAAATCTGGATACTCCTTAGAAAACCTTTTACTGTATGCTACTTTAGATTTTGGGATCATTTCCAGATCTTGCAGACTATCTATAACCAATATTTTGGCCTCATCTTTAAATTTAAGATTAAAGCTATCCGATTCATCGCAAGTTCTAAAGTTTTCTGCCAAGCACCAATCTTTCCATCCCCAGTTAGATTTTAGTGGAGATGTCCATAAACCTCCTCTGGGCTTAACCCAGTTCTCGTTTTTTACCTCTCTGAATAGTTCGGACTTATATTTGGATGATCCATAGTGAACTAATACCAGATCGGGGAATAAGGAGGCTCCGTGAATTTTAGAGTGGTATTTCTTTTTTGGTGTTTCCATCCATGATATTTTTAGATCGTTATTCTCCTTTAATTCTCTCTTCAATATAGGAAGCAATCTCTATAATGCTCATGGAATCTATCCAATTGTATGAAACCCCATTGAAAACAACCGAAAAATCCCCATCTGACCAATCATAAACAGCTTTGTTGAACTCCTTTATCTCGATTCTCTCCTTGTCTAATTCCCTCATCATTTCGGATATCACCCTGCTACCTGAACCCTCCTTCTTAGATCTTCTCTCCCTCTTCTTTCCGAAATATTTTGTTCCTTCGTGGTTAGCGCATCTAAGAATTAAACCCAGATCCGAATAGTCCTTTACCTTCCCATAGTTATCCAGAATATAAATTTTTGCTGCTCCGACAACCATACCTAACTCTCCGGAAAGTCTGAAATAATTACCCGAGAAATCCTTATTGTTATACTGTTCTGAATTTCTAATTCCATTCAGAACTTCCTGTTCTGACTTTGATAAATCTACCAACATATTAAAATCTTTTTAGTACGTAAACTTTTTTGCTCGCCCTTGTATAGGCTGTGTATTTTATTCTATTTCTTTCGACAATATCGAAGTTCATATTGATATCATCCTCTAGAACAAATGCTGTGTTATATGTGCTTCCCTGAGATTTGTGACATGTTATTGCGTATGCGTAACTCGCATCAGCAAATCTTCGGAGGAAGTTATAATACTGAATCCATGTCTTATCCTTACCAGACTTTCTAATAGCTCTAAGTTTCAGTATGTTAGCTAGTTTGTTGAAATCGCTCTCACTATCTTCGTGGAGGATCTGAATTACCTTTCTCTCCAGCTCATCGTCCTCGTTAAAATAAGACACCGTTGTACTGTAGTATTTCAAACTTATACCGAAAAGTTCCTCGTCTGGATCGTCTGATATTTTAAATCTATGATCCTTACTTTTAATCTCAAATTTCTCTACGGTAAATTCGTCATTTGTATTAAAGATGATCGACTCCCCTTCTATTATTGGAGTATTTGCTATAAGTTTTTCCCCAACTAATATCTTGGAACTCAATGACTCGTCTCCATAAATAACTTTCCTAATAAGAGAGTTCATCGATGATACGGTCTTATTTCTCCATGCTATAATCTTAGCATATTCAGAATCTCTTTCAAACTCCTTAGTTTTAAAATATCCCTCTAGTATTTTGGAAAATTCCTTACGAATATTATCGCTGTTCAGGTTTAGAAATTCTACTCCTTCCCCCCTGTCATTTATTAAATTCTCCGGAGCTACCTGTTGGGTTGAACCAAGATCCGATCTAATCCTTACCGAGACGCCTATAATTGAATTTCCATCCTTTTGCCTCATGACCTTTTTTAACTGTATGGTCTTGATGTTATAAAAATCAGCCAATTCATCTCTAAAAGGTATGCAGTCAGGTCTTCCCACAGGAGGGATCTGAGCTGGATCTCCCATACAGATAATCTTTAATTTACCCCGATATTTTATAATCTTCTGAAATAGATCATCGTTTAGCATGGAAACCTCATCTATGACCAGAAGCTTTATGGAGTTTATTCCAGGTTTAAGAAATCCATCGTTCTCGAAAACCTGTTGTCCATCCTGAGTAATCTTCTCTTTTAATCCTAGAAGCTTATGTACCGTTTGAAATGATACCCTGCTATTTTTTATTCCCGCAGTTTTTTTGATAACTCTAACTGATTTATTGGTAGGTCCAGTCACTGCTACCTTATACCATGCATGTGAGGAGTACATAACCTCTAGCACGTACCTGATGAGAACGCTTATACAGTATGTTTTACCGGTTCCTGCCCATCCTTTTAAAACATAGACACTTTGATCCTCCTTATCAGAGAGATAGTCTCGAAGGGTCTCAAAAGCTTTCAACTGATCAGAATTCAGTGTACTTAGATCTACTATCCTTTTATCTTTTTCCTTTACCTTCATGGACAATATAAAGTTGTTGGATTATCTTTATGAACGTCTATATCGGGATACTCTGATTTGAATTTCTGCAGATTAAATGGTCTGGTGATGAGATGAAATCCGCTTTTAGTTGGTATGATCCCTACCATCGGTTCCTTTCCAGCTTCTCTCTGCAAATCAGAAACGAAGTCACGGATCTTAGCGTATTTTTCTGCGTGACCAAAAGAATCCATAGAGACGTTATCTATGTCAACTATCCAAGTCTTGTCGGATGACGATCCGAACTCACCTGTACAGGACGCATACGCTTTCTTTACGGCCTTATAATTCTCAGATGATATGTAGTCCACTATTCTCTTCAAAGTCTGCATAGCGATCTTCTTTGAGTCCCGTACGTTAAGTCTAAGGTATGCTCTAGCATTCTCGTTGTCGCATATTTTAATAATCCGATGTTTTAGCTTATCATACTCCTCTGTGCTGTAGATGTAGAAGTCCGCTATATGGATCATATCCTTTTCTAGATCAGGATTATCCTTTCTTCTCTTTAGTATCTGGAGAAAATAGAAACTCTGATCGTCAGGAAAAACTATCAGAGGCCTTATGAGATCAAAATTATTTACTTTACTCATTCGCTTCGTATATTAAGCTTTCCGAAGCTTTCCTGTAATCTAAGAGATTGTCTGATCCTGATCCATCTCTATTAACTTTCTGTTTGTCCCAAATCTCATCCATTGATTCACTATCAAAAAGACCATTTGGGAAAATAGACATACAGATTTCTTCCAATGTCAATTTTTTGCCAATTCCCTTCTTTTTCATCTGATAAGCAATGTAATATGAATACATGACGGAATCTCCTGGTGTTTGACATGCAAGACCGATGAAAATAGCAGCAGCCTTATCCAATTCTCGGTTCATCGTTTTTAACCTATCCTCTAGTATTGGAATTAGAAATGACATCTTACGTGCATCCTCGTAGATCTCATCGATAGCCGATTTGTTTGTAACAAGGGTGACCAGCAATTTCATCATGCCCTCATCAAGAGGGTTTATCTTCCCAGTTCTTTCCAATTCCCCACAGAATAGCTCTTCCACAGAATTTTCTTTCTCTGTTTTACTAAATTCTAAATACTCAATCTTCTTTTCCATTTTCTCTTTTAATTTCAAATTATGCACTTTGATTCTTCTATTATCTCAATTTCCCTGTTTGTTTTCACTTCCCCATACGTTTCTATCCAAACCTTAGCTCCGCAGGATAGCGGTTTTTCTGGAGAATATACTATTCTTGCAGCGGGAAGTCCGTCTTGTCCATATACTATTGCCTCATTACAGTAAACGTTAGACTTGTAAGTCTTGCAAGTCAGCACTGGCTTGTTCTCACCTTTAGAGTTTGCCCTTATATTGTGTTGGTTTACGTGAATAATTGTTTTCATATCTCAAACTCCTCCTTTTTCTCATTGGCCACTATGGTTAATCCGATGAACTCTTCGGTTCCAGTATCGCCCATAGTCCCATCATATACCGTTTCTATAATAGCAGAACAGTGATTAACCTCAAATCCCTTTGATGCCAAATGATTTATGATTATCGAATAAACCTCGTGCTTGGAAATTTTTATCCCTACTCTCTCGCTTTTGGTTGCCTTCATTTTTTTGAATTTACCATAAAGATAAAAAAGTAACTCGGGAAATAAAAATAGAACACAAAAAAAATCCGAAGCGAAAACTCCGGATCTTTTATTCTAGTTATTTACTATTTGAAATCTTCGAAACTAATTAGGTTCTGCATACCTCCATTATCTTCGCTTAGCTTCTGATTAGGTTGCATGACAGGAGCATTCTGTAACCATTTCGCTATACCTAGAGTACTAGCAGCGGATCTTTCGTGATATGCCTTATGTGGGAATGTTCCGCAGTGGGGACATTCTTTTTCCGGATCAGCTATTGACTTTCCACATCCTGAGCATAAGTCCTGTCTTTTTCTTTCTTGTAATTCCATGTTCTATTCTTTATACAAATCTAAGTGCTCTAGATACGTCGATTAGTTTTCTTGTTAAGTCGTCCATATCTTCGTGTCTAGTAGTCATATCTACAAGATCGCTAAGTTCGTCATTCTCTCCGATTGCTCTTTTAAGATCCATTGATCCCTTTTTGAGAAGGTATTTTATTAGGAGAGCTTTAGCGTTCTCGTGAACTTGTGATCCCTCCATTCCTGGATCTATAAATACTGTAGGCTCTAGTTTTTCCGCTGCCTCGGTAAAGTAATCGGACAGGAGTGCATTAAGCTCTACGAGTAGTTCCTCTTTGTTCGTACCTCTTGCTGTTGTGAAAAAGCTATATCCTCCTTTAAGTAAATGTTCTTTCTCGTATTTACCCTTAGCCCTTTTAAAGGTTCTTTTAAAGATAGCGATGAATACCGATCCAAAGATCTCGTTGTCCTGGATGTTACATCTAACTGAATTGTCACCTGTTCTGAAGTTGATTCCATTTAATGGTAATCGATTGGTGTTATTTACACGCCAAACCTCATTGCTTTGTCTTATAGTACCACTAAGATCTGTATATCTAACTCCCAATATTTGTGCTATCATCTCACCATAGATTTCACCTACTCTAGAGGCTGCTCTTGAGTAAAATTTATATTTTGGAGCAATAACATCAACTTTTTTAATAACATCACCTCTGGTACTTCCAGTAAGACTCTTACCGACAATACCCATATTCTCCAGGTTTCTGATTGTTGGTAAAGCCTCAACTGCATTAGCATCTGGATCAATTAACTCGTCCGCTGCAATAGTTTCTTTCATTCTGGATAGGATATCCTGCATACTTAAAGCAGCTCCAACAGGAACTAATTCGTTGAAGTTGATATTCGGGATATCTTTCTTAGGAATAATCGCTGCCGGAATATTATTTCTAATAATTCTAAGGAGCAGTGATCTTAAACATGCCTCAGGAGTATCGAACTTGTGAAGTGCATATCTTTCAACACCAGCTTTGCTAGATAGGTACTCATAACAGAACTCGCCATCCTCATTCTTGTAGAGCTCAACGTCTGCCATAGGACCTCCTCTTCTAATTAGAAGTATGGTGTCTCTATCCCTAGCTTCAATCTGGACTCCAATCGCCTGAAGATCTCGTCCTTCTTCGCTGTTATTAAATGAGTCAGTAAGCTCTCTAGTAGTTTCGGTCGTTCCGTACCATTGACCTCTTCTGGCCATTTCATCTATGGATACTGTGTTATTTTTGAATTCTTCCATTTTATATTTATGCTTTTGATTTTACATTCTTTTAGAGATCTCCGACATAACCTCATCTCGGTTTTTGATAATTTCCTCCATGCTTTCCATATCCTTCGGTTTAATATCTAGGACACCCTGTTTTTTAAGATCGATAAGATCCTGCATGTTCTTCAGATTTCTCTTAACTGATTCCCCGATTTTTTCCATATCATCTTTGGAATAATCAGTGCCAACAATAGCATCGAAAACGTGCCAAGTTGCAGCTGAGAAAATTCCATGATCCCTAAATACTTTCATGAACTCGCTCTTGGTCAGTTTTCTTTCTATGAAGATAATTTCAGCAACAGTTCCTGAGATTTGTTCCCAGTCTTCCGGCGGAACCGCTCCAGATAGGAATCCTTTGCTTAATGTGATTAGAGATTCTATGATTTTCTTAGTGTCTAGACCGGAAGAATCTCTAAAGTATTTCTCTAAAGCAAGCTTAATTGAAACCTCTCTATCAAATCTTTCCTTAACTGCATCAACAAGTTCCTGCGGGTAATATTGCTTGAGAATTTCAACATAAGTTCTTCCGCTAACTCTTGAATTTGGTCTATCGTGGGATGTGTGTACACTTCCATCTGGGTTTATTGTGATACCAAGCAAACTCTTAGGATCAGAAACCGGACGGTTTCTATCGATAATATTTAATTGGATTCTACCTCCACCGTATGACCAGAATGTAGAGTCCGTTTTAATACACCAGCCAGTATCAGAACAAACTGCTCTATTTGCTTCCGGTGTTCTTGCAGACATTGCAATATACTTGTTTTTAGCATAGAGAATACCAGCTTGTGGTCCTAATTTTTTCAGCGATGCTAGAAGCTCATCGTCTCCTTTACCCCATGCTTCTATAAAGTTAAGAGCATCCTTTTTAATATCCAGGAATGCTGTACGTGAATTTGAATATTCAGTGTATGTTCTAGTATCGTCATACTTCTTCATATTCTTAGAAAAAGACTTCCAAGCATTCTCACCGTCAACATCAGGTAGTGTCTTTAACTGGTTAGATATTGCAGTTAGGTCCTCAATTTCTTCTTCCGATGCCTTGTTGAATTCTTTCTTCATTCTCGGAGTCATCTCTTGGAAGAAATCTTTAACCTTCTTTCTTCTTTCAAAGCTTCTTAGCTCATCACCAAGAAGTTCATATCCCGGTTTAGTCTCTTCGTCATCCTCACCTGGTACGTATTTAGAATAGTCACCAACAGACATTGAAAGGTCTGATAAAGTGTTCTTGTATTTTGTTAACAGAGCGAAGATCTCCTGTAGTTCCTCTAGCGTTGCATTCTGTTCCAGATAGAACTTTAAGAATGGTAGCGTATACCCAGTATTCTTCTGAGTTAAATCTCGAACCTGAATATATCTAGGGTTCTGAAGAATCCTTCTCTTGTCTTCCTCTGGAATATCTGAGATTTTTATCTCCTTTTTGTCTGCATGTTTCTTTAATAGATAATCTTTGGCTGGTTGAAGACTCTCATTAAGAGGATCTACAGCTTCAAAAAAAGTTCGGAAGCTAAGGCTTTTCATCATTTTATACAAATTTACTTTCGATATATATTCAAAACTAAATCATAAAAGAATGGCAATAATTACAAAAATGAATGAGTTTTTGGCCACCAGACCCGGAACAGCTCCGACTAGGCCAGATATTAAGCCAGGAACAACCCCAGGCACAACTCCGTCCAAGCCAGGACCTATCAGAAGGGACAAGCCTTCTGTTGATCCTAGACCTAAAGCTAAGATTGATGATGTTATGAAAAGATTCATGACAGAATTAAGAAAAAGCAAAATGGCAATTAAATTCGACTTATCAAAACTAAAATCCAGATACGATGATTAAATCATTCCATGACAGACTAAATGAAGCTTCTCTTAGAGGAAATCCAGGAATACCTGGTGAGGGAGAGGGAGATCAAAGAAAAAAATACCTAGCCGATATAGAGAGAAAGGCGGAGGAAAGAAACGCTCAATTGCAAAGAACCCACGGAAGGGACATCCCTCAATTCATGAGTCTTGTCTCTAGAGCGAAAGCTATTCAAAAAGGTAAGGAAGCTCAATTAGAGGCTTTAGCAGAAAGAGCTATCAGAACCATGTATGGAGATATTCTAAATGATGTTGAATTAAGAATTAAATTTCCTAAAGGTGACCAGATGAAGAAAAGCATGGAGAATGTTCCAGCAGAACCAGCAGAAATGCCACAATTCAAAGAATTGCAAGACGCTGGGATTATTTCAGAAATCCACAAGAGAAAAATCGCAAACAACATAACTCAGGGAGAAGCTAAGAACACCAAGAAAATGTTGAACCTTCCGGAAGTTAGAGATGGTTTATATGAGATCCTTGGTAGAGAAGTTGGTGAGGAATATCGGGTTACCCTGAATAAGATCACTGAAATTGCTGGATTCTTCGATTGGATGATTCCAATGGAGGTTCAAAAAGAGATGTGGGAAAGAGACAAATCTGGTTTTTCTGGATCCGTTTCAGTTCAGTGGGAAACTCCAGAAGAATCTAAGGATTCGGAAGACTTAGCACAGCAAATTTTAGATGAGCTAATGGACGATTCTGAACTTCCTAAGGAAGAAACTGAAGAGCTTTTCGATTCAGTTAGACCAACGATAAACGTTCTTGGTACTGACTTTGCTATGCTTTTGCATGAAACAGTTAAAGGAATATATGAGCTAATCGCTGCTTGTGCTATTCCGGAAGACGAAGAATCCGCTCAAATGGTTATAGATAACACTGATACCTTAGCAGATGAAATTGAGGATCTTAGATATGGGCCGGAGATTGCAGGAGACCTTAGAGATTTTATCAACGAATTTCCAGAGTCTGCAGATGTACCAAACTTAAGAGAGCATGTTTTTGGTAAGCTCATGCTCATGCCTGCTGATGATTTTCTAAAGTTAATGCTGATGATTTTATCAGAGGATCCTAAAGCCAAAGAAGGGGTTCAGGAAATTATCGATGAGATAGTTCAGGAATTGAAAGACTATGAATTGGCAATGGCTGGTATAGATTCAGATGATTACAAGGAGTATCCAACCGCAACAGAAGAGCCGGAGGGAGAACCAGATTACGCTAATATGTCTCAAAAAGAAATTAGTAGATTGATCGACGATGCGATCGATGCTAGAGACTTCGATAGGGTAAAAGAACTATCTAAATATCTAAACGAGTCTAAACAAAGAGGACTTTATGAAAGGGTGAGTAAGATTGATGGTGTTAGATTTAGAGATTCTTCTCATTAAACGATAACAATAAAATAAAAAAACCTAGATTGAAAGATCTAGGTTTTTTTTGTGATTAATCAAATTCAGGATTTTTGTAAAAATCTATAGATTTTAATTTCTTCAACTTCTTCGATCTTAGAATTTTTCTAATTAACGAAAGATCCTTATTTACTGCTACCTTATTTCTATTTCTCATACCATCAATACTGGGTTCTTAAAAGCTGTATTACGTCCCAAGAGTCTTCCAAAGCATCGTGAGTAACTACTCCCTCCACTTTAGCTCTCTTCTTACAATCATAAAGTGCAGGTAATGCCTTATCGTTTTTCCAATCTGTAAAAATAACTGCGGGGTCAATTATTCTCTGCCTGATTCTTATAAGCTGCTGCCATCTCGGTAGACGATCGACGAAATGCTTATCAAAAGAAGCAAAATTCTTTCCTGCTACATTTATAGTAACTGGCTTCGTTTTGGATGTAATCATGGGATATGTTTTCCCGTTTTCTAGCTTGACCATTTGACCATTGAGCATATCCGGGTTAAATTCCACCACACCATTATCATATAGCCATCGATAAAATCCTTCGACTAAATCGCTCTCGTGGTAGAATTGCATGCCCGTCATCTGAACAATATCGTTTTTCTCGTCCTGATCCTTTGCTGTTTGGTACTGGACAATAGCCTCTATTATCTTCTTGTTCATATTCATAGCAAATGGAGATCCCGTTATCTCGTTGTGCAAGATTGCAGCATGGAATTTAGGAATTTCATCATAAGGGAGTTTTTTTTCTGTGTCCTCAAGGATAGCTCCGAATGAAAGAATCTGGTATTTGTCCTTCTCTAGACCGGTAGTTTCGAGATCGATTGATAAGTAAATCATATTTTATTTTATTTTAATTGTTTTCAATACGCCACAAGTAATACTCTTTGTTATGAATGTTTATATCTTTCATTGTTCCCGTTGTTTAAGTTCTACAATTTCAATCAATTTGTCAAGACAAGCAAGCTCCGCTTCTTCATAGGTTTTATAGATATCTGAAAGAAATGAATATGCAAATGACCATTTAATATAAAACTCATATTCATCGCTATTAAGACTTGTCACATCAATAAGAAATTGTTTTTCTCTAAACCATCTAAATGCTTGTGAAAATGTTGGTGCAACTATTCCATCTTTTATCAAATCGGATTTAACCGCTTCCCCATATGCTAAACCATATGACTCACTAACATACCACGCAAAACAAGGTTCATCAAATCCAAGTTGTTTGAGTTTTAAAGCCAACTCATAGGGTACAAATTCTTTTGTCATTTTTCTTGTTGTTTAAATGGTATGACATTGTTTTCAATGTCCTAAATAAGTCATAACCTCCTTCCATCCCGGAAATTTATCCTGTCCGAAGTGAATGTGTTCTCCGCTAAAATCTGCAACACCGTTGGCGATTCGGTCATCTATAAGAAAATCCCCCTTAACCAATCCTTTATTGTGGCAAAGAATTAGTTTCTTTTTAGATGTGTCACCCAAATACCTTTGTACCCATGATCTTTTCTCTGCCCATGCATCTGGATTACTCCACGGTGGTGTGCTTAAGATATAGGTTTCGTATTTTTCCTGAAGTGCGATCCAAGCATCAATAGCTCCTTCGATTGGCTCAAGATCTTTATATGCTTCAGTGTGTCTAAAAAGACTGTGTCCCTTTACACCCTTAGCTTCCAATTCCTTAGCTCTCTTATCGAAATCGCAGATAACGCCATCCATATCAATGAGAACTATAGGCTTGGTAATCTCGATACTAGCTCTAAGCCAAGGCTCGGGAGAATTTTTCTTGTCTCTAATCGTGCTTAAAGCATTTTCAAGATCAGCTATCTCCATCTTCCAGTGACGGATTTCATAGGCATCTCTAGGATCCGAGTCTGCGCTTTCACTAATGTATTTTTTCAGGGTCTCAATTCTCACGATTATTTCTTTTTCGCTCATCTTTTAAAATAAATTATTTCCGGGAAATACCCAAATACAAACTTAGTAACATCACATAGCCACATATCCAGTTCATATTCTATCCCTATATAGTTGTTTAATCTGTACCAAGATCCTTCGCCCATTTCCCAGCCTTCGATTCTACCTGGTTTTATCAATTCTAGTTTGCCAGATCCATCGAAATCAAGAACCGAAAGAGTGACACATATCTCCTCTTCCCCCTGCGATAAGATTTCTAAAAAAGAGTCGGCACCAGCAATCATCTCGAGATCGTCCTTGCTTCCTTCCCATTCGGGTAAGTCAACATACCATCTGCCGCTAATCTCTTTATAGAAAACAAAGGTTCTCATTCCTTATCAAAATAACCTGTAATGCCTAGCAAGTATACACAAGCGATTACACCAATTACTATGATAGCTACTACTTGTGCTACTGGATGTAAATTTTCCATGTTAGTCGATTTTATTTTCGAGCTTATTAATTTTCGAGAGGTAGATCTCGGAAACCATCTTTCTGTCAGCAGGAAGACCAGCAAAGCCTCTCATGATTTCTCCTGTAGAGGAAGCACCATTCGAGATAAGCTCATTGATTTTATCTACAATCTCATCCTCGGTCATTTGCTTAGGTAGATAGCTTTCTATGATCTTTAGCTCCTCTTTTGCGAAATCCCTAATTTGTCCATCTTCCATCTTCCCGATAGTTTCCTTCGATGCCTTAGCAGCTTGGTTTAGAATGGCAGTTACATCCTCGTCGCTTAGATCCTGTACGTTTTTATTTTTTTCTGCCAATTCAATTCCTCCTTTGATTACGGAAAGTAAATTTTTCTTTAGCATGTCTCTTTCCTTGAAAGCGATCATGTAATCGGTGTTAATTCTTTTTTTAAGTGTCATCTTTTTCAATTTCTTAACGTAAAGATAAGTAACTGTTTCGGGGAAAAAAATTAAATCGACTTATTATCCAATAATAAAGTGAATAGATCGTATCCTGACATCAGTTTAGATTTTGAATGTAAAAATTCTTTCCAGATCCTTTTACATATTGAACAGATATCCCACAAGGAGTTACCAGCTCAACAAACATGGGATTGCCAGTAGATAGACATATCTCATTTACGAGGTTGACCGGCTTAACTGTTACCAAAAGATTTCTGGATGATCCCAGAATCTTTAAACATGCTCCTTCCAGATTTAGATCCGGATCTACGGTTATTTTTATGCAATTCTCTCCAGCAGTTTCTGCCTTAAAATCCTGTAAAAGTGGTTTTTCGTGCATCCTTTATTTTTATATAACTCAAACATATTAAAAAGTTGCGGATATTAAAAAATATAGGGGGATGTTTTCGATTTATGGGGGGATATATAGAAAAAAAATAAAAAATTATGCTACTAAAAAAAGGATCTAGTGGTGAAGATGTAAAAAAACTTCAGCAAAAATTAGGTTTAAATGCAGACGGGGCTTTTGGAGCAGGAACAGAAGCTAAAGTTAAAGAATGGCAAGCAGCCAATGGATTAACAGCCGATGGAATTGTCGGATCTGGAACTTGGAGTAAGATGTTTGGCGAAAGTAATACACCAGCTGCAGCACCGGTATCCATTCCAAAAATGGAGAATTTAAATCTGGAGGGTCTTAGAGGTCACGTTCCGGATGCAGTTCTAGCCCAGATACCAGACACTGCAAAGAAATTTAATATTACAAACAATCTGAGACTAGCACACTTCTTAGCACAGTGCGGGCATGAATCTGGTGGTTTCAAAGCGGTTAGCGAAAATCTCAACTATTCTGCTGATGGACTAAAGAAAATCTTTGGAAAATATTTTCCGGGTAATCTTAATGAATCATACGCTCGCCAACCTGAGAAGATAGCTTCCAGAGTTTACGCATCTAGAATGGGTAACGGTGATGAATCATCTAAAGAAGGTTTCAAGTTCAGAGGTAGAGGATACATCCAATTGACAGGAAAATCAAACTACACAAATTTCACAAAGTTTATCGGAGAAGATTGTGTTTCAAATCCGGATCTAGTTGCTACTAAATATCCTTTAGCTTCAGCAGCATTCTTTTTTGATTCAAATAAACTTTGGTCTATTTGCGATAGAGGAGCTGATGATGCAACTGTTACTGCAGTTACTAAAAGAGTAAATGGAGGAACAATCGGATTAGCTGATAGAATTAAACACTTTAAGGAATATTACAAAGCTCTTAGCTCGTAATACCTACTAAGAACCCAAAAAACCAAAACAACCAAAACAAACATTTTTAGATCATGAAAAACAAAATTATTTTAGCACTGCTTTTAAGCTTGCTTTCGTTAACAACGGACCACCTTTTTGCACAGGCTGTTCCGGCAGCTCCATCCAACGGATTATGGGGTATTATTGATGCTCAATATCAGATTGGAACATCAGCTCAAGGAACTACAAACGCTAAGATCACTCTACAAAACACAACGCTTACAAAATTTGCGGGTGTTCAATTTAGAGTATTTTACGATAATGTAGCTTTCACAAATGCTACTGTGTCTTTGATCGGATCTCCGACAAACTTGGATCTACAGTACATAACAAACACAGCAAACGGATACATTACTATAACTCTAGTTTACACTGGTTCAAGTGCTACTTATACGATACCAAACGGTGAGAGATTCTTAATAACATTTACTCATGCACCAGCAGCTACATTTAATAACTTAGTTTCCATATCCAACTTGACATGGTCGGGAGCTCAGACCTTTACCCCGTATGCTGCTAAACAAGACGGTATGGATACCACACTAAGTGTACACAATTACGGCGGTGTATTTACTCCAGTAAACTTTGCTTACCATGGAACATTCACCAACGTAACTGGAACACCAGCTAAGAACTTAACATTAGCTTTACAGAGAAGACCGTTTGGAGGTAACACTTGGACACAACACTCAACATACGTTACTGACATAAATGGTGACTTTGCTATATCTGTTCCTCTGGATACAACCTATTGGGATGTAAGATTAGCAGTACAAGGTGATTCAATGACAGTCGGTAACATCATCTCAACTGCGGATGCTCAGCTAATAAACCAATGGGTATTAGGTAACGGTACTATGACAGGATTTGATTACTATGCAGCAGATGTTAATGGATCAAACAACGTAACAATATCCGACGCTTGGGGAGTATTTGGTAGAATCTCGGGCAGATTCAACGTTTGGCCAAATAACACTAAAGACGTTAAATTCTTTACTCAATCAGAATATAACACAATCAACGGATCTTCAACTAACTACACTGCATCAATAGCAGGAACAACAAACTTCACATTTGAAATTTTACCAGGTCAACCTGATTCAGTAGTTTATTACGTGTCTGTACCGGGAGATGCCAATGGAACTGGCTATAATATGGCTCGTGTAACACCAATCGAAGTAATAGTTGGGCCTGCTCCAGGATTAGAGAATCAAATCTACAATGTAATCGATACTAAAGTGGAATATGATTTCCCAACTTCTACTATAGAAGTTAACGTACCACACATATCAGTACAAGAGGGAAATTTAGTAAACGTACCAGTTAAGGTATTAACTAATGGCATCGAATTAAGTTCACTTCAATTTGGATTAAAATATAACGAGGACCTACTTTCATTTAAGGGAGTTTATTCATCATCTTCTGCAATGCAATGGTTAACTTATATTAATCCAAATAACGGGGAAATAGATTGGGGAGGATATGATATTACCAATAATCAGAATACCCTTAAAAACGGAGATGAGGTTGTAACACTACAATTTGTAGCACTCCAACCACAGAATCAATGGGACGAGAGCCCATTATATACTACCAGAAAATTTGCGGGTAACTCTTCTAATTCTAAAGATTTAACATTGACCCCAACAAATGGTATACTTCAGGTATTGAAAATTTCTAACGGACAATTGATAGACTCGAACTCCATGTTAGTTTATCCTAACCCATTTGAAAAGGATGTTATGATAACATTCAACCTATCTGAAACTTCAAATGCTTCGTTATACATATCAGATTTGCAAGGTAGAAAGGTAGCTACTATATTAACAGGTCAGGTGCCAAACGGACAATTTTCATACTATACAGATCTTGGTAAATTACAATCGGGATTATATTTCGTAACTCTAAATACGGAGAACGGAACATCTATAGTAGAAAAGATAGCTAAAATAAAATAAAATAAAAAATGAGTGAAGAAACAAATGCGCCAGAGACCAACGACGGGACTTGGTCTGGACTAAAAAAGACAATTATCGGAACATTAACTACAGTAATTGCTGGAGGTGGAGTATGGATAAGTACTACTATTTTTGGTGGTGGAGGTGAAGAAAGCGAGGAAAATAAAACTGAACAAGCTGCTCCTGCACAACAACCGGTTATCAATTTAAATGTACAACAAAACCAAGAGAACAAGCAAAAGACTGAAAATAACGGTGGTGGTACAGTAATACACGAAAGAGTTATTGAAAAACCTGCACCTCAGCAGACAACCCAAACTCAACCTAAAAAGGAAGAGGAATCTTGGTAATTAAAAAATAAAATAAATTATAAAAATGGCAATTAAAAAATTCTTTAGCAGCAAAACAGATTACGTAAAAGTAGAAGATAAAAATAGATTCTACTATATGCTTCAACAAATGCAAGCAAACAGATGGAGAATAACAGCAATCGTATTAGGATTATTTACCCTTATCATATTGGGTATTAATGCGGGTGTATTCTTTGGTAAGACTATAGGAGAAGATTGGAAAGAAATGTTATTGATCCTATTAGGAGCCTTTGTAGGTAACTTGAATAAGGTGGTAGATTACTGGTTCAACTCAGAAGACCGAGATAAAATGCTAATCCAAAAAGTTGACGAGGAAGACGGAGTAAGCATTTCTAATGTAGCTGATGACTCTCATTTAGGAGAAAAAAAAACTAGTGTCGTAGAGGAAGTTTACGTCAAAGAACCAGAAGTTGAATACCCTTCAGCAGTAGAGGAGACAATAATAGAAGAACCTATTGCAGAGGAATTCCAAAAATCTGAAGTTGATGAAGACGGAGACGGTATAAATGATGGATACGACACAGACGGAGACGGTGATATCGATGAATATTTCGAGCATAGAAATTGCGAACATGTTTGGGGAGACGCAGACGGAGACGGATTCGAAGAATGTCAAGAATGCGGATTATTAAGAAGCCAAATAGAAGAATAATAATGAAAAATATAATATTTGTAACATTAATATTAAGCTTATTCAGCTGTAAAACCTTACAGGCCCAACCCCCTCAAAATGGAGGGGGTATAGGTTCTGTTAAAACAGAACAGTACGTTGCTGATTTTGAAAAGAAGCAATCGATAGATTCTGTTGCTGATTACGATGGATCAGTACAAGTTCCAATACAATTATTAAAAATCGGAATTAACGAAGAACTGTATGATCTATACCCAGAATTAAAAGACAAACGAGTTGGTCTTGGTGTAACTAATATTGTTATCGAGTATCTAGAATATACCAACAGATTCATATTCACCGAAGAAAAGGAAGACATCAAGCAGAGGATGATCGCACAGGACAAGGCTTCAGATAAAGGTGTGTCTTCGAACAAGATTGAAGTTAAAGGTAATGTGGTTTTAGCTAAATATTTTGTTTATATAGAGGTTTATGACTTTAGTGTATCTGAAGATGAGATAATTAAGGTAAATGGACAGCAAACAGTAAATCAGACTACAAGATTAGGATTGCAGATTAAATTCGTTGATGCAGAAACAAGTCAGGTTATAGTTGGATCTGGTCTGGGAGAAGCTGTAACAATCAAGACATCTTCTATATTGGGTGACATTAGCGATGATGTGAAGTTTAATCAATCTACTGTTGGTATATCAACAAAGAAAGCTTTAGAAACAGCTTCATCAAGAGTTGTAACTAGGCTTATATCGAAAGGGATATTTCCAAGGTGAGAATAAGAATTTCTATATCTTTATTTTTTTTGGTGTTTGCTTTTTTAAAAACAAATGCGCAAACGTATAATTATTCTTACACTGATCCATGTACTGGCAATATTAAAAATCTAATAGTACCAATAAACGGTACTGTTACTGTGGGATACTATGGATTTATTGGTAATTTTTCACAGCAGGACTTCTCCAATGGGAATTTTGAATCATGGGCTAATAATATATTTTCCCAATATAATGGATCTCCATGCTCTGAGATAATTGGACTTGGCGGCCAGATAAACATGGCTCAGGATGTTGCTCTTAATACTATAAGTATAATTAACTCTCTTTCTTCCCTCATGGATTTATCTAATGGTGCTACTGATTTTTTAAGTGGAACTTTAACAGCAGCATCAAATTCATCAAATACACGGGAAAAAAAAGGGGATAAAAAGAATAATAACGGTGGGAATGCTAATTCTCAGCAGACGGCTTCAGGAACTGTAAATAGTGGAACTAATGCCGGCGGATCTACAAATAATGCGGGAAGTTCAAACAGTAACTTAAATCCTAATAATAACTCAGAGACCAGTACAAGCAATAGCACCGGTACAAATTCAAATTCAGGGGGAATCTCCAATAGCACCGCATCAAATAATCAAAATGGAACTAATGGAACAGGTAACACTAATGGAGGAAATCAAGCCACTTCTGGATCAAATGAAGGAGGCTCAAACAATGGAGGAATTGGAACCTCTGGTTCAAATGCTGGAGCTCAAGGTGAGACACCAACAGGAAGCAATGCAGCTCAAAATGGATCAAATGAAAATGGAAATACACAGACTTTGCCGTCTGTAAATAATCAAAATTCAAATACCAATGGAACTAATATCAATAGCACTGTCAATAATAATCCTAGCGGCTCTGTCGGGAATGGCAATATGGGGTCTAGTACTTCCGGGCAAGGGGAAAAAGGAGAAACGAATCAGGGAATAACTAACGGTAATCCTACTCCTACTCCTACTCCTACCAATTCAACAAATAGCAACTCTAACTCCGGTGGAAATTCAAATAGTGGATCTCCTAATGAAAATGGAAACACTACAAATTCGGAGGAAACGACGAAACCTCAAGAAGAACAAGGTGGGCAAACAAATATTACACAGGGAGCTACGAAGACTATAAATCAAAATAAGGATGGGGGTAAGCCTACTGTAATAGCATCAAGTGATTTTGTTGGATTTAATTTTCAAAATTCTGAAGTCAGAACAGGACTAAAATTAACAGGTGGGTATCACAATATGAGATGGGATGGAGAAACTGCTCGTGGGGGTTTACTAGACTACGTATCTGCTCAGAAAGGGCCAAATCTAACTGGATATCATGCATGGATAAATAAGAAAAGTGTTGGTCTTTTATCTGGAACATTATCGGTAGGATTTGAAGGAAGAGGTTCTATTTACGGAACATTAGCAGGAGGTCAAATGTTTATGTTCCCGAAGATACCGAATCTGAAGGCAGTTTATATGGGGACAATATCATATGGGCAAGTTTATAAAACACCTTTCCTAGGATCTGCTTTAATCGCTGGTGGTATGTATGATCTAAAATTCGGAAGAAGAATAGACATGAAGATAATGGCACTGTTCGTTTATTCTCCATATGTAAGTTACTATAATGATTTGGTATTAAAGTCACCTTATGTTGTTCTACCTAGTCTTGGTACTAACATAAACATAACCAAAAGATTTAAATTTAACATAAATGCAGGGGGAGCCTGGGCTATAAAAGTAAACACTCTAAATTATACAATAACATGTGGAACAAGATTATTAGTTGGGCAATAATATTATTTTGTGTGTTACCGCTAGATGCACAAACTTTTACACATTCCGGTTATATCTACAACGCGGATGGAACTGGTGCTGTAAATGTGCCAATTAAATTATATAGAAGAACCACTCCGACATTAGTAGGATTTACATCACAAACAAATTATAACGGGCATTCATATTATCGTTCTACTGGATCGATGACTTGGACAAGCGCAAAAACTGCTTGTGAAAACATGGGAGGTCACTTAGCAACTGTTTCTAATGTTTCTGAAAATAACTTCTTGTTTAATACATGGCCATCGGGTTGGATTGGATACTATCAGGATAAAGTTGCTGGATATACTTATTCCGAACCGGTTGGGGGATATCGTTGGACAGAAACACAGGTTACTAGTGGATTGAAGACGGATTATGATGTGTCATCCTACACATCGGGATCAACTTTAGTGGATATAAAATCATCCGTAAATGCAACACTATACAATTCTCCAGTCTATACAAGTACGGGCGGTAAATACTTAGCCTTTAATGGGTCTAATCAGTATGCAATAACTAATAACTTATCTTCGCAGTTCTCATCAACAGCAATATCAGTAGTTGCTTGGGTTTATCCTACTGGAAATGGAGTGATAGCTTCAGAATTAAATGTTGCGAATCCATCGTCAGGTTGGCACGAGTCAATTATGGAGATTACTGGATCTAACACATTACGAGTTGGTTTTTGGAGCGCTAGCGGAATTGTTCAATTGAGTACTGCTATCACTCTTAATACTTGGAATATGGTCTGCATTACTTACGATGGAACCACTATGAGAGGATATCTTAATAATGTAAGCTTTGGTAGTGTTAACTTTTCTCGCCAAGCCGCATTTATACATGGTGGTAACGGACAACAACATTTTGCTTTTGGTCTGAATGATGCTACCAATATGGGCCATGGCGGGTTCGGAGCGTTTAGATTAGGTCTCATCCAGTTTTTCGATAGAGCAATTACAGTGGATGAAATTGATAGAACATTTAACCTGTACGCATACAGATATAGGACAAACCAATATACCAATTGGAACCCAGGAGAACCAAACAACTCAGGAACTGAGGATTATACCCAATTTGTTGGTGGTGGCAAGTGGAACGATTTAGCAAACACCTCATTACCTTATGTTATAGAGTTTGATTATATCAATGATTTTACACCATGGGCATTACACCAAATAGTATATACTAATTCTTCCGGATATTATAGTTTTTCCCAACCTACAAACCCAGCAACTGAATGGTACATACAAATAGATGCTTTAACTCCAATCACATCTTTAAATATAAATGATATGGTTGAAGTATCTAAGCTGATTTTAGGTACAACCCCGCTTAAGAGTATTCATTACAATAGATATGACGTTAACTACGACGGTAAGATAAACGTCGCTGATGAAACATATATCAATTTAAGAAGATTTGGGTTTCTGCCAAATTGGATAGGTATGACACCATCAAAATTATATACAACAGCACAATATAACACATTGATAGCAAATACATCCGATATGAGATTAGCTATCCCGGGTGTATCATCGATAACAATAAACTCACCCTTGAGTGGGGGGAGTACTAATTATTATCTCATCGCTCCAGCTTATAAAACAACAGTAAATTACTAAATGAAAAAACTACTACTTACTTTAATTATCATTTTTCCACTATTTTCTTTTTCGCAAGAGTCATTGAGAGATTCGGTCTACATCAAAACCGACATGTTTGAAATTGTATATTCGGAGAAACTACAACAACCTAAATTTATCAGATATACAGTACAGTGTCCAAATGGATCTGCACCAAGAACAGGTATGGACTTTTATATCTGTGATTCGATTGTGACATCCGATAATAAAGATTACGAGGGAAATCCCTACGATAAGGGACATCTTGCCCCGGCAGCAGATTTTAACTGCACCAAAGAGATGTTATTCAGAACTTTCACATATTTAAATTGCTCACTCCAGCAAGAGAATCTAAATAGAACTACCTGGAGGTTATTGGAAGCAAGGGAAAGAGAATTAGCGAAAACAAACAAATCCGTTGTGGTTGAGATCAGATGTGTATATACAGCCAAGTCAATAGTACTTCCAACAGGTGCAACAGTTCCTGACGGATATTACAAAACAATAAGATATGGAGATAAAGTTGAAAGATATTATTTCAAGAATGAAAAGCCAGCATCTACAGATTACAATAAATATCTAATAAAATGAAAAATGTGATTTTACTTTTCGGACTAACCCTATTTAGTCTGAACCTACAAGCACAGCAGTGTGTTTATGTTGATTCGGTTTACAATACTGCAAAACTAAAAGAGATGGGAAACAGGGACATCCGATTTGGCATAAGACAAATTGTTGAAGATGAGGTGTCTCAAAAGTTTTGTTTATCCGATGAAGGAAACGACATCGATGTTGAAGTATTTTACTTTGGATTACCTAAGACCACAATAAGGATAGTTGGTGTAGAAAAAACAGAATCGGTTACTCAGGTTGGTGTTAGACTATACTATAATGGGAAATGCTACGAAGGTATAGGAGAATCTGAAACAGAGATTAGAGCGATAATGATTGAGGTTAAAGAAGGAGGAATCCCATTCGAAAAAATGACTGTATCATCAGCTCTAAAAAAAGCAATACATGAAGCAGTAATGAAGCTATGAAGAATGTAATTATAACCATACTATTCTCTCTTTCACTAACATATTCGTTTGGTCAGATTAAAGTGGCAGACGTTGGTGATGGATGGAAAGATAAAGTTGATAGCGCTATTAGTATTATCAAAAAATACGATCTTGAAAAGTATAATATGTTGTTGGAGACATGTCAATCGATAGGATACTGGAATGGGGGATTTTCCACAACTGAAGGCGACACCATGATAACCATATCTGTTAATGACATAAAAGGATCTAATATTTACAATATAGCAGCTATTTTAGTGCATGAATCCATGCACCTATACATCAAACAGCTATGCTCTAAATTAGATCCTAGAAATGAAGAAGTTCTCTGCTATACGTACGAACTTCACTTTCTAAATAAAATACCAGGAGTAGATCCTTGGTTAATTCAAAATGCTCTAAAAATGATAGAGTATTACAAAAATTAGGTCAGGAAAAGATAAATATATCGGATCATGAATCCTACTAAAAATAAGAAAAATAAACTATGAGTTACACAAGGGAACAGATTGAAAAAGCCATTAAAGGTAAAGGCTATAAATGGTTCGAAGACGCTTCAAATAAGACTTATGATGTAAACATTGTTGGTGTTAGAAATAACGCTCCCAGTGTTGCAGATAAGGTAACAAACGTTTTTGATGATCATTTAACTATATCGTATAAGGATGAGTCTGGAAATTGGCAATACTTCTGCTGGGCAGGTACATGTGATCCTGGCAAAAAAGGTGTCATGGAATTCCATAATAAGAAAGGTGTTGCTAGATTAGTTCCTGGACAATACCGAGGTGTTTGGATGATCGATAAGCACCAGGGTAAATATGAAGCTCTTTGCCAAAGAAAGGGTAATGTCACTGTATGGAGAGATGCAAATAGGGATATGATATACGAGGAGAAAGTAACGGACACTGGTATGTTCGGTATTAATATACATAAAGCTGGACAGGATTCAATGTGGGTAGAAAACTGGAGCGAAGGATGCCAGGTTTTTAAAAGAGTTAAAGATTTTGATCAATTCATGTCGATATGTAAGAAAGCTGCTAAGATACACGGTAACGCTTTTTCTTACACTCTAATAGAGTCAACTGACATAGCTTAAAAATAACAAACCAAAAAATGGCAAAGGCAAAAGTACAATCAACTAATAACTTCGTTAAGAAAAACAGAAGCTCCTGTGATCGACACGCTAAGAGCAAAACTTCTAACAATAAAAGGTCCAAGAAATACGTAAAAGGGTATAGAGGACAAGGGAAATAAAAAAAAAGCCAATCTTACGATTGGCTTTTTTGTTAAAGATTTGATTGTAGAAGTGACGGGAGGGACGATGTTATGTTTAAGAATTTATTCATAATGTCGTTTGGGTTTATCTGATAAATATCTCCATTATCTAACTCCAATGTTATTTCAAACTTTCTACGGCGATTGCCTTTCCATCTTCTATCCTTGTATGCTTTCTTTATAGATACTTTCGGATCCTTTCCATTTTTCCAATCAGTAAGACTCATCTTTCTTGGTGGATAAAAGTCCATATCAAATAACCTTTGGATCAATACCATATCCTTATCCTCGGTGATTTCCTCGCCAACCTCTAGCTTATCAAGAAGATACTCGTAAGAATTTCTGATCCGGTATGTTGTTAGAAACATATCCTGATTTTTTTCGCTGTTAGCAAATAATGCTAGATTTGGAGCAATCCATGCCTTAGCTCTTGTGTCGTTGTTAAGAGCTTTAATTAATTCTGTTTTAATCATTAAGTTTTCCATAATTTGTTTTTTTTTTATTTTATACTAGTTTATATGCAAAGGTTTTGGAAAAGTTTAAGAAATTTGGAAAAAAATCAAAAAAAAATCCCGAAGTTGTTAATAACTCCGGGACTACGTTAAATTATATTGGATTTTTAGTTGTTTAGTATCATTTCATTTATTTTCTCGTCCATAAATGCTTTATTTTTTAGACCCGAGGCTCTTTCTTTTTCGACTCCATTTTTAAGAAAAACCAGGGTTGGTATGCTTCTTATGTTGTACTTTCTAGCAAGTTCTGGATCGGAGTCCACGTTAACCTTTCTAATGGTAACCCCCGATTCATTTCCCTCAGGAAATTGCTTCTGCATTGATTCAATCATGGGTGACATTGCCTTGCAAGGTCCACACCATTCAGCGTAAAAATCGATAATCTCTATATTCATCTTATTTGTATTTTTTAGCTAGAGCGTTGGCAGATTCTAAATCCTCTACTCCAAATTTTTGTGCCTGCGTTAAATATCCCCCATCTGCAAATTTCTTTGGCCTATTCTTAGCCATTGAGTTCCAGTTGTTGTATTGTGTTGTGTATTTCCAGATTGCTTCCGGTGTGATTAAAGAAGAATTGACTTTGGTGTCATATAAATATCCTCCGACGTTACCCCCAGTCCTATCAGCTCCGTGGGCACAGTGTATAAGTGTGTTTCCCTTAGCTAGAAGCTCGTTTACTTTCGCTTGATCTTTAACTGATGATAACTTATGGAATTCACATCCTATCTCCTTACATAGAGCTTTTTCTTCCTCTATGGTAACTGCTTTGTTTAGCATATGATGTTTTGCGTCCTTCCCGTCGCCGTTTAATCTGATAACTCTCTTAATACCGTATTTAATATACATGTTCTTCATGTGCTTCATAGGTAATTGAGCACTTCTGTAGTTGGTTTCTTTCCCGTCGGGAATTAAATGAAAATTGAATTCCTTGGAGATCTTAGGATCTAGCTTTTCCGGATCCGCTCCCTTCTCTAAAGGAAGAATAACCTGATCTATATCGTCTTGGGTGTTAGTGACCGTGTTTGTATTGGTATTGGTACTAGTCCCTGGATTTTTAACAGTTCTTTTTGGAGCTTTTTCTGTTCTAGAGGTAGGATTTTCTGTATCTAATATATCAATTGAAACTTGATATGCCGGTTTAAAGTCCTTCCCTGTTATTTCATACCATCTAGTGTGATCGTCTCTTTTTGCCATCCAGTGATCATTTTCCACCTTGTATTTATATGGATCTCCTTTTCTGGATATAATTCCTCCTATAACATTAGAAGATCCGGTAGAATACTGTTGTGTATTTTCTCCCTGTCCTGAGGATGTAGTAGAATACGAAACTTCAGAAGAAACGACTTTACCTGGTGTATTTATTAAACGGTCTACTTCAGCACCGATCTTAGCCAAGACTGGTCTATTGGTGTGTGCTTCTCTATCGGTTGCAACATATCCCTTTGCTGGATAAACTATGATAGCTCCCTCCTTTTCGTACCCTTTGTAGTATTCCTTAACCTGTGCCTCTGTTACATTCCTATTTCCTCCCCATCCCCAGCTTCCCTGTAATTGTAGGAATCTAGCATTAGGGAATACTCTCTTAAGTTCGGTGTATAGTCCCTTTATGTCATCCTTCTTATTAAAACCTCCGTTGGTGCCAATGTTGATGACAACGTTCTGTATTCTCGGAGAAATTGGATATTTAGAAACTGCAGATTTTAACCATTTAACTCCCTTCCCACCTTTCCAAAGAGAACCTTCTCCCTGTTGATTAGACAAAAGACTAGCATTTTTGATATTTAAAGCCATCAGAGGGGATGCAGAATCTCCTATAATGATATTAGTAGCATTAGGATCCACCGATTCATTAATCGATGAAAATGTGCTAAAAGATATGATATTTTCCATACTATTATATATCCAAAAAATATAATTGATGGATGGATTTAAATCAGGTGCTTTATTATTTTATCTTTAAGCCCTGATTGTTTTATGCCTTCCCTGTATGATCTTTTACAATGAACGAAATTATCGAGACCCCATGCTTCTCTTTTCGACATATCCAGATCATCAAGAGCAACCCAATGTGTCACTTCCGGGTGTGTTTCTAACCAGTAATTTATCTCATAACTTCTCTCTATTTCAAGAGAATCTTCCCTGGTGTATTCTAGAAAAGACGGAATCTTTTTTTCTTTGAGTAAAGCGGAGAAGAAGGGGGTAGTATCTATAGGGGGTTTGATACCCCTGGTTCGATACATTTCCTGTATTTGTTCCAGGGTTCCCCATCTTTTCCAATCTGAAGAAATCACTATGTCACATCCAGTAACATCTACGATTTCATTTAGAACTTTAACTGCTTTTCTGTCGAAGTTATCCATTCTTATGTCCATAGGGGTTTCTGGATTACTGTCGTATCCTTTTTTCTTATATCTACTTCCCCATTGATCACATAAGCAGATAACTCCATCGTGATCCAGAAATAATATCTTTTTCCCCTCCATGGTTATCAAACTAGTGATTCTGTAGTCACTCTTTCTTGAGGCATCATCAATCTAAGATAGTCTTTATCTTGGGTAAAGATTGGAGTTTCCGGATCGGCTTCAAATTTTGATCTAGTATAAATGTGTTTATCATCAATTCTCTCAGTGTTTGGTGTTTTTGCTACATCTTCGATAGAATCCGATTTGATAAATTTCTTTTCTACTTTACGAATCAAACTTCCTCTTTTTTCACGAGGGGTAAAGTCATTCCAGTTAATCCCTTTTTCCAACATTAGCATATCTTGCATCTGATTGGTTTTCTTACCGTGCAACTCCTTTGAAGAAAAATAAGCTTGAGCAACAGAAGAAATAGAATTTCTTGTAGCATCTTGTTGTCTCCAAATAAAGTAGTTAATCACTTCCTCTTGGTAAGGGATTTGAAATACTCGTGCATCAAACATTGCAAGTTTATATGATGAGATTATCTCACCCCAAACTTTGGTCGGGTCTTCATAAAGAATTCTTGCCAATCTTAGTCTATTAAATTCAGCAGTTGCCAATGAAGCAGCAATACTTGCCATTTTCTGCAAGTTTCCGTCAAACCAAGCATGTGTAGAAATGTCATCGTAATCAGTGATGAGAATTGAAATCTCATCTGATTGAACGTATCCAAATTTTGCTCCTTGGATATTCTGACATAGGTACTCAGTTGTACGATTCATGTCTTCCATTAACCCTTCGTCGAATGGACGTTTAAGTCCTCGTGTGTAAGTATGGAATGCTTTTCCGTCGATACGGATGATTGTGTTGGTGCGACGTCCCAACTTGTAACGTGTTCGGTCTTCATAGAAGTCCTTCATTCTGTCGCCTAGCGCATCTTTCATTTTGCTTTTATTTTTTTTATTCTTTCCTCCAGATCATCATAGACTAGGTTTGAGTAAGTCATATGCAAATCCCCCTCCTCGTCATCTGAAAGATCTATGATAAAATCGTCTATCATGTTATGGAGAATCTCCTCGTGAATTTCTTCTAAGTTTTCATAGGTAAGCTCCGGATAAAAGTCCAGAGCTTCCTCGATGTGTTTTTTCTGATCTTTATTAAGTTCCATGCTAATTTCCGCTAAATCCTACTCTTTTCTGCCCCTTTCCTCTTGGTTTGGTTTCTAAACCTCTAAGATGGTTTATTGCCTGTTGATAAGGTGTTTCTAAAACTTTAACAGATATTAGGAGTTCTTTAAGATGAGAAAGAGACATACCTTCAGTATCTTTGATCCACACTTCAATCTCCTCTTGTTCCATGTTTCCTTTTGTTTTTCTTTCAAGATAGGATCTTCTCACATTTTCACAAGGAGGCGAAACATAATATCTTCTATCAAATCGAGATGGCCTATTAGTTATTCTTTCTTCCAATCTCTCCGGATAGTTAGTCGTTGCTATATAAGCAACATTCTCCGTTTGCTTAATCCCGTCCAGCATATTTAGCAGCTGAGAAGTTACAAAATTTCCCTCGGAAGCTATGGAATCAATATCTTCGAGTATAACTATAATCGGTCTTCTTGGCTCTATTTGTCTGAGTTTATCCACTATGGAAATGTAACCTCTAACTGTATCCTCGTCCTTTAGATTTATAACTAAACCATTGAGATCCTTTATTATGTGCTTCATGCAAAGCTGGAGTATACCAGATTTACCACATCCTGGATCTCCATATAATAAAATACCTCTTTTATGGAGAACACCGAAGCTTTTATATTCATCTTTCTTCTGCCAGAACTTTTTTAGATCATCTAATATCTCGCTTATTTCCGGAGTTGGAAGTTCAAAAAGCTCGTCTGTGTTAACGGTCATCTTCAGTAATGTCCATTCACCCATACGGTTATTATAACAAGGCTCGTATAAACCTGGATCTAGCATATCCATGGTTTTAGAAGATGGACAGAAACTGCCGTCTCCCACTATTGACCACTGTACGAAGTCGTTTTTAACGTCAATGTTTTCGTTATCCTCGTTACTCTGAGGGTAAGAGAGTTCTTCTGTTCTTTCCACCATATCCAAAATTCTTTTACGTATCCTTGTATTTCTCACCATTCTATAATTTATTTTCTATTTCTCTTTGTTCTAGATCTATTATTAGATTCTGAATCGGTATTTAGGTATATCGATTTTCTTTGATCTATGAATTCCTGAGGAACAAGCAAAACAATCGGATTTTTTCTATCCCAGTTAGGATCTCCCTCCCATATAAGATACGTTCTTCTCCCCATCTCATTTCCATCTATAGAAAGAAATAATGTATCCCGACTTGGGTTAGCGTATGCAAAGTCTGCATAAACCGGATTTATTATATCCGACTTATAGGATGTTTGAGCTACTATACTGCCTGAAGCAAAAAATAAGACTAGAGGAAGATAAAGATTTTTCATTTTTTAAAATTTATTATTTGTTATTTTTTCTATTTTTAATTTTATCTCCGCTGTCTTTGATTGTTTCCCACAGGGAAGGATCTATTTCATCATTCTTTTGAATTCTCGAATAATTTTTTTCAAGAAACGTCCAGGTTGATCTTACGTCGTAACAGATAGGATCCCCGTTCTCATCCCATGCACCTATTCCAATCTCTCCGCCGTTTATTTTTCCTACACTAGCTGTTTTACCATCTATTTCTCTAGAAGATCCCAAGATAGGAAGTGATGACCAATCCTTTCTACCAAAATCATTCTCGCAGCAAAACCAAGAAAACCAATCATACCCGGTTTCACCGTATATTTCTCTAACTAGATCATCTATTATTCGATGAAGATCATCGCTAAAATCTATTAGATCTATTTTTAAAGAGTATGCCTGATTTACTATCTCCGAATGCCTTTTTAATCTCTCTATAATGTCTGAAAATTTATCGAATGTCATTTTGATTGGTTTGATCCTAAAGATAATAAAAAGAGCCGATAAAAAAAAATTACCGATATATAAAATTATGACGAGACCAAGTAAGGAATATCTTGATTACATCTCTAAGAGATTGGAAGCAATGAACCCCAGTGCAAACCAAGTAAATGGATCCAGTTGTCAAGAGCCATTTTCGATGCCTTCGATCATGGATCAAATGGGGCAAACAGCATTACATTATCTTAACAATAAGAAAGATGTTGTAATAGAGCCAGATCCATTATTTCCTAATAGGAACTAGAATCCTAGTTATATTTAGCAGATATCGATTCCGCAATCATCCTTTTGTATTTTGTTGTCGACCATCCATGATCTCTATTTAGATAGTGTACAGGAATTCCTATATCGTCCCCGGTAAAGGATTTATCTATGTAATCATCTCCTAAAAACCTAACGTGGAAGATGTTCATCCTAAACCCCGTACTTATTATATCATGCAGATCTTTCTCCAATTTATAAACCATTACCCCATCCACGTGATTTAGAGCTTTAAGCATTCTCATCCTGTCTATTACTGGTAGGATTGGTTTAATTTTCTCCGGTCTCTCGACACTAGGATCTTCGTGCAACAAAACAACTAAAGAATCGCAATGTTCTTTACATTGATCAAACATATTAATGTATCCCGGATGGATGACATCAAAATTTCCTGCTATTATTCCTGTCTTCATTTAATGTTGTTTTAATTACTTAATGGCATTTTTATAGGTGCGTGGGATTGGTAGTTTTCTATAATAAAATCGGTATTATCTAAATGAGTGATTAGATTGAAATTTTCCCGAACTGACTTGTAGAAATCATCACTCTTCATTTGTTTTAAATCGGGTAAAGGATAAGAATCCCTGCCTAATTGTTCTTTTACTCCCTCTATCTGGTTTAGATATATGTGGCAATCTCCCATGTTTGCTACTACCTCGTCGGGTATCATACCTACAACTTTTGCTATTATAGATAGAAGTAGGGCATATGATGCTATATTAAAAGGGGTACCTAGAGGAACGTCCTGGCTTCTAGCATTATACATTAGAGAAATTCCTCTCGAGGGAAACTTAAGGGAATCGAGATGCTTGTGCGTGAAATCCTCCGTAAAGGTTAAACTTTTCCCTCTTGAATCCGACCATAGCTTACACCTTTCAGATAAGCTGAATTCTCTCGTATATAATTGGAAACCATAGTGGCATGGCGGAAGGACTGAAAGATGCAGTTCAGATGGATTCCATGCGGTTACCATCAATCTTCTCGAATCCGGATCTTCCTGGAGGGTTTTTATTACCTGAGATATTTGATCTATCGGAGGGTATAAAAAATACACAGATCCATCGTGGTATTCTTCAGACTGTCCAAATGCTCTCCATTGTTTTCCGTAGATAGGTCCAAGATCTCCCCATTTTTCAGAAAAAACTGAATCTGTTTTAATCCTGTGTATAAATGATTCCTTATCCAGATAGCTATATCCTTCAGAATCGTCACCTTTTAAGATTCCGTCCTGAACAGCCTTATCGATCGATTGTTTTACCGTTCTCTCGTAGTTCTTGTAAGCATCACCATCCCAAATATGACAATCATTATCAATAAGAAATTTAATATTGGTGTCACCTCTTAAAAACCATAGTAGCTCAGTTACTATTCCTTTCCAGTACATCTTCTTTGTGGTGAGCAAAGGGAATCCTTCCGACATATTATGTCTGATCTGCCTACCAAACACGGATATTGTCCCTGTCCCGGTTCTATCCTTCTTTTCTACTCCATTGTCTAGTATGTCCTGAAGGAGAGTTTGATATTGTTTATCTATGCTATTCATACTTTTATTTTTACCAGCTATCAACGTCGGTTAAATCTAATTCAACTTTTGCAAGTTCGCTAAAAACGGAAATTCCTAAACCAATTCCTGTAGGGGTTATTGTCCAAGTGAATGATCCATACTCCCCATATAATGCTTTAATGTGTGATTTCCACCCATCATACTTTTTTTGCTGCTTGTCATTCAATTCAAACGACAACGAATAATTTTTTCCTTTAGTTTCCATCAGTTCAATTTATCGGAATAGTTCTCATCAAATTTCTTCATTTCATTCTGGAAATGTGGGTCGTTTTTAATTTTAGCATCTTGCCATGCTTCTTTTCTGTCTCCCCATAGGATCCACAATCTAAAGAAATCATAGATAATTCTTATTCCTCTCATCTTTAATACTTTCTAATTGTATTCTACGAACACAAAAATGTTCTCACAGGGATTTGAATATCAGAAAAATTACTTAGAAAATTGAACGGATTCTAGATCTTCCTTAATAGAAGATACCTCTGCCTCCAGTGAGGAGTCATTAAGATCCATAAACTTTAAATACTGCTTTTCTATGCAGGAGGAGAGTTCTATATAAGATTTATTTTCCTCCGGGAAAGTGTGTATTGCAAAATGGCTTTCAGAAAGAAGCCAGAGAGCTGTGTATCCTTGTGGTTCGAAATTATACTCAACGAAGCTAAGTATACCAAATCCGCTATCTTTGAGTAGTTCGGTGTACTTGTTTCTTAATTTAAATGGATTAGTCTCTGTTACCCATTCTGAGTGGTTAAACATTTGTGCTTTCATTCTCCTCTGTCTTCTTATTTTTATGCTATATACCCAAAAAATAAGATATTACGGAAACACAAATATCCCTATCTAATCTGAATGAATTCTAGATTGTCCTCGCCAACATGTATTAGCTCAAAATAAACAACAGGAATACCGGTTCCTTCAAGTCTAACTATTCTGTGATTGCACTGCAATCTTCCGTTTGAGTTAATTCTAATTTGCTCTTTTACTTTATCTATTAGGTGAGTTAACATTCGGAAAGAATCTCCTCGTAAATCATATGCGACATGGTCTGTCGCTATACACTTTCCGCAGGTGTATAGCTGATCAACAACAAAATTTGCTATCCTAGTTGTTCTCCCTGATTGTCGCATCTATTTTTTCCTCTGAGATTATTTTAATTTTTCCCATTGTTCTTGAGTACCATTCCTCTAAATCGTATCCTGAATTACCACATTCACAAATGTCCATATCCCATCTTTTATTAGAATATGAAGTCTGAACTGAATTACAAAGCTCACATTCCCAAGTTATCTTCCTATGGTTATTGTTTTCTTTTTCCATTTCTATAATTTGTAGTAGCTAAAATTTCTAACAGTAAATTCAGAGTAAGGAGGATTTTCCAGATCTGCCTCTGCTGTGATGCTGTTATTTATTATCACGTTCATCGTTGTGGAATTCAACTGATCCAGAATAGTTCTGTCTTTTACCGTTCTGATCTTTTTACCATTCCAAAAGAAATCTATTCTGTCAGGTCTCCACTCCACAGCATATTCCATAAATAGCTTATCTGGACTTTTCGTTCCCAGCCAGTGGTTCTTTGCTCCCAGCATCTTATTATCTCCTTCTTTCTTGTAATGAACGTTACTCTGGATATTCCAGAACCCAAGAATCTCAGGAAATCTAGGTTTAAAGTAGCTTCCTTTAGAGTTAGTGTATCCTTCAAATACATCTATTTCCGGAGGCCATGAATCCCAGCTCCACATCCAAAATGCTGGCCATAGGTTAGGTCCGGATGGCATCTTTGCTTCTAGAGAAAATCTACCGTGACCGAATTTAGTTGTGCATGATATCAGTCCTATACCTACCGGAGATGATATTTTTAGATTATCAAAATATCTCGGATTCTTATGCGTCTTTAAAATTATTGATTTGTCCGTATTCATATGAATCGCGGAGTTGTCGTACCAGCAATATGGCTTATCCTGATGGATCAATCCCCATCTCTCTGATGTTATCCATTCATGTCCGCACCATGTAAATCTACCATCCATAATCTATGTCTTAGGTTTAACTAGATATTCAATTTCTATCCCGTTGTTTTTTGCGAACTCGATCTCAGCTGAAACACCTCGGGATTTATCCCATCCCACCATGTTGTTGCAAACTATAATCTTCTCGCATTTCTCCAGAAGAGTAATGCAGAAATTTTCCCAAAATTCCCAATCAGTTGGCATCTTTGCATGCTCTAGTAGCATGTGTCCATATGTTATTGGTGATATTGCAACATAGCCTCTATAAACTAAATCAGCTGCGATCTTAGTTACTATGAGATAGTTCTCACGTCTTACGCTATCCTCTGGATGTGAATAAGGTGATGCTAGATAAATTAATTTGCTCATTCGAAATTTCTTAATCTGTTAAACTCTTCCTCCGTTAGCACCATATCCCAGGTACTTATGTCCTTTCCCGTCAATATCATCCAGGCATCCCTTAATCTAAACCAAAAACTCTTCCCTGAATAACTTCTGTACAATGTAACATAATAATCAGTCGTATCTCCTGTTATGTCTTTATCAACAGAAAGACATGAACAGTTGTCCACGCACTTAACTATGATTTCTTTTTTCTCCTCCATAATATTAATCCTATCTAGCTCCAAGTAATTCTAGAATTCTTCTCCACAAAGGTTTCTTTCCTAGATCAATTTGGATGCTGATTAATCTCTTGTGTGAATTTTCAGGGGAAAGCTTCCCTATGGAAATATGATCCACCGCTCTTGTAATTTTTTCCCCCGTTGGTGATACAGTAGCTATCGTCTCCAATGTGGGATAGTCCTCAGCGCTAATAACAAAGAATCCATTTTCTAAATTAGCATTATTCGATCTACCAACAATTATTTTAGTGTCGTCCCAAGAAAGTGCAGGGTTTATGTAGACATCAATAGGGATAATTGCATCAAAACATCCCTCCTTCTCTATCGATCCTTCATATTCTGACATCGTTGGTCTAAATAGGGGGTGTGCTTTTATGATTGAAACCACAGAGGGAGAACCGATTACGAAATCTCCTGGACCGAATTTGCATGATTCTGCTATTTTATATGAAGCTTCCCTTATGATTGAAAGCAATCGAGTAGGATCATTGTCTATATAATGGGGAAAACTCTTGGTCTTAAATAAATTTCGTTTAATCCAAGAACCTAGTTTGGTATCAGATGGTTTAAGCTCGTTGGTAGAATTCTCCACATAAATCTTATATAAATTCTTCTCCTTTAATCTTTTAAACTCATTAAATAATACCTCCTTGATCGTCTCTCCCGCATCTACGCCATGAAAATGTTTTAAAGAATTTACGGTTTCTATAGCTATAGTGGACGATACTTGGTATCTTTCCAAATTGAAATGCCTGACGTGGGCTTGCATAATTCTTTCCTCAGATAAATTATGGTAAGGCTCGAAGGATTCCATATAGGGGAATCCAAATTCCAGATAAGGAAGAGATCCAACCATGTTTCGGATTTTATTATTATAAGCTGTTTCTAATATACTTTGAGCCATGGTTATTAACTTAAATAGTTAGACATATTTTTTGCAGCAACAAATGCCTCTCTCATATTTTCTATGGTTTTGCTGCCTCTTAACTTGAATGGAATAACGTGGGATATTCCAGACTCGTCCATCCATTTCTTATCAAGCTCATCACCCTCGTCATATGACTGGGCAAATTTTAACTCCCATTCATTCCATTGGCTCTCCTCGTAATCTTCCTTCTTTGGTTTGTAAGATTCATCAAACAACCTATCCCCGATTCTAAAAAGATTACCACCTCTATGGGTGTATCCATACATCCCCTCGATTACTGGAGCATCAGTTCCATAAGTCTCCTTGGTGATGACTGCGGCAACACCATGAGGATATTCCTCATCAACCATCATTTGGTTATTGACGTACCATTTGGCATTGTCTATGTTACCGATATAAGTTCCATCTGGTGATAAAAATGAGTTTTCCAACACATGCTCGTTATTCGGTCCGAACGTGTGAGTTCCTATTTTTCCTCCGGTTAATCTTTCGATCTCTAAGATCTCTTCCTTTGTTAATTCTTCTCTTACCATAATTTATATTTTAGTGTGTTCCGTTTGTTAGACTAACTCCATGTTTAAATCCGGATATAAAATCGTCGATCTCGTCCTGACTCATATTCTTTAATGACTGACCTATAGAAAATCCTATTTCATTTCCAATATCAGATAAATCCCCATTATCGTATTTTAGATTCGACATGTGATCCGATATGGATTTAGAAACTCTTTTAAAATCTATCTCCCTATTTGTGTCTTCCATATACTAATAAATTTTTATCCCGGGATATTCTACAATTTCAACGTGTTTTCTACATACCTGATAATGTCTATCCAAAACTTCCTCAAGTAATTCATTCTTAGTGTCTTTACAATAAAGTTGATAGTAACCCCCATACCCCATATCAACGGTATATCCAATATATTTCCATCTACCTAGCCACGTTTTTCTTTGGATAAGATAATCGCTGGTTCTTTTTACAAATCTTATTTTAATTGTTTTCATCGTCTTCGATATTAAGTTGGCATTTGATCTTATTAGAAGATCCATCTTTAGAGTGGGTAAAGTGTATGTGTGAATCCACTGTTGCTTGAGACCTTTCTGGATTTAGTTTCCATCTCTCGTGTCGGATTACTTGGATTATATCAAAGGCTATCCTACATGAATCGTCGACCGACTTGTTGTGTATTCCCCACGATCCATGTTTAGACATGAGCGGATCGTTGATCAGCATGTTTCGGGGTTGAATCAGGGAAGCATCTACGGATTCTCTAACTTCATGATATCTACGATAATCTGGCGATCTTCTTATCTTATCAACATCAGTCCATTTTTTAATCTCTTCTCCCTCACCCCAGGATCCCTTGGTTTTTACCCATTTCTTGCCAATCTCAACAACTTCGCCTCTAACTGTCTTGTCCCCGACTTCTAGTGGAATCCCCCTCTTTGGCGTAAATTCATCTATTAGATGATTCTCAAAAGTTGGATGCTCCTTGATTGTCCAGAATTGACCTATACCCACTCTAGAGTAGAAATCTAAAGCCTTCTGTACTATCCAAAGTTGCTCGTCAGTTAATTCAAGTTTATTCATATTTTGTTTTTAGTAGTCAGGGCAGGAATCGAACCTACGTACTCCGACTTAAAAGGTCGGGCTTTACCACTAAGCCACCTGACTAATCCAATGCTATCTAATTTTAGCCATTATATCTTTCAACTGTTTCTCCGTCTCAACATTAATGATAGTTAATCTATTCACAGGTTTGGTGAATGATAAAGGAACTGTAGAAACCATGTAGTGCATGTTGTGTTCGATGTAAATATCTTCTGGAGTAAACCCAAAAACAGCATCTCCGTTAGTACCATAAGAACCATCTTCAGCAGGACTTGGTAACACATGTTGACCCCAACCATCACCAGAATGTGGAGATGTATAAGTTACAATTTGCTCAGTATTAGTAAGTTGAGAATTTACTGAAGATACCTTATTAACTTGGTAATAGCCAATAGGCTCCCCCACACCTTCTACGAATACATACATATAGAAAGAAATCGATCTATCGTTTTGCAACTTAAATCTTTTGATTAGGTTATCCCTTTCTAATGACCATGAAATTTTTGGTGCGGGCTGGATCGCATTCAGATCTCTTTGGTTTGCTTCAGTTTTCTTTTGCTCGTCTAAAGCAGAAGTATTTTCTAATTCTCGGTCACATGATGTTATCGCAAACATCAATACTAAAATTGCTAATAATTTTTTCATTTTCTTAATTGTTACAATTAAACTCTTGGTTACTTAATTGATATGGTAAACTATTTGACTTCCATAATGCTCTGCCCCACATCTTTGACTTAGCATTATATTCCTCGATCCATCGGTTAAGGTTTGTTCTTAAAGTCAGGATTCTTTGTGCTTTACTAAACTGGCTAAACATAGGATCTGTTTCTGGGACATCTTTCATGTTGCAGATATCCATATTGATCTTAACACAAGTGTTGTAGATCTCCTGATACTCCTCGTAGTTCTGAACAGCAGTATCAACCCGTGTTGCCTCTCTAAATTTGTGGATTACAAATCCACCGACTGATAGGACGATTACTAAACCAATCACCCAATAAACCATTCTTTTGAAGAATCTCTCTTCCTCTCTGTACTCATTCATCTTATTTGTTTTTAATTGTTACTCTTTAATTTTCTTTTATATAGATTTCCCTATTTGGGTCATCTAATTCTATTGACTTGGTACTAATCGCACCATAAACCCAATTAGTTATAGAAACGCCGTGGCATGTGCATATGATCTTATCAGATGAAATGTCACCAGAATCCGGATCTATGTCCCGGTAGCGTATCTCATTTAACTTCTGTCCATGATCTGAATTTCTCTTCCAAGACTCCCACATCTTATCGTACCACTCAGGACCATCATCATGTGATATCCCGTCCATTACTGCATGTGTATTTCGTGTAACAAATGCAGTCCAATTTAGTAACCAATCTTCCATTATCAATTGTTCTTCGCTGACTTATTCGTCATAATAAAAGATAAGTAATCACCATCTCTTTGATCTGAATGCCAGATGACATTGCACCATCCAGCGGACATGTATCTTTCTCTGATGATTTTAAAATGCTGATGTGTCATAGAAGTTGGTACATCCAGAGATATGGAAGATCCCGGTGAAAGGGTCTTCTCTATTAAAATCTGGTCTATTAGTTTTTCATAGTGATCAACTTCCTTCATAAATTGACTACTTAGCATGTTTGGACTTATTGCCATAACTATCGGTTTTTTATTTTTGTTACTCTCTTAATTCTATGTGTGGGAACATTTATTCTTTCTCCCTCGCATGTGTTTATTGTACTCATCCCGTTTACATAAGAAAGGACTCTGGTGCAGTCGTATTCGGTACCATCCTCCAGAACCACGTGTTCATCGCACGACTTCTCCTGGATTAACATAAAGGCAAGAGGGATAAATATGATTGAGAATACTATCGAAACGAAAAGGACTCTTTTCCTGGGACTATTCATCTTTAATTTTCTTTTCTTCGTTAATTATCGATCTTAGTCTATTAATTTCTTCGATCACATCGTTCCCTAATTCAATCTTAGACATCATACTTAAGTCAGCGACTTGTCCCATCAATAAATCTATAAGTTGGTCCTTTGCTTCTTCTTTGCTCATTTTTATTATTAATTTAAGTTTTTAGATTCTTTATTTCTTACTAAATAATTCCATCCAATTGGTCTCAGCATCCATTATCTCCATTTTGGCATCCACCTTATGTGAATTGGAGATTACGTTTTCCAATACCGACTCTGTGTAGGCCGATGCTATACCATAATGTCCTTTAAGACACAGGTATTTAGATCCAGATAGGCCGGAGAAGAAAAATGCCTTCTCATCTTCCTGGATAGAAGAAATCCCGCTATTCATTTTCCATCTGTCTCCATCCAAATATCCGCCCATCCACGATCCGTAGACTTTGTAATACACATTACCGTCCTTTTCTATTTTAACAACCACCCATTTGTGGGGTGTTTCAGAAACCCCATTGTATAGGTCGTCGTCCTGCTTATCTTCTCCGAACATCTTGTTCAATTCTTCTTCCGTTTCCCACTTATAGTCCTTATTTAGATATCTGTCGTATGCGCAGTTATCTAGCCAGCAATCACACACCAGGCATTCCCCATTGTGATCGGGATTACATGGTCTATTTTTTGTTTGTTTGTCTTTCTCCTCCATCTTAATAGTGCAGATCTATGAATAGTGCTTCGTCGTCTTTATATTTAACACAGCACCAAGCAGGAACGTATTGATTCATATCTTCTTCGCTTGGCTCTTTGATGTACACGGAAGGATCCTTCATACCATACTCTGGTTCTTCTCCTCTGGCTCTTCTGTCTATTTCCTTCCTCATGTTTTCGTTAAAAGAAAGCATATTGTGGTACATCTCCCCTTCCTTTAGATAAACACTCCATCCGTGTTTTTTAAAGTAGATATCCTCCACTCTTTCTATCAGAACCGGTTGGTCATCTGAGATCTCTGGATGATCCATAAGGAACTTTCGGAGGCCTCCCACTGTTAACCCATGGTGGCGGGCTTTTAGATCATTCTTAGACAGTTTATTCATCCTTAACTATTAAAAAATTAGTATAAAGATATTATGATTATTCGGGTATAAAAAATTAATTAGGGTTTATGTCATGAACAATAACCCAAGAACCCTCTTTCAGATCCTCCTCGCACTCAATAACCCTAACCATATCGTTAGATTTAAAAACTATAACTTTTTTTATATTTCCCTCATCACCAAACCTCATATCGCCCATAAGATCTACAACCACACCTTCATTTTCTTTAAAAATTAGACTCAGGGATCTTGCAAAAATTAAAGAGGAGTTTAACCAGTCTTCCGGTGTATCGTTATGATCTAGATTATTTGGATTTGTGTAGTTCATCTTGTGGATTTTAAGTGTTAAATTTATTTTCGATATTTTTCTGAGAACTCCTCATCTTCATCAGGAGGTAATTCTGCTATGATGTGCCTTGATATCCAGGAAGAAATGATTCTTTTGATTTTTGATAAAAATTTCATGATAAATTTTTTAATCCCACCATCCCTTCATTCCGGTCCCATCAAACCAATTGTCCCACTCCCCTTGCTCCTTCTCGAAATCGTCAGCTTCACCCACTTTTACTTTCTTGTAGAATGCTCTGAATTGATTCATATCTTGGCCTCTTATAATAGTCCAGAGTTCATTCCATTCTTGCTCCTCTATTTCCCTTGTTCTAGCATAAACTTTTTCCTTATGCTCGCTCTCTTCCTGTGTATCCTGATCTACCATTGTATAGTAATCTGGATTATTCGGATCCTTCTCAAATAGGGGTTTTCTGTAAGTGATCTCACCTAATTCTGACTCTGCCATATCCAGATAAAGATCTTCGTTGTAGTTCTTTATAAGATCAGCAGCCCTCCTCATAGCAGAAACTTTTTTTAGTCTAGAGTGATCTACTTCCAGTCCATATTTTTCTATCTTTTCGGCCATATCTCTAAGTGAAATTTCCATAAATCTTAGAGTTCCATGATGATCGAACCAGTAATGGTTCCATAATGCCTTTCTGAATTTCCAGGTGTTCTTTAAAAATCTAGGTATATCATATCGGAATAGTGAATATGTTTTATACCACCAGGTGTTCTGTCTAATTAATCTTTTTAGACTCTGTTCGAAACTGTCAGCAAATTTTATTTCCATGAAAGTATTATCGCTTAACCCAAACTTTGTTTCACAAAAAAAGCCGTCATTGACGGCTTTTTAATATTTTGTTGTGCTATTTACTCTTCGTAATCATCGTCATCAAAACCTTCACCGAGGTTGTAATCGTCATCCTCATTATAAGGTTGCTCCTCTTCTTCCTCTTCTTCCTCGTCATCGTCTTCCTCCTCTTCCTCATCTTCCCCGGATTCTTCACCGTTGTCAGCTACCTCAACTTCGTCATTATCTCCTTCGATGTCAACGACAACGTTTTCTGGCTCTTCCTCTTCTTCCTCTTCGTGGTGCTCTCCACCTTCTCCTGACATTTCCATTTCGTTTCTTAGCCATTCCCCTACCTCTTGGATATCATCTTTAGATGTTGCAATATGATCGCAAGCCCAATCGTGTCCATTTTGAAGTAGATCATCAACCTGATCCGGATTCATATTTAGTATCTCCTCAATGTGATGCTTAATTGAAATTAGATTTTGGAAAAACATATAGTGCTGATGTCCTCCACGGTTATCATGCTCTTCGTGCTCTTCGTGCCCTTCGTTTTTAGAAGAGCTGTATGAACGTGATTTTCCGCTCATTTTATCTGATGTTGTTTTGAACTGATCAAATGAAACTATTCTTGACATTTTATTTTCTTTTTTAGTTATATATCCTTTTTTAATAATGTTTCTCCGTATCTTTAAATCCATCCAATTTCCTTTATCCTTGATAATATGGATAAATGAGAGATACTTCTAGTACATTCAAACTGTCTCTCAGTCCCTCTGAACTCCGGACACCACATCCAATCCCCCGCATCAAACTCATAATCTGTGGTTTTATTGAAGCAAGAATTGCAAGATGATTCCGAATGTATTCTTAAACAGTCGATTGTAAATTCATTCTCGGGTAAGGTTACTCCTGATATCATAACAACTCTTTTTCCTAGAGCATGAGCTAACCAGGATAGACCGCTAGAAAGGCCAATGAAAAATTCACATCCGCTAATTATCTCTCTCATTCTTTCCAGATCTCCTCCCGTCATATTAGTGCAATTTGGAGGAACATGATTCCAGTTTCCTTCGGTCCCAAATGATTCATATCTGTCTATACAGACTGGTTCTAGCCCCCTTATCTTTAATTCATTGCACAATTTTTCCCATCCCTTCGGATAGTTCCAGTGTTTAGCCTGTGCTGTACTGTGCATAGAAAAACAAACGTATTTCCCCTTGGGTGTGTTTTTCGAATCCCTCCTCCTTATTTTGGGTCTTATTTCTTCGTATCCTAGATTTAGCTGGTAGGCTACCCCCTCCTGCAGGGGCTTTTCGAAAATATAATCAACCGCAATATAGTTGGTATAATCATATAGGCTATCCGATTCTACGAAGTTTATCCACTCATATTCCTTTAGAAAGAGAGATTTATGTGCCATCATAACATCAACTACACTACCTCTAATTCTACCGTATTCATTAGCATAGGGAACAAAAGCAATATTATCTCCTAGCGATCCTGTCTCTAACTTAATTAGAGTTCTATCCTGGATCTGCTTTGGTGACATAAAATAATCTAGGATCTGATTAATATTTAATTTTCTGTAATAGAGATCGTAAGACCCATCGCATTTAAAGAATCCTGGTATCCCTGAATCAGAAATAGATATCACACATCCGGTACTTTCCTCAAATTTTCTGAGGATTTCGGAATGACCGTGGTCCAGATTTCCATAAACGAGAACGTGGTTGTTATTCAGATCTGCATTTTTACTAAAAAGAACTCTGTCGCCTAACTTAAATATAACCTCCCAATCAATAAAAATATCTGGCGAATCCGCATACATTACCCAGGACTTAGAGCTTTTAGCGAAATTATTCCTGTGAATTATTCTATTGGTTCTCCTGTCTTTAAACAAAACCGAGACAATGGATGGTGTATTTATGGACTTGTAAGCATAAATAGAGCCGCTAAACGAACAATCGAAGCCTTTCCCATCGGATAATAAGTCTTTCCTGATAGGAGCTCTATATGAGCTTAAAATTAGCTCCCTTTGATCTATTTTAGAATAGTTTGCATAATCCATTAGCATTTTGGAAACTATGACCTCCCATGATATGGATTCGCGAGCCTGTTTGCATTCCAAAACCATTTGGGGGTATTTGCTCATCACCTCATAAATACTAGAAACTAGACTAGATTCATCAATTTTCAAATCGCTTCCCAGCTCTATTCTTTTCAATCCCAGCATTTCTGATTCGGATGTTCCGACCACCGGTATTCCCAGTGCTACCATCTCCGTAACAGTTAAATTTGGGTGTCCAGCTTCCAACATAGAAGGATTTAGAAAAATGTGATGATTCCTAATTTCATTCAGTGTGTCTGCATAATCCAGATCATATTTAACCGTCAGATTTTCGTATGGATCTATGGAGTTAATTAGATCTGAATTTGTCCCGGGGCATATTATGGTTATTGGGAGATCCAACTTTCTAGCAGATTCTATACCGTATCTGAATCCCTTCCGATCGTATAACTTATCTCCACCTAACCCGTTATTTGCCAACATTAGCAAAGAGAATTTCCCAGATCTAACCTCCTGGGTTCTATCAGAAAACTGGTAATCCCTAATATTAACTCCGTGGCTTAGATACCTTATCTTATCTCCACCGCCAAAATATTCAACTAGGTATTTAGCATGGACAAACGAAACGACAGATCCCTCTATAGCTTCAAGATTTTCCTTATAAACGTGGGAATCCTTTCCAAAATGATATGCGTGGTGATCGTGGTGGGAAAAGACGTAGGGTATTCCTCTTTCTTTTAGGTTCAAGGCAAGGTTAGCCATATGCACATGAACGATATCCCAATCATCCAGGTTTACCTCATTAGCATAAAGTATTTCTACCTCGTGGCCCAAAGATCTCAGCACCTTCGTGTATTCCCATATTATTTTCTCGACCGCACCCCATCCATTTGGAGGGATTGGAATTACACCTGGAGTTATTTGTGCTATTCTCATTTCCTTGTAGCAAATATTGTTCCTCTGTCGTTATTTTGATCCACTGCGTATCTGGTATCATCGTCTCTAAGATCTATTTCAAACCCAGCCGAAACTATCTTAGAAATAAGAGAAGAAGCTCTTCCCTGATTATTGTGAAATTCTATCAGAAGATGTTTAAATCTTCTAAGATCATTCTCTTCAACAGAACTAAATATATCATACTCAGCTCCCTCGACATCAACTTTTAAAAGATCTACTTCCTCAAGATCGTATTTCTTCATAAGTCCAATGAGAGATATTGTTCCAACTTCTTCGAATTCAGAATAACCATCGCCGGTTCCCTCTACACTAGATATCAGGGTGTTTTCTGGATTTACCATGAGTCTAATAGTTTCACCATCTGTGGATGTTACCGCCAGCTTATCCAATGTAACATTTTCTTTTCCGGAGTGCATGGACTCAAAAGATAAACAAGCCTTAGAGTTAGGCTCTACCGAAATTACTCTTGTATCACTACCAAACCTATCCAAAACCCATTCAGTGAAAAGTCCAACGTTAGCTCCGATGTCTATAGCTGTGCTGATTCTAGATCCAGCAAAAAACTGGTTGTATATTCCATCTACAAAGAACTGCGTATAGTTAACAAATATAGGATCAAAATTAATTGGTCCATTAGCAACTATTCTTTTCTTCATGATTGGTTTTTTACCAAGATCAATCGTTATCGATTGTATAATTTCGCCAGTCTGTGAGCTGTAAAATTCAATAAGAAACCCGCTAAAGTTACGATCTTCCTGAAAATCAAAGTATGGTTTAGGAATCGGAATAGTCCACCATTCGGATCCAGAGTGATCTGCATTTAGAGAAAATGAGTATACGCAGGTGTTTGAATCACGATCTTTAATTGACACATTAACATCACCAACATTATTCTCCATCAGATTTATTATTATCTTGTTTTCTTCTGATTCAAATCTGGCAAAAAATTTCTGAGCCGTGTTTTCCATATTTCCGAATATTTTTAAAATTTTATTTGCATTATAGTTAATAGAATCTCCCATAAAATGAATCCGATCAGATTCCTGATACATGTCAGAGTAGACCGGTGTATTTTTCATAAGAAGAGGTGCTTTCCAAGAAGTTGCTTCTTTAAGAACTAATGGACTTGTTTCCTTATCATTAAAGTTCTCTACCGATGGGAATATAATAAGATCAGCGGCTTCGTAAAAAAGATCTACGTCGTCTCTTTCCCCCAGGACTTTACAATTTGAAGGTAAATTTTCCATGAGTGGAGTCCAGTACCATTTAAAATTATCAGCCAAAGTTCCTATTAAATAGAAATCACAATCCGGAAGGATTCTGGCTATATTGATTGTTTCTGATTGGTTTTTTCTTGGGGTGAATATTCCTACCTGGACAATGTGTTTCCTAGATGGATCCATTCCAAGTTTCTTTTTAGCAAGAGAACTATCTCTAACTGGTTTCTCTTCTAATTTATGTTCTATAACTTCCATTGGTACTTTTAATTTCTGGAGTAACTTTACTTGCCAAGGGCTAACTACAATAAATTTATCTGGGAGAAATCTTTTCTCCTCTGCTTCCATTGACGAGTCGTGGAAAGTCTCTATAATTCTGTAATTTCTATCCTTACTGAATATCCTCATCAGAATGTCATCCGATAGGAAGTGTTCACAGGGTTCTTCGAAATGTATTACATCGGGCTTGATAGATTCTATCATGTCAAGAATCATCTTTTTCTTAACCCCCCATGTTACAATTCGATCCTCGCCTATTAATGATTCTATTCTTTTTCGGATGGTATTATAAGTTCTCTCATGTGATTTTTCTAAAACCCAGATATCGCAGGAGTCCTTAATTTTTTCTATCTTGTTCTTTAGGTATTCCGGCATTCCTCCGGTAGACAAATGTGGTACAATAAAAAATACTTTCACCTAGATCTTTTTTAATTATATGCGGATTTTGAGAATAGTTCTCTATAAAAAAGGAAAGAGCCCCGCAATTTAATTTATTCTAGATTTCCGCCGCAAGATGGGCAGAATTTCCAGCTTTTTTTCTTTATTCTTGTTCCACACTCAGTGCAGTACTCTCTAATCTCGCTGATCTCTACAGGTTTAGTAGATCTTGGTAGAATCTGATACTCAGATTCATAAGATTTAAAGATTGAATACGTACCATTATCTTTTCCAAAATTCTGGTCCGATTTACTTCCTTCCTCTACTCTTCCTGTTTCAATAGGTGTAGTGGATAAAATAGATGTAGTGGATAAAGATCCAGCTGCTGAGCAATTAACTAGATTAGTTGTGTAGCTAGAATTTCCTACTATCTGATTTGAGGTATTCGTTGTCGTGAAAAGAGTGTTAATTGTGGATCCACCAAAAGTTATCGTAGGATTATAAGTTGGTGGATTATAAGTTGGCGAAGTATAAGTTGGATACGATGTGTATGTGTCCCAAGTTATTTTTTGCCCATGCCAATCGTTAGGTGTTGTCTCGGCGTAAAATTCAACCTTAACTAGACCATTTTTTTCAATTGCCTTTTTCACCTCCTCGCTGTTCTCAACATCATAAGTTGAGAAAACTAACTTCTTCTTTACATCTATGTGTCTGTCTAGAAAATACCTCTGTCCTGGTTTTAAAACCAATCCAGAACTAGACATTAGTTTCCCGTTGATGTAAATCTTAGAAAGATAAGTGGTTGATGTTGGATTGTATAATTCTATTTGGAATTCTTGTCCATCTTCCAAATAGATCTTATCCTGATCTTCGCCGTAGAGTTTTTGCCTGTTGTTGGATACGGCGATCCATGCTTGGGGTCTTTGGGAGATATCCACTCCCGATCTGCTTTTTTTCATATTACCTTTTGTTTTTTTAATATCTCTTCGTTGCTCTTTTAAAACAACTCTAAGGCCAAATGACCCGAGACGATAAGTGCTAAAGGCTCTTTCCTCAGTTATTATATATTTGATTTTCTAGAATGTTCCGTATTTACCAATTATCATCGGGATCTAAATCTCCACCGTATCCATAACCGGAATCTTTGGAATCCCATTCTTCCTCCTCACCCCATACGCCTCTATCATGATCCTTTGTTACCAGATCCCAAGAATCGTCATTCTTAAACCACAAATAAGAGACATTTGGATATTCGGATGTCCACTCTATTTTAGAATCGTTACCCCATCCACCTGATATAGTCGAATCGAGAATATTTACGAATTCCTCAACCTCATTTAATTTATCGGAATCGAATTCTGCATCCTCCACATATATTTCTATGTGGCTGCTAAAGTTCATTGATATAGATTCTGCAAGTATGGAGCAAAGATCGAAGAAATCCTCATTTAGCTCCAGAGAATTTTTTATTTTTTCTAAATCCTCCTGAGTAAATTTTCTTTTCGATACGAGATCTATGTTTAAATAATAGCTAGATTTCATTAAAATTTTTTTTTTGCTTTATATACCAAAAAAATTTTAATATATTTTTCCCGTAGTATCTATACCTATAAATTCATCCAGGCTTCTAAGGTCTGGTTTCATGCTCCCCGGAAATTCTGAATATTTGTAGCTTTTTAATTGGCCATGTAGTTCCAAATCACCGTGGATGAATTCCTTCATTTTATCGGAATCTAAAATATCAACTATACAGTCTTCCATATCGTAGATAACAAACACATGGTGACATATTTCCTCTTCAGAGTTTTTAGTTACATATTCATTATGCCTCTTGCAGTACAATAGGCATCCCTCCGAATTAAGTAAGCAGAAATCTCCCTTTCTCATTTTTTATATCTGTTTAAAGAATTTGGAGTTACGTAGTTGAACTTAGCAAGACCTATAAAGCTCTTAAGATCGGCTGCATCGGAATAGCTCATTGCGGAGGAAAGGTAGCTTCTAAAGTTTTCAGTCCATCCTTCTAATGTGTATTCTACTGGTTGCATTCGACTAACTCCTTCGCTAGTTTTCAACTCTGTCTTACCCATAGCCTTCTGAGCCTCCTTGGTACTCATCCCTCTAAACTTCTTAAACATCTTAGTACCGTACTTGAACAGATTCTCTGTCTCAGCAGCATATTGATTGATCCTTTCACCCGGCTCAGTCCATCCCTCACCTTTAGTATTAGCTAAGTATGTGTCACCTGCGCTCTCCAAAGCTTTATTCAATATTGAACCAAGCATAACATAATCTGCTCCTAGTCCAAGAGCTTTTATAATATCAGAATAGCTTTTAAATCCGCCATCAGCAACAATCTTCGCGGGGGTATTCATCAAACAGCTTTCGATGTAACATTCTTTAATTAAAGATGCCATAGGATAGCCAACTCCAGTTTGAACCGTCGTTAAGCAACCTCCGCCGTTTCCTATCCCAACTCTTACAAAATCAGCTCCTGCTTCGGAAAGATCGGAGTATGTCTTAGGATTGGCTATATTACCCACCATGAGAATTAAAGAATCACCGTATGTTTCTTTAGCTTTCTTAACAGAATCAATAAGCTTTCTCATATGCCCATTTGCAATGTCGATGAGAATAAACATCTGGTCATCATATTCATTCTTTTTTTTACCTAGATAAATTTTAATGAATTCGTCTAAACCAAGAGAAATGAATTCATTGAAATCCGTTCCATAACCACTGTATGGTGTATTCAGGGTTCTTGGCTTCACAACTCTTATCCCTTTAGCCTGAAAAAGTTCAATATTATTCTCGCTAACTACAGTATCCATAGGAGCAGTAAATAGAGGGAGGTACCCATCATTATATGTAACGGTAACCTCACTACGAGAAGATATATCGCTAACTATAGAAGGTTGAATCAGGATATCATCGAAATCGAATTTAGTTTTATTCATAATAATTATTCTTTAACCTCGGTTTGGTTTATCTTTTCTATATTTTCTTCCTCTATCCTGCTAAGTTCATCTAGTTCAGCTCTTCTTTCATCCGGCATTCTTCGGGCAAATATTTGCATTTTCTTAGATCCATTAGCAGATCTAAAAGTTAGATTGCTCTCGCTATTAGCCTTAAGAATAAAAGATAATTCGCCTGGCTCTTCTTTACTATTGCTCCAAGCAATAACAATAGGTTCCTCATCATCAAATTGGAAAACCCACTCGGCTCTATCGAATTCCTCTATACCAAGGATTTTCATTTCTTCCGATTCTGACATAGGTTGGTTGATTTCTTGCGATTCCATAGTATTCATTTTATAAAATTTAAACAAAAAGTTTTTCTGTGGTGCTTTGTTAATCCAGATCTTCTTATCTCATTAATGTGGTCAGCAGTACCGTACCCAACATTGGTTTCCCATTTATATGCTGGATATTCAATTCCTATCTGTCTCATAAGCTTATCCCGGTGTACCTTAGCCAGAATAGATGCTGCTGAAATTGAATGTATCTTGGAATCACCCTTTATGACACACTCGTAGGGAATTCCGTTATGTCCTGGGAATTTATCTCCGTCCACATATAGAAAATCGGGCTTTTTTGAGCAAGAATCTATGGCTCTTTTCATAGCCAAGAATGTTGCCTGAAGTATATTCATCTGATCAATCTCTTGAGGTGAACTAGCTCCTATTCCCCATGATATTGCATTCTCCTTTATGATTAGTTCTACTTCCTCTCTTTTCTTTTGACTTTTAATTAATTTGCTGTCTTTAATTCTCGGATCGTAAAATCCATCGGGTAGTATCACAGCAGCAGCTACCACTGGACCAGAAAGACATCCTCGGCCTTCAGCCCACCTCATCAACGCCAGCAATAAACTTTAGCTCGCGAAGAAGAGGTGGATTATTTTTTTCTATCATTATTTTTACTTTGGATTGATTTTCTTATTTTATCCTTTGTTTCCTCAGAATGTTTCATTCCATAGAATGGGTTTTTTTCTCCTTTTATTTTTTCGCTGTTTTTCAGAGAATCCGATAGATTTTTTATGTGTTCCTCGGTTTTTTTCTTTCCCTTCAGGCTTTCTGATATTTTTTTTCTCTGCTCGTCGGTAAAAGTCCTACCCTTAAGAGCTTTGCTCATTTTTTCTCTGTATTCCTCAGAAGAATGTAACTCCTTCTTTTTTTCCGATTTTAATTGTCCCTCAGATATCCTAGAAGAAACTTCTGGAGAAGACATAATTTCCTTAAATTTATCGGAATTGCTATTTTCTCTTATCTTTTCTATAACATCAGGTGATTGTTTAAATCCTTTAGATCCCAGACCACCCCTTAGTATATTATAGCCTATCTTATTATCGGTTGAATTAAATAAAGAGATCCAATAAATCTCCCTCTCGTTCAGTTGATCTATAGTTTTACATTCTTCCAGAATTTCCTTAACAAAGCTAGACTTTCCGTATTTTTTAATTGCTTCCTTAATTATTTTTCCTGAACCCATATAATTCGGATCGTTATTGGTGTCTTGCCCTATGTATATCTTCCCGTTTATCAAATTGGTAGTTTTGTAGATTATCATAATTTAGATTTTTTTAAATTATATATCCAAATTAGCATGTCTACCTGGACCCTATATTAATTCTTTAGAGTGGTAAATCCACCCTTTATGAAGTTTATGTGCTGTGCCTTACCATCATCATGTATAATCACATGTGAATGTAGCCATCCGCTAGGTCCTAGATTGTAATTTACTCTTAGTTTAGTAGAGGTACCAACAGCAAGTGCTCCGTCCTTTCTTCCTGGTGAATGATAATGTCCTACCACTAATTTTCTATTCAATTTTCTGAATTGTAAAAGAGAACCTCTGGCTCCATTTGAACCAATATCACCGTGCTGTCCCAACTCCCAGTCTTTTATAACAAAACTGTCGCTTCTTCCTAGAGTAATAAAATCTGGGAATTTTTGCTTTATGAGGTACGGAATGATCCCATTTGGTGCTTCCCCTTTAAGAAGCAACGTACTAAACTCCATGTATTCTATGGAATTCTTCATTGTAGTTGCCTTTCTCCAGTCGGTGTTCTTTAACCATCGATCTAAGAAATCATCATGGTTACTTCTTACTATAACTGTTTTATAGTTTCTGAACTCCTCCAGACCATTTAGCATGGCATCTATCTCATTTCTAAGAGAATTAGTGCCTTCTATCTCACGATGATACTGAACGAAAGGATCATTGGATTCGTGATGATTTATAGAAAGACCATCGAAAACATCATGAAGTACCACATAATCAGGCTTGATGTTTTTAAACATTCCCAGAGTATTATCAAGAACCTCCTGGTCATGTTGTCCATAATGGACATCTCCCAGGATAATTGCAGAGACTCTATCTATTGTTTTTACTGTGCTTTGATCTGAGTCCGGATCATATTCTACCCTGTAGTAAAGGTCGGTAAAATCACCAGCTTCATTTGCTGTTACCTGTCGGGCAAAAAATGTTTCATCATCTTTAATTTCAACTACGACAAATCCCAATGTGTGATGGAATTCTCCTTTTTTACCCGATTTTGAATCTGTATAATTTTTCACCGTGCATGCGCCGGTAGTCATCATAATCTTGGGTAGATTTCCTTCAAGCACTGGAATTGTTTCCATCTGAACCTTGGGTGATCCGAATATACATGAATTTATCCCGGTCATACCCTGAAGCCCAGTCATAGGATCAACCGCAGTAGGCTGTATTTTAACATCGGACATTATCCACATATATTTATGGATCTCGTGTCTGTTTGCATCTAAATACTTTATAATCCTATCCGGCCACTGCTCGTATTTTTTATCAGTAAAAACTGATGTTGGATTTTTATATCTTCCTGCTATGACGTGAATGTCAGCGTTAATATGATTAGCGTATGTCTCTATATTAAGAATAAAGTTATCATGAACTGGGGTATCATTTTGAGCCCAAGTTACAATGAATCTTCTTTTTCTCTTATTGAATTTTTTTTCCTTTGCTCTAATTAGCTGAGGGGATTCTTGTATGGATTTCTCTGTGATACCTAATTTTGATATCCACTTCTGAACAGTTCTTTCGGATTTACCTAGATACTGACTGAGAGCCTCCATTCTTTCGTCCCATCCCATCTTTCGATCCCAATATATTTTGGAAATCTCAAATACTTGCTCTGACGATAATTCTGAAAACTTCATTGATTAGTTGTTTGTTTTTGATAACAATTATACCTAATTTAGAACTAAAGGTTTCAATAACTGGCTGATTAGGCATCAACTATCCTTATCGGATTTGTTTTTTCTGGCTTTTAGAGCCTTGACTTTTTTGTTATTTAGAGCTATCTCTTTTTCTAGATCCTCGAAAAAGCCAACTATGTACTTACACTTCTCGAATTCTTCGGTAGATTCATAATATCTGATGAGTGAATCTTTTATAATATTTCTCTTAGCTAATATTCTAGGAGAGCTCATCCCATCTAGTCCATAAACCTCCATGCTCTTCAGAGCATTCTCAAAAATCTGTCTATTGATTATCTTCACCTTTTAATTTCTCTATTCTCACTACTTTTTAGTCTCGTAAGCCTTTAATATTTCGAGTAGGTCGGCACATTTTTCATAATCTTCAAATTCTTCAAATATGCTAATACATTCTTTGATTTCTTCTATCGAATTTCCTCCGCATCTCACAATTATGGAATACTTTGCGAGTGCCTTATCATATATTTTCTTCTCCTCCCCGTTCATGCTTAACGTCATTCTGTAATGAGCTCCTGTAGATCCAATATTTCCAAACATCTTTCATACTGCTCCTCATCTTCGCACAGCTTTAAATAATTTTCCAGAAATATTGAAAATTGAGCTCGATCTAACGTAAAAACAATACCCTCGGGATATTCCTTGTTGTCTGTGGGAATCAGTGTAAATAAAGAAGCCTCCTCATAGTTCTCTAGAATCGCCTCCTTAACTTTGGGGTAAATTAAATCCCCTAGGAAAGGACCTTCGTTGTCCTGCATATCCATGAATTCTTTGAAGCTTCCTGATTCCATGGTCCAATCTTTTTTTTATGTGGGGTTTACCCCACGTCGAAAATAACTTTAAGCGCAATAGCTGCAATGGCTGTAAAAATTATCCACATTGCCTTATTTATTCCGCCCTGCCATTTTTTTAGGTTCTGAAGATCCGCGTTGAACTCCAAATAGTCCTCATATCTTCCCTCCTCCTGCACTCTAAATTTTGTGTTTTCGTTAACCTTCACAATTACACCAGTTTCTGGATCAAGAAGCTTTTTCTTAATATCAGATATGTCATCCTTTAAGGACTTTTGGTCCCTTTTCAAATCTTCTATGCTGTCTTGGAGGTGCTTTAGCTCCCCATTAGGCATATTGGACTTGAGTTTGGTAAGCTCGTCCAATATTTGCTTCATTAAGAACGCTTGGTTTATGTTATTCTCGTCCATATATCAATTTGTTTTATTGCCCGATTTCAAAAAGATATAGATACGGACTATATATCGACAAGAATATGGATAAGAGATCTATCTGATAACTTTTCCTTCTGGCATTTCTAAAGTTATATCTCTAAACTCAGAAAAAATCTCATAAATTTCATCGCTGCTTCTCAATAGGAACATCCCATAAAAATCGTCAGATTCATCACCCATCTTATCCGAAAGAATCTTGGATAATGTCAAAGAAATTAGCTCACATATCTGAATGTGTACCTCCGGGCTATATGTTTTAATGTAGAATTCTAACAAGACTAATCTTTTTTTAAAACCGAGTTTGTAACGCTGTCACAATGTATTATATAACATTTTCCGTCATTTATATCCTCAGCTACCATGAGATTGGCGTCCATTGATCCCAGTAACTTCATTTTTTTATCGTCATAATCAAACTCGACACCCAAATGGGAAACCTCTAGACTGGATCTTCTAATAAACTTAGATTGGTTTCTTTTAAACATTTTTTCATAAAAAGATAACATGTTGTCCGTTGGCTTTTTTATCTCTTTGAAATAACTTGATTTTAGATCCATTTTCTATTTTTTATCTTGGGATTCAACTTTTTTATCAGTCTCTTTATTAGAAATATAATCTCTGATAGAAATTCTAACCTGCTTTCCTAATTCGGCGTCATTGGGATATTTTCTAGCTAAATTTACTATTTCCTGATATTGATCAGCTAGTTCTTTTACCGCTTTCATTAAGATCTCGTTCATGCTACTTATTACTTAATTTTAATAATCCCTTCTCGCTATTAAAGCAATGCAAAGATATTATGTGCATAGAAAAATACCCAGGAACAACATCGTTCCATGTATCCGGATTTCTCTTTTTAAGCTCATCTAATATCCACATAAGTTTTCTTATCGCTAGATATATGTCATCTCTAAAGTGTCTTATATAATCACATGATCTAATAAAGTAAGCTATATGGAACCAATTTCCTCTCCGCATAAAATGATACCCTATAGTACACGGTACTCTTTCTCCGTGGGTTACTCCGGTATCCTCAGGAAACCATATGGGCAAAAAAGCCTGTCTGGTAAATGGCTCCTTCTCTAATAAATCAACAACATCAGCAAGATCTCCGTAATCGAAACGTATTCCTGATAATTTGGTATTGGGTTCTTCTGATGCGTATTTAGGCCATATCCTTTCCGGATAGGTGTGGGAAAATCTACTATTCCCACCAAACTTCTCGTTATTCTTTTGAGCAAATGGCCAGTTAACATGGGAAGGAGGTGGATTAAGGGGAAGACCCCCAACTCTTTCAAAGAAGTGCTCATCCGCCCAGTCAAGATTCGGTTTTACCTCATCAATAAGTTCTTCCAAAGAATGTGGGATAAACATTTGGAAAGAATGGTTCATAATCTCAAACATATCGTCGGGTGCTTCTATACCCTGCCATTTTTCCGTTTTAACTACATACCCACAATCAGACAACCGCTCCTTAGTCCATTTTATAGCATCGGATGGTTTTTGGAAAGTTCTCATTTAAAATTTATTGTTTTATTTTTCTATGAACAAATATCAATAAGATTTCAGTCTAGGTCTGAAAAAATATAGGATTTTTTTTCCTCGGTATCAAATATGATGGGATAGTTGGCTGGATAATAGGAAAGATTCAGAAAAGAGGCGTTAATATAGGTAACCCCATCTATGATATCTGTTCCAAATGATTCGTGGATGTGACCGAAGGAATGTGCTATAAGATTCTTTAGATCCCCAATCTTTCTGGAAAGCTCTGGACAACCAACATTTTTGTGTCCATTGAAAGTGTAATCAAGAATATCTTTTGGAGGACCGTGTGTAATGAGTATATTTATATCCGAAGGTATTAGATCCCAGTGATCAACAATTTCGCCTCTCCTGTTAAAAGCCCAGTCATAGAACCAGGGAGTTACTGGACTTCCCCAAAATTTAATACCATCTATCTCTACACCAGAATCATTCAGATATATTATCGTCTTTCCGTCTAGTATTTCGTTACATCTTTCAGGATTAGTTTCGAAAAGAAAATCATGATTTCCTGCTACCAGTATCTTTTTTTTAAACCCTAAACTATCGTACCAGGAAATAAAATCCACTACCTCATAATCTCTGCCTCTATTTGAAATATCCCCACAGTGGATCAAAACCGAATCAGGATATTTGCCAAGAATTTTCTCTAGGAATAGGTTTAATTTAAGATTCTCGTGCTGGCCATGAGTATCTGATATAAAGCACAGTATCATTTTACTTCTCTTTAATTATAGCTTCTACTAGAAGCTTAGCCGTAGAATAGTTTGTTGCTATTGGAATATTCCACACATTACAAAGTCTTAGCAACATCTGGACGTCAACCTCATGTGGATGAGATGTTAAGGGATCAATGAAAAAAAGAACCCCATCTATTCGACCTTCAACAAGTTCCGCTGCTATCTGTGCATCTCCTCCTTTAGGACCGGAAAGCTTTTTTGTTACCTCTATGCCGGCGTGCTCTATATGCTTACCTGTGGTCCCAGTTGCTACGATCTCGTGTTTTTTAAAAAAATCAAGTCTCTTCAGAATAAAAGCAACGAGATCAGCTTTCTTGTTATCGTGTGCAATTACAGCTATTCTCATACTTAATTAGCTTCCTCTAGAATTGATTGAAAGTACTTTTCAGGAATTCCATTCTCACCGGATTCTGGATTTTTGAAATTATCGTAAACCCCATCTAGAAAAAGATCCTCATTTGAAACCGCTTCGCTTTCCAGCTTTTGCATATCAGATTCTATTCTAGCAAAAGCATCTCGGATGATTGATTTACCAAAATCTGGATGTATATCAAACCTCGAAAATGATTTATGGTTCGTGATTCTTACCTCCCTATCATCAAATGATATTATGTAGGTTTTCTCTTTATTGTGAGTGAATATCCGGTAACTCTCAGGAGAGTAGTAGATTCTGCTATCTGGATTTTCAAGGATCTCTCTTAGTATTTTTTTGAGCGTCCTTTCTTTCTTGGATAGCTTGGTTTTGTTATAGTGTCCTCTTTTAAAGAATCTGGACATCTTGTAGAATCTTAATAAGACTTTGTTTTTGATAGTTCTTAGTATCATTGGTATTTTTTTTAGAAGTTGCCTAAAATTAGATTTCTATAACGGGAATAAAAAATTAAATAGCAAAAAAAACTCCTTCTTTCTGAAGGAGTTTTTATTTAGCTTAGTAGTAGATCGTTTCCTTTATCCTTTTTTGGTTTTCTCCCTTTTTTGGAAGGTCCTTTCTTTGGTGCTTTAGCTTTTGCTGATTTTTTACCCTCAGAAACTGTTTCCTTGATAATTGGTTCTTTAATTTCATTAGCTTCAGGTTCACCAGTAGTTCCGCTGAATCCAACAGAAACTGTAGCTGAGTTTTCTTCGGAGCTTTCATCAGTTCCATCTAATTTAATGTCAAGATCAACATCGATAGATCCTGTTGTGTTGGTAGACGAATTTCTAGAATATAGGTACCAAAATCCAAGGATCAATGCAACCAATAAAATTGTAGTAATAGTAAGTGTCATAATAATTTGTTTAATTTTTATATTAGTATTTATCTAAAAAGTTTCAAAAATTGCTTAGCATTATCCTCCTGGTAGGGGGTCAAATAAAACTGTAAGTATTGATTTTTATCAATCAATTTTTTTGCGATATTGATTATAGTTATCTATCGCCCATTTAACAACCCTATCCAAGTCATCATTCTCAAATAATACTCTTCCATCTTTATCAAATATTGCCCAATTCTTTTCTCCGAACACTATAGGTATTATATCAGTAGCCTCTCTCCCATAAAAAATCACCTGATACTCCTGATCCTTTTCATGCCAAACCCTAATACCTGAAGCTTTAAATAACACAGCAAGAGGTCCATATTTTGGTAAAAGACCGTAATTAGTATAATAGCTATAGTACTTAGGAAAATCATCGATTGAAAATGCAAAATTATATCCTCCTGCCTCTTTATCAGCTTTAGATAATCTTGTAGTAGCTGCCAGATCATCAAGATTTTTAGCTCCATATTTGAATCCATCTTTACTGATCTCTTTCGCATAATCAGTAAAATGTATGAGCCATTGGTTTTTAATTATCTCAGGGGATTTAAGCCACCTCCAAGCAGGATACTTACGTTTTTCTATCGGGAGGGTTTCATCTTCTATCTTATTGTACAGATATTCTGCAAATTCTTCGTAGGCTTTCTTATCATTATTCTCTATCCATGATATTATTTTATCTCCATCAATTTCTTTAGACCCCTTAAATTTATACCCGGTTTCTAAAATAAAATCATCAAAGAGATAGTAGTATTTATGAGGAAGAGATTTCTTCTTTAAAGATTTTGGGGATTCGAGATATTTCTTAAACCTTATTACATCATTTACTAAGTATTCATTTATCATTTGTAATCCCTTAAGATTATCTAGATTCATGAAATCTTCAAATAATTTAATGTGTTTCATAATACTATTTATCCGTACGGAGTCCCAAATGCCCTAGGACCGGAGGGGATTAAAAAGTTATGTGTAAGTGTTCCGTTCATCGTTCTAATCAAAATTTCGGTTGAAAATTTTAAAAGAAAAATCCCACCCGCGTTATAAATTTGAAATATCTAATTCTGGATAATCACCATAATTAATAGTTTGATCACCAACATCGAATACCGCTAAATTTCCATTTTTTAATCCCATATTCATCCCCCAATCAAAATCTTTTGGATCTGATATACCGTTATTCTTTAATTCGGTTTCAATATCATTCAATTGTATTATCAACCAATCAAATTCTGGCCCCCAACCAAAGGATCCGTTATAATTTTTCACTAATTCAAACAATTCTTCTGGTAAACTATCTAAATATTCCAAAACTATTATATAAACGCCTTGGTCTTTAATTTTGTAAGTTTCATATATGTTACTTATTCTTTTTAAATTTTTACCTTTTAATTTATTAGCTACTAAAAATTCTGTTTTATCCGTAGTTATTTTTAATACTTTACCGCCATCTAATATATAGGCAACACCATTATTACCTGAATCTAAATTTATTTTTAGTTTATATCCTAACTTATTAGCTATTTTTGAAACGTAAGAACTGTTAAAGTAATTTGGATGTTTACCAATTAAATCAAAAATATCCTCATCAATCATTTGTAATCCCTTAAGATTATCTAGATTCATGAAATCTTCAAATAATTTAATGTGTTTCATATTCCTATATATCACAAAAAATCCCATCCGGTAGAGGATGGGATTAATTTAGTGGACCCGGAGGGGGTCGAACCCTCGTCCAGATCGAATGTCCATTGGACTCATTCACAGGCTTAGTTGATTGTTTGACATCAACAAACTTTGGGTGCGTTTCTTTTTTCTTTCAGACTTAACGCTCAGTCTGGTCTACTCCCAGGTATTAGCCAAGTTTCACTGACATTGATAGTGACGATCTAAATGGGTATTGGACTAATCCTCAAGGTTCCACTCAATGTCAAATAGGCAATACTACGAACCTTTTTTCTTGCCAGCTTGCAACTTTCTTTTATGATTGGCAGTTGCCGCCAATTGGTTAGGCTGCAACAGCTAGCTCAACCTCTTCAGTTACTACCGAACGAGTAAGTGAAGTTGGGATACTCATGATATCCTCAGAATTGTAAACGTTTGCGTTTATTGTTTGATAGGTAATTAAAGTCTTTCCAATCTAAGACTGCCTGCATCTCAAAGAACTACCTCCGCCTGTCAAATCCAAAGCGGGCCCATATCACTTATCTTCTTTCTTACTCGAAGAGTCAGTTGTATTTTTTTTAGCGAGATAAAGATTTCTAAGATCTTCTACTAACTTTGGCATTTTAATAACCTTAGTAACACTTATCCCATTGGACTCTGCAAAATCCCTAAGATAGTTGTAAAAATCTTTCTCTATTTCCTTATCTCCTTCCATCCACTATTTATTCATATAGATCTCGAAATTTTTAGATATCGATCCTATAATATCTTCCTTGAGCTCCAATCTCGATGATATCAGATCTCCTAAGAGTTTCTCCTCCAATCGGGGATCAGCATTTAATGCTTTCTTATATCCCCATATATGCAGGAATCCTCTTTCGGATACTTCATTAACATCGGAATCAATAAACTCCGGTTCCTTCCCATCTCTTGCCTCTCTAGGTATATAAATACCGGATATTAGTGTTCCAACGTCTATTCCTCTCATTTTACAAAGCTCATAAGCTAATCTTTGTTCTACTAATAGGATATAAGAAACCGAATCGAAGGATAGATCAATCTCCTCTATATTTTTCATGAATTCCAAAGCTGAAGTAGCAAACTCCTTTGCTAGTGAAAGATCTTTAAAATATATTATAGATGTATTTATTGCTACATCGCTCCATTCTATTCCATGTCGAGATTCTAAAAAACCACTCTTATCCAAGAATTCTGGTGGAGGATAAAAATTAATATCATCTTCACGAACCATTTCATAGTGTGCAAAGAATGCCTCGTGATTTTCCGGATTTATTTTAAACCTTATCTCTGCATCCAGATCTATCATAATAAAAGGGGAATCGCATTTCTCTATAGCTAAGAATTTTGCAGCTGCCCAAAAAACTGTAGGGTCGAAATCTATCTCTTCGGGGTCATTAGGCAAAACTGGAAAAACCTCATCAAAATGCTTGATCAGATCTAAGCTTTCATAGTAATCATATGTCGCTTGATCGCAATAAAGAACCGGAGAGAATCCATTTATTTCCCTAGAGAAATAAGTCGTTCTAATTATCATAACCACTTCCCAGTGTTTTTTTACTGGTATTTCTACTCCCTTCATTTTTCTGGGAAGGTGCCAATCTACATAAACAGCTTTCATTGTCAAAAAAAAATGCTCGACCTTTATAGCCGAGCATTTCATTATTATTCCCTTATTTAGTTAAAATTATAAACATCTATGGCGTACTGGTTAACGATAGGCTTTCCTGTGTTATAACACCCGAAAACTATTTTCCAATCGCCGTATCTGTCATGTAGATGTCTAAGTAACTTCATACTAGTTTCCACGTTGAATTCTATATCATTCCTCAATTCTTCCCTAGTAAATTCCTTATTCTTCCACATCATCTGGGCCGTTGAATACATTACCTGCATCGGACCTACTGCTCCTACACAACTAGTCTGTCCTGGATCATATTCCCAGTGAAATGCACCAGAATATCTCGTTTCCTTCCAGGCTACACCATAAGCGTATTTTTTGGGGATATGATATATTTCGGAGTATTTTTCTATGCAATTGTGCATCTCTATACAAGGTGGTACTTTCATAGATGTCTTAGGAGAAGATATCGGTACTTCGTTTTTAGGAGACGTAGAGCTACTAAGAAGTAGAAAGAATATCGGTAGCAAAAGAACGCTCATAGCGATCATGTAAATACGGTTTTTCATGATTTCTATTTGTTATCATTATACATTTTATTTGCATAGAGATTGAATATCTGAATCCCAGTAGAATCCTGATAGATCTCATATTCTCCATTTCTACGATCTATTATCATTAGCTCGTTTCTCTCGTTAATAGCAACAGAGATTTCCGATGAATTTCTGGTTTCCATCGGTGCTCCCTCTTTCTGACTATTTTTCTCAGAATACCTATGGTGTATTTCCGAGATAGCATATCCAGAAGCAATAGCTACCAGAATGAAAATCACTTTAATTGAGGCTTTGAAAAAATCTAAAGCCTTGTTGCGAGCTTCGTTCCAATTAATTCTTTTTTGTTCTTCCATAACTTATATTTTTATTGGTTTGCTTGGTAAACATATGGAATAATCTCGGGAGAAAAAAAAAGTCCGAGCTTTCACTCGGACTTTTAATGTTTCAGGATTGCTTTTTCTTTCCTATAGTTGCGTAGAATATGTTTTGCTGTAACAATCCTTTAATGTTAACGGAATCTCTTTTTTTACGACTGGAACCGTAGAACCAGACTGATCGATATTCATAAATTGTAAGTTAGTTTTGCTGAAAAGATTCCTTATTTTATTTTTATATATTGGTCTGAAGATAATGTTTCATTGATTATGATATATTTTTATATCTTTCCGAATTTATCGTCTCTTGCATAATATCAATAGGAGTAATGTTATTCCCTGAGAGTATCGATTTCAAAATGGAAGGCGAAAATCCGGAGATTAAAGCAGTTCCCGACTCATCGAATCTAACCGGAACATTATTTCCTCCACTCCTACTCTGAATGTTCCAGAATATAATAGATGGCATATCATATCCAGCTTTCTCGTACTTTCCTCTGATCATCTCTATAGCTGAAACGCTTTCTCCTCCACGAATGGCCTGGTTGAATTCCATATCGGAAAGAATCAATATCTTAGTTGGCATCGATTCTTTACCCACGTTATGTTTAATAGCCTGACGCAAAACTAAATCAAACACCGATTCTAAATTAGTAGACATCCCCCACTCAGAAGATTCTAATTGGTGATATCTCTCGTAAAGATTACCCTTTAGTTTTTGGAGTTCAGGTCTTTCACTAAATGTGATGAAGTGATCCTGGAAAGGCCCCACATTTCTTTCGGAGATGTAAAGTCCAAGAGAAATTGCAACATCCATACAGGTTAAAGATGATCCGCTAGAAATCCCGGTTGTCATAGATCCGGATACGTCCACTACAGGTAATATCATATCTGAGCTTCCCTCCATATAATCGGGAAGTTCGTTCCACTGGGCGGTTGCTACGTCTTCGTTACCTTTTCTGATTGATTTTAGAACATCGTATGGATAAACGGCTTGCGCATTTATCTTTACTCCTTCCGGTCTAGATTCTGCAGGAAGAGATAAGAGTCTAATGTATTCTGCATACCTTTCTGTGTCTCTTTTATAGAAAGCTCTCTGGTATCTGGCAGCAGCTACAGAAGGAACCTGCGAATAGTTAATGTCTTCCCATTTACCGGAACACATATTCTGCTCAACCACATTAGTAAGAGAAACAAGGGTCTTACGATAATCCTTCGGTGTCATTCCCATGAACTTTCTAAGCTCGTTAGCAACAAATCCCTTTCTAGGCATCCATTTAGCACAAAGACCATTCTCAGAATCCAGAGCACCCTTAATTAACTTTGCTGCCTCGTCCTGAAGATCCGTACCGAAAAATACAAGCAAATCATCCCATCTTCCATATTCAGAGATAAGAGGCATGTTCCTAACTATAGCCTCTCTATTAGCTTTGGAAAGATATTCCAGGCATATTCTAAAAACTCTTCTCTCTCCAGCACCACCTCTGATGTCTCTAGCCCAGAAAAGAATTCTTAAAGCGGAAACCGGATCCTCTGAAAAGGCAAGAGAAAAAACTCTAATCACATCAGCTTCTTCCGCAGATCTAAAAGCTCCGATTTTAAAAAACATATCAACGCAGTTATCAAGAGAGCTAGAATTTGTTACCATTCCATTCTCGGTAGTTGTATTAGATTGTTGTAAAGCTGAAACTAGATCCATAAAACGATTATTTTAATTGTTCTAGGATAGGATTTAAAAAAAGTTTCAATTAATATTGAAATCTTTGAACTTGATCTATATTAGTGTATTGAAATTCTGGTCCAGGAGACATTACCACAGAAAGACCATCCGCTAATGTATAGAGACTTTCTAGGTAATCCTGAACCGCATCTGTTTTTGATTTATCTAGACCGAGCTGTTCCACACAGTCTTTTGTTACCTGTTCGATTGAATCTACAAATTCTCCGCTATTGTGGAAATTAAAGTACTTCTCATATTTCTGTATCCAGTTCCGGATCATTGCCTTCTCTGGCTCACCTAGTTCTAGGTCATCCTCCAGATAATCATCAAACTCTATTATAAGCCTCATTATTAATCTTCGGTAGTTTTTCCTAGATTTCTTCTGATTAGCTTTCTTACATAGTGTGAAATAGAAACAGGTGCTTCACCCTTAGCTAAAGCCTCTTTAGAGATCTTTCTGCTTAAATCTGTTAAATCTTCTTTGGAAAGAAGAACTTGGATTTTTTCTGTTTTTTCATCCTGAGCAGATTCGCTAAGATTACCAAACTCTCTTAAGTTTTCCATTTTATATTTTGTTATTTTTCGAATTTAATTCCTGCGTGGGATTTACCCTTAGAAGCCCCAACCTGATATCCTCCTTTAGGTTCTTCTGAAACCACAAAGGCTTTATATGGATTAACAATTAGACCAAGTCTTCTCATAAATCCTCTATTTGCTAAGAATGGTGTGCTTTTCTCTGTCCTGTCGACTGGAGAAATCTTAACTGCAGGTACCAGAACACCGTGGAACATTATGTCCATCTCTATTATTGGTCTAGTGTGTATATCCCTACCTACTTCGGCATCCGAATATCCCACGATATCGCTAACAAAATTCTTCTTACCGATTTTCCATTTTAGCTTACCGTCAACCTCTTCAACCTCATCACAGTGCATACTGCATGATTTTGCTCCGTTTCCGGTATCAAACTTAGCTACTATATTACCAATTCCTGGTATCTCTATAGTTTCTAAGTATCCTATTTCTAAATTGGAATAAGACCAGTTGCTCTTTTCAACAAGATAATTTATAACGTCATCAACTATAGGCTTTCCGATTGCTTGCGATATTCCTTCCGTACCAGGAGAGGAATTAACTTCCAGTATATAAGGCTTCTTAGTTTTAGAATCTATCATAATATCAACCCCACACCAATGGCAACCTACTGCATTTGCCGCTTTACATGCAATTTCTTCTATTTCTTTAGATATGTTGTATTTCGAAACAGATCCACCTAAAGAATAGTTGGTTCTAAAGTCTTTCTTAACCGCCTGTCTTTTCATCGATCCCAGGATAATGCAGTTATCAGGATCTGGCTGTAAAGGGTCGAATTTCTTGATTATAACTTGAATTCTAAGATCAAAGTTGGAATCTATTTTTTCTTGGATTAAAATCTCATTATCTCCATCTAGCTTTCTGATGGTTTGGTAGACAGATTTCAATGAAGAGTACGAATCAACTATAGAAACTCCTATTCCCTGAGTTCCTGCAAGCAGCTTCATAACTACTGGGAATTTACCACCTATTTGTTTTAGAGCGGAATCTAGAAAATCCTCATTGGGAACTAAAGCACATTTAGGAACTGGTAAACCACTCTCCTCCAATATCTGAGAAGTTAAATACTTATTCTCGCACACTTCCATAGATTCCAAAGTGTTTACTGTAAAATATCTGGAATCCTCCAGATATGAAAGGATCTGCTTAGTGTATGAGTTTTCTAAAACTCCTCTTCTTGGTACAATTACAGTAGAGTTCGGGTCTATTTGGATTTCCTTGTCCCCCGTCTTAAATGTGTGTCCATTGTATGTTTTCTCTATAATAGCATCGTTTACGTCTACTATATAGCATTCTATTTTTCTTTTCTTACACTCTTTCTCAAAAGACGATGAAGTCTTACTTCCCTTAACGTTACCGGTCAGAACCACTATTTTTGTGGTGTCTACCTTAGCCTCATTAATATAGGAGAAAAAATCGAGAACTCTATTTGATGGCATATCTTAAATTATTTTGCTTCTTATATATCTAAAGTAAAGGATTAACTACTTACTCATTGGGATTTAAATCCCAAATAAATAAACCATATAAGCTCCTATAGTATATCCTATAGCAGAAGAAAGAGCTAATTTCGATCTCTCTCTCCAGCATTTAGTCTCTACTAGATACCCAACAAAAGGAAGAGACAGGAAAGGACCGACGAATGCCCAGAATATCATAAAAACAGAACGATCAGCTACCGTAGCGATGTACATCGTGCTAGCTACTTCTATAATGAATGAGGAAAATCCTATGATCAGATATTTCTTCATACGAACTCCTTAAAATAGAACCTGAGCTTAATTGATGTCTTAACTAAGTTTAGATCTCTAACTATTTCTTTTTCCTCCTCCATTGTAAAGAAGTCTATTAGGTCATTTAATCTAGAAATACGTGTCATTATAGGGAGATCGTCGAAATTTATGTATTTCTCTTTGTTGCATAGAATTTCTTCTGCCTCTTCTATCATCAGAAGCTTGTATTCATCATATTCGCTTCGGGTAAATGCCATTGAATTAAGCGACCCGAGATATTCTTTAATCTCTTCCTCCGTCATCATTTTGCTCTCCTGTTTTTTTGTGGTTCTCGTAAACTTCATCCATATAACGGACAGACTCGACAGAACCGATAATAGCGTCCGCCTTACCCAGGATTTTTTCCAAAAATTCTTCATCGCTATTGCAAGATGTTCTTATTTCTTTTAATCGTTCTAGATCAGGTATATGCCTTCTGTGGAATCCCATATTATTTAAAAAAGTGCGTTAATCATAAACAAGTTAGGACTTATTTTATTGTACCCCATAACTTCAATAAACCTATTTATAGGATCCAAAATAGTCTTAGTAAACTGCTCATCATAATCTATAGGCGGAGCAAATTCATAGGGAAATGTTCCCTGAGGATATGCAAAGACATTATTGTCAGCTATAGATTTTGTTTTAACAAAGTAATAGTTAACCTTCTCAGCGCTTCTTATTAGGGAATATTTACTCTTATATTTAGACGAATTTAGAAGGTAGTTGTGATAACCAGAAGCTCTAACGTGGATTGGACAAGCCTTTGCCACTTCGAAAGCGGTGGTATCATTCAGAATGAATTTCTCGTAATTGTTAATATTTACGGATGCTGATATGTTTTTAGGTTCCTGGACTTTGAATTCCTTCTTTATATCCTTAAGTTCCTTAACAAAGTCCCTGATATTAAAATTTCTACCTTTTGAGAAAATGAATTTTGTTAGATAAACAAGCTTCTCTCTTACAAATGGAGGTGTACCTCCTTTAATCATCTCAACTCCAGTAAACTTCAACTGAGATAGAGGATCTGTGTGGATACCTGAATCATAAGCCAGGTTAGCAACATATTTCTTCTTACCTAAGAATATGGCGTTAAAAGAAAGTGTCTCTAACTCAAAGTCCTGGTAATTGTCTGTATTCCATTTTTTGGAGTAGATATCAAAACACTTCTTCAGATAATCATTCAGTCTATATTCATTTATCTTAAGAATTAAATCCTTTGGGTCTCCTTTATAGTCACATGAATCTACCACCTCCTGAAACGTCACGTAATTAGAATCAGTATCACCATAAACAACCAGGGGTCTAGAAACCTTCTTCACGGCGGTAAGCCCTAATTTTTCATGGAGCTCCTTATCTAGGTGCCAGTGCTCATGGAAGTATTTATGGAGAATCTTCTCCGAATACTTTATTAGGTCCTGTCCCTGTAGGGTTACAGATTCAGCAACATCAGGATTGAAACACACAAACCAGTTATTACCAATCGCTCCATAGATGGAGTTCATTGTTAATTTAATAGCCTGCTCCTCGTTCTTAAGTTCGTTCTTAACTTCAGTAAGCCTCTCTATTTTTTGTTTTATTTCTAGGATTTCTTCCTGTGTCATATTTTTATTTTTCAACTAATCCCATAGCTATAGACGTAGAAGATTGTTCAGATACCATAACCATTCTGTTGTCATGAACATAAACCTCGCAAGTTTCTGGTTCCATGTAAGATAATTCCTTTTTATAGATATTTGGTGAACTCTCACCGTCTTCTAAAATTATCTCGGAAGATCCTATGTTCAGCTTATAATTGAATGAATCCCCTATAGCATAAACATTTGTGTCCTTCACATTGAAGCATAAAATCTCCTCGGAGTTTGTTTCTAATCCACATAGGGATGTAATCGTGGTGAAGTCAGATTGGTAGATTTTAAATCTTAATAAAGCATCTTCCCTGCTATGAACAAGATCTAATATATTATCCTCAACATAAGAAAGTAGTGAAAGATCCGCACATTTTAGTCTAATGCTAAGTGAAGCAGAAATTAATTTAACCTCAGTAGAAACACAAGATCCTTCCAAATTATCAGTTTCAATCTCCATAAAGATCTCTTCCTCTGGTCTGAAGTGTTTAAAGGCATCTATTAAACGGGTAACATCAATTATCCCGATTTTTATACGATCACATTTAATTTTTTTCCAATCTATTTCTCCTTCTAGAATATCGTCGAATTTAACGGAAGAATATTTCATTACCGACTTATCCGGTGTATGAACTTTACAAAAAATTCCATCCTTTTTTAATTCAAGGATAACGCTCCTTTCTACCGTTTTCAATCTTCGCAAAAGTGTAATTAGGTTTGCGGTACTTGTGATTCTAAGTCTCATATTTTATCTTTTCTAAGTTTTACTGCTGTTTCTTTTTTAAATTTCATCTTCCTGTTCTATTTCTTCGATTTTTTCCTCTTCTTCCTCTACCTGGAATATTTCTATCCCATTAATTTGGCTTTCCTCAAAAAGACTATTCGATATTTTAGTCTGCTTTGTTTTTGAGATCTTTTCCAGATTTTTACACACCTGCTTGTAATTTTTCTCCTGCTCCTTTATGTCCTTCTTTAGTTGTGCTATTTTCTTTTTTATCTCCTTTATGTCTTCCTCGGTTTGCTTTATGTGTTCAACACTTAGCTTAACTATTTCTATCTTCTGAAGTCTAATAGATATCCAATTTTCGAACTGAGAAACAAAATCTACTATCTCATTATTGTTCCTTTTCTTCGCTATCATGAAATTTAAAAACTTCAACTTAGCTTCTAAGAAAGCCAATTCTCGTGAGAAGTCCTGCTCGTCTTTTATTATTCTCTTTAGCTTAACCAACTCTAGGTGAGCCTTGAAGTGGTCCAGATAATCCTTAACCGACGGGAAATCCATAACGTTCCCGTCCTTAACAAAAATAACATCCTCCTTAACTATAATCTTAGTTAATTTAGAAACTGAAGAAACCGTCTCTTCAAATATTTCCGGGCTCATCCCTCTAAAGGAAACTATTAGATCACATTTACTCTGAGATCTATTTTCGATCCTATAGTCGTGACCCATTCTATCCAGTTTATCGTCTAGCTTATTGATAAAACTGTCATATCTCATAACTGGCGGTAGATCGAAAATACGAATCAACTTCTTGTTCTTATCAACCTCAAATCCACTTTCTATTAACCATGAACTTTCCTCGTTCATCCATCTGGTTATTTTTCCAGAAAAGTCCTTAAAGTAAGGCTTCAGTAATTTAGGTGATCCCTGGAGATATTCTAAAACGTCCTCCATCTTTCTTGGAAGTATATTACTTCTATATCCGACCGCTATACCAACGACATGTGTTAATAATCCAACGGGGAATTCTACATGGATCCAATCATGACCTCCCTCCTCATTCTTGATATTAAGATCTGAGTTTTTTGAAATGATATCCTTAATCCTTTGGTTTATTCTTACTGACGTGTATCTGGGAGCCGAAGGACTGGGATTTACTGGGGATCCGAAAAAACCATCCCCTTCTAGTACTCCATATGAACAACCAAAAGGTCTAGCTAACTTGGATATCGCTCCAGCTAAAGATGAGTCACCGTGGTGATATAATCCAGTTTTAATTACTTCCCCGACTAATCCAATCGTTTTATTAAACCGAGATGGGGAATTTTCTAATATTAATCTCTGGACTGGAGTTAATCCATCATAGAAATTTGGGATTCCTCTACTTTGTAAAACATACAGTGCGTACGTCCGATACTGTCGGTTTATTTGATCCGATATATTAATGTGACTCATTTTTATGATTATGCTTTTCTCAAGAATATTATAATTGACTCCATGAATACGCCAAGAGTGCTTTGGATAAATGGATAAAAGATTAGATTAAACCAGATTGGCATTTCACCAATAGGTCCAATCTTACCAATGAAGGTCAATGTCCAGAAAATAGACGCGCCTACCCAAAAACCAAAACACATTACACAGGTTATTAGTTTGTAAAGCAGTGGTACTTTTACGCCCGTCCAGTTTCTAAATTTCTCGAATATGGATCCATTAACTACAGTGGTAGTTATACAGAATCCAAAAAATAACATTAAGATAATAAATTCCATCATTCAAATAATTCTAGTGCTTTCATTTGTTCATCACTTAGATCCTTAGGGATCTTTATATAGGTTTTAACAAGGATGTCCCCGTTTCCAATTCCATTAAATTCAGGAATTCCTTTACCCTGTAATCTAAATACCTTTTCAGAAGAAGTTCCTGCTGGTATTTTTATTCTTAGAGTTGATCCCTTTAGATCTGGTATGTCTACGGATGTTCCTAAACAAGCATCCTTAAATGAAAGGTACTTGTCATGAATAAGGTTTATACCGTCCCTTCGGTAAACTGGATGTACATATTCCTCTACGTTTATAATTAAATCTCCGGGGTTTGCTGGAGATTTTGCCCAGTCTCCCTTTCCTATTACCAGATAAGAAACACCGCTTATCGATCCCTTTGGGATTGAGGTTTCTAGTTCTTCTTCTTTCCTAATTAGACCTGTTCCCCTGCAGGTGGAACAATTAGTTCTGGAAACGCTACCGCTTCCTCTACATGTATGGCAGTCCTCCTGCATTACGATTTCTCCGAAAGTGTGCTGGACTGTTCTATTAACTCTCCCCATTCCCCCGCAAGTAGAGCAGTTTACAGTTTCTCCGTTTTCTGCTCCTGTACCTTTACATGGATCACATTGGACATTCCGATTTATGCGTATCTTCTTGATTGCACCAGTCATCATTTCTTCCAGTGTAACTGAAACATATGCGTTAAGATTTCTTCCTCTGTTTATCATTGTTTCCTTAGCGGTTTGCCTACCAGTAAAGAAACTAGAGAAATCTCCAGTTTGGAAAGGGTTTGTATTCTGCCAGTTCCAGTTTTGTCTTGATCCGGCGAATGGATTATCATATGATGCTTTCTTGTCCGGATTGGATAGAGTCTCGTATGCTTCTGAGATTTCCTGAAATTTTTCCTTTGCCTCTGAGGTGTTTCCTGCTTTATCGGGGTGATGTTTATGAGCAAGTTTTCTGTATGCTTTTTTTATCTCGTCCGCTGTCGCATTCTTTGTTATCCCCAATATGTTATAGTAGTCTTTCTGCGACATCATTAAGCTTTAAATGTTGATCTGAAAATATCCTGTATTCTAACAAACCCTTCGGTTTTTTCCAGACCATCCCTATTTTTCCATTTTTCTTTTAGTTGTTTAGATAACTCAATAACCTCCGAACATATCTCATATTTTTCCAGTCCCTCCCAATATTTTAAAACCCTATCACTAAACCCATCTATTTGATTTTCATTCTCAAATATAAAAATGAGTTCTATTGGCTGGTTTCTTAATGTACTAAGAAACATATCCTGGACCGATCTCTCTATGTGTTTTTTTAGAATGTCGTATTGAGGGTGTCTAACTGGGGCTTCCTCTCTTTCTAATCCGAATTCATCGTCGTTATTCTCAAACATTACTTCCCGATTCTAATTTTTTCTTCACTGAGTTATAAAAATCAACGTCATATAAATCGATAACGTCCTTTACTAACTCATCAACTTTTTCCTCGCCGTAAGTTTCAATTAGATATTCATATTTAACAGATGCTTCCAGAGAACGATCTATCCGATACTTAATCTGCGCATTCATATCCTGGTTATTCACCTTCTGCTCAAATTCTTCAAGCTCTTTAGAATTTTTTGACTTCATATAGCAGTTCCTTTTCTTTTATGTATTTAAGTAAAGCTAAATCTTTCATTTTAACTTCAAATTCTATATCGATCTCAAGCCCATAAGTTTCGGGTGATTCCCAAATCCAATCGGAATGAGCTACTTCCTTAGCAGAAGAATCCTCGAAGATTTTTCTAGAATCCGAATAATGAGTTATCGGAACAATACCCTCTGGCCAGGTGCTAACACACAATGCCAGTGCATCACGCTCGCTAAGAGAGGATGGGTTACATTTGTTATGTAGATAATCAAAAGTTACTGGGATACCAATTCTTTTATGGACCATCTCGTAAAGATCCTCCGCGTGAAATTGTGATTTCTTATCATCAACTTCCAAGACTAGTCTAGCCTTTACTGAATCCGGGAGTACCTCGTAATTACGACAGAATCTGTCTGCTGCATCCTCTTTTGTTGGCTTCGTTGTATTTATGTGAATATTGATCGGATACTTATGGCTTTTGTCTAGTCCCATCAGATCGAATATCTCCGCATGTTGAGAAAGTTCCTTTATTGCCTTCTCCACCACATCGGGACGTTCGGAAGCTAGAACTCCGTATGGTGAGGGATGAAATGTTATTCTTTGGTCATTCATTATTGCAAAAAAACCGCATGCTTTTAAAACGGCCGAGATTGCATCATAATCAGGTAGGTCCTTTATTTCATATTCGGAGCACCAAGGAAATATATCACTGGACATCCTATACATCTGTATTCCGTTGTCATAATTCCATTGCAAGATTTCTCTTAGATCTATTACATTCTTTAAAGCTAGCTCTGAAGCATATGCTATACCTTTCTCTAGAAATGTTTTCTTTACCATTCCTCTGTTAGTAGAGATCTTTCTATCAGAAAGACTCATATTTATACAACAATATCCGTATCTTCCCATCTATTTAAATTTTCCTAGTTTTTCACCGCATGATTTACACTGATCCATTATTTCACCTCCGATGAGTTTACACCAACCACCAAAAATGCCTTCTGATTTCTGATAATAGAAAGGACACTCTTTTATAGTGTACCCATATTTCCCATTCTTAAGTTTCTTGAAATCCGACGTTTGGGTATAACAATAGAATCCCTCCGGGATTTGCTTTTTCTTCTTCCTTGGAATTCTATATTTTTTCGATCTCATGCACTATAAAAATAACTAAATAACACGGATATAAAAAATTAAACCTCTGAGCTTAGCCACTTTTTCCTTTCCAGAGAAGATTTTCCAAATGCCATTTCTAGATTCGTCTTTGCTTTGGTGTCATCCTTTATAGATATTATCCTCTTGTTTTTCATAACGTGATCCCAGTCCTCCAAAGATAAAGATCCTAGTCCTTTGAGATATCTAATAGCTCCTCTTTCGCTTTTAGATACATTCTTTTTGAATTCCTCCAATGAATAATAATATCTCTTAGATCTATCACCAACAGTAACTAATGGTGTTTCTAAAAAACTAACTCTTCCGTCTTTAATCATCCACGGGAACCACATATAGAAAAGATTTATCAAAAGAGAAGTAATGTGAGCTCCGTCCGGATCTTGGTCTGTAGCTATTACTACTTTATCGAATGGACAATTCAATGATTGATCTGCGGGATCTAGATTTAATATCTGCATCAGTTCGAGAATCTCCCTATTATCGGAGAGATCGGATAAGCTTCTAGCATTTTTTATTTTCCCTTTAAGTGCATAGACTCCATCCTTCTTCGGGTCTCTTTTCTGAAGAATCGATCCCATCGCACTGAGTCCTTCCACAATAAAAAGATTCTCCGCTCTTCCTGAAGTAGGTGGAAAATATTTATTGGAATGCTTTATCCTAATTGACTTCTTCTCCTTCCTTATCTTCTTTAAGGCTGTTTCTTTCTTCCTGTCGTCAACCGATTTTTTTATTTTCTTATATGTCTCGCTTCTAAAGAACTTACTTAATGATCCGTCGAAGTTTCTTATAATAGTTGGTTCTACCTCCTCCCTTTTAGAAACAAATTTTGTCTTGTTCTGATCTCCGAACCTAACTATTCTAGGGGACATATTTAATATGAGAAGGGTATCATAGAAATGATGTCCTAAAGAATCCTCTAATTCACCGTTTATTTTATCGTATACGATCTTTTGGTGTATCCCCGTACATAAAGCACTATTAACAAATGAAAATGAGCCAGAGTCTTGTTTTTTCTCCCATATCAATAATTCACCAATGGGAGTTTTTGCGGACCAGTCTGGCTTCAATTCTGATGAAATCATTTCGGTCTTTCCATCCCAGATAAATTCTATCTTCAGTGATGCAGTCTTTTCCTCTGTTTCTAAAACTCTTTTTCTTAAACAGAGATAGGTTCGAATAGTAGCATAATCCCATTTTGAATTATCGAAAACACTGGAGTTAGGAACGAATCCAACCTTTGTCCCAGTAGCCTTACTCTTTGCTTTTGTCTTTATAGTGGGCTTAGCTGATTTAAAATTATTCCAGATCTGGTAATACGTTTCTTTGCTGTTTGTTGTTTCTATTTCGAACATGTAAGAAAGAGCGTTAACCAAGCTAACCCCCATACCATTAGTACCAACGATAGATTCATCTATATTATCATTATCGAAGTTAGATCCAGCTCTTAACATAGAAACCGCTGTTTCTATATTGCTCATCCCGCTTTTTTTGTTAACGGTAGATCCATTCGTAAATCCGTCACCAGTATCGGTAATTGAGATTGAATTCTCCTTAGAGGAAACCTCAACAGTTATCTTCTTCATTGGGGTCTGCATTCTCTTAGCTTCATCAACGGAATTAGCGAAAACCTCATCGAATAATTTGTACATCCCTATAGAATGTTCCTTGGTTACAGATTTTATAAATCCGTCTCCTATTATTGGGATTATCTCTTCGCTTCTTTTAACAGATCCCACGTACATAGTGGGCCTTTTGATAATGTGTTCAAAGTCTGTTAATACCTCAATTGTTTTGTTTACCTTGTTAGAAGCCATTTTTATTTCCAGTTTTGGTTTAATTCGTAGCTAATCTTATATCATAAAAAAAAGCTCCAATACTAATATTGGAGCTTCTAGATTATGTTTCATTTAGATTTATTTAGAGGGAGTAAAAAATACCTCATCTACTTGTTTAGGCTCTAGATAAACCGTGTAGTATTCCATTTCTGATTTACTAGCTTCAGCTTTTCTTCTCTTTGAATCTGGAATTGCTATAATATAGTCCTTACCTAATTTATTAATTACACCCTTAACAATAAATTCTGAATCTACGAATATATTGATAGCATCAGTGTATTCCTCTTCTTCCGGTCTATCCGCTCTTTCTACCCTACTTCCGTATAAAGCATATTTTCTTTTAGCCATTCGGTCTCTTTCGATCTGAACGTCATCTCTTACGTATTGAGGAGCGTTCTTACCTTGTGTCGGAATTTCAGCAATAACGATTATTTTTTCGATATCTCCTTTTTCCTGGTCCTCTAATAATCTAGTTAGAGTAGAAACGAGTTCAGGAGCTTTTACCATCATAGCAGGCTTAGTGTTATTGCTCTGCATGAAAACAGTCTCATTATAAATAGGAATTCCTCCCTTTACCTCATTTTCTTTTACTAGGAAATTAGAAAAAGATTCAAATTCTAAAAGATGTATCATTTTATACTATTTTTATAGTATATATCCACTATACATTCTTTAAACCTTGCATTTGCTGTAGTGCCTGCATTTGTTTTAGTTTTTTCATCTTTTCCTCAGCACCTCTTTTATAGAAATCCATATTCTTAAGAAGTCTCTTCTGTTCTTCCTGTAGGATATCCTTAAAGAAAGGAGCATTTACAATGGCACCAGTTTTTTCCAACGAAATTTCAGGATTTCCTATATAATATGCGGCTAGCGAATACTCATCCAGAAGTCTCCACTGCCAGATTTCTGGTTCTATAAAGAGTATATCTCCAGTACCCTTAGTTTTTATTGCAATGTCTCCATAGGCAAAAGATATAAGGTGTCTTCCCTGGTCTCTTAACTTTCTCATAGTGTGGAAGACCGCTTCTAATCTAGCAGGTCTGTACTCCCAAGCTCTGGAATATAGATCGATTATCTCTGAATCTGGTTTACCTATTCTTTCGCTAATTTTAGCTATCATATACATGGAATAATAAACCTCCTCTTCCCATCCTTTCATATCAACTCTCTTCTGATATGATTCTATGGCCTTCTCTAGTTGATTTGCATCTCTATAGCTTTGAGCGAGATAGAACATGTATCTCTCATTATCTGGTTCTTTAACTAAAGCATCCTCTAGAATCTTAGCATCGTTTGAATATTTCTCCTCCAAACTACCAGCTCTTTTTAGAGGCGAAATATCAGCCATAACATAGCATCCCCTGATAGGAACCTGCATCACCTCTATTCTTTCCTCGTCTAAATATAAATATTCATGTAGAACTCCCTTGTAAACCCAATTTTGATCTGACTTTACGATCTGTGCTCTGTTGTACTGTAATTGGTTCAGCTTATACATTAGCTGATAACAATCTGGCTTGGTGTCCAAACCTGCGAACGGGTTTACTGTAGGTGATTCAGTAAAGAATGTATCATCGGCATCGATTATCCATCTGTAGTCGCATTTATTCTTAGCCAGGTTTAAGCTCTCGGTCCTATTAACTTCAAAGTTAACCCAAGGTCTTTCGTGTAATTCACCAGGGATTCCTAAATCATCCATTGTTGCTTTAATAACCTCTTTGGTTTTATCTCCGGATCCAGTATCTACGATTACCCAGTATTCTATATAAGGTGCAACAGCTCTCAAGCATCTCTCCATCGTATCTTCCTCGTCTTTTACGATCATAACAAGACACAAGCTAATCGTTTGTTTTCCTGTGTTAGATAAAGGACTTTTCATAGCTACGGGAGAAATCATGCTCTTCATAGGAACCGGACTCTTTTTCTTCATTTTGTTCTTTGACATTATTCTTTGTTTATCTGTTTATAATTATATCCTAGTGATTCAGTTTTGCTCCTCTTTTTTTTGAAATATTTGTTTCAACTACTTCACCCATCTTATCAAACATTATATTGAAGTAGTAGTTTGAGTTTAGATCTACCCTCATCTTCTTTTTGCTCCTATCCTGAGTTCTTATCTGGATATCGTGATTAGAAAAATCAATACCATCAAAAACCCATAATTTCAAATAAAAGTAATTGGTATCATAAACTCGATAGCTAACAGCTTCGGTCTTTAGAGTTATTCTTAATGTGAAGAAATATTTGCCTGTTATCTTCAATTCTAAAAAACAAATACTATCTGAATTTAAATTCGATAGCATTATTTTACCAAAGTTAGCTACATAGAGTGAATTTTTAGAATCGATTTCGTGCCTATCCAGAACAACCCCATTGTTTTTCAGAATATTATAAAAATCCTCGTTGATATTATCGGATTCTAGATATAGATTCAGAAGATAAGACATCTCGTTAGTCTCGAAATCTTTAACATTTCTTATCTCAGCTTTTCCTGAATTTTTTAGATAGCTTACAAGATTATCAAAAATATCCCTTAAGATAATTCTCCTCCGGTTATCATCGGTCTTTTTCTTATTTAGAATATCCCTTACGGAATTTACAAAGTCTCCACTAGTGGTGCTCATTTATATGATTTTATGGAATTACTTTTTCTTCTTAGTAAGTCCCAGTTTTTCAACAACTTTAGAGAGTACTTTATCCTTTCCCCCCTCAGCATCTATTTTTAGAAGTTTTCTACTTCTCTTATAAAAGTCAACTAAAGGGAATGTCTTATTGTGATATTCTTTGAATCTGTTTTCTATAACCTCATCGCTGGAATCATCCTTTCTATCCTCTTTCTTTGCTCTTTCTTTTATCCTTTCCTTGGCTATTTTTTCATCAAGATCAAGAAATATCGCGTGATTTAACCCAAGCCCCATCTTGCCAAGAATAGAATCAAGCTTTTTAGCTTGTTTAATTGTCCTTGGGAATCCATCAAAAATAACACCCTCTAAAGGGTCTATATTCTTTAGTTCGGAAACGAGCATTTTAACTATCATTGAGTCAGGTACAAGATCACCACCAGCTATTATTTTTTTAAGCTCCTCGTCATCCGACTTTCTAATTAGATCACCAGTGGATATATGATTGATTCCATAGTCATCTTGTAGAACTTTTGCTAGTGTTCCCTTCCCTGATCCAGGTGCCCCTAAAATGACGAGAACTTCCCCTTGGTTATCGGGAAGTTCTCTCTCATTTAAAAATTGTTCGAAGTATTTTATTTGTCCCATTTAAAAAATCTTTATGATCCGCAAGCAAGACAATCGTCAGGATTGTCTAAGCTACAAACTATATCAGACATCATATTTTCTGCTGCCTTACTTAGTTCTTCGCTTGTCATGCCAAGCATATCTATCTTCTCCTCGGTATTTTCTTTTACTGGAGTTGGAATTTTTTCCTCTGTTGTTTTCAAAGATTTCTTTGCCTTTTCCATGTCTATACCCAAACCAGCAATTGCATCCACCGCTGATTTAGTCCTTAAGTAGTACATTCCTGTTTTTAGTCCTAATTCCCAAGAATGGAAATGTGCCGAAGTTAATTTAGCAGCATTAACATTCTCTATAAAGAGATTTAGTGATTGTGATTGGCAAATAAATTTGCCTCTTCCAGCAGACATATCTATTAGATCCTTCTGCTTTATTTCCCATACAGTTTTATATGTTTCTCTAACAGCTTCTGGTATTTGTGGAATATTCTGAACCGATCCCTTATGTAGGATAATCATGTTTTTCATATCATCGCTCCATAGACCTAAAGAAATAAGATCCCTAACTAGATGTTTATTTACAAGAATAAACTCACCACTTAGTGTTCTTCTGGTATAGATATTGGATGTAAAAGGTTCAAAAGCCTCGTTGTTACCCATTATTTGTGCAGTGGAAGCAGTTGGCATTGGAGCTAAAAGCAAAGAGTTTCTTGCTCCGTGTTTCATTACTTCCTTTCTCAATTTAGCCCAATCCCATCTTCCGGAAAGTTGTTCGTCTTTGAATCCCCAAAGGTTAAATTGGAAATCTCCTTTGCTAAGTGGTGAACCGTCAAATGTTTCATATTTTCCGTCTCTTCTAGCTAAGTCCATTGAAGCGGACATTGACGCAAAGTAAATTGTCTCAAATACTTCCTCGTTTATTTTCTTAGCCTCTAAACAAGTAAAAGGAATACCCATAATTGCAAAAAGATCTGCTAGACCTTGTATACCGATACCGATTGGACGGTGTCTCATGTTAGATCTCTCAGTTTCTTTTGTCGGGTAATAGTTAACGTCAATAACCTTATTTAGGTTGATAGCTGTTTGGTAAGCTACATCATATAAGGCTTTATGATCAACCTCACATTTTCCTCTGGCTATCTTTGAAGTCCTATTGTCTGTAGATTTTAAGAATTTATTTACCGGGATAGATGCAAGGTTACAAACAGCTTGCTCGTCCTTAGAAGTATATTCTAAGATCTCCGTACAAAGATTAGAACTTTTTATTGTACCAAGATTTTGCTGATTTGATTTTTTGTTAGCAGCATCCTTATAAAGCATATATGGAGTTCCGGTCTCGATTTGTGAATCAATAATTTTTGTCCATAAATCCCTGGCTTTTATTGTCTTTCTAGCCTTTCCTGAAAGTTCAGCATCGATATAAGCTTTCTCGAAATCCTCTCCGTATAATTCCCAAAGCCCAGGAACATCAGAAGGAGAAAATAATGACCATTCTCCGCTCTCTTTAACCCTCTTCATAAATAAGTCAGGGGTCCATAAAGCCAAAAATAAATCTCTTGCTCTAAGTTCTTCTTTCCCTGTATTCTTTCTAAGATCTAGAAAAGACTCAATGTCAGCATGCCATGGTTCTACATAAATAGCAAAAGATCCTTTTCTTTTGCCTCCACCTTGATCTACATATCTTGCAGTTTCGTTGAAAACTTTTAGCATAGGAACAATTCCATTGGAAGTTCCGTTTGTTCCTTTAATATAAGAACCCGTACTTCTAACGTTATGAATAGCAAGTCCTATACCTCCGGCATTCTGAGAGATAACAGCAACATCGGATAACGTCTTATAGATTCCGGGAATAGAATCATCCGACATCATTAAAAGAAAACAAGAAGATAGCTGTGGTTTTTTTGTTCCAGCATTAAATAATGTTGGCGTTGCGTGGGTCATTAAATGATTAGAAAGTAACTCGTATGTTTTAATTACATTCTTCAGATTATCTCCCCATATACCAACTGCTACTCGCATGTACATATGCTGAGGAGTTTCCGTTGTCTCCCCATATGTCTTTAAAAGATAACTCTTCTCCAATGTTTTGAATCCAAAATATTCGAAATTAAAGTCCCTCTCGTGTATGATGGCTCCATCCAGTTTCTGTTTATTCTTCATAACGACCTTATATGTCTCGTCGTTAATAAGACCTGCTGGAGTATTAGTTTCAGGATCTATATAGCTATAAAGATCTTCTATCGTTTCAGAAAACTTCTTCTTAGTTGTCTTATGCAATCTAGAAACTGCTATTCTTGAAGCTAATATTGAATAATCTGGGTGATTTGGGATAAGCGATGCTGCAGTTTCAGCTGCAAGATTGTCTAACTCCTGTGTAGAAATTCCATCGTAGATTCCGGCAATAACTTTTTGCGCAATCTCTAAAGAATCAATATGATCAGGATTTAGACCATAAGTCATTTTTTTAATTCTATTAGAAACTTTTTCAAACCTAACGGGTTCCTTAGAACCGTCTCTTTTTATTACAAACATTTAATTTAGATTATTATTTTTAAAATTCAGCATCGAAATCGAAAGCGTCCTCTGACTTGTTCATTACACCAGCTTTTTGATATTCACCAACTCTTTTCTCGAAGAAATTAGTCTTTCCCTGAAGTGAAATATTCATCATGAAATCAAATGGATTTTCAGAGTTGTACATTTTAGAACATCCTAGATCAACTAAGAGTCTGTCTGCAACGAATTCCAGATACTGCTTCATTAACTCCGAATTCATCCCAATCAATCTAATAGGCAAAGACTCGATAATAAATTCCTTCTCTATCTCAAGAGCACTTATTATGATTTCACGGATTCTAGCTTCGCTAACTTTATTTACAAGATGATTGTTGTGTAGCATAACTGCAAAATCGCAGTGCATACCTTCGTCTCTTGAAATTAGCTCGTTGGAGAACGAAAGACCAGGCATAAGTCCTCTCTTTTTAAGCCAGAAAATAGAACAGAAAGATCCACTAAAAAATATACCCTCCACAGCAGCAAAAGCAACTAATCTTTCTTGGAAGTTTGGTGAATCTACCCATTTAAGAGCCCATTCCGCTTTTTTTCTCACCGCGGGAATTGTTTCTATAGCATTGAATAATCTGGCTTTCTCCTCCTGGTCATTGATGTACGTATCTATGAGTAATGAGTATGTTTCCGAATGTATGTTTTCCATCATAATTTGGAATCCATAGAAAAACTTAGCCTCGGTGTATTGAACTTCGGAAACAAAATTCTCAGCTAGGTTTTCATTTACTATACCATCAGAAGCAGCAAAGAAGGCTAAAACATTTTTGATGAAGTATCTCTCATCGTCAGTTAACTTATTTCTCCAGTCATTCAAATCCTGAGCTAAATCGATCTCTTCTGCAGTCCAGATGCAAGCCTGTTGTTTCTTATACATTTCCCAGATGTCATGATGTTCGATAGGAAATAAAACGAAACGATTTTTGTTTTCCTGTAAAATAGGCTCAGGTAAAGAATATAATTCCTCCATAGTTAACTTTTAATTTTAATTAATAATTGTTTTCTTGTCTTCTGATGTTCTCCTTGTTTTTGGAGAGGTAATAATTATAAAGCTCCTCAGCGGTCATGCCAACGGAAGCCATCATGTTGAATATGAAATGTTGAATGTCTACTAACTCCATTTTTAATTCTTTTACATCGTCATCGGATAAATCCGATATTTTCATTTCATAAGCCTTCTTATGGTTGCTTTTCCATGGTTTCCATACTGCGTTGCCTATAGATGTCTCGCCATTGTTAGATACTCCACCTAAGGCATCATATGCCTCCGATATTTCGTCTTCGATAGCTCTGGTGTTCCAAAGCCAAAAGTCTTTAATTTCTCCGAGGGTAAGGTCATCAAACTTGTAACCATAAACCCTCTCTTGGGTGTTTTTCTGAAGGGACATCAACTTCTCCAGGTGGTGTGTGGACGTTACGTAGTCATTCTCAACGAGAAGATCTTTACATTGGTTGTCTATATTTGCCATAATTGTGATTTTTGACTAGGTTTGTGTCTAGGCCTAAATCCACCGGGTTTTTTATATATCAAAAGACCCTGGAGATCGGAGGCTTTAGAGCGTTAATTTTTTTCTTTTTCTAATAACTTTTCTAGCTTGTCAATTTCGATCTGTAGCTCTAGCATTCGGTCTTTAGTTTTCCTCCTTCTGGAATAAAGATCTTTAATGATTGTTCTTAATATCGGGTTCTCGTCTTCACCGCCAAAATATGCTCCAGATGCTGTTTTAGACCAGGTTTCTTTTGGATTTGCTGGATTCTTTCCCTTGTAAACTTCTGGAGAGATTCCCCATTGAACCATGGTGTTTGGATAAAGAGAAGCAAAGTCATAACAAGCTATCCATTCATGTAATCCTTTGGTTGGTTCCTTTACGTAACCTCCCGCAAATTTAACGTGTACTTCTTCCTTCCTTTCGTCGGTAAAAACTTGCTTCCGATCCAAGAATTTTCTAAGCATCATAATTTCGGTAGACCATACAGGGGAAAGAGCACGGTTTATTTCCACTCCCGAGATCATTGCGATCTTAAAGAAAGTTTGCATGGTTTTAAGCTTGGTGTCAATATAATGAACCAACGCACAGTCAACTGCGTTATAATAAATAAAGTCCTCAAAATTCGATTGGTATAGATCTCTAAGAGTTCCATTGTATTCTATCTTTTTGAATCCAACAGCCTTATCGGCAACATAATCTAATCTATTACTTTCCTTAATCTTAATAACTCTGTCCCATTTTTTATAGATCTCAAGGTAATCGACCATGAGTAAGTGCATAGGTAACTGTGCTTTCCCTATCAGATAATTTCCAGGGGAAATCATCTTAGGGTCAACTCCTATTCTTTTAGCTCTATTTAATAAATAAGGCCAGTCATACCCTAACCAGTTCCAACCGGTTATTACTGGCATACGAGGACCAAGCTCTCTAAAAAATGTGTAGAGCATATCATACTCTGATGGAAACTGTTTGTATTTAAACGACCATTCGTCACCGGTTCTTTCAAAGTATGAATTTATCTTCTTGTAGATACTAGCTTGCTGTTCTGGTGTTAGCGGATCAAGACCAAGAACTATTATCTTATTCTTGTCTGTAGCAATCCCTATAGAAAGAACCCGATTTCTTGCATTCTCTGTATCTAAAGCTGCTGCCATATCCTCCGTTATCTCAACCTCGATATCGACAAAGTATTTTCTAGGGGTCTGGTACTCCCAAAGGGGTTTGGTCAATTCTTCGGGAGAATCTATAAGTATCTGAGCCATTCTATACTTATTGTATTTCTCGGTCTTCGTTTTCTTTACCGCCTCTCCTGTCCAATTCGTCCATTCTTTGTCCCTTTTTGGATCATTAGGACTGCACTTCTCCCAAATAAATCTGTCCTCCTCCTTAATGGGAACTTCTAAAAAAGCCAATTCTCCCTCTTCGTTAAAGTGGGATACTTTTAGATAACTTCCCTTATTTTCTATGTCTATGATCATTTAAAAAGCGATTTTCTTATTTGTTCTATTCATCTATCTTTCTTATGTTCCGGGTGAATATATACTATTAGATGAAAAATTTAAAAAATTTCGACAATTTCCTATTTGAGTGGATAGATTCACCCGGAAGCGTTGATGTTCCAGGTCAGGCCAGTGAAGTGAAGGTAAATTCCAGAAACTACACATCAGCAAATCCGCAAATGCCAGAAGTTATTGATGCAATGTATGAAGCAGCGGAGGTAAATATGTTTCTGGATAAAGAGGGGAAATCCGAAGCTTTCAACAAGTTTCTAAAAGAAAAGACAAGATCTGGGTCAGAGGTAACAGATTACATCAAGGGTTCCTTCAGAGAAAAGGCAAAACCTAAAAAGTAGTATCTTCTAGATATTTAATAAGCTTCTTGTCTGTAGGAGAAATGTCTCTTCTCCCATTTACGAATATCTCCCATGAATCTTTCCCATATCTTCCTATTCCCGGGAGCTCTGATACGTCGGAAAAACCAGCATTCCATTTTTGGCTGAGATTCTTTATTCTGGATGCTTTAATGTTCTGAAATCCGGTTGTTTTTATGACCTCTGCTAAGACTTTAAGATCAACCCCAGATGCAGATATGGGATTTGGAATAAGTTCAAATACGGAGCTTAAAATCGGTCTAACTTGCTTATTGCTAGTTTGATTTAGAAGAATGCAACAAACAAGCATTTTCCACGGGGAGCTAATGTACTCTTCCTGTATAAGGATCTCTCTTCGTTTAATTTCCATATTATAAAGATAATAAACCGATGCGTATATTAAAAATAAAAGCGCACGCACGTATAGAGGATTTTTTTAAAAAAAATTACAGTTTTTCTTTTTTCCCTCGTATTAGTGTTCTATATTTGAAATGTAAATCAATTAAAAAAAATAGAAATTATGAAAACAAAAAACATCTTCAGCAAAGTAACAGGATTGGTAATCGCTCTTACTTTTTTCTTCAGCACTGCTTTTGCAGGTAACGGTACAGGTAATAATAAACCAGCTGACAAAATGAAACAGATCCAAGACTCGGTAGAGATTGCTTTGGAAAACCACTACGGAACTAATTTCACATTAGATCCATCTCTAAAAGAAGGAGCCATCAATTACGCAAAGGGTCAGGAATTCATTAAAGGACAAGGCCACATCAACAGCCGTCTTTATGGAGATTTCGATTTGGTTAATTCCTTGGAAGCAAGCTTTTTCTCAGGAAGTGCCATTAAAACAATTCAAAGACCCGAATTTGGGAACTACTTCGAATTATACGGAACTCCTAAAAATTTCTGGGTAGAACAGGTTAAAATCGGGGAAACATACTACGTTGTAATCACCATCGAATAAAAACAATCTCTCACAAAAAAAAGGGAATCTTTAAGGATTCCCTTTTTTGTGGGTTTTATTATTTTAACCTTCAGTGTCTATCTCAATAGCAAACTGGAATATCGTCTGACGAAGAGTATAATCTTCTGAATAAATCGTATCGTCCTGACTTATGAATTTTATGACATCTTTAACATCACCCGGAATTACGGATGTACCTTTTATATCTAATGATATTTTTCTCCAAGCTTCCTTTTTGTCCGTGTTATCAGCTGGCTGGATATTTGCAGTTTCCGAAGCAGTAACTGTTGCATCCTTAGATAAAGTTTTAATGAATTTTGCTGCTTCGGCTGCTCTATCTTTACATAGTTGCGTGTTAACCTCTACTGTTCCCTCTTTAGAAGCATAACCATTTATCGTTACTTCTTTGATTGAGGTAAAGTTTTGCTGGATAGCAGCATAGATTGCTTTTTTACCAGTTTCGGTTAATTCATATTTACCCTGAGAAAAATATGCACCGTTATAGTCTGTGATCTCAATTTTCTTCTCGCTATCTGGTGCTTTAGTTGGAATTGTTACAGGCACAACGTCAGTAACATTATAGGATGTTTTACCATCAGCAATACTCTCTACTGAATAGAGTACAAGATTTACATATCCAACATCATTAGCTATTCCATTATCGGCGGTGTTCAGTTCAACAGAATCAGACCCGTAAGAAAAATCATCCTGTGCCGGTGTTACTGGATTAGAGAATGTATTTAGCTTCCATTCGAATTTTGTAGACCCAGATGTATTAGTTATAAATATCTGTTTGTCATAACTTCCATCAATCAGATTACCTTCCTTATCTACGTTAAGTTCGAAAGGTTTACCAGCTTTTTTCTGTTTAGCATAAGTCTTAGATTTTCTTGCCTCTGCATTAGCTAAATTAATTGATGTTAGAAGATCAGTTAAAAGTACCTTGTTTCCATTTTTCTTAGCAGCTTCCACTGAAGTTGATGGTATAGCATCACATTTTACAGATCCTGCCGTTACCCCTGTAATTTTTAATTTATTGGAAACTACTCCACAATTGTCTAAATAAAGTTTTAGATTCTTAGTTTCAATAGAATCTGAAATTATTGATCCCAAAGCATCACCTAAAGCAGTAACTACAGTCTCAGGACTTACCGAGTTTTGTTTAGCCATTAATTCAATATTTGCTAGAGCTTCCTTCACATAAGTTTTCTGGTTTCCGCTTGAAAGACTCATTCCCTTAGTTTGGGTAAATGCGTTTAGTGATTCCATAGCTTCAGAAAAGCTATATCCCTCGTTGATCATTCTTGCAGACTCGATCAAGAAATCTGCGAAATTTAATACTGGTCTTGCCATGATAATTATTTTATTTTAGTTTTAAAATTGTCATTTATATATCACGGAAAAACTAAAAAATTTCGGAATTTAATAAATTAGATGATCGTTATCTTTTTTGATCCAGTTTTAGATCTTTCCGGAATTTTTACCTCAAGAACACCATTCTTCATTTCCGCTGAAGCTCCTTCCGGGTCGAATGACTCCGACACCAAATAGGTGCTCTTACCCTCCAGCGACCAATTCCCTGATTTCTTGACCTCTAGGATAAGCTTACCGCTTTCAAAAGAAACCGAGATGTCATCCTTAGATAAACCAGGCAAAGGAAATTCTATTCTAAGGTTTCCATCTATTACCTCCGTCTTGTATGAGTTCTTAGATACCCCAGATTTTAAAGATATGATGCTATCTAAAATGGAATCGTTTAGTGTAGATGATAAAATTGTTGGAAACATGTTTCTAAATTCTTTTGTGTTCATGATTTTTTATTTTTTATTCATCTTAGTACAAAAACAGTTCCACACAAAAAAAGAAGACTAAATGTCTTCTTTCCCCGTGTTTTTTATAAATTGAATTGTCAAAATGACACCCTGATTTATTTTTTTCTATTCCTTATAAAATCCATATAAGATATAAGATTCTTACCCTTTTTGCCTTTCTTCTTAGCAGCTGCAGTCCCTGCAGTTAATGTGGTAAATTTATCACCGCTTCCTGTTTTGCTTGAATCATAAAAACCAGCATTAGTTCCATCATTGGAAGGAGGAGTTGGATTACCCATACCTGGGACATTACCTAATGTTGCAAGTCCTGGGGCTGGAGCAGCGGTAGGAGCTGGAGCAGCACCCATATCCTCCATGATCTTATCCTCGTTGCATCCCATTTCTTTAAGATACTCCTTAAGCTGCCATTTTTCAACGCAGTAGTTTTTCTCTTCTAACCATTTTCCCATGCACTCGGTCACGCAAGATTCGTTGCACTCGTTTAGTGCTTCTGCAATTTCTGGTTTCTCGTCCTCCATGCAGACTAGGCATCTTCCTTTGGTTGTATTTCCTGTTGGATAAAACATAAGTTTAATCTAATATTTGTTTGATATTATGGGTGAAGATTCTAACCGTGTTACCATCCTCATTCTTTGTTATGTAACCTATAATATCATTGTATATATCGTAGATGGGACCTTGAACCAAAAGTTTCCTGTTTAGATTATCCAGAATCCACTTGTTGTCTATTTGGCTAACCTCCTTTGCTCCCCTTCTGGGATTTAGAGGTTCAGTAACGCTATATCCTCCACAATCACACATATTTATTATCTATAATCTCCTCTATCTTCTTTTCTCTTAAGATATTGCCAGAGATAGTTCAAACCTTTTTTGTAATCTGCTATGCTCTTAAACGGTTCGATGAATTTCTTGATATCATTTCCGCTTCCCTCTGGTGTCTCTTTAGATCTTATAGGGTTATATCTTCTAACTGTTCCGGTCGGGTGTATTGTATAAAAAACATCACCATGTCCTTTCTCTCTTTGCTTGTTCTCGGTTCTAATAAACTTCATGGTGTTATTTAGATCCTGCTGATGTGATGTCTCCTCTTCAAAACCAAGATCTATGATCCTTTTATATTCTCTGGATTTTCTTATTCTATCCAAATTAATCGATCTACGAGAATCTAATTTATACTCGTCAGCTGGATCGTATTCCTCAAAGTTTACAACGTGTTTCACAATCTATATATTCTTAGAATCCTACTTGATTTACGGTGAGAATGATCGAAGGAATACCAGGATACGCTGCGGGATTGGGTTGTGCAGAGTTTGCAGGTTCCGAGATTATATGTATGTTGACATCTGTCGTTCTCCACATCAGCTGGAAGTAGTCCGAATCATATTGGGTTTGGGCGAAGAAATTCCAAGCAGCAACAATTTTGGAAGCATTAGAATTACCGGAAAGAGTTACTTTAGTACCTGTCCATGGAACATCAACATCATTTTTTCTAAGCCATATGTCAACCTGGACCAATCCAGATCCGGATACCCTATCTAATTGTGCAGAAAATTGAATATTATATCTTCCTGGGTGCTCTGGAGATATTCTTGTTAAATTCCCGCTAGTGTCAGCTTTAATAGAAACACCATAAGAAAAATCAGTAGTCCTGAATATCATAGGGGTTGCGGTACTAGCCGAGGCTGTTTGGTCCTGGATATCATAGAAAGATCCATAAACTCCCGTTCCTGGAACCCATTGATGTCCACCCCAAACATATAAATTAGTCTGATTTGGAAGGAAGGCCTGCCCTATCTTTGGATTTGAGGGAAATCTAGACATGAATTATTTCTGATTGATCCAATCTCTATAATCCTTAAGGTTTTGTAGGTTACCCCTCCCCTTCTTCTTTTGTTTAGCATCGGGATCTAGGAATGGAACTATTTTTCCCGGGCCATGTGGATTAAATTTGGGCATGGTGTCAGATGGAATAGGTTCCAATGATGTACTCATTTCCGACTCGTCAACATAGTGGGGAAGCCCTTTTTGTCTAGTTTCAGCGTATTTTTTAAGCTCATCTTTAGTCATACCTTTAGCAATCTTTAAAATCTCTGCTCGGTATCTAGGATTTAAATCTTCAGGTTCCATTGCTCCTATTTTTATAGCGTATGCCTGACCCATTAATCTCTGCTGTGCTGTGCTTCTTGCTGGCATTTTATTTGCTTTTATTTCTGTTATTATAGTTATTCTCGTAATCCTTTAATACTCCTGGATTAGCCTTAAGATAAGCTATCTCTTTATTTGTTTTTGGTCGAAGATCGTCTCTTAATCTCTTTAGGTTTTCTGAGAATGTTTTAGTAAACTCCGGATTTTTTCTATGAGAGGAAAAATAATCAATAAATCCGAGTGGTTTAGATGGGTGATCCTTTTTGTCCTTGGATATACTGGGATCATCAATTTTTCTGGTAACTATAAAAGTTCCATATCCCTCTCTACCGCCATCAAGTGGATTAGTATTACCTTCTATTCCAGTCCATTCTCTTTTCTCCTTATCCACACTTAAAACTATTCCAGTGTGACCGTGTCCCGGATATGTACCAGTTTTTTTATCCTTACTTAGATAACAAAAAACCATACCAGGCAGAATGTTTTTAGGATCCATCCCTGGTTTATATGTGATTTTTTTAGCCTTGGTTCTTTCCCAGTGGTATTTAACCGCCGCATCTTTAGGTATCTGGCTTTTAATATCCTGGCTAAATTTGGTTTTATTTAGAACACCATGAACAAAAGCTACACACCAGGGTGCACCTGGGGCAGCACCAACTCCTTTCAGTAAAGGTTCGACTTTAGGACCTTTATTACTCCCTCGTGGTGATTCTTCTGCCTGAGTAGTTTTTATGGCATTTTTAAAACTATTAATTAAATCATTGCTCGTCTGAGACGAGCTTTCAAATAAATATTCGCTAAATGATAATATTTTAACCACAGAATTTCTTTATTCTATATATCAAAAAAAAGACCTATTTTAAATATAGGTCTTTTTGTTTTTTGTCCCATTCTTTCTGGGTGATTGGTTTTGAAGCCAGATCCCAATTGGTATCAGGATCTATAATCTTCTTCTTCCCCTTCTGCCAGTCCGCAAATGTCCAGATAAATCTATTATATCCCTTACCTACAGTTTTGAATCCGGTATCACCGGGCTGTATTGCAATTGGAGATTGTGGTGGAGCATAGAAACTGGTTTCAGCGGATTTAGAGGAGTTGTTCTTCATATTTGTTTTTGTCGTATATAACGGCTTCGATTTTGGTTTTTGTAACCTGGAAAGATTCGTAGCCTCCGATGGTGCCGTCCATATACTCTGCAACTTTCTTTTCTACTTCGATGACAGAGTCACCCGCAACTAGAAATTCTGCTTTTTTATAAACTGGATCCCCATTCTTTTTTACCTCTCCAGATTCGAATTTGGTTTTAACTACCCAATAGCTCATTTGATAATTTTTTAGTGATTAAGCTTTATTTTTTGCCTCCTGGATTTCAACTCTTAATTCTTGAGCTAAGTTTTTTAACTCCTGCATAGCTTTTCTTACTCTAGTTCCTGCAGTTGAATTTCCTTTAGCTGAGAATTTCTCAACGTCTCCTTGTGTTTGCTCGATTAGAGCTTTAATCTGTTCGAATTTTTCCATTTTGTTTTATTTTTAATTTGTAATTATACCTATGTATTTATAAAAAGTTTCTTATCTGCTGATAATTAAGGTCATTTTTGACGATCCCTCTTGTACTGCCCAATTGGTACCAAGTTCAGAAAGAGATATCGATTTCATATATTCTAGGTATGAGCCCTTTCCGTCATAGACTAAGTTATCCTGAACCTCATCATATATTCTAATAACTTTTGGATTAATCTGGAGATAATCATTTACACACTTGTAAACATACTTCATCAATCTTGATAGTTCGCCAGATCCCATTTTAAATTTCTGTGAATTCATCTTAGGAATATCTTCCTTATCAGCTGCAATGTCTTCCAGGATTTCTGGTGATATCTCATTTATCGTTAGAACGCAATAAGAATTTTTAGGCCCTTCGATTACTTCACGATCAGAATACTTACCGATAATTAAATGGTATGCGTCTGTCTCTCCGCTTTCTTTATCTAGATTAAAGAAATAATGGTAGATATCGGATTCCTTTTTCATTAAGAATGGAGAAGTACCGAATCCGTCGCTCTCGTTCATATGAAAACTAAAATCGCTAAATTTGGTTACGAATTTATTCATTTCTGTTTATTTATTTTTCTTTTCTAGGTCTTCCACTTCCAAGCTCTCTGAAATACCTCTTCCTTTCTTAGAAGAAACCATTTGCTGATAGAAAGAAGATACTGACTGAGGAACTGATTTCTTAAATGCTAAAAAGTCCTCGTTATCTAAGTATCCTCTTATTTCACTCCCGCTATTTTTTCTTGGGGTTTCTACTAATTCTATAGATTCAGGGAAGTCTGATCCTAATTTCTTTAGGAAGTCAAATTGTTTATTGTAATCCTCCGATCTATCCTCTCCGCTTCCAATGGAAACTGGAAGATATCCAAGTTCTTTAGCACGACTGCATATTGGACCCAAAAGTCCTCTATTGACAATAAAATATCCCTGTATTTTTTGAGGTGCTTCATTTATTAAGCTTTCCATATACTTGGAAACCAATGTTGAATCGAATGGAGAATTACCAGATTTGTTATGCCCGGGATGAACCACTGCCACTATCGATGGAAGTCCGTTCTTATCCATCAGAACATCCACCATTTTCATGTGTCCGTTGTGGAAAGGCTGGAATCTACCAACTATAAGATTTACTTTCTGTAAATCTCCCTTTTTAACTTTCTGATCACTCTTAAATGATTCATCGTCTATCGGCTTGGTTTCAACTTTAGGCTTATCTACAGAATCAATAGTTTCTAAAGCAGTGATGAAGTCATTGTAAGAATAAAAGTGGTCATCGAAATTTTCATCAGCTTCATCACCTTCTAGAGTTAGGTGATCGAGATTTCCAGCCGATAGATTATTCTTTTTAAAGTCTAAGAATGAAGGTATATCAGATTCATTAGCCTTAACTAATTTCTTTTTTCTGACAACACCATCTATATCAGAAACCAGCATATTAAATTGGTCGATTATACCGGGAGTTATAATTCCGCCGGCCCTTTTCTTAATCTTCCTGAATGAATTCAAAATGAGCTTAAATAGCGATTCGTAAGAATCATCCTCTTCGATCCATTTCATAACTCTAGGATCCCGGATCATATCACGGTTTAACCTAAATTCATCTTTCTTTAGATAGTCTGGCTCTTGAAAGTCTGATCCTTTATATTTGTATCCATATTCTTCTAAGAATTTAGAAAAAACATCTGATATGAAGGAGATGTATCTTTCATCCTCTGAATCTCCATTAACTCTAAAGCTTTCTATTCCCTTGTCCAGAATGAAATTCATCACATCTAGGATTGTGATTCCTAGAAAATCACTAGGTTTTTGTTCTGATTTTTTACTAGATTTAGATTTGGCCATCTCTGTAAATACCGGATCCACCATTTTAGAAAGTAGAATCTCGCCTCCATTATCCTTATCTGCATCGGAGCTAAATCTAAATACTATTCCCTCTATCGGCTTATCTAGATCGTCGTTTAGTGCGCTGCTCTCTATCTCTGGATTAAGAACACTAAGTATGAACCTAACAAAACTCTTGGTTTTATATTCATTAACAAGCTCATCAAATGGAGTTCTAAGGAAATCTAGAATCTTATCTTTCTGCTCCTTAGATAGAATACCCTGAAAAATTATAGGGGGTCTTTCGACTCCTATCAAATCAGCCCACATATCAAGATTTTCTTTATCGGTAATCTGCTCAGCGTCCGAATCACCTTTAGGCTTAACATAGGAGAGTATCAGATTATTCTTCGGAACTCTATCGTAAGCAATCTCTACCGGACTGGAATTTGAAAAGTATTCCAAGCCAAATCTCCATCCTCTAGGAATTTCCTTAATAATATGTGCAGGTAGAGCTTCTATATACAATATAGGTTTTTCGTAGTACTTCATTAAAGTCCTATCCACCATAGTAATAGGATTTCTTTGATCTCTTTTATAAAAAATAAATTTGCCAGTCTCTACGTCTCTCTCGAACACAAATGCTGACCCGTCCATTTTTTCATTAACGGTCACATAAGAATTGAAAAGCTTTTCTACAAAATCCTTCCCCTTCTTATTATAGATGTCGTATAGATGACTTATTCCTGACATATCTTCTTCTTTTAGTAATGTATATTATATCTATTAAATTCTATTTATTTCGGACGGAACCTCTAAACCGGTTCTTTCTAGATATTCCTTAAATTTATCCTTAATCTCCTCCAGATTACCATATAATTCAAAAGAAGGATCGCTAATTATAGAAAATACTTGCTCGAATGTTTTTACCTCCTCCGGAGTATACCCTGGCCCCAGTGTAAAATCTATAAATTCTTGTGGATTCCTGGTAACAAATCTCTCGCTTCCCTCTATTTTTTTAGGGTTCTTTAACCTGGACTTAATTTTTCCTGCATATGACTTTGTGTGCCAGAATAAACCATCGCTGAGCATTAGAACAGGAGAATCATAATCCAATACCTGTCCATCCGGGTCTACCTTAATTATTCTTCTTCTTGATGCTAGTATTGCTGTCAATAACCAATTTCTATGAGCCGATTTATATTTGCTCTCCGCTATTTTATAATTAGGTGAATAATAAATAAATTTAGCCCAATCCATGCTGGATACAGGGATTAAATCTAACTGAACTATCCCTTTACTAAAATCACCCTGGATTGGCCAGCCTAAACTAACTATGCTTAATCCCTTCATATGATTTATTTCCGGGTCGAATCCTAATTTTTCAGGAAGATCCTGAGAGACCAATTTATAAACCTCAGATGAACACTCCTTAGCAGTGATCCCATGTTCTCTAGAAAACCAGCTGCTGTCATATCCTATATCAAGATCTCCTGATGTATCCTCCGGATTTTTCTTTTTCCCAATACTACCGATTACAAGATATTGAGATCCCTCCTTGGTTGGATTTATACCTAGGATGGGAAATAAAATAGATTTTATGCTATCCAGTGTTTTAGGAAACTCGTCCTCTCTAATACTCCTAGATGATTTTATAGCTGCTCCGCCTTCAAACACTCTGGAGAATCCTGAGAAATCCATCAGTTTATTTGGCATATTTGGATGTTCTTTTGTAATATCTTTCCATCACACCATCTATATAATCAGTGTAGATTTCTTCGTCCTTGTTTTTGGGTTTTACCGGGTCATAATCGGGTCCAAAGAATTTTTTACCCTTGATAACACCAGATTTATAAAATTTTTCTGCGTCAGCTTCTGTTGTATCTGATTTAATATTGTCCTGCTCCCATTTATTTATGATCTCTTCCTTTTTATTACTAAGATCTTCTTTGGAGTATTTTGATACTGTGTCCTTATTATCCCCTTTTGTAAAGAAGTCTGATATAGCAGCACCTGCTCCTATGATTAATCTAAAAGCTCCGGGTATTAAAGCCGTGGCCTTGTTTGCAGCTACAAATTTATCAGTATTTGGGTCTGTATATCTAGAATAAAATTTGGAATCGTCCACTTCGGACTTAATCCTATCATTTACTCCCCTTAGCCATTTGCTAAATTTGTTTTTGCCCTCGTAATGTGACGAGTCTTCATTTAAACTTTCGGATACAAAGGAATCAAATTTCTTAATTTTCATCAGACAAAACTTTTTATGTATATATCCCCGTTTAAATTAGAGTTTTATATTGTAGATCTTATATTCAAATAATTCTCTTTTATAGATCTCGATTCTCTCCCTGCTGTGCTTTAGAAGGTAATTCTGGTATTTTCCGGTAGAAAAATCATCAACGAAATCGATGACATTTACCTTTTCTTTCCCCTCCATTTTTCTCATACCCCTACCTAAACTCTGCTTGATCAGGATTTCACTTTTGTATGACTCCACTAGGAAAATATTATGGATGTTATTTATTGATATCCCCGTAGAAAATGTGCCATATGTTGCTACCAGAACCTTATTCTCCCCTGCTGACATTCTTGACTTATATTCTTCCCTTAAATTCTCACTGGTGTCACCGTCAACATAAAAAACCTCCTTGTCCCTGTTTTTTTCTCTCAGATGATTCCATATCTGTTTTCCGTACTCGTCTTTAACTGATTGAAAAAGGACCAGGGAATTCTTAGATCCTTTACTTATAAAATCAACAATATAATTCAATCTTTTCTTGCTCTCAACAACAAGTTTTCTCTCTATATTGTATATTTCATTCCCCTCAATATTATTTGAGTTTGTTTTAAGTTCGGCTAGCTTATCCTTATATTCGGGTTCAAGCCAGTCCATAATAATAACACGAATCGAAACCGGGGTAGCATAATTGTTATCAAAAAGGAAGCTCGGTGGAATTTCTACAACCAGAGGACCTAAAAATTGCTGTATAGTGAGATAATCAGCGGTTCCTTTTTTCGTTAGTGTTCCAGTTAAACCGAATCTCCACTTAGATCCCATGCAATGTGCTACAATTTTCTTTATGGACATACTGTTAGTGTGATGTGCCTCGTCAACAAAAACTGCATCTATGCCCTCATAAAAATCAGATTCCTGCTTAACCAGAGATTGGAAGGTTCCTATTATTAGATCGCACCCTTCTCTTATTTTGCTTCCTCCCCCTATCTGCTGAATTTTTACTCCGAGCCTATCTAATCCATAATCTACGAAATCGTCGCTACCTTGGAAAACAAGATTTGTATTAGGAACAATCATTAGAAACTTTCGAATCAGCCCTTTAGATTTCAAGTATGCAAAGATCATAAATGATATTAAGGTCTTTCCTGATGATGTTGCCACCTCGGAAACTGAATATCTATACCTAATAATCTTCCAGGCTGTCTCTATTTGATAGTCTCTTGGTTTTTTATTAATATCCCCTCCTATCCCATCCTTGAAGAAATCATTAACCCATTGTGTAAAATCCTCTAATGAAATGCTATTGAGTATAATATCCTCTAGACCTTTAATCGATATCTCTATTTGATATCTTTCACCTATTTCTAGTACTTCCCTCCATAATCCTATCGGGATTTTCCACATGCCTCCTTTTTTCTCTATGAAGCATATGCTTCCGTCCCATATCTTCTTCTTAACGAGAGGATGGAAATAGAAGTTATGAATTTTTTGTGTTAATGAAATGTCTATCTGCTTTTTCTCTACCTCGTCAAGAGCCTCTACTAATATCATCCATTGCTGATCCTCCGAAACTTGAAATCTTAACATAAATATATTTTATTTTACAGTAGATCCTCGTAGATATTCTTCCAGAGATATTCTGGATTTAATACCATAAAGCATATGATCTAATGTTTGTACTGTTTGATCGATAAATTTTCGGTGACCCTCAACTAGCTCAATCTTCTCTGTTATCTCGCTAATGTCTCCCTCGATCAGAACCGTTTTTTCATTTGCACCGTATCTAATGTCACTTTTCTCTGAGTACTCCTTTAATTTTCTAGATTTTTCCGTTCTGTATTTGGAATTTAATTTAGAAACTATTGAAGCCAGCTTATAGCTGTACTCTAAAAGTACCTGTCTTTGACTGAATAAGTCAACCTGTGCTTTAGCAAGAGTCCTAATGTCCTTCATCTCCAACGCTAGGACCTGTACTTTCTCCCTCCATTCGGACCTTTCGATCTCGAATAACTTATTAAAATCTGCTTTCTCTGAACTTGACATTAGAATAGTTTTTTGTTTTTGTTTTTTCTTTTTGAAATGTCCACCACTTTAAAAGATTGGGTGGAAGATTTCTTAGTCTTTTCCTTAGGTGGATCTATTGAGGGTTCTACAAATTCAACATCCACGTTTAGAATATTCGATTCTATTATTTTGAGCGGGTATTTAAGTTTGGGCTTTAGCTCTACATTTATGCTAGATTCCCATTCCTCTATTCTTTTATTTATTTCATCCTCACTCATTGATAAAATATCTTAAGTCTAATATATCATCAGTAAAATAACCTTCCAATCTCTTTATCTTTTTTCCGGTTGATCTGAGATGAACGACCAAGTCATTCAAATCCCATTTTCTATTTTTTGTTATGTTATTTTCCTCTAAGAATTTTCCCCAATTAAAAACAGAAACCCCCTTACTTAGTAAGTCCATGCTTTTTTCTATGCCAGCTCTATCCCAATCGTACCAATATCTAACTCCTTCAACCTCAAACGGAAACTTATTTTCTATGGAGCATAGTCCTACTGAATTGTTCCAAAACCAGGAATCCATTGGTCCTTCAAAAACAGTAATAGGGGAGCTGAAATCCAGGGTCCCTATATTAAAAACATGGGAGATTGGATCAACCTCTCTAGCACGGTTTAAAGTTTCCTCGTCGGTAACTCTAAGAAGTTTTTCATATATTCCGCTCAGCTTATATGTTAGATACTTTGAACTTCCTTTAACTGATTGCATATTTCTTACCTGTAGACCAATTATCTTATCATCAGGTGTAAGATTGAATAAAAATATCTTTTCTTTCTTGGCATCCCAAGCAAATCGATTATCCATTTTCTGATGTCTCCTCTGGATGTATCTTTGTATGGTAGATCCGAAAACATTACGAAGACCTAGCTTTTCCATAAAATCAGATCTGCTGATCAGAATTTCGTTTATATCATTCTCGAAAAATAGAGAAATGTCGATATTACCATACACGCTTCTTCTCTTCCCTCTATTCTCATCTAGTATTGATCTAATCTCACTTTTTTCGTTGCTGGATAATTTTGAATATACGGAGAAATCCTTAAAGAAACTTATAGAATCCTTATAGATACCACATCCACCATTATAGCACTTATAAGCTAACGTATCTAGGTAAAAATTACCCCTTTTCTTTCTGGAGTCATTAGAATCCCCACAATACGGACAGGATACATTAAGTCTGTTTCCAGCTTTGTAAACTATCTGCTTTCCGGGATTACCTGGAAATTGTCTAGTAAGAACTTCTCTTACTAAAGATTCTACCTTTGATATCTCCATAATATAAAAAATGGGGGCAGCCCAGAGACTTGCCCCCAATTTATAATTTTAATTAAAGATCTGCGTAAAGATCATCTAATGATGTAGAAGACGACGTAGAAGGAGCTTCATACGAGGTCTCTTTCGGTGTTTGTCCTCCGACTTTAGTGTTAGAAACTTCTTCTAACATTTGCGAAGATGAGCTAGGGGTAGATACTGGCGGCTGCTGAACCGGATTTGGTTTAGAAGGTGCGGAAGAAACAGCTCCTACTATCTCGTTTACGATTCTTTGCTCTGGTACAGTATTTCTGATTACCGCCATAACTTTATCGTTTACCTCGTCATCCCAATCTTTGTAATCGAAAGATGATAGATTTCTAGGACCTGTCTTTAAGTATTCCAAGATTTTATTCATATCCTCTTGGTTTTTCTTCATTTGTGATCCCTCGATTTTAATTGGTGTTCTTTCACCTACGAATGAACATAGGTCGTAGTTATTCCACTCACCAACTTTTCTTACACTGATAGCAAATTCTCTACCTTCGAAAAGATCGTAAGGATTACAAGCATCGCCATACTCTGGCTGAAGCTGTGCCTCAATCATTTCATTTATTTTCTTTCCAAACTTAAAGATCATAATTTTTCCCTCTAAATCTGGGTTGTTCTTATCTTGTACGATTTGAACTAGTGAATAGAAATCTTCCTTTCTAGAAAAACTCTTTGCCAATTCTTGATCAGCTGCTGAATGTGAATTTTTCAATTTCCAGAAAAGGTCCTTAAGAATAGATTTTTTACCAACTGTTGAAGGACAATCTACTGCAAATCCATTTCCACTTACTGGGTCGTTCAAATACACATAGTATTTGTGGATTTTGGATTTTGCTGGGTTTTCTGAATTAGGGATAAATCTGATTAATGATTTATAAACTCCATCCTTTCCATCTTCTGGATAAGGCTTGTAAAATTCAAGATCTTTCGATCCTCCTGCTTGGTTAGTCTTTGTTACAAATGACTCTGCGTCCAAATTAAAAATGTCTAAATTGCTCATGATTTTTTAAATTAATTTTAGTTTTTATTTAAATTTTTATTTTTGTTCCAATTCTTAGGACGATTGGATAGCCCACAATAAGAGGGATTGGATCTATGGTCCATCCCTAAGATTTATAACGTTGCGTGATTTTTTATTTATAACGATTCCGAAGATATCAGATCGTAGGAGAAGCTTTTTCGGTTTCCAATTTTCTCTTAATTTCATAAATTCCCTCTAATTCCTTTTTTAAATACAAATTAATCCAAGTTGCATCAACAATATCATCAATGGGTTTATTGACCTGTTTGGCTTTAGTTACCCATTCTTCCTTGTTGGTTGCTAACATTCTAGTAAATACCTCTAAATTTGTTTCGTCCTCTTTAAAATTACATAGAGCTTCGTAAAGCTCATCTTTTTTAGCATTGCCCTTTAATGCAAACTTTTTTATACTGGTTGGAGAGAAAACGTAAAACGAATCCACACCAACCTCTCTGATTATTCTTTCTCTTAGCAAAGATGTTGCCATCGAAATATCTATTAGTGCGTTTCCGTTCGAAGAGAAGCTTAAACCCTCCATAGCCACACTAAAATCTGAATTACCCATTATACCCTTAATGCTGTCCCAAAGTCCATCTACGATGCTTAAAAAGTACCCTATCTTCATTCTTTCTCTTCCGCTATAGTCTTCAGGTAAATCTTGTTTCTCTATAAAATCCAGAGTAAAATTTGGGTCACAGTCTAACCAGTAATATGGCTTCTTTGTGTTCTTGATTAGGGATTCTTTGGATCGCTCGGATCTGGTCACAGAACCCCATGTGTATACACCATCTTTAAGACAACAGAAAGCTGGCGAGTTGATCGAAAAATCTATTCCGACTAAATTCATTAAAATTATAGACTAGGTGGAACTATTTTTTGACCAGTGCTTCCAGTATAACCATATACTTGGGAAAGCTTATCGTAGCACTTCTTCATCTGCTCGTCAGTTAAACAGTTAACTAGATCATTTAAAACTCTTTGGTCATTCCCTGATGCTGCTACCAATAGATTTTTCATACGATCCTTTTCTGTGAAAAGTGGCTGACCGTATTTCATCTCGTTTAGTTCCTGTAATTCTGAATACTTTTTCATTTCTTTCCTTATTTGATCTATATATCTTACTTAGCTTCTAATTTTACATCTAAGTAGTTGAACTTAAATCCCATGGTAAAATTAGCATCCTGAGCTGCATTAGCGGTATAAGCAAATTGAAGTTCCGAGAATGATGATATTATAGCTTGTTGAAAAGTAGCGGATACAACTATATTTCCCTCACTATCCATAATTCTTAAAGGTAAATTCTGGATAAAAACTTGCTCTTGTGCAAAATTAACATACCACAGAATCGTATCTAGTAATATAAAATAATTGATGAAGCCATCCACTAATCTAAACTGAACCGTAAGATCCTTACTAAATAGATCCTGTATCGGTGTAGATCCTTTATAAGTGATCTTTTTACCTAGCGGTCTAACCTGCTCTACAGAATCCAATTGTAAACTAGGAAAGCTTATAGTCTGAATAGTGCTATTAACATACTGAGAAAGGCTGTCGTACGGAATCGGTTGTTTTTTAAGATAAGGTAAGTACTTCTCAACTATGATTTCCGGAAAGAATCCTTTGGGAAACTGAAAGAAAAAACTATTTTGTTTCGGATTTAATAACATATCTTATTTTCTTGTTTTCAAGTCGTCAATTGTTCCTGGAGCAAGTATGCCGTCACCCGCCTTGATAACAGCATCAACAGTTATATTTGGATATTTGATCCTTCCAGCCTTTCCTGGGATTAAGAAGTAATCAACAATCATGGCATCCTTCCATCCAATAGCTTTATATCCTGCCATTTCAGCGCTTAGAGCTGCTATGAGTGCAGCCCCAGTTAGAACTTGATTTGTTTGAGCCGAAGTAGGTGTTCCAACCGAAGCAGTTCCTGATGTTCCTGAAGCAGGCTTAATAGATTTAACCGAAGGTGTAGCTGGTGATTCTAGAGTTCCTATGAATCCGCTACCACTAGTTCCTGAGGTAAACGTAGAAACCGAAGCATCTCCGGTTGCTCCGGTTACAAAATCCTCCTCACCTTCCTTCTTCCAATAGCCCCAATACATAACAGAATTTGTGTTATTAACAGATCCAAGCACACTATCGGTAGAAGGGGAAACTACTACATTTGAGCCCTTTATAGCATTAGCCTGTGCTCTCCTTGCTTGTACCACAGCCTGAATTGTATTTTCTAGAGCATTCTTTCCTGCTGCAACTTTCTTTTTGGTACTATCAGTAACACTTTTAACCCCCGGGTTTACTGTAGTTCCGTTGGTAACAAAGAATCTTCTATCTGTCAGTTGGAGAATCTGTGTTGATGTAGATTCATCTATTTTGAAAGCTAATTCTCCCTTAACCGGATCCGCTAAATTTTTATCATCTAGTGCGGGAACCTGTATCTTATTCCCATTTGAATTGACAAATGAGATATTAAATTTACCCGAATTACTAAGGTCTATTTGAACAGGGTCTCCCGACGGTCCGCTTTTTACAAACGAGAACTTATAGAAGTTATCAAATGGAGATATAGAGAATGTCAATTTACCGGTTCCGTACGCTATAGTTTCTCCAGCACCTTTTTCTGAACTTAATTTATTGTTTGCAAATTTTAGATTGCTCACTGTTGCGGTAACAAAATTCTGATCGACAAAAACGTTTACGTATTTAACTATCTCCTTAGGTCTAATGTTCATAGATCCTCCTGAAACATTAATTTGAGGCTGATCATAAACTCTATTGTATATCTTCTGAACCTGCGGGAAATTGCTAAGTTGTAAAGGAGTTATAGTTGTACCCCACTGAGAAGGACTATTTGAAGTGTAAGTGGAGATTCTGGTAATTCTAGATTGATCCACACTGTTTATTAAGGACATAGTATATCTTAGCATAAAGCTAACAGCAACTCCGGCATTTTTAACGATTGGCCTATAATAATTAGGTGAGTCATATGCTGTGGTCTGGATTGACTGAAACTGTGAAGTTTTTATCAAAGCTGCTCCAATTTGCTCAAGAACCTCTATTTCGTGGCTTATATAGTAACCATTCCCTATTGAGTTTTGAAAAAGAATGAAATCCTCAACAAATCCCTCGTTATCAGTTGCATAATATTCAAAGAATTGTCCCTGATCAGATTCCTTTATTGTTGCTCCTATATTAGCGAAAGGATCTTCCTGCTCTAAAGATAGAGTAGATATTTTAGCGGTGTTATATCTTTCGTATCCGTTGAAATCGACAGTGTTCTGAATCTGCCATGCACTAATTCTAATAGGAGCACCATATACAAATCCATCCCCGCTTTTACTTATTAAAGAAGCCAGAGTCTGCGGTTTAAAAGTAGATGAAGCAGCTAGATATTTATCCCCCATATCTTTCAGATTAGGGATTTTAATCTCGAAGTATTTGTCGTAAATATTTGCTCCTATGTTTATAGGATTTGGATTTAAAACATAGAATTGTTGTGTCCCTTTCTTAATTACTATTTGAGAAACAGTAACATATGATAGATCCTGATCCTGGTATTCTATAGACATGACAACGCCGTCTATATTATTCAAATTATATCCCGCTCTGATGTGGTACCTTACCGAATCATAAACAACTAATAAGTTCGAGGGAAATGTTACCGGAAGACTTGATGTATTAGTTAGCTCGTCACTATAATCGTTAAAAGGTATTATGAGATTTGAATCCAGGGTAACAAAAGAGGATTCGCTTATTCTAACAACACTATCATCTGAAGTATTATGAGTGATTGAATAATCAACACCAGGGTTGAAAATCTGGATGTCATTACTTAGATATCCATTCACAAGTTTTTCATAGCCCACCGTGGTTGATCCTGTATTTACGAAATAGGATTCAGGGGTAGGCTCATCAGCATACATGTACTCCATTAGTAGAAAGGGAGTAATCTGAACAAATTTAGATGTTGTAGTAAAAGCCATTTTTTAATTTATTTTCCAAATTGCAAAAATCTAGGAGAGTAATGAAGACCAATCCCAACATAAACACCCGGATTTATTCCATTAGTACCCATGTTAAGACCATATCCAAGATTTAATCCCAGACCAAATTGTTTTCTAGCAGATTTCATTAGCTGTCTTGTTTCCGGACTGTCTGTAATATCAAAAGAATTGATCTCACTAAAAGTTAAATTAGGAAATGTTGTACTTACCCTTGTCATTATTCTTTTAGACTTTGGCTCCATATAAACCCCAGTAACTATATCAATACTTTGCTCTATATCCAGAGTTGTTCCTCCGGGTATTATTTCCGCGAAATATTTTGTTGAATCTGTTGAATCTCTCAATATATTAACCGAATATGGAACTTTACCCGCTATCTTTAATTTATTCTTCCCCTTTAGTTCAGGATTATGTAAAAAAGTAATCGATTCGCTACCGTCAGGATCTTTATCCACCGTGGAAGGTATATTTTTAACAACCTCCCTGTATTCAACAACATATTGGATAACAGTCTTGGGTGTTGTTCCTCTTCCGTTACTCTTAAGACCTAGATCTTTAATTAGATCAGTTTGCTCCTGAGTAAGCTCGCTAACTTTTAACTGGAAAGCTGATTTCTCGTATATTGCATGATCCCTTTCTTTTTTGATTGTTCTAACAGAATCTATCGAAGCTAAATAATTATTATGTTCCCTTTTGGCCTCTTTCTCTGCATCGTTAGCAACTCCGCACTGTCTTAAAAAAAGCAGAATCAAAACTACTATTGCTATTAGCATAAATCCTCTAGATGTTACAAAATCTAGAACTTTTTTAATCTTTTCCATTTTAAACTATTTCTTTTTTTTCAGTGGCAATCTCCCACCTTAAAGTCAGAGGATCTAATGTCCCTTCTCCGTATTTATCAGAGAGTTCCGAAACGAAACGAAATTCCCTATCCCTGCAAGATTCCAACTCTCCTATAAGAACCGAGGATTCCGATTCTAGCTCCTTAATCCTCTCCTCTATTTTCATTATTCTCTGATGTATCTCCACAAAATTTTTAGATATATTGAGAATTTCTTCTCTCTCTTTGTTGGTTAAATTTGTCATGCTCGATATAATTTATTTTATTTTTAAGATGATGAGGATCCTCCTGAACCCGTTGTTGATGCCGGTGGTGAAGTTATCGCATATACTTCTCCCAGATCTAAATATCCGCTTGTTCCGGAGCATGTCTTATAAAAAATCCTGGGATTTGCATTATAAGAATTAGCGGGGGGTATGTATGTAAGATCAACAAATCGACAAGTCTCGTCGGTGTTAAAGTCAGCAAATTTATAGCAACCCGTATTGTTAGATGTCCAGTAGTAATATACAATCCCTCTTAAGTAATATTGAAGTGAAGTAGAACTAATGTCATCTAGAATTATCCTATATGTGTTAACATGGGATGATATAGTCACGTTACTAAGAGTGCTTCCCGGTGCAGTTGGTATTCCTATGTAAACAAAATTAGTTAAAGCGCTAAATGAGGTAGGAGTTATGACTATAACACTACTATCAAAAGCAGTTGATGTAAGTTCAAATACGTTTCTAACATTAGTAGATGTGGCCGAACAAGAAGAAAGATAGCTTCTTGCACTTGTATTTGTTGTTGCATACCTTAGAAGTTTAGCTTTGGATACGTGATATGAATAAGGTCCAGCAGTTGCTCCAGCAGATGATCCAGTTGAACCAAATATGATCTGTCCCATATCCCCTGCAGTGGAAAGTGTTGATACCGGTCTAGCAGATAAAACTGAAGATCCAGAAAGATCCTTAAATTGAAAAACCCTATCTGCCTTAGAATCCAAAACCTCTAATCTTATACCGCCGTCATTGATGACGGTCGAAGGAGAGGAGTTTAGAGCATATCCACCGGTGGATCCAAAGTTATATGTTCTTATATAAAAATTAGGGAATGATAAAAATTCCGTACTGGTGATATCAAACCCACTTGCACTTACCAAAAAAGGTGACCCCGACCCAACAGTCGTATTTGTATTAAAACTTAAATCCCCATTCCCGGTAAAATATGATCTGCTCTGCGAATTAATCACTGTCTTAGTTGAATCCAATAGTATTCTTCCGCTAGTTGCAGTAGTAACACGGAGGGAAAGATATGAGACAATGTTCAAATTCCCGTATGAATCTAGGATTAAATTATTTGAATTGCCCAATGACTCCCAATAGAATGAAGGAAATCCAGTAGCAGATGATCCGGATTTTTCAAAAGAAAATATCGGTCTAGTTATTTGATCCCCTGTAGAAACTATTAGCTTAGATTTATTCGGATTAGAATCTGATGTAGATAAGGAGCTGTCGCCTACAACAAAAGAATAGCTAGAAGCGGTTAGTGTATCTTTAAATCCAATAACATACTTATCAGTAACACCAGCTGGTCCTTGAATCCAATTATATAATTTAAAGTATAGGGAATTATAAAAGTTAAATCCAGTAAAATTCCAAGAACCTGTTGCACTATACGAATCAAGATCTCCATTGTCATTTATCCACAGATCGTATTGTGTAGAATTGGAAGGCTGATTGCTACCAGAATCCCATCTATTAGCTCTAGAACCGCTCAATCCCGTTGCTCCTTTTTTACCCGCAGGTCCAAATATGCCGGTAGCTCCCCTAGGTCCTCCGTGTCCATCCGGGCCAACCCCGAATGAAAGTATTTGATCAAAATTATAATTAATCTTGTCAACTACGTCATTCTTAGAATCTCCCTGGAATATTTGTTTAGTATTAAATTTCATATCTAAGCTGTAGCATTATATGTTGATAAAACTCCACATTTGGCTCCTGTTAATCCACCTCCCCATGCTGAATAATAAACCTTAAACCATCTCCTTGCTCCCGATGTTCCTCCCGTCCCTTGTATATTAACTATTGTAAAATCTATTGTTGATGCGCCAACAAAACTAGTTCCGGTTAAATCTGCATAAGAGTAATTAGATGCTGCGGTGTTATTGGGTGCAAGAGCCTGATTCTCCGATGTGTTTAAGCCAACATATCGGAAAAGCTCCCCTGTAGAAGATGGGTTGTTAGCATGAACTCTTAAATTTATAGCCTCCCCATTCTCTAATAGGTTAAGCCAACCTTTATTGTATATTCCAGCGGTTCCTCCTGTTGCTGGAGTCCATAGACAAACTCCTCTCTGATTACCCGTTGAGGTTGATCTGGCAGTAGAGATATCGGTTCCTCTATTAACCCAAACGTAATTACCCGTCCCGACCGAAGTGGCAACAGTAGGTATTAGAGTTATCCAGTCTATAGTAACTCCGCTAACGGTGGAATTAACCGTAGAGACCAACGATTGTGTGTTTTGAATTGAGTTTACCCTCCTGTAAAGATACGTTAATCCATTCCCGTAGACCCAAAATAAGTTTATAATACTCTGAGTTTGTCTCACACTCATTAAGGTTGCAAGAGATGTGCTGGGACCTGCGTAATAATATCTAATACCACTGTCATAAAACTTATCACATTGTATGGTAAGGGACGGTAAATTAGAATTTGTTTGTAATCTAAGTTGAAGGGGAAGGGTAAATTTACTTCCATCATAAGAAAAATTACTAGCGGAAAAATACGCTGTTCCAGTACCGGTATTAAATGTTATCCCGTTAGATAGGTTAAATACAAGCTGATCGTTAGTAGAAGATGAATTTATGTTTATACCGGTAGAGCTGAACTCCACCGCTCCTGATGTAGATTGTATTAGGGTATCTGCAGTAGTTCTGAATCCAGTTTTTCCCCCGTTTTTAAATCCTAACCCGTATGATCCTCTTTCCGCAGTAGCACCCTGTAGCCAGTAAAATTTTGGAGTACTAGAACTATATGAAACTGATGATTGGTACAATCCCTTGTTAAACTCCATAATATTCTTACTAGAATCATTGCCATAAATAGACAATACCATTTTAGAATATTGTGGATTTGGTACAGGATTAGGTGAAGTTGAAGATCCACTGGATATAGTGGCATCACTTAGAACCATAGTGTATGATATAGGAGAACCCGAAGATAGGAAATATCCATATTTTGTGGATAAACCTGACGAAGTACTTATTGGCCCTATGACATCAAATAGATCATTCGATGAAGCATATACACCATATAAAGACCACCCACCGCTAGAAAAGACATAAACCGCATTGCTATCATCAGTGTCCATCCAGTAATCTCCATTAATTCCTGAACTAGGTTGACATGGACCAATTGTCCATATAGATCCTCTTAATCCGGGATCACCATATGATCCAGTAGGACCCACTGATCCCTTAAATCCCTGAGGTCCTTCAGAGCCTATCCTCCCATATGGACCTCCGCCATAAGCTACAATTTCCTGGAAATTGTAATTCACCTTATCAGAGATATTTTTTTGAGAATCCCCGTCCTCTATCCTTAGAAGTTTTAGCTCAGACATTTCTTATTTTTTTTACTACATTATATATCAAAGAACAAAAGATCCTCCACTTCCTCCGGTAGGACCATAAGCCCTATAATATACGCTAGTTGTGGAAGATCCAGTAACACCTCTAGATATAGTAAAATCTATAGATCTAGCATTAAAAGGAAGGGTAACCACATTAGTGGTACTCGCTATAGCTGATGTGTTTTTTCCGATGTATTTTATTCCATCGGAATAATTCGTCTGAGTTGAATTTGGGGAAAAATAAACACTAACATCTATAGACTCGTTGTTTTGTATTCCTCCAGTAGTACCCAGCCCATTCGAAACTATATTAGAAATCCCTATTCCAATATAGCTACTTGTTGGTATGGAATAAGGTGTAAGAACCATGGTGTTTCCACTTGTCAATCTTATTCCAGTTAATGAAAACGGGGGAGTAATAGTATACCAGTTAACCAGATTAGATCCAACTGTCCCAGTAGCTGAAGAATACACACTGCCATATGTTATGGGAGAATATATCTTCCTCGTCAGAATTTTTCCCTTGGTATCTATATAAAATTCCTTCCCTTGTGAATTTTCTAAAGAAATATGATATACGTTATGTGATAGCTTATCAAAAGTATCGCCCAATCTACTAGTAACTAAAGAATCCCCAGTTGCCGATAAACCTCCGGAGTAAAGATATACCGAATAAGGAAGACTCGAAGAAGGAGATGAGGGCATAGATGAAATAACCGGTCCGTTCATTGAGCCAGAAGGTCCAGTTACATTAAAATATGGACTAATAAATTCGAAAGTACCAGCAGGTGAATTTATATTGATTCCACCGGTTGAATATATTCCAGATCCCGAAGTTGTACCATAGTTAACCTCAAATCTGCTAGTAGAAGATGTTATTGTTAGAGCATTAGCTATAGATTGGAATCCACCCGAAGCTCCAATATAAAAAGCTCCTCCGGGGATCTGTAATAGCATTCCTCTATTAGTGGATGAAAAATTTAGCCACTCAAAAGTTGGATGTAAGGAGTAATCCGATATCGTACCATTTTCTAAATCAGTTCTAGAAAATTCAAGGAGTGGAGAATCATTTACAGTAGTATCTGATGATATGACAAATTTAGAAAGACCTTCATTTAAAACACCCGAGCTTGGTATTACGTCTGCCAGAATAAAGACATAATTTTCAGGAAGGACCTGATTTAATAAAACAGAGTTACCCGTGCCACCAGCAATTTGGGATGATTGTACGGTGGTAAAAATGGAAGATCCCGAGGATATTGAATATCCAGTATCTGTCCACCCACTTTCAGTAAACTCATAGATGTCACCCGATGAGGTCTCTACCCAAAAATCACCTTCAATTACAGTGTTACCACTCCCCGAAGGTTGTGTTGATTGAGCAAACCATCTGGTGCCTCTAGGACCAGATACACCCGTAGGTCCACCTATACCAGAATCGCCAAATGCTCCTATAGAACCTGTCGGACCTACGATACCCTGTGATCCTCCGTGGGCTTCTATAATTTCATCGAAATTATGATTTACCTTATCTATAAATTCCGATTCATCGTCTCCGCTGTTTATGTACTGGATATTAGTTATTGGCATTCCTTATATTTTATTTATTCCTAGATTAAACAGCATAGAATAGTTATAGTTTCCTTCTAAGTTGTACTCAAAGTTATAAATTAGACTAGTCTGTTTAGTTAGTTTATAATTTGGCTCTGGGTAATATCCGAGTTTAAATTTATCGGAAGAAACTATATCACCCCTCAGTATAAGATCGTTCGTATAAAATCCGTCATCGTTTGATGAGCTTTTACTAACAAATAGATCGAATGAATTTCCTTGATATAGAGGAAGTACGTTAATATCTATATAATTATTAACATCGTCATTTATTGAATCTGGATCTCCAACACCAAATTCGGATATCATATTATCAATAAAAACTTGCTTTATCCCAGAATTAAGAAGATATCTCCTTAACATTCTATCTAATCTTATTGTTCCCTTTATTTGTTTAGATAAAGGGAAATATTGCCAAATTATCTCTGCGTCTTTAAATATCCCTGGATCTATCTTATCATAATCAACCCCAGAAAGATAAGGACCAACTGAACCTATTCCCTGAGTTGAATTTGTTGGAGTTATGGACTGGATTGATTTTATATAACTCGATATGTTCTGGTTAATTGCATTTGAATTAACATTACCGGAATCCCTAGATATTTGGAGAGTTATATAGTTTCCTAAAGATATGATATCCGGGGTCTTCATTATTTTGGACCCAAGAAAAGTCTTATATTCTTTCATCGATCTAGTTCCCGCAACTGAAGTGAAATTAGTTGAATTTAGGAACCTCTGATAATATCCAGGATCCCATGATGACGAGAATACATTAAAGTTCTTAGTAGATATTGGGGTTTGTCCAACCAGAGGATAAACTGCTCCTTCGGGAAGTTTCTCTGTCGGATTTAATATATTATTATTTAGAGAAACCTTAGTAAAAGAAAGATTTCTAGAGATTCCAAAGTATTGTTTATTTGGAGCAAAGTTACAGTTTCTAAAAGAAAGATCTATCGTAGAATCCCCATATAAAGTATCGGTTTTATCCTTATCAAAGTGAATTATCTTTCTAAATAGAGGCGAATAGCCTCCGGAATACCTTAAAAGAGTAGAAGGCAAATTCTGGTTTTTCTCTATAATATATGACGTTGGATTGTAATCTCCTATTGTCATAGGACCTCCAAAAAATTTAACCGCTCTTGATCCCCTGCCTTTTATTACTCTCGTAGGTTTTTGTAAGTACAGTTCAAATGAATTATCAGATACGGTTGTAGTTGAAGTTTCAGAATCCCAAATGTAGGTTTTATATGAAACGTAAGGCGATCCACTATTAACTCTTTTTGCTACATCGGAAGCTGAAGTTCTTCTCATTATAAAGTCATAATATCCTTCTCCCCCCTCTACTTGGAAAACCGGCTCCCCTTTATATAGCGATGATGGTCCTACTGGGACGGTTACTGGATTAGACGTGGAGAACGGTACGGTAAACGTATAAGGAGCAGATCCTGTAGCAACCTTTCCGAATTCAAGAAAGTTTTTGGCTACACCGGTAGGCCAAGGATAGGTAGTAGCAATGTCGGTTACATAAAAACTGCCTTTCCCTGTGGGGGATGGACCTGATGTTGCACCTGGTGAATTTTCTTGATAATAAACACCAATCTCCTCTCTTAGATCTGTATCATAAAGCGGATTCTCTATGGAATATATTATTCCTGGATATAATGTCTGATTTACTATACTACCGGATGCTAGAGATAAATCTAATCCACAGCTTAGTTTAATATCATCTATTGAATAATAACTATCACCATTAGCTATCGGATAATTTAATTTTTCCTTGTTGCTAAGAGAATAAAGTAGGGTATAGTCTAAAATAGGATTTCCTCCGGTTGAACCAGTGTGACCCAATGTGAATGATCTATAATCATCCATCAAAACATAACACACAAATAAAATGAATTGTTGCTGTGTGTTTTCTATTATCTCATATGAAACTGGTTCCTGTATTAGTGTATCGTCTTCCTCTACCACCCTAATTACAGCTGCAAACTTATATTTTTCATATCCTCTATAGGAAGGAATGTATTTATCAAGAGAATTTGCTTCGGTGTTAGTTAAAGAAGATCTCTTCTTAAGAACAACTTTAATTCCTCTAAATAGGGTTTCATAAAACCCTGAAGATTCATTATAAACGAATGGAGTAAATAGCTCTTTTGTATAAGAGGTAAGGTCCCTAAAATTGGAGGCATAGTCGGAAGGTTCAACCGTAAAAAATGACGAAAGATAAAGATAATCATTCGGGTCTGCGCTCCTCGCTTTATTCAAATCTATTTTCTGCGGAAGATAGCTATTCTGATCCTGCATATTATCGACAGGGAATTGTCTAGGTGGGGATTCCAGTAAAAACCACTCATGAGTTACGTATCTTGGATCTGCAGAATCCCTATCCAAACTTGGTGAAAAATTAGTTGGAGTAAATGCTGGACTCGAATTAAGTCTATATAGATTCCCTCTGGCATCTGTTCCTGATGAGTATCCCCATTTGTTAATAAAAGGAACTATTCTAGATAAATTTGCCCTAGTGGGCGTATAGTTTTCATTAAGATATTCATATTCGGTATTTAATTTTCCCTTATTGAATACCTGTATCTTAGTTGCCGTACTTGGAAGTGGATTAGTATCTATCCCTTGTATTCCAATAAATCCATTAAATGCGTTTAAATCGTCGTTATAGTCGATTGTAGAATATGTAGTTGGGATAGAACTATATGCTATCTTTGAATATTCCGCGGGGAACACAACAACCGGGTCATTTTGGTTAGGATTTGCATTATCAAAGAATCCATATCCAGTAGCGCCATAGAAAATACTCCCTTGCGAATAAAGGGAATTAGCGTATGATATTTGCCCCTGCTTTATTATATAGGGTATATTAGGTAGTATTGACCCCGATGCTCCCGGTTGGATTTGGAAGTATTTATAGGTCTCGGATGTTGGAGTGTATCCATAATTTGAACTAAGAAAATCAAAATCAAATTCCTTAGTATCAAAAAAACTAAACACTCCCAAATATAAAATAGAGGATTTATAAACGTTAAAAGACTTATCGGACCCAAGATCTACTATAGAATCTTCATCCTCCAGAACAGCAACTCTAAGGTATGAATAATTATTAAACCCAGTAATCTTTTTGGTGTCAGCGTCTATTATTGGATCATCGACATATTTGCTAATGCTGGAGATTTTAGTTTTACCGGTCTTAGTTAAAACAAAATCACCCTCACTAACAAACCCTTCATAAGTTGAAGGGAATAGAATTCTATTATTAGGTAAACTAGTTCCGCCTTCAAAATAAACCAGACCATTTATAGTTGATGCGTCCTGTCCGTTAATCTTAAGATATCCCGAGTTGGAAAAAGTGATATAATTATCCCAATCGTTGGATACATCAGGGGAATCGTTAAAATTGCCAGGAGAAGGAACGGAAACTGCCGTGTTTGCTTGATAATAGTATCCATTGTAGATAACTATACCATCTATAGAATATGCTGATGTATTATTCCATTCTTTCTGGAAGTTTGATTCGAAGTAAGAGTAATTATCAAAAACACTAACGCTGTATGATGTATTACCGTATGTTCCATAATCCTTAAGTCTAATGACAGCAGACGATAGATTAGTTCCAGCATCCCATGTTGCAGAATTGATTGCATCTGCTAAATTGGAAAGAGATAATGCAATAGATGATGTTTCCGAAGCAACTGCATTAAAAAAGTGTGTATTTCCGCTACTGTAATATGACCCATCTATCCATTGTATAATCGAAGAAAGATCCGTAGATTGAGCTATATCATATCTTCTTGGTCCTTCCTTATAGTATCCATTAGGCCAGTATATTTTAAATGTTATCTGTCCAGATAAATCATAAGATTTTAGAAATTCAACCTCTAAAGAAGATCTGCCAGGGACAGTGGGAATAGATCCGGGTATGCTTGCAACTTTATCACTAATTCCGGTAAAATTTAATAGGTCTGTTTTCTTATTCTGAATAACTAATGATCCAGCAGTTGCACCCGTTGATCCAGTTGCTGAGAATTGTCCAGTCGTATAATCAAAAGGACCATAGCTATAATCCGGCGAATTTCCACCAGGACTAGTGTATCCCTCGTCTCTTTTAAGACTATAGAAATTAGAATTCTTATCGGTTAGATAATAAAGCTTACTCGGATCATATAAATTTACGTCATTGGATCCAGGAACAAACCCAGATGCGTTCTCATAAAATAGTCTTATTCCACTATCTGAGGTTACCCCGTATGATGTTGTATCGTAGTAATAACCGAAGGCATTTCTCGTTGGCTTAGGTAAATCATTATTTCCGCTAAGATCTCGATACTCATAAAAGAAATCTCCGTTTAATCTGAGGCTTGCTATATCGTTTCTTGAAACATAAAATCCCATATACCTATTAATGGTATACTCATCTGAATCTAAATCATTAAAGGCAAACTCAAGATTTAAAAGATTTGGGCATATAATATTATTTCTGTAAAATCCATTAGTAATATAGGATTCAAAGTCTATCATAGAATCCGAATCATCCTTAGAAAGGTATGGGGAAAGTATCTCTCCCTTTTTAGTAAAAACTCCATCAGCAACGGAAATCCCCCTATAATAGCTATATGAATTAGGTCCCCAACTTATCTCTATAGGAGAATTGGAAAAATTAGGGTCATTAAATATCTTTCTGATGTATTTTCCAATCCTGCTATTTTCAGATAAGTCATAAGTCTGAACTACCGAACAATTAGGAAGTATTTTTTCCTTAAATGTTGTCTCTACGTCATTAACAAAATTTAGATTAGCTAGTTCACTAAAAATAACAACCGATCCAGTGCCTCCAAGAATGCTATATGATGTTGCCTGATTTGTCCCAGTAAAGATATCACCATCCGCATATTCTACAGGATTACCTGATTGATCTACTCCATATGATATAGTAAAATCAGTACTGCTTGTATAGTTTTGGACTACCTTATATTTAACTCCAGGAGATATAGAAGTCTGATTGGTTGAATATGGGTAGTTCATAGGTCCAGGAACCTTTAATATTACAAAGTAATCTGGTATTTCGTTTTTTATCCAGAGAGGGGCAAAGTAGCTAAAACTCTCGGAGTAATTTTTATCTGGTAAAGCAGAAGCCCCGCTCGCATAAAAGAAATCATACTGTTCATCAAATTTCGTAGCTGCCTGAGCTTGCCCGTTCGTAAATCTACCGATTTGAAAAACTATTTCGTTAGAAAGATTTCCCTCGTTAAAATACTGGTATATGTCCTGGGCAAAGGTATTTTGCCCTGTTATATTAAATTTCTTATATCTGTCATTACTTAATATACCGTTAGCATTCATTGAATTGAATGCAATATTTCCAGCTGAATCCAGGGTTATTTTAAAATTCCCAGTCAGTCTCGGATTTGTTCTAGTTACAGAAAAAGAAGAGTTAAAATCAAAAAGTTTAGCTCCGGACATAAATCATTTTTTAGTTTATTAACTAGTAGTTCCACTATCGAAATTAGGAGCAACGAGGGTATCATTCTTATATGATCCGCTTATTTGAACATCAAATGAGAATATGTCCTCGTTTTTAACCTGTATATCAATACCTAGTTTTTTAGTATAAGTAATATTGGATAGTGTACCCGATTTTCTCCATCCTCCAATGAAACCCGCTTTATCAACCGCTCTAAATTGGAAAATTAGAGGTATATTTATGGCATTAGTTTCACCGTCTGCAAGAGCTCTCGTAGATAAGGATGTACTGCCATCTACTTGAACAGAAGAAGATGTGGTTGGACCTAAATACAAATATGCCCCGCAGGAGAATTTACCTATCAAATATTCGTCATTTGAGGTAAATCCTAGCTTATCTGCATACATTCTATCATCTCTTGAAGCAGTAGCTCCTGTAGCAAATGCTGAAGGTACTCTGTATGATTGCTGAGCCCAGTAGTAATCTAATGTGGTATCACCCCAGAATGTTTGTGTGTGTCTAAAGGGTGGATACACCTTAGTATTAGCAGCGTAGGGCTTAGCTAGATCTCCGTAATTAACAAAAGAATAACTTTCTCCTATAGATACAAGATAAGGATGGTTTATATCTATACAAAATTCAGAGATAGGTCCACCACCATTTGGAGTTCCACCTGTAGTTCCGCTAAATGTTCCTATCCATATATTAGAAGCAGTAGCACCCGAAACTATTCCAGGCGTAGCAGTTGGATCATATGGTATCATGATCGTACCGTTTTGCGGATATGTTCCGCTAATACCAAAATTTATAGTTCCAGATATTGATCCATCGTATGCGTAGTTAGTGTCATAAATGGCTGTAAAGCTGGAAGAGTTGGTTGTTCCTCCGTTATAAAGATCCTGATCATAACCAACACTTTTAAATCTCGGATAGACGTATTGAGAATATGCACTAGATGAAGCAAAAGGTGGTGCTTGTCTAAAATAAGTATTATCTTCTATAGAGCTGTCACTAAGGGTAAGCGATGTTATAGATATAGGACAATCTCCATATCTTAAATTATCATCATACCCTACAGGATATGTGTTAGGAGAAACAGTAGAAGGAGCCTTAACAGCAAGTCCTCCTGGAATTAAAGAAGCTAGTTCTACTAATGAAGCTTGTGCGTTATAGAGTTGAACATTGTATGTAAACGATGATATTTTACCAGCATCTGTAGTTAATGGGTTAGTAAATATATCGCTATAATAACCAGCATTAATCTTAACTAAAGATCCTTTAGATACCTTAATCTTATTATTAGTGGAATCAACAACATAAACTTCCAGTACCCCTTTAGCATTGTTAAGCTGAGCTGTTAGTAGAAGTATCTGATTTTGCATCTCCTGCATTTTATCAAATAAACTAACTACCAGTCCGCTTGAATTATAAAATCCACTGGCTATACTAGTTGAATCATGAACATATGTTTTACCATTTTCTGTAAACTGTTGTGAAAGGTGAATCGGAAGACCCTGAGCATCCAAAGATTTCTGTACTTCAACCACAGCAACATCCTGGTTGTTTTTGACAACAGTATCAGAAATACCATTCACACTAAGGTCGTCTGGGAATGATATAATTACTGACTCCGAATATCCTGAAGCTAGAGAATTAGATGGCCATCCAGCTTCGGATATCGATGCTATCTGTATCTCTAATCTTTCACCTTTGGTAATTGGAATATCCAACTGGTTTATGTTCTGAACGTCAGAATCTGAGGTGATCTCGTCTGCCCAAACGTAAATACCCTTATTTGTATTATAGACCTTTTTTCTGATGTCCGTCTTATATTCGGTCCAGTTAGAAAAAGATGCGCTTTTTTTCTGTCCGTCGTTATCAACAAATTCTATCTGATCGGATGGCTGTGCTGATCCACTATCGCTTAGATATCTATATCTAACGGAAAATTGGATTACACTCTGACTACCTGTATTTGGATCCTCTTTTGCAGCAGGCATTGGCCAGAATCCTCTAACTCTATACTTAGGTGCAGTTACTACTTGCGGAACGTCCTTAGTTAAAGTACTGACCTCCTCAACCAGAGAAGAGTAGAGCTGAACCTTCTTTGTTCTCTCATTTACTAGGTTGTTAAGATTTGCCTTTACTGAATCACTATTTACTCCAGGAGGAGATGTAGTAACACTAGCTGCAATTGATTTATTTGTAGTTGATCCCGAAGTATTAGAAGTAGTTGTTGTTTGGCTAAGTCCAATATTTAGTTGTGCCTGTGCATCATTTATAGCAGCATCTAATGCTGAAATCTCACTTTTTAAAGAGCTTTTAGCATTAAGCTTGCTTTCTACAGTTTGAGCTGAAACAGATTGGGTTAGCTGTTTGTTTATTTGAACTACTTTAAAACTATTAGCTGTGACTAAAGGAGCATCCGGAGTTAATCCCTGGATTGCAGGAATTGGTTTTTCCTTAGCAGCACCTAGAAATATCTTACCAAAGTCAGAAACCTCATTAAGGTAGTAGTTCTCCAGGGTTAATACCTCACCGTTGGAATTTTTTGTTCTAAGTTCGTTGCTCCAGAAAATTATACCGGTCGACCATATAGCACTTACAATATTGAAGTTATCATCTATTCCTTTAAAGAAAACCCCTTGTCTCTCGTTAAATCCAACATTTACCTGGACGTTTCTAGCCCCAAAATCAGGAGAAGATATGGTTAAAACGTTAGCTCCAATCTGTATTGGCTGATAACCGGATACTCTTTTAACTTGGATAGAAGACTGATTAGAATCAACCGAGGTTACCTGGTATCTACTCCCGTCCTCCGTTGTTATTACGTCCCTAATATCCAATGTTTTTCCGTCAGGTACTCCAGAAACGGTATCAGTATAAGTTAACTTATCCAATTTATAGTTTCTTCTTAATTGTTGGACCTGGTTTCCAAACTGATCGGTTGTTGTCAGAGTGTCATCATAGTAACCCAGTACCGAAAAACCACCGATGTATCTGATAGTTCTTAGAGGGAGAGGAATTATATCCTCATCAACGAAATAACCAATGCCATTATCTCCCAATAATGAAATGAATTGATCGTAAGATAGATCATTCCTTCCCTTAAGCTGAAGATCGAAATATTGCTTCTGTTCATCTGTTTCTGTGTTTGCTATAATTCTTTTTACTACTATTCTATCAGCAAGATCCTGAACCTGTCCAGTTACATTAACGTTAATATAAAGAAGTGGATTAAGAAAGCTCTCGAAAAACCAATTATCTTTAACGCTGAAAGTACTAGGTACTGTCAGATTAGTTATTCTTGGCGGTTCTTTTAAAGTAGCGGATTTGAAAACCTGTGAATATGTCCCGTCGGGGTTTCTAACTGTTGCTGATGTTTCTCCTATCCCGGCTAATGCTTTAACATTATTATCCAATCGATCAATTTGGCTTTTTAGATATCCGTAAGATGGAACATTAGCATTTTTAGGAAGTCCCTGTTCGTCAAGAACCTCTATGCTAACAGTCTCGTTTGTGGAAACAGTAGCCTCAGTAAGACCGTTCATTATTTCAAGAGAGTTCTTCTGGAGTCTTAGGAATTGAGCTAATAAAGAGCTAATACTATTTTGTGTTCCTGCCATTTTAGGTAACTTTGTTTTTAATTGTTATTTGTCAAGCTTTTTCCTATTATATCAACCTGAAATTTCAAATTCTGGTCGTCAATACAAACTATATCCAATACCGGTATATAGGATTCACCCGATAAAATTGTATCATCTAAAGTGATGATATTAGTGGAATAAGCTATTCCGCTAGGACTAGATACAGGATAAAGCCCCTGATAATCTGTCAATATCTTTATTAGAAAATTGCCAGGATATATTGGATCTCCGAACGAGAGTCTAAATCTCTGTCCAGTTTTCCATTTATTGGTATCCTTGATCCGTATAGTCATGTCCTGGGTAAGAGTAATAGGATTCCCGTTATTCACATGCTTAAAATAATTGGAAAATTCTAAGAGAGAAATTTCATTGTTTCCGGTTTGTGTCAAAGTACCCCTTCCTGAATTTGCTCCTATATTAAAATCCTGACTAGCATTTTTAACCGTAACCTCATTAGGAACGCTTCTATCTAGAAGTATACCAGTACCTTGCTTTAGAAGATCTAAATTGTATGATACCTCTATGCTAGTTTGGTTATTTATTAAAGCTCTTACAAGGTCATAATTTTGATTAATCAGACCCATAACAGCCTGCGTGTTATTGAAAAGAGCCTGATTAGCAGCTATTGTTTGCTCTAAAGAAAGTATCCTTGCGCTTAAGTCTAAAGATGTCTCAGTCGAAAGAACTAGAGTCTCTAAATTAGAAACTCTCTCACTTACATCTATAAACTGAACTACAGTATTATTTAATGTCGAGCTCGCATCCTGTAGAACATTCATCGAGTCCATAAACATGGACAATGAGAATGGAGAATAATCGTTGATAGCCTGTTCTACCCCGGTTTGATCTACATCTGTATCGAATTTAAGATTTATCTTAAATCCATATGAATTCCCATTTAATTTGGTTACCGGATTAGGTCTATTCTTTTGTAAGCGTGGTATAAAAATATCACCACTCGATGTATTAACATCATCTAAAAATAGTACACCATAAAGATTGGTAGCAACGTCATTAGGATTAGCCGGATCGTAGACATCGTAGTATATCAGAACCGCATTAAATTCAAAATCTGCAGCAGCTGAAGTTGAATTAAATTCCTCCAGAGTAGAGATATTAGGATCAGACAATATCTCTTGGTATGAGTTCGGATCGAAATCTATACCTACTGAGTCAAGTTTACTTCTAACATACGTAAGACTCTGTGAGTTATCACTCTTTGTAAGAACGTAGTTAGATGGATCTACGAATGAAGGATCTGTAAAATATGTATTGGCCGTGTCTCTTGGCGAGTACCAATTACCCGAAGCTGTTGCACCGCTAACACCAGTATCAAAATAAGTAGAAACCGGAGATCCTAAAACATCATCATCAAATATAGCTAATGTTGTTAACCCGCTAGGATTAACCTCATCATAATTTCTACCAAAAAGATATTCATCATTCAAAGGATTACTAGGGTCATTCGACCATTGATAATCTGGATAATAGTTCTGGTCAACTATGTTCTTGAATAAAACATAAGGTGTATTACCGTCCTTAGTAGGAATATAAACATAGACCTCCGAATATGTATTTGTTGAATTCTTTACGGAATTAACTATATCAAGGTTACCCACATACTGAATGACTCTGTTATAAGAAGCACCAGTCATACCATATGCTCCGGTAGTTCCTGCTGTTGCGTCTCCTTCTACATATCTTTTTTCAGTAACTGGTAATCCATTTACTGTGGTTACTGTGTTCTGGTCTAACGTGGGAACTACTTCACTGCTATTAGCAGCTCTAAATCTAATGGCTCCAATTTCTCTAAGCCATTTAAAAAATACTCTCTCGGAAACATTCTGCTTTAAATCTGAGTTGTAATCATCAGTACTAATAACTGTGCTCTCTAGGTTTAAACAGTAGCTCTGAAAACTTTGGGAAAAATCAACGTTTGCATTTCCTGTTATGATCTGCTGTGTGTTGTTAGCCCAATCTAAGAATGCGCTGTCCGGTCCATTTAATCTGATGATATTATCATAAGAGCTAGCGCTGTTATCTATATCTGGAATATTCAGTAGAGCAAACTTAGAAAATCTAAATTTATTTACCGAATTATTAAACGTAAATGATAGATCCTCCGCTGATGAAGAGAATGTATAAAATGTTCCTCCTTGTATCTGTAAAGGCCTTATAAAAGGTGTCTTTGCCATTTATTTTTTATAATTTTATAATTACACCGTCATATTAGCTGATCCGATAACCACCCAAGATCCATTTTGAGTAGCCTGTCCTTGAGCAACTCTAGGTTCCCATTGTAAAGTAATAGAAGATCTATAAGCTTTACTCTGCGGTATAACTATACCAGTAGTAGAAAATCCCCCATAAGTAGAAGCGGTATTAAATCCAGTGTAATAGCTACTAGATCCTGTTACCCCTGTACGAATATATCCAGTAGCTGCAGAAGTGTTTACTATAGTAACTCTAGTCCCCTGTGGTAAGTTAGGGAGAGTACCACCTACTGGAGATGTACCATCCACAACTTTCATATAGAATCCGGTTGGACCACACTCAGCATAAATAACATCCTCTAGACCAGTTATAGCATAAGGAGAGTTTACTGATGTGTATCGTCCACCTCCACCGGCAGTGTTAATCGGGAATGCTGTTCCTGCGGTTGCACCACTTGCATAAGTTGTATTTTGACTAACTACGTGTCCTTGTGTTCCTAAATACAAAGCTGCATTTGCATTTAAAGGTCCATTAAAGCTTGAGGTTCCGCCGGCAACAAAAACCGATGAAGTACCAAATGTAATAGACGAAGAAGCGGTAACAGCTCCGGATGCGGTTAATGTTGTTGTCTGAACGCTTGCAAATGATGCCTGTCCTAGATTATTAATCGATGCGGTAGAAACCCCGGTTGAAGGTAAAGACACAGAATCGAATTTACCAATCTTAGCTGAAACCCTACCGGTGGAAGCACCAGTGAGATCTAAAATTCCATTAACAGTATCGATCCCAAATACGTTAACATATCCATTTATCCAGTTTTGAAGAGTCAAGAAATTGGAGTTAATGGTTACTCTCGATCCGGAAATCGAATCCGAGCCTAAAATTTCATTAATGTTTACAGTTGCCATTTTTGTTAGTTGTTTGTTTTAAAAGCGAAATATATATCCTTGTCACAGACAACACTTAAATATGACGGGACAAATATCTAAACTCCTTAATAAATATCTTAAAGACATATCTTTAACTGCAAAAAAGATGTTTTATTTCCCGAAATCACTAAAATATTTACGATTTTTTCAGTCCAAATTATTATGGGTTGATGTTAACTAAAAAATAAAAAATAAAAACCGAATGGCTAGAAAGAGAAGAATAACAGACGACGAATTCTATGAGACATTTCCTCCTGGATATCAACCACAAAGTTCATCTAGATTTGATGTTCAGAAAATTAAGGTTGAGTATAAGTATAAAAACGAGAACCAGAAAAATTTAATCAGCTTAATTAACAATAACAAGATAACCATAGCTGCTGGACCAGCAGGAACTGGTAAAACGTATGTAGCGTGCGCTCAGGCTTTAAAACTTCTAAAAAGTGATCCCAGATTTAAAAAAATAATACTTGTAAAAAGTGTAACAGTTTTAGAGGGAGAAGAGGTTGGATTCTTAAAGGGAGATCTAAAAGAAAAAATGTTTCCTTTTACTATATCATTCCTAGATAACTTCTATAAATTAATAGGCGAAGGTACAACGCAAATAATGCTAGATCAAGGGTTTATAGAGGTACTTCCACTAGCATACATTAGAGGAAGATCGATCGATAATGCTATTATTATAGTGGATGAGGCTCAAAACATTACCAGGAAGAATATGAGATCCACCATGACAAGAATCGGTACGGATACTAAAATGATCATCACAGGAGACACTAAACAGATCGATATGAAAAACTCTAAACTTTCATCACTCGATCTAGTAGTTAGATTATTTGAGAATAAGCCAGATATCGGTACAATGAAATTCGATGTTTCTGATATAGTAAGAGATCCGATAGTTAAAATTATTGAGGAAACGTTTGATGATTGGGAGGAGAAAAATCCGGGATCTTAAATTTAGTCTTCTCTAAAAGTAGCATCAGGATTATTTGGTATCACCAATCCAGTTCCTATTGGAGGGTTATTACCCTCCATTATTTTTCTTTGCTCTTCTGCTAGATCCTTAGATAATTTTAATGCCTGGCTATCTCTTCCAGCAAAAGGCTCAGGCTGACCATAATCAAACGAATCAACATAGTCCGGATTCTTATCTTCAGGTTTTTTAATCTTATGATTAACTACCTCTATAAATCCGGGTTTAGTAATTGCATAAACGTTTCCGAAAGAATCTTCTACCTGATTATAGATAGTGTAGTTTCCTGCCTCAGAGAATGTGAATATAAAATAAGGGGTACTTTTTACGTTTAGTATTTCCTCTCCAGTTTGCGAATTTGATAATATCCACTTGTTGTTCTGCTTCCCATAAATGTCTGAAGCATAATTATTAAAAATAACAGTAGAAAGAAGGGGTATCTGCATTCCCTTATCTGTAGAATGAACGTCACACCATGTCCATGCTCCAGATCCGGGTCTAGATATAATATTTCCTAAATTTATTCCCAACTCAGGAACGTATTGTTTAGCAATGAAAGAAAATCCGCTGTTCTGATTTGTTGAGATAAAACCAGATCCGGTTACTCCGTAATTAAAACCTGACATGAATATATTTCCGGAATCGTCCACTGTTGATGTGAGACTAATATTCTGATCTACGGAATTATCTTCTTCTATGCTGATTTTTTGTAAATCTAGATTTTTATTGAGTCTGTTTGTTTTAAGTAACCCAACAGAATATGAGGTAGCACCAGTAGTTTCTCTGTAGTTTATCAGATAATTATCATTTGGTAGGGCCCATGAGTTTTCCAGAGATATACCGCTAGGATCCAATCCGATGTAATTATTAAAGGATTCTAATGTTGTACCTTGATCTGTTATCTTTGCAGTTAAAAAATTAGTTCCAGATGTTAGACCAGACGAGAAATTGTTTCCAAAATAAGTACCAGCAGTTCCAAAAATCGAAGTAACATAATATGCAGATTCATCTTTTGCTGCAACTGGATAGGAACCAGATCCGGTAGTTCCGTTTAAAAATCCTCCGGTTACCCCATATCCATCAGGGGACAATATCTCATAAAAAGGTGTATACACATTGGTTGTTCCAGTTATCCCGATTCCGCCAAAATTAAAGTTCTTATTTGAAACACCGGTTATTAGTGTCGAGTTATTATCTTGTATAGATCTGACAGATTTAATCTCTCTATCTGCAGAGGTCGGACCGATTCCAGGATATACGCTTTGGGAAGTTGATGCTGATATTAACGCTAGATCATCCGCTGATAATCTAACATAAGATAATATGGAATCATACGTCCAGTTCTGCGAAATGTCGGTAGTCGATCCTAAAATAAGGCTAGGAGCTGTTGTATAGTCATTCGTTCTGTTCCATTCATTTCTTAGAGTGCTAAGATCCGCAGTAGAAGACCCGATTGTAAAATATGGAGTAGATCTTAAACCTAGATTAACTGAGTATTTCGTAACATCCAATTTAGATTCCTTTATATCCCCCAGATTAGAATTTAAAAAGTATCTCCCTGGGAAATTTCTGAACGAAAGTCCTCTATAAGAACTCCTTATATTTCTATTATAATCCCCAGTAGCTGCTAAATCAGTAAAAGTAAAGGTGTTACCCAAGTCAGACCCTATTTTTGCAACAAATATGGAATTAGCTAAGTAATTATTAGCATTCCAAACTGTAGATCTGGAATAAAGATCCGTTACTAGAGGATATGAATTTATTGACGAATCATAGAATTGAAGAGAAAATGTATCCCCGCTGATCTGAGAAAATGGTCCAGAAACGGCTCCAGCTGCTTGGAAATCAGAGTATGTGACATTAAAAAGCAACCCAGTAGGATTATTTGGTAAAGTGCTAATAGAATTTATTCTATAAATAGCAAAGTCTGAAGAATAATTATCTAAATAAATAGAATTAGCTGTCACTACCTGATCCATGAAAGCGGATAAATTCGAACCCAGCGAATCGTAATTTACGTATATCTGGTATATGTTTTCCCATTCAGAAGATCCATTAAATCCTAAATCAAATTTGGTAGAAGTCTGTCCAAAGTCTCCGGGTAGATACTCCCAATCTTCGGTAACTATAATTGAACTCTGATAAATCCATGAATATGAACCAGATGTTAAGCCCTGAACATTCCTCGTGGTAACCCCCGAAGGAGCACCAGTGGGTCCACCCCTTAAAACAACCTCACCCTCTTTGGAATCCCAAACATAAGGACCGCTTTCTATGAATCTATCGAATATACCAGTAGCAACTATAAAGTCTCCATCTGGTGATGGAGCAAGATCCTGAATTTCTGTTTTATATCCTCTAAAAGGAAGTATCGAATCGACATTACCTTTTTCGTTATATGAAACTATGAATCCCATTTTACCGTTGTCTAAAGAACTGTAGTCGTCTATACCGGGATCGGTCGATCCTCCTATAGTTGGATTTATTTGGCTAAGAGTAGCTAATCCCGAATCATTATAATACCCAAAAATAGCCACAATATCACCAGTTATATAACCACCAACGTAGTATTTAATTCCATCTTTAGTTGATATCGATGTTGATGAGGTGATGTTTACATAACCAGTAACACCCGCACTAGATTGCTGAACCACTTGTATAGCAGAATTCCAATCCGGACCTGTTATGGATTCTACCAGAATGGATTCTTCATAAGAAGCTATTGGCCAATTATCCCAATATGCTTGCTTTCCGGCTCTTCCATCTGCTATTGCTTTTAATTCGGTAGTTAAAAATAAATTTCTAGGATCCAATCCTGGAAATTTAAGAGCTAAATAATCATCCTGATATATCCTCCAATCTGGATATAGCCAAGTGTACTTATCTACTTTTGGTAAAGGAGCACCGGTTCCTCCCGTTCCTGTAAAATAGGTGAAATTCCATCCAGTAGCACCCTCATATTTAGAAGATCCATATACGTGGGGAATGTCATAATTAAAAGCAGATATTTCATTAACACTCAGAACCCAAAGAGAATTCTCATAAACGGTTAGTCCGCTTTGAGTTATGTTTCTATTAACCAATTTAATATCAAGAACATTATTATCGGGTATGCTAGAATTCGAAGAGTTGAATTGGGTGTGAGTGGTTCCATTAAAATGCCATATGCCAGTTCCTTGCGACAATTCTCCATCTCCCGAGGCATAAAAAACATGACCGTTAGGTCTAGAAACAACTTTTGTTATCGGACCGGTGGAAACTGGATAATTCCAGAATTGGTATCCATCAAAGAATGATAATCCTATATCGGTTCCTATCCATAAATTACCGTCCTCGTCTAAATCTAAGCTGTAGATGTAGTCTGAGATAATACCGCTAGTCTTAGTGTTATAGACGGTTACCTGTTCAAGATATTTTTCCCCACCAATCAAAGTAGCGTATTCTAATGTTCCCTGTGGAATTATAAAAAGGCCCTCTGCTGTTCCGAAATAATAAAAATAATCCTTACCGTCATATCCTTTAGCTTTTATGTCATAAACATGAGGCCATATGTAATCGGGAGCAGTTTCTTTCCATTCGTCTGTTTCCTTTAAATGATAGAACATCCTTCCCCCGGTTACCCCAGTTATTTCACTAGATACGTATCCGGATGCTCCTGTTCCACCTACACCATTCAAAGGAGTAGAAAAAGCCAGTATATCATCACCAAATGGGGAAGCATAAATATGAGAAATCTCCTGAGGTTCATTAAAAGTTCCAAGATCAGAAAAATTCCAACTTTGGCCTTCATAGACATCATTTGAATTCACATAAAAAACTGCAACTTCATTTAGTCCGGCAGTTGGTCCTTGAGCAACCCCACACCAAACCTTTTCTTCCGGATCTATAGAAATCGATCTAGTATCTAAATAATAGGGAGACGAGCTTGGGACTGCTGAGTTTGTATAATTATAATACTCCCAAGATGAACCGTTGAATCTTCTTAGATCCTGTCCACATCCCCAAACGAAGAATTCGTTGTCTGTGTCTATCTGATTTATGGCTATATTATAACTTGGCATATTTTATTAATTTTAAGCAACAGCTCCTCCTATACTCCACCCTCTTTTTGTACTTTGTGGGCTTGTAAATTTTCCTATTTTTTCGGGAAGACCACTAAAGCTGTCGGTATTAGGAGTGGAATTACTGAATGGAACATCTACTAAACGATCCCCTCCTATACCTAGTAATTGGTCGACATATGTAGGATCCCAATATATTTCTATCCATCCAATATTAGCATCATAAGTTGAGCTATAAGGATCAACTATAGAAACCCTTATTCCATAAAAATTAAGATTGCTATTCGAAAAATCAGGGATAAATTTAGTACTACTCTCTATTATGATATTATCTGAAAAACTGCTAAGATTTATTGCTGACTGAAGATGCCATGCTATTCCTCTAAGAGATCCATATACACTATCTTGAGAGGTAACTAAGTATCCATCTGGAGAGTTTCCGGTAGCACCAGCTACTGAAATATCAGATTTAAGAGAATCTAATAGTGATTCCGATTCATCATATACGTCAATGCATAGTGATACTGATACTTCACCACTTTTACCCAAATAATCATCAAAGAATTTAGACGATGGAACTATAACTCCAGTTAGTGAAGTTGGAGATGAGGCATCATATCCTCCAGTCCAATCATACCCGTATTCTGCATTTTTGAGCAATTCCTGTCCGTATATTGATGAAGACTTCACGGTCTCAATATATTTTGATGAAGCCGATTTATAATAGGTGTTTTTCAGTAGCTCAGCGACAGAATCTTGATCCCACCCTCTCACGTTTATTAAATTTGTTAGAACATTCGGTGAGGTGGTAGTGTAGTCGGTTATATAGAAAGTATAATCAAATATATTTAATATACCGGAAGGCAAAATGTAGCTTCCTGATGTAAATTCTGTAGGGGTTTCCGTGTAGGATGCTCCCTCGATATCTAATTGGGATTTGTTAAGTATAATCCGTGTTCTGATTGGTGTAGCCGAACTTCCTCCAGACACATCCACCGTGTTAGGGTAGAAGTACAGAACCTCATCACTTGAATGCGTGTATTGATTATCAAATTTCATTCCGCTCCAACTAGAGGATTGGTCTATTTTTACCACTATAGAGGATCCGCCTATTCCCAAATCTCCCGAGTTTCTAGTAGAAATGGTCGGTGTATAGTAAGGACCGGTTAATCCGACGTCATCAAGATCGTATATCTCAGCTGGTCCCATTTTATAATATGTTACATTCTGATTAGTTGATGATGTATTTGGTACATTACTACTAATGCTTAAAGTTGATGTTGCTAAATATGAACTGTTAACCGCGCCTAAATAAGTACCAGATATGCTATACCAATCATTCGCCGTATATGAAACCGATGTCTTATTTGACCCTGAAGTTGATCCTAGTCCAGGAATTGTCCATGCATAATTTGCTATGCCGCTACTAGCTGTTGCTCCGGATGTGTATGTTTGCTGTTGACTCATTAATCTACTACTGGACCCAAGTGTAAATGCGGAAGATATGGTTTCTGGACTAACAGATATAATATTATCTTTCGTAATTCCTACAGTAATACCAGAAGAAGAGGTAACGTTGAATGATACTGAATAACCACCTTCGTTAGTTCCGTTAAATGTTACATATTCATTTGGACTTGTAGAAGTAGATGGTGTTCCCCCTGTGAATTGCCATGAATATGAAGCCACGTCACCGACAGTGGTATCGTAAAAATAAATTGTGTCTCCCTGTTTTATTGGTAATACTTCGTCTGCCATAAAATTTAATCTTCTTATATATCGAGCTTTAAAAGCTTAAGAAAATAAATTATGGTCCTGTTGGTCCGGTGTATCCGAATCCAGGAATCAATAACGAACTTCCGCCTATAGCTGAAGGAGGAACTGATGCAGTACTCCCAGAAACTCCTACGGTTGCTACTGAAACATTAATCGGAGGATTTAGTGTACTTAGAGATCCAGCATCCGATGGTATTGGTCTGTACCAGAAGTTATTTATGTGAGATTCTCCAGAATTATTTAGTTCATCGGCAACATCCTGCAATGTAGTGGCACCGGATGAAAAAGTTATACCAGTAGGGAAGGGGAAGGTTGTATTGCCCGTCGTTACCTTTAAATAATCACCCGGTAAGATCGAATGTATTTCATATCCACCTAACCAATCATTATTGAACTCAAAATCATACCAGCTGTGTGCGTATCCATCCTCCCATGTAGCATCATTAAATATCTGCCAGTCCAGATTTTTAGTTCCCCAGTATTTCAGGTTATCGTTCGGGTATGTCGAGCTATTCTCAGACCATTCAACGTACGTCTCCACCGGACTAACTCCTCCGGTTAATCCGGTACTGGATGACACCAAAGAGAGAGATCCGGTGAGTATAGGATTTAAAGAAACCCCATTCTGGTCCGCTCCTAGAGAATCAGGAGCATATATGGTTATAGTTACAGGATCTGCGGTGGGGTCGGTACAAGAAGCATAATAGTCAGGGTATGTTACTAGCTTATTTACTGCTGAAGTTATATAATTAGCGCTATGATATAATGAATCTCCACACTCACTATATCCAATTTCTCTTCCACCTACTTCTATGGAAATCGAACCCGCACCAGTCATTTTCTGAGCGGTATAAATTGTGCCGTCTACCGAATATCTAGTAGGTGAGGTTAAAGAAACAACCCCACTCCACGAATTTTCGAGAACCGTCTGGATTTTAAAAGTACTAGCGGATCCAGTAACCCCAGCAACCCATCTACCGTTGATTTGTGGAATACTTCCAATTATCGTTACTTCATCTCCGTCAGATAGACCATGAGGTGATGATGTCGCTATGGTTGCTGATCCATATTGACCAGCAAAAATTTGTAACGAATAAATCTCCGAAATGTTTATGATGCTCTGGGTAAATGTAATTCCACCAGTTGCGCCAACAGGATCTAGCTCGGTTTTTACTAGAACACTCTGTCCTTCCTCCGATTTGTTTCCATATGCAGCAAATTTTAGAATCTCAGATGGTATTTTTTTCTCTAATACCTCAATACTTTCACCCTCTGCTGGATATTCCCAGATTGAAGAATAATCGTTCCAGCTTCTGTCTACGTTCTCCCATTCATAAAACTCAACCTCTCTGTATCTAGTCCAAGTATCTATGTCTATAACCTTAGGTTGTACCTTTATAATGGCATCCTTTATTACGGTATTCTTAAAATTGAATGCGTCATAAACGTTGCACGTTACACGATATTCTCCGGTGTGGGGTATGAAGTGAGCGAGCTTATAAAAGTCCGCTATAGGTCCTCTAAATTCAAAATAATAAGGGGTTCCACTCTGTGTTGCGCTCTTGTTTAATATCCACTCTATCTCCATCATATTAGAGAAATCGACATTACCCCATGTAAGGAGTAAATATTGTTGATTTGTTGAATAAAGATCCGCTTCATCAAAAATGACAGTAGTGCTGTATGGTGGATCGAGGAAAACGCTATATTGACCCGTCGAATAATTTACTAGAGTAACCGTACCGAATACTCCGAAATAAGTTCCTGCTGCTTTAACCTGAACCGAATCTCCCACCTTAAAAGCCGGAATAATAACCGATGACCAACTGATGTTCATCTCGTCCCATGTCCACACATCGGGGATAAGCTCCAATATAACAGGCATACCTATAGGAGTTTGATATAACTCCCCGGTGTCCGGATCTATATAAGCTGGAGGATCATACTTACCATCCCCCAGTTCTAATATTTTACCGTTCTGTTTTAAGTCATAGAAATTTCCTATAGCGGTTACCAACGATGCATTCTGAGCTGGTGTATGAACTTGTTGAGAATCTAGCGGATCCACAATATTACCCAAATCGGATATCGTAGAGGGTAGAATATTTATTTCTCCACTCATCAAAGGTCCATTAGCCGAAGAATAATAGTACATAGTTCCGGTCTGTTCCGGATCAACATACCAAATAATAGATTCCCCGCCGGTAGCGCCATTATTCTGTATACCTAATGGATCTACTTGTGTGTAAGAAGGATTAGTCGTAATTACAAAATCATATCCATAGTCCCCACTATCAATAACATCGAACTGGTAGGTCTTGCCTGCATTAATTGTAATAGTCGGATTAGGTCCAGTAAATCCATACGGAAAATCTCCGGTAAATGATATAGCACTTCCGGTTCCTCCTATGAAATTAACATCCGCTGTATAATAGTTGTTATATGAACTTGGTGATTGTAAATCATCTACCTGCGGTCGAAGAGAAAAGTTTCTAAGATCCTCCAAAAATCCAAAGTCGGGATTCGGATAAAAATCAAAGGCAAATCCAGATTCAATATCGGATCTTTCCATGATATCAGTCCAGGATCTAGTATTATAGACGGTAAAATATACTCCCTCTCCAGTAATATCAACTATTCTTGCATTTAAAGGAAGATAATCTCTTTTTAATCTTTCCTTGAGAGCGAATATTTTAAGGAGAACCTCCTCCTGTGTAAATTTAAAAGCATCTACAACTACAGGGTATCCATATTCATCGAATTCTTGAGTAACCTTATTTAAATCATAATAAAGACCAAATAATGATGTTTTCTTGTAGGTTCTGCTCGGAACTAGTGTTTCTTCAGAAGAAACGTCAAGTACATATTCACCATTAGCATTAGGACCATAAGTCTGTACGAGCCTATATTTTCCAGAGTTTTCGTTATCTAAGATGTCTCCAACCTGGTAAGACATGGAATAGCCACCTTTCTGTTGAGCCCTTATTACATCAAGAAATTGCTTGTTCTGCTGTATCGGAGATTCGCTACTTATCGAATTGTAATTTAGATTTAACCAATATTCCTTGATTCTTAAATCCTGGTACCCGAAGAATTTGATTGCATTTATAAGTCCTTTATAACTCCCCATATATGGGAATATCTCATCTCCAGCAATAAGAAGCTCTTTTCTTTTTTCGTTTATCTCCAGATAGTTTGGTAAAGGTTCATCCGGATCGTGATCTCTCAAAATAACAGAATCGCTTTTGTAGAAGGCTCTTCCGAAATTTTGGAGCATCACTTTAAATCTCTCATCCTCTCCTATTATTTGACCATAAAAATCTATCTCTAAAACTTTCTCTGGTGTTCCTGAAGAGATGTCGTCTATAATTAGTTTTCTCTCATAAACACTTTCAGCTTCATCCGACCCATTTAGAGCTACGTTTATTCCAAGTGCTGAGGAATTAACACTAGTTGTATTTAGATATCCATTAGCATAATAATCCGATGCGGATAAATCCACAGAGAAGGTCATATTGGGATAATTAACAATAAGGGGTTCTCCGTCTCCGCCTTCTAATTGATCCTCAATAGAATAAGTAAATATGATATCAGTAACATCGGTTTCCCCGTAGTTATCATTATACCATCGACTTCTCCACGTTGCACCAGATGTTGCACCGGTAAATCCAGCATGGGGAAGACCATATTGCATCTGGGATGCTGTGACGTTATAAAGCTCCTGGACTATAAATATCTGCTCATTCTCGTATAGGGATGTTGAAACCGGATCGAAATAAATATTACCCTTGAAATATCCTCCTGGTCTATTTTTATATGTCGTCGTGAAATAAATCTGATTACCGACACTTATTATACTTTGACCCTGATAATAATCTTTTAGAAGATTAACTGATATTTGTCCACCTGAGATGCTAATCGAAGAAATTTTAGCTCTAAAGCTTTTAGCTCCTATCACATCTCCATTTAAAAATACCTCCGCTCCCTTTGATAGGTAGTCTACGATCTCATTGTACCAAGAAACCAGATTGAATGTATTAAGGTCATTCTCATTAAAGAGGAATTCGTAGTATGTTGTATAATCAGTTATATCCAAATCACCAGGATTTGGTGCTCCTGATGAATTCGTTATGTATGTAAATTTAGCATCAAGCGGGGTTGGTCCGGTTGGTCCGATATAATCTAAATTTAAAGGATTTCCCTGCTTGTTAAAAAATTTTAATCTAGAATCTGCCATTACTTAGAAAACTCTTTTATTGTTTTTATTTACCGTGTAATTAGCAAAATTTCTAATTTGTTTGGTTGTTTCTATGAGTGCGTAAACTACTCTTTCAAAATAAACTAGAATTCCCGCTTTAACTGGATCCCTGTAAATAACATTAGATAAACTCTTTTTCATAAGTTGATTCTGATAATCAAATCCATTGTATAGATTATCATTCAGCGTATCTCTAATATCATATATGTTTTGACCGGGATCAAAATCATAATACCTTCTTTCTACAGTAACTTTAGGTAATTCTTTCATTATTTTTTTATATTCCTCCATTGTTGAGCAAGGTGAATATTTATATTGGCCGTTAGCGTTAACTATCGCAGTTCTATAGCCAGAGCATCCAATACTATTAGATCTACTGGAAGCTAGCTCTGGTGTATCGTAAATATCTTTAGAGTTATAAAAAGTAGTATTAGTAGTTACTGGTTTAACCCCATTTACTGTATAATTTACACTCTTATCTTTTTCTCCGAAAAAAGGTGAATAACTTTGCATCTTAGTTTATATTTCCTTTTATTATTGTCGCCTTGTTGCTGGCATTAAGTTCCATTCTAAAGCTTCTGGGTACTATAGAAGAAATAGTTATATTCAATGGACCAGGTCTCCCTTCAACTATACCTTCGGTGTATGTGGTACCGTTCCTGTCCTTCCATCCACCTCTTAGAATAACTAATTGATTCCTTCCTATGATTATATCACCAAATTGATCCATCCCAATAACTTCATCAAGTTGATCTTGTGAAACATTAGGAAGATTCTGGATTAGGGTTTGGTTTTGTTCGTTTGCTTGGCCAACAAAATAGAAAGAAACGGAATCTACACCATCTACAGATTCAATAAGAGCTATCATATCAGATTTTGGTATGCGATCCCTTCTTTTTAGATTAAGCATATACTCCGATATTTTCTTTCTGATATTAAGTTTTATCGTCGCTGGATCGGATCCTTCAAAAATTGTTATTATCGCATTAGCTACGAATTTGGTTATTACAGGCTCAACTATCTTAACAACAGTTGTTGCTATCATAGATCCGGAATCCTCAATTAGATTCAATATGGCGATCTTTTGGTCCTGAGTTAGTAGGAATTCTGAGGTGGCAACATTAAAGTAATCCTCGTTGCTTGATATGTTTAAAGTAATATCAGGAACTAGATAAAGATAAACAACATTATCATCATCTAGATATTCATCATCAAATGTAGAGAAAGCTTGTATTTGAGAAAATATTCCTAGTTTATTTAAGAAGATCTCATAATTGTCAGCATTAGCAAAAACGAAAGATCTACTCGTCTTAGGTGCCACCAGCCTGATTAGATTAGTTGTTTCCGGATTAGATCCAAATGAAGGATCTATCTCATTAGTTATATCTATATAAAGATTCAGATCTACCTCACTTCCAAAAAGGTCCGTTCCTGAGGTAACAAATTTATATGTCAAAGGACGGTTAGGAGCAGATGATGCGTTACCTGAAAGACCACTGCCTTGGAGATATTCTATTCTTATTCTTGATCCCCTCCTAGGAATTAATCCGAAATTAGAGTTCCCGAAATAAACATCCAGTCCTTCCGAGATCCCCCCTCTTACCAAATACCCCTTTCCATTTAGAGGTATATCATATAGAGAATCATACATTCTCCATTTCTCTTCATTAACATACACATCAACATAAAATTGATCTACATAAGCTCCGGAAACAGAAGGCAAGTTAAAACTTTGCAGAGCTAATCCAGTTCCAGTAACTATTGCATTACTAAAAGTACCCTGGGCTATCTTAGTCCTTAGTGAATTTCCTCTAACTAGAGGAATAGTTACCTCAGGACTAGCGAATCTAAGAGAATAAACCTTTCCGTTCTGTTCGCATCGAATCTGCGAGTTGCTTGTTATAATAACTGCTCCACCGCCGACTCCACTTTCTCTTGCATTCCACTTAAGGGAAACTTCTCCTTGAGCTGCTCTGGCTCTTCCTGGATCATACCCAGCAATTCTAGCTAAACTTCTAACCGAGTAATCCCTTGTAGCTTCCTGTATATTTAGTTCCGTTATGGAATCTTCTATAAAATAAAGTATCAACTGTGAAATGTTCTGTAAAACAAAAAGTATCTGTCCCCAAGCTGAAGCAACAGTAAAAACATTAGCGGTCTGGTTATAAGTAGACTGTAGGAAGTTGAACGTATCTCCCAAGAGTCCATTTATGAGTATATTATTTTTTCTAAAAATGTTCATATCTATCTTATGTTAATCTTAGTGTAACTGCGGGACTAAGTCCCCCATTTTGAGGTAATTTAAAATCAAGGGTAGCAATATCTCTTAGCTTACCAACGAAAAATTTAAGTTCATATGATCCGCCTAGAGTTCTGAATAGAGGAACATATACATTAAGGTATAAATCAATCTCTTTTTTAATACTCGATTCAGAAAGATTTAGATTAAAAACAAGATCCTCCATATTCAATCCAAATTTTGGATCACCTAGAACTTCACCCTTATTTGTGAGCAAGAGCATTTTAATCTGACCTATGCAGATTTCAACAGGATCTGTTGTTTCTAACTGATAAGGATTGTACTCCGGATCCTCGGGGTCTCTATTATAAATCTCTCTCATGGAAAAAGTGTTTCCATGTATATATCGAGATTAGTTCCACTGCAAGAAATATGAAGGAGTATTCTCTCCGTTGATCATATCCATAACTTCCTGGAGTTCAGTTGCTCCCTGAGTTCCGATTTCTCCAGCATTAATCTGGACTCCCCCCGGAAGATTATAAGAAAATACGCCCAGCATTTGGGAAAGAGCTATTTTACATTTAGCTATACAGTATCTTACGAATAATTCATCGTCATATAGATATTCATCCGGTATTGCAACGAAGCATCTAACAGAAACGTCTATACCACCAACTCCAAATCCTTGAGCTAATTGTCCCTTTCCGGATCTATTTGGATCTCTACCTAATATGGTTAAGAATTTTGTATTTTTATTATATTTAAAGGCATAGGTATTCAATAGATAGGCCTTAGCTAAATCGAAGTATGAATACATTACCGTTCTATAAACAAGATTATCTCCAACAAATGGAGATAATAGGAGTTCAGATCCAAGCAACTTGGAATCGCTGAAATCCCTGTCTGGGTTTCCGGATATCCCAGAACCACCTAGTTCTCTAACTTCATAAACAGCCACTATGGCTTTAGGAAGTTGGATCTGTCTAGTTCTTTTAAACTCAGGGTGTTGAAATAAAGAATTCGAAAGAACAAAAACTCTTTCCTCTGCAGCATATTGGTAATTATCATAAAACCAAGCCTTGGCTCTGTTTATAATTCTTTCAATTTCCTGCACGTTAAGCTGATACGGTAAAGCACAACTAAAAGAAAGAGCGTCTTGTATTTCCTGTACTAATTCTTCTTGGGTCATCTGAGTAGATTTTTTTAATAGTTCATATTACCGAACTTCGGATTATTATATCTATCGTTGAGATCCTTTAATCTTTTATCCGTAACGAATCTAGCAAGTCTCTGATCTGCCGGATTTTTAACTTTCATTGTTTCCTTGCTTATATCGGAATTCTCCCCAATATTACCAGCTCTTAAAACACCACCGATTATTTTACAATTAATGTTCTTCCCCTCGCAGTCTATAAAGCAATCCTTAAGTTCGTTGGAAAAATCAACTATCGTAGATTTTACCTTAGATGATATGACTTTAGTTCCACTGTAGATATAAGAATCCTCCAAAGATGATTTTTTAATCTCACAATTGTAGATATTACAATTTTTAATAACCGCATTTTTTATATCACAAAGGATCAGATCCAAATTGGATAACTCAAATGAATTTCTACATCTAGCTTCCTTTATTTGATATCTTCCAGTTGTAGTATCATAATTAAAATAACACGAAGTTATATTTCCTTCAACTATTAAATCGAATATCTTATCCCTTATTACCGGAAAATAAGTTTTAACATTTTCATCAAATCCCTTAAGATCTATAAATACGTGAAAATCTGGGAATGCCTTAAAGAAAAAATCAGGATTACTAAAGGATCTAACAACTTTAGAGTATTTGGACATCATCTTCTGTAATGATGCTAAATCTTCCTTATTGTATCCGGATATTCTATGACTCAATAAATCATAAAGATAGAGGATAATATAGTCGATGATTTCTCTAATGTCCTTACTTTTCTTCTGATAATCACGATTTCCAAGATATCTAAATTCCAAATATCCCTGAGGAATCTTTGTGAAATTAACCCCGTAGTACTTATCGTTAGGAACTTTGTACATCTTAGGATCTATTGTGCTTATATTCTCTAGTATAGAAAATCTATTGATTGGAACTACTCTCTTTATAGATTTTGCATATACGTTTCTTTCCCTATTACCAAATTTAGAATATATGAATGGCTCATCCAAACCTAATATAAACTTAAGCTTATCGAGATTCTCCATTCTGTCTTTAACGTCTCTTCTGAACTTATCGAAACTAACGGAGAATTGGAAAGCACACCTATCGGTGGTCCATCCATTCTCATCTATCCATTTTAGAGTCTTTATCAGTATGGTAATTGCCTCGTTATATGGCAAAGGACCGGTAATAAACTCCATCATTTTACTCCCACCTGAATAATCCGGTTCTAGCTTAAAATTGTTAGCATCAACCGGAATATTCGAATGGTATTTTTCAGATACCTCTACTTTTTTCTTTAAAAGCTTAGATAAAGATTCTGCTGCCCTACCTTTTAAAAGATTGGTGTAGAACTCAAACTCAAATCCTATAACAGAAGAACTAAGAGCATGCAGTTTATCAACCTGTGTTCTATTATCCGACATCTACTAGTTGAACAAATATTTTTCCAGATAGAGGATCAACCTCGTACGGAGTCACGGTCAATATATCACCGGGTTTAACAGCTCCTGATTTTTTTCCTAATCTGTCCTGTGGAACCAAAGCCATAAGACCTAGAGATTCTATTTCAACTAAAGCACCATTTTTTCTTTTATGCTTAACTTTAGATTCATAGATATCAGATGTTCCCTCTTTAATTCTATTTTCAAGATCCTGTAGAATTATATTTCTTTCCAATGGTTTATCCAGGGTAAGAGTTAATCTATTATTTTCCTTTATCTCCTTAACGTAGAATTCTACCTCGCTACCAGGAGTAAGATCGGAAAGATAGCTTTCGTCTTGGAACTCGGTCTTATGGATAAGTCCAGTATAAACGCTATCCCATTCAACGAATACACCAAAGTCAGATGTACCAGTAACATATCCTTTATATTTTTTAGTCAGATCAAGCTCTTGGATCTTTGAATCCATTATCTTATTTAGATACTTCTTATATGATACAATGAAGATATCCTTAGCTGGGACATAACCTTCAATCATTACGTGAAGTGTCTTACCAATATAGGATTCAAAATCTGTTATCTTGTTAGCTGCTGCAAGAGATCCTGGTAGGAAACACTTAATTCCAGATAGATCGGCTATATAACCTCCTTTATTTACGCTAACCACCTTAACAAGATAGGCACTGCTTTCTTTCTTAATCTGGTCAAATAATTCAGCTCGAAGCGTGTGGATGTAATATTCAACAACGGATCCATTAAAACCTCCGTTGACTTTTTTAACTCTTGCATTAACATCCTCACCGATGTTAAATGTAATGCCATCAATACCTAATTTGATAGCATCTTTTAATTCCTTCTTAAGGTCTATGTAAATTGTTTGTCCTGAACCAGTCTGAGCAAGTACCTTGTCAGAATACACGTCCATGACTTTACATTTATAAACCGATCCTTCAACTAGGTCCTTAGATCCGCCATCTAGCATGTGATAGGTTGATTCGTATTTCTTATATAATTCCTCAGCGTAAGGCTCATGACAATACACTTTGGATCCATCTAGGGCTTTGATTCTAGCATTAGGTTTAAATTTACCGGAAACGTTCCAGTCGAATTCTTCAGAATTTGGAAAATTCATATTTTTTTTAGTTTATAAGTGATTAAAAATACTGTTAATTATACTATATATCCATCATTAAGTTCCTTTAAAAGTACTCCTAGAAATATTTCTAAAAGACTGCAAAAACAAAGGAAGGAGCTGGGATAGGAGAAGGTGCAGCAGGTATCTGTCCGAAGTAAATAAATTTTACAGTAAGAAGATGAGTCGCAAAAACAGCAGCTATAGCAGCGGACGTTGCTTTTGCTGAAAGCTTACCCGCATCGTCTATTTTTTTAATTGCAGCAGAGGGATTTATTTGATATTGTAAAAATGTTATTTCCGGAATAAATTTAGGATTTACCCCGACATTAAAAGCCTTTTTAAACCCCTTAGCAACTATAAAAGGAAGTCCAGGAAAAACTATTTGATATGTATTAGGAATAGCTATAGTAGAAGGCGGAACTCCAGTTGCTCCGGAAAAAAGAGTCGTTGTTCCTGTTCCTACTATTGTCCAAAATAAAACTAGGGATCTTGCCATTATACTATATGGATCCTTCTCTGAATCTATCATCATAGTAGCTAACTGATCGGTTATATTCGGATTTACTACGTCATCTTCACCCTCTATCTTTTGAGATTCCGGTATATTTTGGGATTTCTTTATTTCTGCTATTGCTTTATCCTTAGCTGTTTTTTCTATGTAAGGTCTTGCTATCTCTAACCAAGTCTTTAGCTCATAGTCAGCATAGAGCTTTATAAGGATGCCTAGCTCTGAATTTATGGTAGCACTAAGGTTTTCATCACTCGATCCTGTTACGGATCTGTACGCGTCACCTATTTGTCTATAGTCACCTCCTCTAGCATACAATTTAACAAAATCTCTAATTAGCTCGCCATATGTAGTAGCAACTCCTTTTTTGTTTATATCGGGTACAAGATCATATCCGGAATTCCTGTATGATATTAATTTAAGCAATCCGGGTAGATATGTGTATGCTTTCAGAGTTGATATAATCTCATCTATAGTACTCCCGAATATGGACAAAGGAATTCCATATCCCTCGGGTAATGTTAGATCGACCCTGGTTTTGTAATCAAAGATCCTATTTGACTTCGGTCCATCCTTTTGTTTAATAAAGAAAGTCTGACTAGAGTTAGCTATAATCTCATCATAATACTTAGGATCTATCTGAGGGAGTGGGTCTGAGCTAGAAGGTGGCTCAGTAGGTATAGATTGTTCTGCTTCAAAAGTGGCAGGATCAAAAAAAGATTTATCTTTCTTCTTATTAGTGAATGATAATTTTTGCTGATCCGGGTCTTTCAGCATCATCTCCATTGCTTTACCAAAAGACTCCTTTAAAGCTCCTTTGGCTGAAATTACTTTAGGATCATTCTTGTTAAATAGAGCAGTTCCAGGCAAAGGTCTAGCTCTATTTGATAGTGCATCTAAATAAAGCTCTATTAGCTTGTCAGCATTTTTCTGCGGTGTTTTTTCTACCTTAGATGTTAAATAATCAGAGAAACTATCTATAAAACCTTTCCAGTCAGCCGGCATAATTACTTAGTTTTTGAAACTTGACTTAAGTGAATGTTATCAACCATAGTAGGAATTGGTGTTCCCGATGGGCCCACTGGAGTTGGATGGGTGTGAGAATTAAATAGAGTTAAGAATGTATTACCTTTAACTAATTTTTCAACGGCAGCTTCTCCTAATTCTATATTACTTGAATTAACGATAACTTTTTGCTTACCCCCGCTTTTTTCCATTCTTATCTCATCGTCATTCATTTTGAGGACTATCCTTAATTTTTCAGCATCAGTTCCTCCATTTTGAGTGTCCAGTTGTATAGTCGCGTCTCCCAGTTGAAATACTAAGCCATTCTTCCTTGTGTATATTAACTTAAGAGTTCCAGGTTGTGCATCACCATCATAAACTAAAGATTGAGTTCCATCGTAAGAATTATCCTCCTTTAGTTCAGCAAGTAAATCCTGAGAAATCTCTTTAAGGTAATGGAAGTACATTTTATAATAATTGTTCTGTTCAAAATGAACGGCTACTATAGATCCCAATCTAGGTATAGAAAGGTTACCGCTCCCGCTATCTGCCCCGAAAGAGAGACCAGAGATCTGCTCTGCCCAAGGTAAATCCTCAACTGGAATATCATCAAGTACTCCAAAGACAGTAATCTTGGCTCTTCCCCTGTAAAGAGGATCTTTTATGTCTACTATTTTTCCGAGGTAACTCTTTTCGCTATCCATAATTAATCATAATTAGTAGGATCTGGGTTAAACTGTCCTAAACTAACATTATATTTTGTAGGTGGTTTTAGGTTTCCTAAATCTATAGGTCCCTCCATTTTAAAATCATCAGTAACAGGAGGATAAACCTTTCCTATTTCCCCCCTGGACCTTGAACTTACAGGGGCTTTAGTCGGAGGATACACTGGGGTAGGAGTGCTATCAAAGGTATTAGACGGACTTCTCAATTCACCTCTAGACGATATTGACACTTCTTCCGGATAAACTGGTCCTCCTAAATTTTCAGTAGAAGCTGAAACCTCGTCGGAATAAACCTTACTCTCCTCTAGTCCGGATGACTGTATAGGATTTACCGGATAAACATTATTATTATTACCTAAGTTTTGAGGAACTGGAGAATCTGTGTATACGTCTTCACCCAATCCCTTTCCGTAAACTCTCTCCGGTACACCGAGGTCGGCTCCAGGAACATTTGAATATACATCGTCATTAAAATCTAGATAGACCCGATCAGGGACACCTAAATCTTGTCCAGGAACGTTCGCATAAACGTCACCCCCCGGTGAGGGGTAAACTCTATCGGGAACTCCTAGATCTGCTCCGGGAACAGTGTCATAAGCGTCACCATTAGGTTCGGGATAAACCCTACCAGGAACTCCTAATTCTTGGCCAGGGACTTGATTATAAGCGTCACCTTCTGGCTCTGGATAGACTCTTTCGGGCGATCCAAGATCTTGCCCGGGAACATTATTATAAGCATCTCCTCCCGGGGCTGGATAAACTCTCTCCGTGACGCCAAGGTCAGCACCGGGAACTTTGTTATAAGCATCTCCAGATGGTTTATTATAAACCCTTTGCGGTGGGCCTCCTAGTCCAGTAGTTTGTGGATTAGGTAGCGTAGTTTCCCTTATCCCTGCATTAACTCCATCTAAACCATTTATAAAATTCTGAGCACTATTAAACGAGAGATCCGCTAATATCTCAGAAGGATTAAAACTGTAAGCATTACCCAATACCAATTTATTGAGTCCTCCTAGGTTTCCTGCTAAGTTGGCCACCCCTTCATTTACTAAATCATTAAGAGAATTACTTACAAAGTTGGTTAATAGCTCTCCCCCTATAGAAAGAGCACCATCAATACTTCCAGGATTTCTTTGTACCGAAGACCTAGCGGCATCCCAACTATCACCAAGAACAAGGGGTTTACCGTCTTGTCTAATGTTTGGATATTGGCTTCTCATTCTTACCCTACCAATGTGAATCTTAAATTTATTCGTAGATGCGTTAGCACTTGTTCCTATATTAAGATCACTAGGTATGGGGGTGCTTTCAGTAAAATCAAACTCACAATTTTTGCATTCAAAAACAATAACAGGCTTTATACCCGATTGGTCTTGTTGATTTTGAAGTAGAGAAAAATCATTATCCAATCCCGATTGATTTGCTATATTTCCAACAAAAGAGTTAAATGAACTAGCTGGATTTGTTGATGAAGATCCGCCGTTGAAATTTTGGTTTTGTTCTCCCGCTACAGTAGTAGCAACACCCAAACTACTTCCGGGATTATTCCCAGAAGCTAAAAGGGTAGAAACATTATCTATTGCTGTTAGTGCTGCTGATGAACCAATCAACCTAGATGTCTTAAAGAAATTTCTAATCTCTGATACAAAAATGTACATGGTAAATCTTCTAAGATTTCTAGGGAGCAATTCCCTCATGTTATCATAGTCAAATGTAGCCTGACTATAAAGATCGGCTAGAGCTGATATTCTTAAATTTAAAGATTCCAGAGTAGTTATCTCCAAAGTCTTACCAGCTGTTCTTTGTGGATTAAACGAGCCCCCGGATTCTTCCGCTTGGTATCCCGGTCTAGCAACTTTAGCTAACTGATCTAGTCCAGAAATTGATTGGAAAAACCAAGGAGAGTTAGATAATATGTTATCTAAGGTGTTCTTAAACTGTCTTAACATATCAGCTCTCTTAGGACCATAATCGAAATCAAATTCCCTTTGTTCTAAATAGGATGCTGCTGAATAAAATTGGACCATACCATCTGCAGATGGATTTCTATAATCATATTGAGGTTGTGAGAATGGATTGGAAGCTGCGAAAGCTCCACCAGATTCAAAAAAATAGCTTCTGTCCTTAAACAGTGGACTAGGAGGAATACCATCTTCCGGACTTATAGGTAGTGTACCGAAGTCAAATACTATCTTAAATCCAAGGTATGTTGGATCCTCGTAATTTCCCTGTTTAGATAATTTAAATCCCTTAAGAAATAAACTCCTTTCCCTATCGGTTGCTCCTAAAGACATAAGGTTATTTTATTTTTCATATTTATCCTAATTTCTAGAATTGTCCCGTTTGAATAGAAATAGGGAAAGCCTTCGGAATAGTTCCGGAAGAGTTAGCAGTCCACGTCCTTTTAGATAGAGAAAGTTTCTGCTTCATTCCACCTGAAAACTTAGACCAATAAACCTCCATTCCGGTAACAACATAACTTCCAGATAGGAAGTTATCGATGGTTGGATTGAGTCCTGTATTCTTATCTTTATTGGAGAGATTCCCTGAATTCTGCTGTCTTAATCCACCGTCGAAAACATAAATAGAAACAGGTAAAACCATTCCTCTTATAATTCCAGGAAAATACGAGGAAAGCTCTACTTCCAAAGTCATTTTAGAAACATCGCTAATATTTATAGTATTCTGAACAGTAGCATGATAATAGTTCTGATGAACCCCATCGTTTAAGTCAGGGGAATAATTCAGAACACCAAACCATTCCCTTCTCGTTTCGTTTTTGTATTCATTATCTCTAGCTCTTCCTTTTTGAAGTATAGCTCCGGGTCTTACATTATCCGTTGTTTGCGTTTCTATCTCATATTTAACATATTTGCCATCTAAACCTCCCTCCTCTGATTCTTCGTCATAAAAGCCAACCTCCGTTATGTAGCCAAACTCATTGGTATTATTCCCTGCTCTTGAGGTTAGCGTGTATCCATTTATGAAAAAGGGGGTAACACCGGCTCCTATTGCGTTGGTTATTACTAATGGTACTTTAGCTGGACTTGGGGTTGGAGTTCCTGGAATAGCTGAATCCATTTTTAGACCACCGTCTGCATATCCAGGAATAATAAGAACCTCCTGCTTAGGGTCACCTTCGAAAGCAAATTGACTTCCCATGTTTACGAAGTTCAGATTGTAATATGGATCTATCCAGCAGTCAAAAAAACTTTGCTCGTCGTCCTTGTACGATCTAAGACAAACCTCCTGGATAAAGTCATAATATGAATAATTAGGACATATCCACGTCATAGAGTCATTAGTTGTTTTCTCGTTTGTTGCAAATCCAAGATTTAATTCCTGAGAAACGTCTAATAAAACATCTGCTGAATTCATTTTACTGAAAGACTTAATCTTCGGGGAATATAACCCCGGAATATAAGCTTCGGCAACTATGTGAAATCTAAACGTAGTGCCATTAGAATCTGTTCCGCTTGGTGAATACTTACTTGAAACATCACCAGAAACACTTAGAACTTTGAAATCCATTCTCAGGGGATTATAGAAATCACCAGGGGATCTCATATAAGTGGAAACTATGTCACCGTCCTTAGGGTAGTTTACTGATATGAACACAGTTTCGGTCGGCGTAAAGGAAAATCTTATTATTGGTAGAAATCCGCTAAGATCCAAAGAAAACGAATCCAGATACTTAGATACACTATACCCATTGATCGACATGAAGGGTGAATTGAGACCAGTTGATTTATCCTGACCAGCGCCTAGTTCTCTCTGTGTATCCGGGTTATTAGAACCATTAGTCCTGTCGTTCTGAACTAACTCATCCAGCTTCATATTATTAAGAGCCAGAGTTACTATTTTAGTCGAATCTACTGTCATTTAAAAAATTAGTTAGAAGGTTTATTAGATCCTCCGCCTCCAGCATCTGGTGCAAAGATGAGGAATCCATCTTTCTTAAGAATAGATCTTTGGCTTGGCTGCATGACGTTAGGCGGAAGAACCATCTCAGGTTGATTTTTGACTTTGCTAGCTAAGAATTTTTTTCTGCCATCAGAAACCTTGAATTTCTTTTGTTCCTGATTTTTTCTGAAAGCCTCGTTAGGGTTTGTGTTGGTGTTAGAGGATGTAGAAGCCTGATTTTTGATTTTTTTAATATCAAAAGATCTTTCAACAGTATTGTCTGATGGGATAAGAATAAATCTGCCCTCTTTTAATGCAAACGGATTACTTATTCCGTTTATTTTTAGTAAAGACCCAACCTTGGCTTGATCCCCTAATTTAATAGCAGCAATAAGATCAGGTCTCATTTGATAGATATCCTTGACAAAAAAGAAATCGTCTATTTTTATATCCAAGTTATTATAGGTGATCGATGATTTCGTTAAGTCCCAAATACCATATTTGCTAGAATCCAGTCCTGGTTCTGGATTAAATACTGACTTGTTCTTTTTTAATGTGTCTATAAGTAAAAGTCCCATCGTAATTATTTTATTCTTCTGTATTTATAGGTCCGAGTTGTTCTTCCAGACCATACGTTGTATTGAAGGCATCTCCCTGCATATACTGATTAGCCAGATTTTCACTAAGCACATTGCCATTAACATCAGAGAATGCGCTGAATGACTGAACAGATGAGGAAGTTGATGCACTAGAAGAATATAATCTTCCATCTCCTCTATTGAACATGCTCTCGATTTCGCCCCTTTCTCTATCCCTTCCGTGTTCTAAAGTAAATGTTGCTTTTAATAAAGTCGGGAAATCATCTGGACCTAGTACGTCTCCAAATTCTATTTTTACGTTACTGCAAACTAGATTACCTATCATTGCTATGGGGTTACATGGATTGCCTATAGTTAGATGCCATTCTCCAATAGGAGCCCCGGTAAGTAAACTAGCAGGAACCTGCCAATTATCAGTAAATTCTTTAGTAACTGATAATTTTAGAAGTCTCGAAAATCCAGTTCCGAATTTGGAAGCAAGGTCTTTTACTTTTTCCAAATCCAAGCCCTCTGTGTTTAATTTTTCAAGTATACCCCTAAGTTCAGTTAAAGCGCTCTGAGAATCAGTAGCTGCATCAGTGCCCTCGCCGACTTCACCGTTACTAACTACATCATCCTGTGCTGAAACAGCATTTCCCACTGGGTTTACTAATTTATCGCCATACTTTAAAAGAAATTGCAAAGGATTTCTATAGAATGTAGCAAGACCATCATCTCCACCTGGAAATCCAAAAGCAGGAAATGTAGACTTGTATCTAGTTTCCGGTGTCAAAAAATTACCGTAATTCGTACCTATCGAAAGAAGATTTGCCATTATATCTAACATAGCAGCCTTAGTATTGACCTCACCTACAGAGGTAAGCTCATATTCGAAAACGATATCAAGGGTTCCCCCAGTAAACGATAACCCTACCCCTCTAACTTTTGTGTTCTGTACTACATCAAGAGGTACCCAAATAAATTCACTCATTACACCGAGTGTTCCATCTTTGGCTCTATCCCTAAGTTGTTGGAATCTTAGTCCCTCTATAGTTTGATTATTTGGATCGAAAGCAACTGCTGTACCCTCAGCGATGCTAGATATTCCAGATGCAATATCCTCGTTACCGGTTGCTGCCCTAGCGGCTGCGGAAAACCATTGATAAGGTAAATCTTGGAAAAATCCCTTAGAGAAGGCCTCTGTTTCTTTAGCTTGATCCTGTGTTTTGGGCTCCCACGAAAGTCCTGTTGTGAACTGTATTAAGGTACTAAGAGTATTTCCAGTGTTTCCACCAAACCAAGTAACAGCTTGGGCAACCGGTCTACCAGCACCTTCCTTAGAGTAAGAATCAGATTGTTTAACAGAATCTGGTATCGACAGATTATCTAGTATTGGTGTAGGAAATCTTCTAAGAGTTATCATGTAATTATTGGGGATTGTCCCGTAATATTTACAATATAAAAAATCTTTCCAATAATAAGGAGCGGATAATCCACCTACTATATCCTGTTCAAATGTCGAAGGCAAACCCAATATATCATTAGTAGCACTAGATGCTATTCTATCTAAATCTGCTGTTTGTCTTACTAAAAATCCAGCAGAGGGATTTTTAGATTTAAGGGAGGATACGTTTCTATTGAAATCTGCTGACTCTGATCTGTAATAGGCATCGATAAAATCATTCTCATTATTACCCAGAGAATAAAAAAGGAATTGCCCATACTTTCCTGGGTTTCTTTTCCCAGCTTCATAAAATAAGCTTCTTGCAGTTGGTCCCTTAAAAGGATTTATGGAATTTAGATTACTGTACCTCTCGACGATATCATTGGATGCTCCTTGCTGGAGTCTCTCCACGTAATTAGCCGAGTTTACCGGATTTGCTTGAGTTGGCATCTACCAATTAGTCTTTTTTTTAAAGATCGCTAATGGTATACTCTAAAGTTTCTGTATGTTCTTCTAAAAACGTTTCCAGGTTTTCTATAAACTCCTGAGAGATGTTCTTATAGCACACAAGTATACCCTCGCACTTTGTACTATATATTCCCTGGATTATTTTCTTACGAATGGTGTAGTTTATAATAAATTCAGATTCTCTAGTTAATACATCTGTGGTATACCCTAGATCCCTGATTATTTTAGAGATATCGACAACATATAGATACTGTCCCACCTCGGATCTTTTTTTAGCTTCCTTTGGGGAATACTTAGTTATATAGAAATCTACCTTAGTCCTCGACTCCATCGTCTCCATTAGATTCTAATATTTCCCAATTTTTAGAATTTAGAAAATTTCCAAAAAATGAATACTCGTTATCTATACCTCTATAAATAGGAAAATCTGGATTTGTATCTACTCCAGATCCTCGTTCTATTTCTCTTTTTATAGATTCATTTTTTATTCTCTGTAGGTTTTCTCTCTGAGTTTTTTTTCCTTCCTCTATTCTTTCAGAAAAACTTTTCTTCTTAATAGAGTCCATAACTCCGAATTGCCTCATAAGCTTTCTTTTCTCTCTTCTTGAATTGCTCATAAACTATTATTTATATCTCTACACTAAATCCTTTAGACTTACCAAAAACTGAATCATCTCTATTATATAGATCCATGCCAACTACAAATTTAAAGAGCTTAAGAAATAAAGCGGGTATGTATACGTCCTGAGCCTTAACTACGTCGTTTGCAGGAATGAAATGGAAGCTTGATAATTCTTCCTGTTTAGATCCATCCGTTTCTGCTTCTCCTTTTTTAATACCAGTCACATCAACAGCAAAACAAGGATATTCTTTTTCAACAAATTTTGTTCCCGTAACGGTACCCAGAAAAAACCATCTATCATTCTCTTCAACTTCAAATCCTCCCTCTTCTAAAAGTTCTCTTTTTGCGGTGCTTAAATAATCAGGATCTTCCTCTTCACATGTCCCAGTTATTAAGCTCATGGAATATCCGCCTTCTCTAAAAAGATTTCTTTCTTTTAGCACGCCAATCATTAGAGGTAATCCCCTATCGTCAGATATAAAAGGAAGAACCATTACAGTTTCAACCGTAGATACTATTCCAGGTTTGCCCCCTCTTTCAACAACGTTGAATTTTGGTGCTTCGTATAGGATTTTATCTTCGTTTTCCTCTTTCATTGTTTGCTATTTCTATTTGTTGTTGCTACTGGCTTTTTCTTTTCCTCTATAGAATAATAGTTGGATCTGATAGATTGAGCTAAAGATGCCTTAATATCTTCTATATCAACACCATCTAAAACAAATTCTATAATCTCTTTATCCGCATCTTCAAAGGACGTAGAAAGAACACCATAAAGTTCTTTGGAAGGAAGATTTAATTTAAGTTTAATCGAAACCTCAACTAAATTTTTCTTCTGCTTTCTAAGTAGCTTATATATCGGGGAATCTTCATTAGAATTTTTCGGCTGGTCGTCATATACAATAGCGGTTACAGTTGAGTCTCTTTTAACCTGAGCTTGATTAACTACCGGCTGTTCCGGCTGAGGAACTTTAGGCTGAGCTGGAAAGTAAACAAGATACTCGTCCAATAAATCCATATTGATTCTTCTGCCACTGGAAAACTCTATAAAAATAGCATCTCCATTAGAAACAGCATTTTTATAATTTTCGGTGGTTGAAAGATATTCACCTTTAATCCATTGAAATTCCATGGATTTAAATTTATCTCTTATCTCCTCTACGGTTTGATCTGTTATGTCCATTTTTAGACTTTTTTTGGGTTCCCTGTTAAAAAAAGACAGAATTTTTCTCATCTTTATTTCGTTTTAGATTTTTTCTGGTCTTTTGTTTCCAATGAGATCTGATTAAATCCTAAACTTTTATAATATCTTAAGTGACAGGGTAAATCCTTGAGTATAATCCAACTAGATTCTCCCTTAGACTTGGCAGTTTTCTTTCTGTTATCATATTGCCAAACCTCTACTATATTATCCAAGATAGGGTCAGTGTGCCTTTTTAATTCAATCACCGTAAATCCTTTGACCTTAGACATTATTATTATCTCACCGTGATTTAATTGAAAATCAGCATTCAGATCCATAAATATTTGTAGCTTGAAACTAGTAAAATGTTTCTGTTAATAATCAGCTGATATTTTTCTTAGCCTTTCCTCGCTCAAGAATTGAGAAAGCATTTTTCTAAGATCCTTTATGTGATATGATTCTTCTCTGGATGAGTCTCTAATTTTTTCATCGCTAGATTCGTACCGGTCTTTATCGTGGCTATCATGGGTGTCTATGTAATATGATAATAAATTCTCTCTATCGGAATTTCTATCCATATCTAATGGCTTTCTGAGAAGATATCTTAGGTAAGGATTTTCCTCGAAGTCGTCTATCTGACATTCAACCTCCTTAGTAAAAAGATCCGGTATCTTCGATATCATTAAAATGCCGTCTTTATTGCCTGATAACTCTATTCCGGGGTCGCCTATAACTTTATCCTTATACAAACTGATTTTTCCTATTATATCGGCTGAGTTTCTCTTTTTTACGTTAGCACATATGTTATTGTCCAGATAGATCTCATATTCATTTTCTCCGATCTTATTTACATCAGTTACCATTAATTCAAATCCAATAGCTTCGAGAAAATTCTCCAGATCATCCTTTATCGATTCTATTCTTCTATCTTCTTTCTCCCCCTCTTCGGTCCTGATACTATCGAAATTCTCTATAAATTCCTCTAGCTTTTCCCTGTTTTCTGGGTTGTTTATCCATCTGCACTCTGGGTGAATAGTTATTGTAATGACATCTTCTCCGTCATCCTTGATATCAACCGAATCTTTAGGTATCCACATATCTTCTACGACGTTCCCGTGCTCGTCACAATAGCATATCCTTATGGAAGTAGGATTTTCCTCCATAGCTGATATTTTAAAAGATGGATAGTCTTCGGAGTCTATACAATTTTCTGCAGATATTTCATATCCATCGTCTATAAAATTCTTTACCCCAGGAACTTTATAAAAATCCTCCTGGTTTAAATCATCTGACTCATTTAGAGCGAACTCCGAAAAATTTAAAATTCTCATATATTAATATTTGCTATCGGTTCCAAAATAAACAGTTACATCAAAGTTCCTAGGCTCCGTTGATTTGTTCATATTGATTTCTATTCTATCAGGGTAAGTTGGTACGATAACCGCTTCTCTCTCTGCTTTAAGCTGGCTATAATCTATGGTCTTTCCTGGGATTAACTCGATGTCAAATTCTTTTGGATAGTCATTCGGATAGTCATCTACCTGAAATTCTAACTCAACCGAATCTACAGAGAATATAAGATCGTCGATTCCTCCTTTTTTAAGAATAAACCTAACTGAGTATTCGACATAAACTTTCGCGTCCGTTATATCATCATATTCCTCCGGAGTATTGTGTATATCGATGTTAATATACTTAATCTCATCTCCAAATTTAAAATCATTTTGGTTTGCTCCTTTGTTTCCGTCCTGAAAAGAATTATAATCGTATATTCTTGCCATTTTTATTGTTTTAGTGTATATATCCAGTAATGATTTTTTCAAAGGTTAAATATATAGATTATACACTTCTCAATTTAAAAAGATGAAGAATTTTAATCCCCTGTGGTTTATACAGGATCCGATCGATCCAGAGCACAAAGAATATGTCTTGCTGGACTATCTTAAGTCACTTACCAAAAAATTAAATACTAAGACCTCATATTCTGTACTTAGAGAAATATCTCGAATAGTAAAGGTTTTAAATGACTTCAAGGAAAGAAAGGTGGTAAATCCGGACATCCTGAAGGGTCTTAAAAAAGATGACCGGGAATATCTTCAAAATTTCCAATTTAAAAATCTGGATCCAGATTCAAAATCTACTCTGGAAGAAATAATAGAGGCATCACTACATACTTTGTATGACTATTCAGAGGTTTGTTTGGAAATATTGAAGGAAGAAGAATCAAAGATTAAAATCTTTAGAGTAGAGCCAGAATCGTTACTACAACCCGATAAATCTAATTCCGGTATATTGATCATAAGAAATATGGTTACCGATGCAATAGAAGCATATAGATGGCAAGGATCGGTTATCTTAAAAACAGCAGATGGGGATAAAGAGGTATGTATAATGAAAAGAATACCTCTTAAGAACAGGGTATTCTCGATAAATTATGAATACATCTACCATGAAATTTTAGAAGAATCCTCACAGGAGAAAAAGAAATCTCCAGATCTTTATGTTATAGAGATATATGAGAATTATAACGAAAACTCAGAAATTCTCAAGATGGCAAAGGAAAAATTCATAGAAAAAATATCATAAAAAAAGGGATCTATAAGATCCCTTTTCCGATTCTAAAATATCCGATTAAAAATCGCTTAATTTCTTTATATAATTATCACCAGTATAGAGGGAATTATAATTTTCAGATTCACTAGTATTCATATTAAACACGTTTCCGAAAGATCCAGCATCTGCCATAAATTTTCCATCGGGAGATGATGTTCTATATCCTGGTACATCCATCTTAGAGGTATGACCAAATACAGAATCAGCATAACCAACAAAATCAAAAGCTGGTTGCCTTTGTATAGTCGATAGGCCAGTTTTCTCTCTCTGAACTTTCTGATTGTCAGGAGCAAATGGCTTATAGGTATCGTCATGGACCTTTCCTAAAAATTGCTTATAGTCCAATATTTCTCTTTTTCCAACGTTTTGTACGTCCATATCTTTTAATTTTTATTTAGAGGCTCCTGATAGGAGTCCGCCCCATATTGCACTTAATGTATCCATCACGCCTCCTCCTCCTGATCCACTGTTACCTGAACCAGAATCTTTTTTTACTTTAGATGGATATAATTTAGCAGCTTGTTGTACGAGTGCACTGTCTACTGCTCTTTTGTCTTCTGGATCTAGCTTAGAAAGTGCTCCAGATAACAATTTTTCTCCTCCTAATGCGGCTATGAAAAATGCTTCCAATCTTTCCTGTCCGATCTCGCTTTGTAAACCCTCTCTCACTGTAGAAGCTAACCATCCGTTAGGATCTATACCAAATGGTTCAAATAGAGAATCAAGCCCCTTTCTTTGGATATACTCCTGACAAGCCTGAGCTAACTTAGGAGCTAAATATTCAGCATTAGCCTTTTCCCCTGTCATTAATCCAGGTATATCTTTTACTGGAATTGCATCAACAAGCTCCTGTATGATAATAGAAAATTTAGAATCTTCCAAAATCCCTATTTTCTCCATTAGGATAGCAGCTATCTTCTGCTTTAGTGTTTTAATAAATCCCTCACCCATAAAAGGAAGAACTTTACCGAATAGTATTTCACTCATCGATAACTCCTCGTTTACGTGTTCAAATTCATCTAGCTTAACTATTTTAGTCATTTCGGAATTTTATTTCTAGTATATATCCAACTAAGATTTCTATTTTAATCTAAGCTATTGAGAGAAATAATTCTATCGCTTTATATCTATATGCTATTCTATCCTGTTTTATCTCTGGATTTTTAAGAGCCTCTTTTTTTCTGTTGACTATACTATCAGGAAGCATAGGACCAAACGTGTCTTTTAGGATTTTTTTATCGGTTCTCCATTCTAAAGGAAGGTGCATGGCGAATCTAACTATATCCAGATTAAGAAAAGGGTTTCTAAGCTCCAGTGTGTGGGCCATTGACATCTTGTCGAGTCTAGGAAGGTGGTAGAAAGTAAGTTCCTCGAATATGTCAGATTTCTGTGAGTCGTATTCATGAATTCTTGAATATCCGCCAAATAGTTCATCTGATCCATCCCCGCTAAGAACTATCCTATAGTCGCTATTTTTTCTAATAGCCTCGAAAAGATGATACTGGGGTATTACAGATCCCAGATCGATTGGGCTTTCGTTCCATTTAGCGTATATAAGAGCGTTTTTTTCGCTATCCATAGAATAGTCTAGAAAATTAGTTTTAACGTCTAAATGAGCTTCTAAATCACTAACAAACTGGGTTTCTCCATTCTCTATACTAAACCATTTAACATCAGCATCCATTCCTTTGAGAAGTCCAGCTATTATTGCAGAATCCAGTCCACCCGATACAAGTAAAGATATCGGGTAATCTTTAGAAACCAATCTGTTCTCTACACTCTCGACCATTTTGTCCCATAGCCATTCCATGTGATCCTCGTATGAGGCTTCTTTTAGCTCCGGAATTGGGGTTTCCCATATTCTATAGTACCCGTTATAAACTTTACTGAATAAAGGTGAGCTTATATTGTGCATATAAATGTTATTAGGAAGAACCCTTTTGATATTAGTATAGGGTGTTCTTTCGTCCTTATTATATCCCCATTTTCTTACTGAGCTAATATACGATTCATCTATATTAGAATTTTGTGTGTACAATCCCTTTATCTCCGAGCAGATCTCTCCTAACTCGTTACGATATAGAGACTTTTTACCCAGAGGATCCGTGAAGTAAATAACATCTCCGGTTTTAACGTCATATATTACTATGGCCCAAAATCCATCCCATTTAACTATATGTGGAATGTACATTGCACAGAAAAATTCCAGATTGGATGCACCTTTATATGGAGAGAATAGATTTATTAAGTACTCAGTGTCTGATCCAAATCTATCCCGATCATAATTAAATATCTCACCATTGAACATGAGGTATATTCCATCGGATATCTCAATTGGTTGACTCCATTCATCACCATCTGAAGTCTGTATTGGTAATCGATGATGACAAAGGGTTACCCCGTTAAAATCTACTTCACTTCTTTCTATTCCTCTGTGCTTTATCGAGTCAAGTATTTCTGGGGTTTTACTTGCCCCTGTAGTTAAAATTATTCCACACATTTTATTCTGTTGTATTTATAAAATTAAATAGGTTATCAATCTCTCTTAGTCCATCCGAATCAAATGTGTTATTGACGGTAAAAACCTTGAATATCTTTCTTTTTTCTAATTCACTAAAAACCATTTCAAAGCATTCAGATTCGCCGTTATCTGAATCGGCAAAGTCCCATTGATCTTTATCTCTATCTGCACGATTCGGGTTTTTACCCTTAATCCTAATTATATAAATTCCGTCCAGAAGATTATTTTTTTCGATGTAGTCAATCTGGTTTATGAGATCGTCCTTAGTGATCCTATTCTCATATAATCCCCAGGCTAACACTGTGACTATCCCTCTATCGTGAATAAAGTCGGGAAATTCAAAAGAAAACTCTCTAGCTAATTGAAGAAGCATTAATTCCTTTCCCATAGAAAACGAATGAGCTTCCCTATTGTCACTACTTTTTAATCCAAGAAGATTAAAGTAACCCCCAAAGTTAAATTGAAAACGCTGGATGTTATATTTTTTAGATACGTAATTGCTTAAATAGGTTTTACCACTATTTCTAGCACCCTCAAATACATAAATCATAAAAATTATATTGCAGAAACCACTATAGATTTCATACAGCAAATATAATAAAGATAAACGGGACTAAAAAATTAGCTAATATCTACGCACTTGCCGAATTTAGACTGCGGAACTTTTTCGAAGGAATTTGCATTCATCCTTTTTACGTGAGAATTTACTATTGGATAAATCTCACACGCAATGTATTTACAATTCAAAGAAAGAGTACTTTTTCCTAGATCGTCGTCATCATCCATGTCTATAAGATACTTAAATCCGGGTAAGTCCTTAGTAGGATCCTTTAGAATTAATTTTCTTACTCTGTCGATTAAAGATTTTATTCCAGATTTGGTGGTTACGTCTCTAAGAATTATACCTGTACTATTATAGGAAAGAATCTCGTCTACACCGGAGAAACCTCCAGTCTTAAGGAATATAATAGAATCATTAGCTATTCTCTTAGCTGTAACCTCTCCCAGAACATGGTCATGTATCCATTTAACACAGCTTATAAATTTCTTGCCATCGAAAGAAACTGCACTAGAAATCATAATAAGGAAATCGTTGACTGCACAAAAATCTTCAGCTCCTAGATCTGGGGATTTTTCTCCCTTCTGTAGGGCTATATTAAATGCCTTGGTGATATTTCCTTTTAGATCATCAAAGTCAATATAGGGTATGCTTTTATTTAGAATTGAAGAGTCCATCAATTCATATGCTGTTGCTAAATCGGAATCCCCTCTCTTTTTGATAATAGATTTGATTGCCTGGTATCTTTCCTCCCCTTTAACCTTACCAAAACTTTTCCATGATTTCATATAATCAGATAGAAAGTCCGAGGCATCCTCAGAATTAAATGATTTTGCTTGTCTGACAACAGACCATTTTTCCCAATTGCTTGGTCTTTTCAGAGAAGAGTATTTACTTTTAATAGGATATAGTCCGCCATCATAAAAGAAGTATCCGTATTCTTTAGCAGATTCCCCTACTTTATCTATTGCTTTTGTCCATGCACTTACAAACCCGGGGGTATATGATGATTTCAGTGTCCCGTCGGTCTTAACAAAATCGTCAGATTCTATTTTCATACCATAAACGGTTCTAAGTTTTTTAGCTAATTCCTTAACACTAGAGCCAGCATTTTTTTTAGAAGATGAAGACCCTTTAGAAGATCCCTCCGTGCTAGGAGCAGCGGAAGCCGTTTTATATTGAGAAGTAAGCTCCTTCTCAAATTCTGAATTGTTTATAACGATCTTGCTTTCATTAATCGATAGAAAATAATCCATGCTCATCACGTTATCCTGATACCCATAGAATTCGGACTCGTTGGTCTTTGATCTAATTATTTCTAAAGCACTCTCGATCGCTTTCTTGTCTTTTACTTGAACCCAATCAGAGGCTAAAATTGAATCTAGAAGAGCCTTGTCAAGCTGACCGTTTGTATTTTTATTCCCCGATAATTTTTGAAGACTGGCTACCACAGCAGTAGTTGCCGGTCCATAAATACCATTAGGTCCTTTTTTAGATTTAATAAGCTTATCAGCAGATGGGATACCGTGACATAAAGCAAGTTGAATGGAATATATCAAATTGCTTCCTTTTATTTTAGGATTAGTATCTTTGTCTCCTCTTTTTAGTGGGAATAGAGATTTAAGGAATGTGCTCTCCTCAACTTCGTGCTGATCTAAGATTTCTTTGTATGCTATTTCATACTGGGATTTTGCTCTAGTAAGTAGATCCAAAGCCTCGGTTGCAAGCTCAGTTACATCGGAATAGAGTTTATAAACCTCCTCGTCGTCTTCTAGTGATTGTAGAGATCTATTAGCAGCCTGCAAAAGGGCATCATTAAATTCCGTTTGGTATTTAGTTACCTGCTTTTCTAGGTCATCTAGAGTTTTCTTGTCCTTTTCACCGAATCCCGATCTAGTTATATCTAATACTTTTCTTTTCTCGTCAAGGTCTATAAAAGTTCTTTTCCAGTCCCTTCCGTATCCATTTTTCTGGTCCTTTCCTTCAGCGGAAGTAATAAGGTTGGTTAATAGCTTCTTGATTTTTTCTATTCTGCCTCTGTACCCAACTAAAATAGATTCGTTAATATCCTCATAGTAATCATATAGATCAGATTCATTAGCAGCTTTAAGCTTAGTTTCTTCCTCTGCTTGTTTTGCTATATTATCTATGATGTTCTGTAATTTGGTAGGGGATAGCTTAAATCCTTTAATAATCGTCTCTCCTTTTTCCTTGCTTATCTCCGCTATTCTTTCTAAAGCATCACATAGCTTTTTTAAACACTCAAGATAGAGTCTTTTAGATTCAGCGTATTTAGCATTAACCAATTCATTATCGTCGGCATAATCAAGTAGCTTAGCAGTCATTTGTTTAACGCTATCCGAATTAGCAATATCTGATAACTTAACCCTAATAACATCAGGGTTTCTATCCCTTTTAGGAGCAAGATCGAAAGTTAATACCTTAAAAACATTAAGAGCATTGTCAGCTAGCTTGCTTGCTAGAGAATCAACTTTCTCATTTTCGAATAGTTTTGTATAGTGACCTTCGAATATTCTGCTAGCTACTAGATTATTTAAATAAGGATTTTTCATATATTCTTTTAGTATATATTGGTTGATTTTTTAGTGGTACCAGCTTTCTTAATTTCCGCAGATAATAATTTCATCATGTTGGAAATCTCCAAATAAAGAGCTGCTTGCTTATCTATACTCTTAATCTCTGAATTGATATCGTCTGGCTTTTTTTCATTTTTAGCAATCCCTATTGCATCAAACTTTTTAGCAAGATCTAACTTTATCTGTTGAACTTTAGTTTTTTCGCTATCGTCCTCGTTCATGAAATCATAAAAACTAAGCATTTTTCCTAGATATAGTTATTTTTGATCTAAGATCTCTAATTTGATCCATATATTTTTCTCTGATTTCCTTAAGCATTTTACCTAGTTCATCTCTTTTGATCTCATCATTGGTAAACATTAAATTAGCTGATTCTTTCTCCATTTCCATCTGGACATACAGATCATTCCTTTGTTTAAGAAGGTATGAAGTTACCTCTTTCTTTTCCTTTGAATCTAAATCCTCCACTTCCTTAGTAAAATCACTTAGAGACATTGAAATGTAAAGATCCAATGCAGCTTCACTGAAACCACTCTTGCTCGTCTTAGAAGACGGAGTAGCTTGTGGTTTTTTCTGTCCAGCCAAAAGATCCCCGTATTTTTCTTTAAATTCGAGATCCTTCTCTCTAGCTTTCATAACAGCTTCTTTGTATTTAGAATAAAGAGATCCAGAAAGATCGACATTAGCCAGCTGTTTAGATCTTTTTAGCATATCATCAGCAACCTCGGCGTCAATCCTTGTTTTATTAACTTCCCAATAGCTTTGAAGCTTTCTGCTATCTGCTATTTCTTTTTTGACCTTCACCATCAAGTGATCTATCTTTTTAACATGAGCTTTTTTCATATCCTCAATTAACTGACGATTTCTTTGAATGTATCGGTCTATTTTTTTAACCTCCGCAGGATCGGATTTAGTTTGAGCTCTCTGAAGTTCCAGTTTGTCAATTTCTTCGACAATCTTCCCCCATTCATCTACGTAATCAGTTTCTGCCGATCTATATTCGCTTAAAAGATCCTCGATCCTTGAAAGAACTCCACCAAAATTAGTGCTAAACCATGTTTTGATTTTATCAAAAACATTAGCTTCGTTCAGGTTATCCCAATCTTTAAATTTAAGTAATGTCATATTAAGAGAATTAATTTTCGGTTATTTTTCTCATAGCCTCTTCTATAGATTGAGGGGTAACTTGGGACGATCCAAATAAATCAGAAATAATTTTCTTTGTCCCTGAATTTGCATCTTCACCATCCAAGATACTCTGATTGATCTTATCTGCTAGTTGGGTAAATTCTGATTCTTTACCTAATTTTCTATCTATTTCCCTCTCGGTTTTACCTAGATTTCTAAGGGTCGTAAGAAGATTTATTTTCGAATCAAGAGCTGAACAAATCTCTAATAACTCAATCTTAATCGATTCAGCATATTTAGATTCCTTCTTACCCGCAGCAGCATTTCCAGAAACTCTCGATTTGAATTTACTTAATTTCCTCTCCAAATCAGATCTAAGATCGGCAATCTCCTTTGTTAGCTCATTTTTTCTGGTTATAATATCCTTATATTTTCTACCAGCAACTTTTTTCTTCTCTTCCTGAGGATCTAAAGATAGGTCCTCTGGTTCATCTTCGGAAGATCCAGTTTTTCCTGCATTCTTCCCTGCATCCTTTTCTGCATTATCTTTCATTTGAGCTGCCTTAGCATCTGCTTCTTCTTTAGCCTTCTTAACTTTTGCTTCGTATTCGCCAAGTTCGGATTTATCTTCGATTCTCTGGGAAGCTAACTTATATTCAAGTTCAGCTATAGCTATTTCATCCTCAGCATACCCAGCTTCTAAGTATTCTTTTCTTCTAGCATTACCGTCTACTATTTTTCTTGCAACATCTTTTGATTTTTCAAGCTTAAGTTTTTGTGCTTTAACATAAGCATCCATTTGTTTAGCTTTTAGCTCTCTTTCTCTTTCTAAAGAAACTATTTTTTCTTTATCGTTTATCTTTATTAACTCATCGATTTTATTCTCTATCTCTTCCATCTCAAGCTCAAAATCGTTTCTTTTTTCTATAAGATCTAATTCCAATTCAAGAATTATTTTTCTAGCCTGATCTATAGCTCCTACTCTAGAAAGAGGACCTAGAAAAAACTTGGAAAGAAAATTTTTGGCTGCGTTCATTACGTGGCCCTCGTTAACCGAATGTATAGGATCTGCACCTTCTAAATTTCTAAGCTCGTTTAACGTGCTTTCGTTAGTTGTTTCGATATAGTCCGAATACTGATTAAATTCTTTAAATGATGGTATATTTTTCATATGGTGTAATACTTTTCTACTCTCTATATATCCCATCTACACAAAAAAACCCTAGGCTGAGCCTAGGGTTTTAATATGTGCTTATGTGGTTAAGATTAAGCTAAACCTCCAGCAGGTACGTTAACATAGAATGTCAAGTACATAGTCTCTGGTAAGAAACCAGCTTCAACTAGAGCGTATCTTGATTTAACCGCGATTTTAGGTGACATTGTACCTTCAGAGATAGTCTGAATTGACTCAGCCATCATGTAAGGCATGAATTTCAATCCTGGCTCATCGTCACCACCTTTTCTACCAATACATACACGTGTATCGTCGTATCTCATGTTCTGATCTACGTAAACGGTCATACCAGCAAGTGAACCTACAGGGTATAAAGTACCGTTATTTTGAGTTAACGTGTTAGAGAATGGAGCGAAAGTGAACTGAGAGATATCTTGAAGTGCACTTGCTACTGCAGCGTTAGTAACGATGAAGTTAGCAGGACCTCTACGACCTCTGTTAGCTACTACGTTTGCAGCTGCAAGGATTCTTGAGAATAGTCTTCTTTGTAAAGTTGACAAGTTCTCGTAACCTCCTGAAGCAGGACCACCAGGGATAACCATAGTTCCAGTAGTATCGTCTTTCTTAACGTAAGCTGATGTAGTACCAGAACCACCACCGATTACCAAGTTCAAGTTCAAGTTTTGGTTTTCAACATTGTTGAACTGGATGTGGTTAGACCAACCTAAAGCGAATGCTCTAGAAAGGATGTGCTTGTTAATAGACTGAGATACCTCATTAACCAATGCGTTCTCGATCATTGAGATAACGTCGATACCGAATTGTTTGTTAAGGTCTTGGATTTGCTCAGTTGTAACAGAAGCAGCTACTTGGAAAGTTTCAGCTTCTACGAACTTAGTGAAAGTCGATAGACCCATTGAGTTGTAGTAAGTAGACTCACCAACACCTCTTAACATCGGGTTGTAAGTCTTAGTACCATCTACGTAAGGACCTTGCCAAGCGTCGGTGTTATTGAAACCAGCACCGGAGAAACCTTGGATGTGATCTTCTAGACCTTTAACTAACTGAGCTAAGTAGTTAACTGAAGTAGCACCAGTATAGAATCCGCTAGAACCTACTTGAGCAGGAGTACCGTTGATGATACCAGCTACGTTATAGCCATCAGTTATACCAGTTACACCACCAACTGTAGAAGGATTGATCTCGAATATAGGGAAACCGTCAATTCTTGATAGACCAACAAACAATAAGTTTATTGTACCACCGTTAGTAAGAGCGTAATTTTGTCCAACAGTAAATGTACCTGCAGTAGCACCAGTAACACCAGTACCTAAAGCAGTTTGATAAACTGGGAATTTAATCATAGCTGGAGCTTTTGCTAAACTGTCTCCAGATGTAGCAGCAGTAGCAGCGTTAGTTTTACCACCTGCGTATACGTAGTCTAAGTAAGACAAGATACCAGTAGGACCAGACATAGGAATAACTGGAACGATATCAAAACCTACAGTCTTCGCAGCTACCTGAATAGCCAATGGAAGAAGTGAAGGGAATTTATCTCCAGATCCTTGCCAAGCTGTGTTGTAGAAACCAGCGTTAGCGCCTGTTGAGAATGAAGTACCACCAATAGTAGCACCAGGGAATGCTGGTGGGGCAACGTTACCCATACCGTTTACAACACCAAGAGTGTTATAAGCTCCAGCAGATTCGTTTAATGAATGGTAGTGACAGTATTTAGTCAACCAACCTTTTTTGCTTTCTTCTGTGATACCAGCTTTGCTCTCGATAATCGGAGACCAGGTATCATAGATTTCTTGTTCGTTAATCAGTTTCATGATTGTTTTCTATTTTTTTTACCTTTTTTGAAATTTTTGTTCTAACGCTGAAGCTATGTAATTCATATAATCACTTGAGTAGCCTTGCGTAGCGTTATTTTCATTTAGATTCTCGTTCTCGTCCAATTTTTGAACTCCGAAAGTTTTAGCTCCTAATTGACGAGTAGACCAGAAATTCTTAATTTGGTATGCAGTATCTAATCTGTAGAAGTGGCTTTGAGCAATGATTGATTGCTTATGCCCTTCGTTTAGAGACTCCCAAATTGAAGTGTATTCCTCTGGCATTTCATCAATAAATTTAAGACCTGTTGCTCCTTCGTTAATTGATTCATTTAGAACACCTGTTTGAGCCTTTTGTGTATTGGCTTGAGACTGAAATCTAGAAGCAGCCTCGTTTATATTTGACTCGGTTTTTTGTGTTTTAACCGATTCAATCAAATTATCTATTCTTGAAGTAAGATTGTCGTAGCTTCCAGCAAATCCAGACTCGTTTAGTCCTGCATGATAGCTAACATCAACATTTTCTCTTAAGTTGCCTACGTGAGGAACAGAAGATGTACCCATATCTAATCCAGATGCTGAGCCATTAATGCTTTCTGCGATGTATTCTGTGTAATCAATACCTCTTTTAACTTTTTCAGCTAAGTACTCCGAGTAATCTAAACCTCTATTTAGATTTTCTGCTAAATAGTCAGTATAAGAAATAGTTTTACTCAAATTCTCAGCAAGATACTCACTGTATTCAATACCGTCGTTTAGTTTTTCAGCTACATACTCGGTATAAGCAATTCCGCTATTAACATTTTCTGCAATATGCTCGCTGTATGCGATGTTGTTATCAACGTTTTCAGCTAAATATTCAGAATATTGGATAGAGTGGTCTAATTTTTCAGCTAAGTATTTAGAGTATTCGATATTTCTATCTACGTTCTCTGCTACATACTCAGTATAGCTGATTGACTTATCTACGTTCTCAGCAAGATATTTAGAATAAGAAATGTTTTTATCTACGTTTTCAGAAAGATATTTAGAATAAGAAATATTCTTATCTAAGTTCTCAGCTAAATACTTACTGTAATTAATGCTCTGATCTAAATTCTCAGCAAGATATTCTCCGTATTTAATTGCGTTATCTAAATTCTCAGCAAGATATTCTGAATATTTCTCTAACTTAGCTACTCTATTCTCAAGTTGGCTAACCAAAGATTTAGAATAATCGCTATTAGATTCAGTAATAGAATTTCTTTGTTGTCTAATAGTTGTCAGCTCATTTTTCATCGAATCCATTTCCTTCTTAAGAAAGATGGAATATTGATTCAATTCATCAGCGGTAACAAATTCATTATTCTCCATAAGGGATGTTTTATTTTTGTCTGTTTTCACGAGTTTATTAAATTCTTCGTTGTTTTCAACTCTATATATCTTCACTGGGGATTCGTTTTCCAGACCTAGAGATTCATTTAAGCAAGTTAGTGTGTTTAGGATAGTGTTATTTCTCTTTGCGAAGAATTCTTCATAAGTGAAACCTGCACTCTCATATACTCTTTCTAACTGTGCGTCTTGAAAACCAGGATCTGCAACTAGATCGTAAGTGAATATCTTTTTAATCTGTACTTTCTTATCTCCACCAACTGATCCAGCAGCTCTAGAAGATATAGATAAAGGAACTCCAGCATCAACTAAATTCTTAGCTATTTTTCCAGCAGGGGTGTCCAATAATCTAACTTTAATTTTAAGTTGTCTATTTCCCTTATCGTAATCTAGCTTCTCTATGATATGAGAAATGTTCTTAAGTGAAACGTCGAATTTTTCAGGGTGGTCTAATTCACCAACTAATCTTCTCTGCTTGATCTTATCTCTAAGGTAATCCAAGTGAGGTAGATATTCTTTTTCCTCGTAGATTCGATTATTGTTATTTTCTTTACCGAAAACAGCAGCAATACCCTCTAGAACATAATCGCTAGATCCCTCCTTTTTGGATTCAAGGAAAAGTTCTTGTCTTTCAAGAATGAAAACCAATTCTTCATTAAGTCTTTGAGTTGTTGGCATTTTATTTTTTCTTTTTTATGTCATTTATATATCAACAATCGTTCAGATATTTTTTATCATTTCTGCGATTATTCATATTTTATTCTGGCTTCAACATCTTCAGCAAATTTCTTAGCTATCTCGAATGATTCGCCATCAGTAACTCTATATTTTCTTATCTTATCACCAAACGGAGCAAATCTGTTCTTTAATTTAACTTCAGTAACTTCTCCTTTAGCATCTAACATCGATTTAGCGAAAGTAATTGCTTTCCAATCTGAGATACCTAATATCTCTTTTTTCTTAGCATCTAAGAACTCGTCTAAGATGTTTATACCACCTTCTACGCTCTTATCTCTAATAACTGTAGAATTTCTTTTATCTTTAATCTCTACATCCTTAGGATTAACTTTTAAGAAGTAGTCATCCTCCGTTTTTTCGACGTCAGGCTGTTGGTCCCTTTTTACGTCTTCTTCCTTATCTTTATCTTTATCCTTATCCTTATCAGGATCAACCGGAGGTTTCGGTGTATCTTCTTTTCTCTTATAAGCATAAACCCCTCTTCTAGGATCTTCTAGGTCCTCCCCTGTAGTATTAACGTCTACACCAATCGATTCATTAGCTTTAGCATCAAAAGATTCCTCCGTAAGAATAAATTGGGTAAATACTCCTGCTTTATATTTTCTAAGCTCTGGATTTGCATATTCTCTATCGGTTACCTTATAGATTGCTACCTTTGCAGGCTCCATTTTATCATCTGGGCTAAGATCAGCAGTACTTGCGCCTACTCCCTGTGAATCTGGGTCTCCTGATCCCTCATCGGGATTTCCAGAAGATCCTCCAGCCTCAAAAATTCCCAAATTAGCCTTTGTTAAAGATGAATTGAAATCAGAAAAGCTAGTTATAACTCCGGATGATTCCATCAATATGTTTAGTCCATAAGAATCAAATCCCTCGGATTCTTCTGCTACTTCACCTTCCCCTCTTTTCTTAACTTTACCGAAGACATCCTCACCTCCTTCTATAGGGTAAAATATCTTTTCTATATCCGTATCTGAAGTAGTAGCTAATTCTTCGCTGGTTAATAGTCTTCCCGCTACGTTAATAATATTATCCTCTGAATCTGTATAATAAAACTGATATGTTGCAGGAGCGTTTTCGTCAGCTATTATTAACTGGTCTGATGCGTTATTGTATTCCGATATGAATGTGTTCCAATCGCACATACCCTGGAAATTGAATAATGCTGCAATCTTATCGATTCCATCAACAAAAGACATTTTAAAGTCCATATCCTCGTTGTCAAATGTTCTCTGAACGTATTTAGCAGCTTTTGTAAGTATATTTCCCGCATCCTCTGGTTGCTCATTAACTTTATCGCTGTTATCCAAAGCAATCAAAACTAGATCGTGAGATGCTAGCTGTTTCTGAACCTCTGCAGAGTTAACCTGAGTTAATATGAATATTGAATAGTTATCTCTAACTCCAATCTTTACAAGCTCGCATGTAGTTCTAGTTTCATTACTGAAGAAAAAGCTTACTGCAGCTCCACCCCATCCACCTGCAGGCTGTGACCAGCATATAGTGATAGGAACTCCAACCGGTATTGATGCAGGATCTAATGAGTTGTGCGCAAAACTATCAACCTCGCCATATCTAGGTGCCTGATTGGAACTAAACCAGTTCCAAGTAGAACCCACAGCATCGATAACCATAAGTACCTCACCTACGAAAGGTATTGCTTTACCTCCTGCTTTAGAAAATCCTCTAGCGAATCCTTTACCGAAAGCTTTAATCGCTCCACCTACTCCCTGTTTTCCTAGCATGAAAGCGGCTTTAGCTCCTCTGAAACCTCTTGCTGCACCCTGAGCTGCTATCCTTGTATTTTTAAGTGTAGCCATTTCTTTGGCTATACCCCAGATACTCTTGAGTTTACCTGCTGTAAATTTTCCTGCTTTACTCCAAAGGCCAGGTTTAGCTGCGGTGGAAGCCGCTTTAGCAGCTGCACTAGGGGAGAATCCCCTGATTGTTTTTAACAAAGCCTGTGTTCCTAAAGCTCCACCAGCTACTTTAAGAGCACCAAAGATAAGAACCCCCGCACCAGCAGTTGTTGCTAAAATTGTAGCATCCTGAACTATCTTACCCACGACATTTTCAGGGGAGTCATCTTCTGCAACCGGTCCACCAGGAACCATCTCAGTAACATTTATTAATGTAAATTTAGATTCAGCTGCGGTATCGGTGAATCCTTTCATTCTAAATGCTTTTAAAGTCTCTAAAAGATTTTCCTTACTCTCAGGATCTTCTAAAACTAAAAATACCGCTTTATCGTCGCCTGTAGCTATTTGATCAGCAGTAGCAGATTCTTTTAAAGTTCCATCACTTTTTAATTTATTGTATGCAAAGTGAAATTTTACCGCTTCTTTTACAGTAGCTTGGTCGTCCACACTAGCTGCTCCCGAATCCCCATCATCCTCGAAAAGATTTTCATTTTCTGAGAGCATCCTTTCAAAATCTTCAAAAGATATAACGCTAGATTCTGATAGTAAGGACTCCTCATCATATCTTTCCATACACTCTCTTAGGTATTCAGTTAAGCTACCTGAATATTTAGAGAGATCCTCGGAGTCTGCTACCCATTGTCTTGGATTTGCTTTCAACCAATTTCTAAAATCCTTAGAATACGACCACCACTGGAAATCTTCAAACGATGCTGATTCAGCATTCTCCATGGTCATAGGTATGGTAATCAAGGGAAAATCGTTCCCTAGATTATATTCTGTGTTCTTTGGTAAAATAATTATCATAATTAAATTATTCCGTGTAAATTTTGTCGTAGGATTTAGAAATAATATCTATTAACTGCTTTATATATCCCTCGTTCCTCAGTTTTTTAAAGACAAGATTGCCCACTGACATCTCTCCTCCTTTAGTTAGAGATTCTCTTCTCATCTTAAATATTTTTTTCTTTATTTTCTCACATCTTTTATGGAGCTGTCTTGCATTGCTTGGCATGTTTCCTGATATCATGAGCCTTGTGTGCATGTTTTCTATATCTGAAACTATGGATTCGTATTTTTTATTTACCTGCTGGTCATCAATCTCAGGAAGATCATAAACAGGTTTCTTAATCCATTCATTATCTAATAGTGAAAATACAGCGGAAGAGTTATGCTCCTCGTCATCATCCTGAAGGTATACCTCCATATCATAATTTCTAATCTTTATATCATGTCTGAGGTTCCATATGAATCTAACCCCATCTATAGCTGATTTTAATATCTTGGGATTTTCATCGTCGATGCCATCTAGATTTACTAGAATATGAACATCAAGATCAGAGTATTTAGTGTAGTTGAAATTAGCAAGAGATCCTGTTAATACGATATCTTTAATTGCTCTTTCTCCTAATATGTCCTCATATTTAGTGTAGAATTCCTTGGCTATCCTTACTAGCTTTCTTCTCACCCTCTGATCGAAAACCCATTTTATATCACCTTTACGATCCTTCTTTTTTTCCCAGAATACAGGATTAAGAGACTCGTGGTAATAAGGAGTTTCTGCCTCATTAACATTATTATTGAATGATATGTAATCTAAAACTCTGGCCACAAAAAAAGCTTTTCTCTATATATCAAAGAAAAGCTTTATATGTTAGCTTATTTTATTTTTTTCTAAAAGCAAGATTTTTTCATAATCTCCATAACCGTACGAACATCATTTTCACAGTACCCCTTTATCTTATCGTGGTCCCCATCTTTCCAAAAAACATTACTTACCTGGGATCCATCCATAGATACTTTAGGTGATTCTACACCAAACATACATGAAACTAAATCTAAGCTTAGATATTTTTGTTGTACCCAGCTTCCGAAAGAAAAAACTTCAGAAGTATCTATATAGGGTATTTCCCATGGTTTTTTGTCCCATATCTGTATATTAGGGGAAGGATTTATTGATTGGTATAGCATTCTTTTTCCTAGACAAGGAACATCAAAAGCTTTAATGTTATGCCCACAAAGTTTCCATCCCTTAGCATGTGCGTTATTGAAAACCTTATTTGCTTTAGATAATATATCAATCTCATCCTCACCGTTAAATGAAATGAACCTCTCTAAGCCATCCTCATCAAAAGATCCAAACGATACGCAAACGATCTTTGCAAATTCTGGCTCTAACGGAGATTTTTCATCATATATTTTAGATTCATCTGCTTCGGCTAGCTCCGGAAAGGAGGATCTATAGTACTTACACCTTTTATCCCACAATAGAGCTAGTCTTTCGTTTCGATACAAAAGATCATCATATGATTCATATCCACTAGCAGTCTCTACATCAAAGTAAAGATATTTCTTAATTAGTTCCTCTTTAAACATGCTGTAAAGATAATTAAAATCACCGGGATAAAAAATTATTTCCCGGATATTCTGTTAATAACAATAGGGGGTAAAGCCTTATGGTTTTTTAAATAATTAATGTATGATAGTTCCTTTCCCAGAGAGTCTAAGATAATTTCACAGCGGAGACCGAATGTTGGAATCCTCATAGTTAATTCATCAGAGGGAAGAGGACTAAGAAAAATCCCGTCGCTGTTAATATCCCTGGATTCCGAATGGATCATTAGTGGTGAATTACCTTCAGTCCAAGTAGTTGAAGCCAAATATAGAGCTTCCCTTATGGTTAATCCGCCGTCATTAAAATGATGAGCTAATGTTCTAAAACATATAGGAAGTCCTGCATCGTAGTATATTCCAGTTAGTAGATCAGTAACAGAAAAAAGGCTAGGCTTGTCGTCATTCATAACGCACAACTTGGAAGAAACTACAGTATCGAGACTTCTTACTCTCTCGCAAAAAATCTTCATGGAATCCTTTCTGTTCCCGTAAGCAGATCCCACCCTTACTATTATGGAAGGATATGTAACACCAATAGATTCAAGAAATCCTCCAATAAAGCTTAAAAATCTATTTGTCGATGTGAAAATGTTGTCGATCTGGCTTCCTAAAAAATAATCCTTGGTAACTAGAAAATATATCTTAAGATTTTCCCTTCGTGTTATTTCCTGGATTTCTAAGAGCATAGATGAAGTTTCGCTGTCCGTCTCGTCTATTACAGAATTAAACACCGATGGATCAAAATCAATCTCCCCCGAATCTATACAAACGGATTTGCACTTAATTGATGAATTGAACTTACAAAGATCGGTAACTAGATTTAAAAGATCCTTATGCGAGGATATTCTAAATCCCTCGCTTGCCCATGTTTTAGGTATGCCTAAATAAGAAATTAATGGGTTATTATCGGATATCATTTTTACTTATTATACCCGATTGCAGCATTTAGGTTTCTATCCTCCTGTTGTTTCCAATCCAAGCTCGCTAGAATTGTAAACTGTCTTAGAATTAAATGCTGAGCTAGGAATATCGTTGTTTTTATACTTAGACTTAGATTCAATATTACCGTGATCTCCTCCTTCTGCAAATTGGATGGAATCTGATTTAACTTCTATAACTCTCTCAGTCTCTTTACCTTTATTGTAAACCTGTATAAAGTATCTATATTCTTGATTATCTGGGTTTCTAAAAGATCTAACGATAACACCTATTACTTTATCTTTGGATTTTAGAGGTTGAGCTATAACAACATCGCCGATCTGAAATTCTGATCCTTTTACTGTTCTTTCAATATTAGGATCTGGGCCAACAGAAACAGAAAGGTCGTTAAATGGCTTATAGTTTATCTTAAGAACCCCGTTCGCTCCTCCGTACCCGTACGTGTCTCCGAACGCTCCCGCGTCAAATTCGTTTATGGATCTAATGTACTTCATCAGAATATGTATCCGAATCTGTCTGATTTTTTTGGAGCTTTATAACATCTCTTATTTTAGAAGCTAGCTCGTACTGTTCCGACTCCAAAGCTTTTTTTAGCATAAGTTCTAGATTAATCACATCCTTATCCTCAATATCAGAAGATCCATCAGATCTCCTGGCCTCTACTATAAATGTCCTCTGAGGGGAATAAATAACCTCGAGACTGTTATCTATAGATATTTCGCTTAGATCTACGGCATCTTCTTCGTCTCCCATTTCTTCTTTAATCTTCTTAAGATCCTCTTCCGCCCACTCCGAATTATTCCAGAATATCATCCAATACCCATAGATTAACTCAGCATAGTCGTTCTCAACCACATATTTAAGAAGTCCTCTAAGTTCACTTTTAATGTCATTCTTAGTTATTCCGTCGGAGAATGGTTTTCTCTTTACTCCGGGTATAGCAGAGGTTCCCTCTCCTACACCATGTTTAAAGCATTTATTTACTTCGAAGATGGAATCCCAATCTAGGCTTGCAATGACTTTATCTATAATTTTAGAATGTTTGTTCTTCATGTCAAGAATTATTTTTTATCCCTATTTGATCAGATATATCCTTCATCCATAAATCATATTTCATGGGATAAAATCTCTTTAAATCTGAAAGATCCCTCTTGGATACATTATATCTATCTCTAACGAAAAGTTCAACAGTTTCCCAAGAAGCTGACGCATCCTTCTTGATTTTATTCTCCTTTTTAATAGTTTTAGTGTAAATCCACGTGGGTGTTTTAGCATATCTGGAAGAAAGGTTTTTTCTCCACCAGTCAACCGTAGCATCTGGATTTATCTTTATTTTATTAAATTGGTTAGCTATATGTGGAAATTGTATAGCCATAATACGATTAATCATGAAAAAATTCCTAGACTTATCGTTTTTAGATATCTGGGACCATTTTTTAGGATCCTGAGAAAATATATTTTTAATTATATCAAATAATTCCATGTTAAATAAAATTTTCAAATGGATCGAATCCCTTAGGTTGGTAGTTTACGGTAACCCATTCAGTACCTTCTAGTATCTTAATTCTATCCAAGGTAACCGATTTTTTATCCAGTGATATACCTCTCTCTATCTCCTCTTGACAAGAATCTTTTACAAAATCGGGGATTACCTCCGAATTAAGCCACATTAGCTTAAAGTTCCTGATTATATTTTCTTTTACCTTATTTCTGTTTTCTGTACTGTCTACCGATTTTGCTGTTCTTAGTACCATACCACTAACCCAGTTTAGGTAACCCTCGTCGTTGAGCATTTGAGAAAACTCGATATCTGACCACTCGGAGGAAGAAAATGATTCAAATACACTATCAGCCTTTTTCTGGGTGAATCCCATAATCCTTGTCCCGGAAGTCTGCTCCCATACGCTGGGTACAGAATCTCCCTTATCTCCCATTAGTATCTTGGTAAAAATAAAAGATCTACTTTCAACTTCCTCTATAGTTGCCTTTTTAAGGAAAGTTTTAAATCTCTCCTTCTCCGGAGAAATTGCGGATGCCATATTGAAAATACTTATTGATTCGTCTCTATCTAACCATTGATCCTTCCACCCTTCGGGAACAAATAATGTGTTTTTCTTCTGATTATTATTCCATACTACAGTCCAGGAGTTTTCTGTTATTCCTGCTAGCTGATGGAGATCCTTATCGCCTGTTATGATCAGACAATTTTCATTCCTTTGATTGAAATAATTAGACCAGAACATTAATAGGTCATCCCCCTCTGCACCTTCTACCTTAGAAAAAATAAAACCAGTTTTTTCTAAGTGATCTCCAAAAGATTTCATCAGATCAAAAAAGATTGTCCAGTCGACATTCTCGTCCTTAACTCTGCCTGATTTATATCCGCCGTCTTCTATTTCGACATCCTTTCTCCAGCTTCTGCTGTCAGAGGTAAATATCATTCTTCCGCCCTGTGGTAACATTTTTAAAGAAGCGCAAAGATCAGTAGATATTTTTCTAATAAAAGCTGATTGCTCTTTCTTGTCCTTAAGTATTTTACCCGGATCAACATTTCCATATCCTCCAAAAACCCCAAAGGTCTTGTGAAAGATGTAATTCCCGTCTATCAATATATTAACCATCTGTTCCTTTTTTTATTACCTCTAATTCGTCCAGCCCAAAATTGGGATTTGTTATTATATGATCAAAATCATAAAAATTTTCAAAATCCGATTCATCAGCTCTTAATCTTCTTTCGACGTCATCTGCGTCTCTTCTTCCAGATAGTCTTTCTCTCCGGGTGTTCTCGTCTATATCTATGTAAATAACGTAGGATTGTTTCCTGTCTTCTGGAGACATTTTAGATAAACCAGATGGAGTCATTATAAAAAGATCGGAATTATTAAATTCCTCAATCGATGTTCCATAGTGCCATGTATTAAAAACTACAGTCTCATAAAAAGGGACCGTGTGAAAATATTTTTCAGTAACAAAATAATAATCCTCACCTTCGGTTTCCCCTTCCCTAATCGGTCTGGAGGTATGAGAAACGCAATACACGAATCCATTCTGTACTAACATCTTTCTCAAATAGTCCTTACCTGATCCACCCTTTCCTGCTATGATAACCCTTTTATAATTCATTATACGGTAAATTACGGTATTAGTTTTTGTATGCTAAAAACTAATGAGAGAAGAGATACCATCGGATCGATTACCTGGGTCCTTTGAGATTGATGATCAGCAACAAGAACCACAACACCCGGGATGATATTAGAAAGATCGGGTTTATTTTTTATCAGCCAATCAATAAACTCAGTCCCTAAAGCTGACATTATATCATCAACCTTACCCTGATATTCTCCAGATATATTCTGGTAGTTTTTAACGGGATCCTTAGAAGAAACAATTAGATTGTAGATATCCTCATATGACCACCCAAATTCATTTATCTTGTTGGTGTCAATTACCTTAACCCCTTCGATCATCCATGTCTGAACTCGATTTAATGCCGATCTAAAATCGGGATAATAGTTTTTCTGGAATTCCATTAAGGAGTCATCATCTATTTCAATGCCCGTCTTATTTAGGATAAGTCTTACTCTATTGTTCCATTCTAGTTTAAGAGATTCCTCCTCCTGACTTGAAACCGGATTAAAATCTATAACTTCAAATCTGCTCTGGATAGCTTCAGGCACCTTATTTATGTAGTTACAAGTGGCTATGAATCTTGCATTCCCAGCAAACTTCTCTATTGTTCCTCTTAAAGCCTTGTAGAATTGATCGGATGCGCCATCAAACTCATCCAGTATAACTACTTTCTTAGAAGATTTGCCGTCCATTATTGATATAGTCGAGCAGAAATCATTTATCTTAACCCTTATGGTTTCTACTGAGCTCTCGTCAGAAACATTTATAAATAAATGTGGAAAGGGGGCAGCTAGTATTTTAGCAAGTGTTGTTTTTCCACACCCTGGTGATCCGCTCAAAAGAACATTGTGATTTAATCCATTTTCGAATATCTTAGTTATCCTAGACGGGAGTATCATATGTCTTAGCTCTCTAGGTCTAAGCTTCTCTGTTAGCAATTCTTGTATCATATATTTTTTATCAGATGGATATGAAAGTGTTTCTAAAATAATTTGGAAAGATCATCAGCACAATTCTTGTCATTTCTTATATCAACAAATCTAGGAAGAAAAAGAGATCTGTTTCCATGCTTATCAGTAATTGTGACATTATATTGGACTGCTACTATCTTACCAGTATGTGAATCTGGGTCCGAACTTAGATCTTTTAGATCCTGATCGGTAAATCCTGCTCCCACCCTTACGTGAAGAGTCCCGGAGGAATCAGTCAAGATAAATCCACCTATCAGTCCCTCTCTTTTACCCTCTCCTGGATACCATCCAGTTATTACTAAGTCGCATTCATTAACTTCCTTAAATTTTACCCAAGATTTTGATCTCTTGCACTCATAAACCTCGTCATTCTTACATATAACACCCTCTCCCCCTTGATCTACTATATTTTTATAGATAGGAGTTATTTGATCTGGACTATCAATCTCCCACATTTGAGCTAACGTTACATTGGATCCATCCGGGATGTTTTTCAGAACATTCTCTAAAGCTTCTCTTCTTTCTTTATATTTTTTAGAACCCCTTCCCTTAACTAGTACATCGCTAGACTCTAAATCAAAAACATTAAATATCATTCCCTCTTCTATCTTAGAATCAACCTTACCTTTAAGAATCTGCGTTACCTTTCCGCTAACTGATTTTCTATTTAAATCGGTAAGCTCTCCATCGAAGAAAAAATCCCCAGTCATACCGCTAGATTCTATTGCTGTTTCTAAAGATTTAGATAATTGGGGGAAGCAAGCGGAGTCTAACTCATTAAAAGCCCTTGTAAAGTAAGAAAATTTACGATCCTTCCAAAGGGCAATAACTCTTACCCCGTCATATTTTTCCTCGCAATAAATACGATCCCATTTTTCTATCGTTTCGTGATCGTCGGTAGCTAACATGAGGGAGGGATCGGGTATTATTTCCTTGCCGATTGCTTTATTGATAAGCTTAGCACCTATCCCTATATTCATCCTCTTTGTGATAATCTTCATTAAAACTTCTCTAAGTTGAAGATCCTCTGGTTCATCATCAGATATCCGGAAAGAAACTATATCCTGTGCTCTTTTTCTAAGTAAATCATTTGCAGCTGGCACTCTTTTTAGCTCCTCTACGAGATCTTTAAAATTATCCCAGTGGTTATGATTAATTTCAGATAAAGACTCATTAAAAGAGATCTTATGAAGTTTAGTGGTAACAAAAGGATTAAAACAGATGTCCAAAAGATATAAAAATCTCTCGCTCTGATTTTCCGAAATTATCTTTTGTTTAGCCTTTTGAGATCCCTCGCCAGTTAGCGATTCTAGATCTTTGAATAATTGAAGTTCTTTTCTCATTGATATTTTTTCATAAAAATACCAAAAACTTACGGGGATAAAAAATTATAGAGTAACGGTTTGACCCCCACCTCCGGATTCTTCGCCTTCTCCTCCACCTTCTTCTTTAGCTTTTTCTGCCTCCTTCTCCTCTTTCTCTTTGTACTTTTGATTCATTTTTATCTGGTCTGGATTCATGCCTAGGAATCTTTGAATCAAGAAATCCGGATCGAAGTATCCTTTTTCTTCCTCTCCTATTTTAACTTTCAATTCTTTTAACCCGTTTATAAACTCGGTCCTTTTTGTAAACCCAGCAAGTTCTACCATTTCCTCGAACTCACTATCTCTATTATAATTTAATCCTATATTTGCTTTGAATCCTTTATCCCTGGATAGTTCAGGGTAATCTAAACACATTTGAATATAGAGGGGTTTTACTAGAATCTCCTGGAATATGGATCTTAATCTTCTTAAAAATTTCTCGAATCTTATCTCATCCCTCTCTAGCTGATCTATGCTAGTCTGATAATTTCCCGGCGTAGTATTTTTAGAAGCAAATCTAGCATAGGGAATCTTAGAATCCATTTTTAATTTATTGAAAAAATATACGACATTCTCCATTACGTTAAAATCTGGACCTGCCGAATTAAGAGATGATATATCTGGGCTCTGTCCATCTTTTTCAGGAAAGAGATAGTTCTTATAAAATTGTACCTTTGGTCTTCCGTTTATTGTTAATTCACCAGAAGAATCGTTAATAGAAATATCCTCCTTATAATTGGACATCAACTGTCCTAATGTTTGCATGGCTTTTTGCGGAGATTGACTACCTATAGGTATGATGAATTTTAGTCGATAGGAAGCATTCATTACGTTCCAGATAACTCTGGAATTTTCCATTATTCTTAGAATATTGTATGATCTAACCAGTCTTTCTATATAGCTAACTCTTGAAATGGTATTTCCCTTAGCATAAGAAATATAGATCACCTGCTCATTGGTTAGCTTTCTTGTCATTTGTGGATTCTTCGGGTACTGAATCCAAAACTGTCTATATTCATTTTCTGCTACCTTCTCTACCACAGGCTGAAGTGAGGTTGGGTCTAGTTCCTTAAATCCTATTATCTCTCTTCCTTTGTTATCGTAAATTATTTCAAATGCTAAAAATCCATCAATTAAAAATTGCTTAAAGTATTGCCATGCAAGAATTGTATTTTGAAATCCAAATACATTGTATATTCTATTGTAATGCGAAGCAAGTTTATCTTTGATCTTGTCCTTTAAGTCAAGATTAACAAAAGATGGCTGAGCGAAATAATTACGATCGTCGTATACGATCGATTCATCCGTTATGGTATCTAGAATGAACTCTATCTCACCATTTAAAGAAAATTTTCTTAAATAATTTCTTTTCTCGATGTAATCCTTGTCAAAATAAGCAATATATTTTCTTACCTTGGTATCTTGATAGGAAGCGGTCCACTGAAAGGCATCATTTTGAGTAAAACCAGTGCTCTCTTGATTGAAAAAATATCCCTCAGTTTTACCAATAGCCTGAGAGTTTCTAACAACCATATCATCATATTGCATTCCAAATTTTGCAACATTGGAAAGGTTCTTTAGGATATTTCCTAAAGCTGATTGATTTGGTTTTAAAAAATCTAAAAATCCTGCCATTAGTTATAATATTATATTCTCCTTAGGTTGCAGGAGGTGTTTCTTCAGTAGTTTTTTCTTCTCCCTCTGCAGGAGGGGTTTCCTCTGCTGTTTCAGTAGAGGATTCTGCTCCAGCTTCTCCTCCTTCTTCTCCAGCTTCTCCTTCTTTCTCTTTTTCCTTCTTCTCTTTCTCTTTCCTTTTTAATGCCTCCTTGTTAGCATCAATATCTTGCTTAGAAATTCCTAGGTATGTTTCTATTAGGAAAGCATTAGAGAAAAAGGGTTTTTCCTCATCTCCCATGATTCCACCTAAAGCAGCTACCGCCTCTTTTCTTTTGTTTATTATATCAATTTCTTGATTTAACTTAAATGGGTTATCCGAGAAATAATCAAGTCCTAATTGACTCTTAAACATAAAATCATCCTCCAGTTTAGGATACTTCTTCACCATTTGTATCCAGAGTGGTTTTGTTACTATTTCCTGGAATATTGATCTCAATCTAGAAATAAACTTAGCAAATCTTATTTCTTCTTTGTCTAACCCCTCAGCCCCGTTAGAATATGGAGAAGTTGTACCTCCGTCTGGGTTATGAAATCTTGAAGGAGGGACTTTAGATTCAAGTATAAATTTATCAAAGAAATACGCTAGAGGAGCTGGGTCGTTAAGGTTAGGTCCATCTGTTGTTATAGGTTCTATAGAAGGCGTTCCGTTAACGCCAGAAGGCATTAGGTAGTTTTTATAAAATTGTATCTTAGGCCTTCCGTCTATACTTAATTCTCCACTATCGTCATTCAATTGAATATCCTCCTTATAAATGCTCATTAGTTCTCCCAGTGTTTGCATACCCTTTTGTTGGGATTTACTACCAATAGGAACCGTCATTTTTAGCTTAAATGAAGCGTTCATTACAGACCAAATTACTCTCGTATATTCTATAATTCGAAGAATATTATAAGGTCTTATTAATCTCTCTATGTAGCTTACTCTTGATACAGCATTACCCTTAGCGTATGAAATGTAAATTATCTGAGGGTCATAAAGGACTCTTTTTTTCTTAGGATCTTGAGGATACTGAGTCCATGTATTAATAAAGGATCCGTCTATTTGTTTTTCTACACTGGGTATTAAAGATATTGGATCTAATTCTTTAAATCCAACTATCTCCTTTCCTTTATCATCATAGATAATCTCAAAAGCTAAAAACCCATCAACTATGAATTGTCTGAAATATTGCCATGCGGTAATATCATCGGAGAATCCCCATATATCATAAAGCTTCTTGAATGTCTCATATAAATCATCCTTCAGCTTTTCGTTAATATCACTGAGATCTATAAAATCGGGATATGCGAAAAAATTAGAGGGATCATAAGAAATAGACTCGTCGCATATCGTATCTAAAACCCACTCTATTTCAGGATTAAGAGAAAACTTTCTTAAATAATCTCTTTTACCCTTATAGTCCTTATCAAAGTACCCGATAAATTGTTTAGAAGATATATCTTGCTTAGCAAGGGTCCAAAGCATGCTCTCATCCTCTACATTGGATTTATTCTTATTAAGGAACGATGCCTCAGTTACACCAACAGCTTGGGAGTTACGAATGACCATGTCATCGTACTTCATACCGAAGGTACTTAATTTTCTTACTGAATCCCTGATCCTCTGAATAACAGGGGTTTGTCCGGGATTATTATTTTCGACGAATCCAGCCATTTTTAATTCTAGATCGAAATACTATTTTAATTTCGATTCATATTCACTATATATCCCTGATATATTTAACCCCTCGACCAGATTAACGGTTAGATAGGGTAGTTTAGACCAATCCTTATAAATAATCGATCCAGCATTCTTTATGAAAGACGTTTTAAATCCAAAGAGAGAAGACTTATATCCGGTGTCTCCTAAAATTTTATTTAATTCAGAATCCTTTAAATTTAAAGGAGAAGCTATTCCACCTTCTGATTCGGAAATGCCGTTATCTTTTATTGTCTGCTCGAATGAATCAAAAATTCTGCTTATAATTTCCATTCTGTATTTCATTGGGGTAGTTACTAGATCTATACCTTTCATTATTTTAAATCCTCCGGTTTCAAAAAAATCTGTACATAAAATTACAGGAAATCTATCTATAAACTTCCTTTCTTTGGTAATTTTAGAATCGGTTGAATAATTAAAGTAGTAAATTTTTCCGGGTATTATTGAAATCGGTTGAGGTAGAAATTTCTTATCGTTTTTAAAATACTCTTTTAGAAAATACTCATCAGTCTCCCTGAAGATGTTTTTATTAGTACCTATCTTATCCCGGTATTCTAAAACTAGATCCTTGAAACTCATTTACTTCTAAAAAGAAAATTTTCATCTATCACACCAAATTTAAATCCTCTCTTCGATGCCCATTCTTTAGCTGCCTTAAACTTAGCCTGATTTGTTATCCAAATCTGCATATTTCTATTATAAGATTTTAGCTTACTCAGAGTATTTACACCCTCATAAATAGGTTTTTTTGTCTGATTCTCTGGTTTTATTTCAATGATCCAATCTTGCTCTTCCCCACTTTCCTTTAGAACCTTTATATAGAAATCAACATTATATTTATGATCCTTCTTGTCTAATGGATTGTAGTAATCTATCGATACTGGTTCAGAACTCCATTTTAAAATCGATTCGTTTGTATCACAGTAAGTACAGAATCTATACTCCCACGAGGATCTGTATATGATATTGTGTATATCACCTATGTACTTTTCCGGATTTCTGGGTTCATATTTACCTGACCGATATTCTCCGTTAGGTTTTACTTTCTTAATATCAACCATTAAAAAGAATTTTATACGTTATATGTATTATCCTCTCCTGTAATGTAGCTAAAAGGTATAGTTCTTGGACTCTTAGGTGGATGTATTTTCTTCCATCCTTTAGCAAAACCATTCTTAGCTATTTGTGTGAAATAAGCAAATGGATTATTCGATTTATCGGGATTGAATCTATTCCAATACTTGCAAAGATCTTCCATGGCAAAGGCCATACAATCTTCCCTGTCTTCCGGATCTTTATATGACATTTTTTTGGATATCCCGTGTATCATTAGATTAAACATCTCTATAGTATCTGGGGTTAAATGTCCCTTTTGTTTGGATTCCACTACCGCGGCCAACAATTCACTATTTTTTACATAATCTTTAGCCATTAAGGTTTAATTATTTTTGTTTGTTTGTTTGTTATCTATTCTACTGATAGAACAGAAAAAGATTTCAAAAAAAGAATGTAGCCCATTAGAGCTACATTCCTTTATGATTTTTTTATGATTTTTATTCCTTTTCTCCTCCCTCTTCCTCTTCTTCTACTATGTTTTTTCCTGTTGGTGCCTTGCTTAGTTTTCCTTTAGAGGATTGGACGAAAGGGTTTCCTTTTTTATTCTGATCTTCTGATTTTGGAGCGAAGTAGAAGTTACGACTGGGGTTTTTTTTTGAGCCCTCATCTTCATTCATCGTTGAATTGTACCCATGTAGCGAATCCATCTTCATGTCGATTGTTCCTTTATGATCTCCAGGGGCTTTAGAAAATCCATGCCCTTTTGAAAAATCAGTCAAAAGTTTCTTCTGATCTGATAGAGGCATTTCTGATTTGTTAAGTTTGTTTCCGTTACCGCTTAACATATCAAAGTTCTCTTTTACTTCCTCTTCTGAATCGTCCTCATCCGAAGAATCAGCATTATCTTCAGCTGCTTGACTAAGAGCCTCTTCTAAATCAGTAATTTCACTGATTAGAAAATCTGAAGTTTTACCGGTATCTAGAAGAACCGTGTATCTTCCCGAAGTAGCATCTATAGAAATTATCTTACCAGTATCTCCCGATTCTTTAACTTTAATAAAATCGCCAATGTTAAATTTCTCATCTTCAAAGATTTCTAAAGAATTCTCCAATTCTATAGTTGATTCAGCTGAAGATATCTCTATATTAATTTGGTTCCACTTCTCTCTAAGAACGTTAAGCTCATTCTCTAATAGTTTTTTAGCTGACATAATCTCAGGCGAAGCAGAATATAGAGGGTTAGTTGACATTAATGTTTCTAACTTGTTTATTTGTTCCTCTACTTTGGAAATGTTCTCAATAACCTTGTTTCTGTCATTTACCATAATAGATTTAACCCTATTTTCTCCAACTAAAAATTCTGTTAATCCCTCAGAGATATCATATCTCATAAATTCCTTAACCATTGATACTGCCTGATTTCCAGTAACCTTATAGATTGAATTTTCATTCATTCCTTGGTTAATCTTCTGAAGATAAATTTGATTATTCCATTTAATTAGATTGATAGCAAGTCCTTCAAATACATTTGATTCTATGCTCTTGGCGAAATCAAGTTCAACTATATTTTGGTAGTTAGTGTAAAGTCTCATAATATCTGATACGACCTGAGTTTCATTTACTCCAAAATATGTAGCTGACTCTAAGCCTAATATTTTAGCTAATCCAGAAGGATCGCCAAATTTAAGTTTTCTCTTTCCTAAATAAACTGATACTTCCTCTCCTTCCTCTATTATTCTAACAGTGCTTTTACCTAACTGAACGAAAATCCCTTCCTCGTTAACTCTAACGTATTGTCTGTTGAAAGATTCTATCAATTGAATATAATCGCTAGATAAGCCAGCAACTTCTTTTCTTGTTAGCTTCTTAATGTCAGCAGAATTAGATTCAAAAACGTTTCCTCCTAGATAGAAGATAGATTTATGACTCCCTAACATAACAGGAGAGAAAACTCTAGATACACTAGATTCTCCTTGAGCTATAGTAGGAATTTCCAATCTTCTATTATCTGTGTTCTCATTTACATTTATAAAGTTGATTAAGTTTCTAACAACTGGATTAAATGACCACTTAGAAATATTTTTAACTAATAGGGCATTTGATTTACTCTCGGAAACTAACCACTCATTAAGAATATCATTAAGATCGGAATAGAAAGCGGAGCTTCCTGTGTTTTTTATTGATTCAATAACTTTAGAAACCTCGATCTCTCTTGAAAGTGTCTCTGCTTTTTCCATAAGACCCGAGGAAACTCCTTTAACAGTATCGTCCCAGTTTAGAGGTTGAATATCATTCAAAAAATTATGAACTAATGCGAATTCAGGTATTCTCTTATTTACTATAAGATTCTGATATTGCTCGCATATAATTCTAGCTTTAGGGTATGTATAGATGGATGATGTTTTTATCATACCAATAGATTCTAATACACCAAGATTATTAATCTCGTTTGATTTTAAAAACCCTTGTGCAGATCCATCAATCGAACTTACTCTTCCAAGCTCCTGTAAGAATGATTCCTCTTCCTTTACAGAAGTTATAGCACTAATGAATTTCTTTCCTATCTCTTTTATCTGGTCAACCAAAGTCTTTTTCTTACCTAAGACCTCAATGATTTTTTTCATTGTGGCAATTCCAACCATACCATCTGTGGTTAATCCATTAGCTTTTTGGAATTCCTTAACTTTAGTTTCTAGGGCTGGTCCAAAAATACCATCTGGATTTGGTACAGCAAGATAGATTTGTAATTCTTTTACTCTTTCCCCTTTCTCGCCTTTCTTTATTGTCTTATAAGCTTTCTCTACTGCAGCAGGATCTGTCATTTCTGCCTCGTTTAATGAGCCATATGATCCAGCATTACCCAATGATTTGTTATTGTTTATTCCGCCCCAAGACTCCATAATTGACTCTGCTACTCTTCTTGAAGCTTCCATTTCTTCGTTTCTTATAGCATCTACGTGGCTTTGTACATTGCTCACGGTATCATTAGATATATTGTGATTCTCTAAAGATTCAATCAATAACTCCTTAGAAACAGATCCACCATTAAGGAAATTTTCGCAAAGAGCTTTGACTTCAGCAGATTTTGTTGTGTCTTTTAGCTTTTTTACCTGGTTTAAGAATTCCATAGTTAAATTTTTTTTTCAAATTATATATCCAAACAGAATACAAAACTTTTACAGTATATATTTAACCCAATGCGGGTTTTACTGTCCGATTAGCATCTCTAACCTTATTTTTATATCAGTGTGTGGATTGCAGAAAGTAATTCCCCCATCCTGCTGAGTTGTTCCTGGCTTACTTAGATTCCATCCCTCGTGACCAGCATCAACAGTGGATATTCTTTTACCGCTTAAAATCATAAGCTCACCCATGTAATATGTTTTTCCCTGGTATGTCCAAGTTAAGTATTTTTTTGACTCTACTATATTACTAGGAAATATTGCTTTTATAGCAATAAAGGAAACAAATCCATATTCATCAGCTACATCGGGCTGACTTAAAAGATAGCAAGAAGATTCATTTAGCATTGCTCTGTTCCTAGCAAAATTCTGGATCTCCCAGGAAAGATCAGACATACTTAGGTATTGCTGTGGGTTATTAGTTCTACCTGTATCAAGTACGAGATTTCCTCGGTTGAATCTAAATCCTTCCAGTACATCATATGGGCATGTTATTGGTTGTGTTGCCATCTTAGTTTGCTGCTATTACTGTTAACTTGACGTTGTAGTCAGTGGGGTTGGTGAATATAAATCCACCATCAGAGCTATTAGCATTACCTGTGTGTCCGTAAGTAGAGAAAGGATCCACGTCCCATCCTCTCCATTGAGACCCGTTCTTAACCGCTCCTGTTAAGACCATAAATTCTCCCATTATATTTCTCTCGTTTGCCTTATAATCCCAGAAAAGAACCTTCTGATCTTCCGGTGTTTCTGGAAGATAATATGCTCTTGCTATTAACATGGAAACCTCACCCGTAGTTCCGTAGAAAGATCCGGGATCTAGATTTGCTGATGATCTAGGACCGATAACCATTGAGACTTTCTGAAATTCAGAGAAATCCTGGAGAGGATGGAAAAAATCTACTAAATCTACGTAATTTAGTGTCTGTGACTGCTGTGTTACACGGAATGACTCCTTTATGAATTTTATTTCTGTCGGATCATTAAATCTTTTAAAAGTTGCCTCAACTCTCTCAAGATCCCGAGTTATTTCAGCTATGTTAGTATATCGGGTAACAAACCCACCGGTAGATCCACCTAAAGGATCCATCGGATATGCTGCGCTACCTCCTGCAAAAAGTTCAGATCCTATATCGGAAGCACTTCCACCATAAAAATTATTATTCTGGTTATCTGCCAAGTTTCTTTATTATTTTAATCTGGTCGGATCCTCGTATATGAAGTTATTTCTGCTTTTTTGAACGGGATCAGGCTGAGGTTCTTGATTGTTCAAAATCTCTTCTTTAATCACCTCGCTTGTCTTCACCTCTTGCTCTTCTGCAGTATTTTCACTTTCATCTCCGCTTATATTATCTATATTTATCTCCTCTTCTTGAACTATTCCGGCGGATTCATCTGGCTTAATATAATCAACTAGAGACTTAATAAACCCAAGAGCTACTAGAGGAAGAATTGCACCACTTATTATCGACAATATTCTTTTCTGATAGATCAGCTCTTCATCAACTAGTCCAAAAAGTTCAATCCATGAATTAAAGTTATCGAGATGCGTATATGCGTAATAAGTATTCCCCATTGCCTGCATAGCAGTTAGAAGGACGAAAAGAAACCAAACCATCGTTTTATTCATCTTATCCAAAGCTATAAGACTAGCTAACGAAGCAGCCGCTCCTATCTCAAAAGCAATAGCTAGAGATATTGCCAACCAATCAGGGTTAGAAAGCTTAAAGAAATCAATAACGTGTATCGTAGAAATTATGGAAACAACCAGATATAAGCTAACGAATGTCGTTATGATAAATCCACGAACTAGATTACTTCGCTTCATCGGTATTGATTTTATTTTTTATATCTGATAGAGATGCTCTTCCTTTATCAAAATCATCCTCGTAAATAAGGAAATTAAACATTGATTCATTCATCTCGTATTTAACCTGCTCCCTTGTAACCATCGTGTTCTGAATAGAATCGGTTTTCCCCGTTACTGTCTTTACATTTTTTTCAATCCGGTCTATATCTCTTCTAATACCACACTGTCTAAGAAGAATAACGAGCATTAATAAAAGCAGGATCGCCCAATAATTAGCTTTAATTTTTTCTACTATTTTCATAATTAAATAATTTTTACTATCTATATATCCAATTCAAAAACTATGGCGTACAAAAAAAGCTAGCATGTAGCTAGCTTTTTATATTTTTTAGATTAACCTAAGGTTATACCCTGCATAGCAGCAGCCAATTGTTTTTCTAGCTCTTTGATACTCGAAGCATCCGCTTTAGCATCATTTAATGCCTGATCGAAAACTTTGTACATTTTGATAAAACTCTCCGCACTATTAAGTCCAGTTCCTTTTGATTTGCTAAGGAAGTAATGGCTTGCCTCTAAAGGAAGTGCACCAAGATAGATCACGCCATCTTTGATGCCTTCTTTCTTGATTCTAGCAATTTGTTTATTGATTTCAATTACACCTAGAGCTTCAGTAGAATTCCATTCTGCTTTCTCTCTCATGAAGGTCTCGTATTCGGTAAATACAGACTCAGAGCAAGTTACTGCATATACCTTACTCTTAAGTTCTTCCTTTTTGTCGTGTATTTGCTTCTCTATAGATTCAACCAATTCAGAATCAACAATTACACTATTTTCGAAAGATCCAGACTGAGTGTTTTCAAAATCAACCATTGAAGATCCACCTGGCATTTCAATTTGCTCCGTGTTCATTTCTTGTGCTTTTTTCTTTGTCATTTTGTTTATTTTTTATTTTTTAGTTATTCTTTACGTTTTTGTTTCTAATCTATTTTAAAAATATCAAACTCTGTTCTATTTTGATTAAGGTATGCTCTTAGTGGTTCCCTGAGATCCTTAGCTGGGTAAATCTTAGGATCCTCTGGACCTAAATGAAGAAGGAACCCGCTCTCGGTCTCAATACCAATCTCCTCTAATATAAGACGATATAGACTTATCTGAATTGAATATTCATTATGGTCATTCTCATATAGATTATTGAAAGGTCTGAGTAATTTTTTAAATCTCCCCTTAGGGTGTTTATCATCCTTAAATTCACCGTTGGTTTTCCAGTCTCCTATTATTAAATGTACTCTTTCTGTTGATGGATCGAATAAAAGTAATGGCTGGTCGATTGTTCCAGCAAGCCTCCATTTTTTAGAAAATATCTTTAGCTCTGATTTTAATGGGGTTAGCTTATGTAGTCTTTTATTATAGACCTCCATAAATTTTAAGACTCTATCCTTAACATCCACATCATCAGGAATTTCCGGATTTTCACCCGACCAAAAGTCCTCTATGAACTTATGGACTAAAGTCCCTAAGTTTCTTGACACATCCCCCTTAGTTTCCCATTCGTTTAATATAACGGAAACATCCACTCCCCTTTCCTCAGCTTTTCTTTTCGACCAATATTCTCGATCAAAAGGAACTTTGAATATCTTAAGAAAAGTAGTAACTGAATCATACTTTACTCCTGAATATCTATAAACATGCGACTCCTCATGAAACGTAAAGTTAGAATCCTCATAGATTCTCAACTTCTCCTCTATTTCCCTCTTCTTTAATAATATTAACTCTTCAGACATTATAAACTAGATTAGAAGAAAGAAAATAAAAAACCTCTATAATAAATAGCCAGGGAGATGAGGACTATCTCCAAAATAAACCTTAAAATCCAAAGCCAGGTAATATATCTAAAAAGAAATTGATAAACGACCAGATATGATTCTTCGTCTGTCCCCTTAACTGGCTCTACCCACATTGTTATAATTTCTTCCAGATTAAGGGATTTAAGATATTCGTTTATTGGTTTTATTTCTTGTACTACAAAGGAAGGCCTGGATTCCCTAGGTAAATCCACAGAAGCAAGAACCTGTAAGGGGAGATTGATAACGGTATAAATCCTATTTAAATAGTCTCTTCTTAAGTTTCTTCTCTTCCACATTTGAGAATCCTTCTCCTCTTTTTTTACGATCCTGGTGTACTCTCTGTAGAGCCGTATTTCCTTTATAACTTTAAAAATCCTAAACATACTTCTTTCTATATTATATGCTAATGGGGTTTATTGTTCCCGCCCATCTTTTTACGGATTTTACCTCTGGCCCTCCTAATACGGGTTGCTATGGATCTTTTCTTGATCCCGTACTTTTCAGCGATATCCTTATATTTCATATTATTGATCTCCCTATCTATCATAATATCCCGATAAAGGTCGGGTAGATCTCTAATCTCATCGAGTACCGACTCATATATCTCGTCGACACTATTTTCCTCGCCAAATATAAAATTACATGGATCCTCTTCCATAAGATACACTCCGCCCAGATCACCGATTGAATTTTTGGAGGACAGAAAATCTAGCTCTGATTCATTATGAGAAAAATATCTTTTTCTTGATTTCAATAAAAGTAAAGATTCATTCCTTGCTATGTTATAACACCAGGTTGAAAAATTACCTCTTTCCTTATCGTATTGATCTATCTTCAACCAGATCTTAGCCATTGTGTTTATAAAAGCATCTTGTGCTAATTCGTTCTCCTTCACAATAAGGAAACAGTGATTTAATACGCCGGGTCTAAGTCTGTCAAATAACGGTTGAAATTCTCTATCTGATCTTGTCTCCATAAAATCCTCGGCTAGTTTCTGTATATTTTTCTCCATGCAGTAATTAAATATTTATTTTTATTATCTCTATCCCAGCTTCAGCAAGAAAGGATATCGATTCAGTTTTTCTGTAAATCTGATTAAAAACTACTCTTTTTATACCAGATTGTATAATAAGTTTTGAACATTCGTAACAAGGAGATAAAGTAACATACAAAACCGACCCATCTGAACTTTGAGTTCCTCTAGCTAATTTTGTTATGGCATTAGCCTCTGCGTGAAGTACGTAAGGTAATGTTACATCATTAATTTCACACCTATTAGGAAATCCAGTAGGTGATCCGTTATATCCATCCGAAATCACCGCTCTATTGTTTACTATCAAGCAACCTACTTTTTTTCTTTCGCAGTAAGAATTTTTTGCCCAAGTTTGCGCCATTTCTAAGTATATCTTATCGCTCCTATGATCAATTATAAGGTCAGAATCATCAGAAGTAAATACCCTATAGTGAAATAAATCGTTAGAATCTGTAAATTTTACAATCCTCCAATTAGAATTATTAAAAAACCGATCCTCTAGAAATGACAGATCTTTAAACTTAAACTCCTTAATAGCTTTTTCCTTGCGCATATAAATTCTCCTTCAGTATAGCTGCCAAATGTAACTATACGTCTGGAGAAAAAAAAATTTTATTAGATTCTTTTTGAATTTGGTCGGAATGGTGATTCTATAGTAGATACCATTAATGTTCCCTCCAATAGGGATACCATTCTAAATAATGCCGATTTCATATCATCTATATCGGCTTTTGATAGATTTGTTTCGGATTTTTCTGAACTTTTTCCTGCTGCTGACTCCGATTTATCTGATGCTACGGTTTCGCTCTTAACTGTAGAAGCTTCGGTGGTAGATGCTTTTGGTTGTTCTGCTTTTTTAGGTTCGATGGATTCAGATATTTCCGATTTCTTTTCTTCCTTCTCCATCTTTTTATTCGGGGCTTTTTTAAGAGGGAGCACATTGGAAAGCAGTTCCGGATTTTCTAAAGATTTCCCTAATTTATCCGCAGATGTTTTAATACCGATATCCGCTGCTTTTTTTAATAGAGGATTATCGGTCTTTATATTTTTAGATAGTAATCCAGCTCCTAAGCCTGTAACTTTAGAAATATTCTTACCCTCTAAAGCACTCTTACCCGATTCTTTTATGTTCCCTATTAGACCGCTAAACTTCTCCTTTCTTTCTGCACTCTTTTCTAGGTTAGCTTCTTTTTTTTCAGCTCTGGCTTTATCCTTAGCTATTCTCTCTTCTCCCTTCTCTTTTTTTCTCTTATCTTTTTTCGATAATTCACCTTCTGCAGTAAGTGTATCTGGTAATTCTGTTTTTGTCGGAGAAGTTAGTTTAGCTACATCCTCCTTAGTAAATGTTCCGCCCCTACCCTCCAATAAACTATCTATGACCTCCGGAGAATGATATCTCATACTGTCCATCCAATCCTTGACATCACTCTCTAGAAATTCAGGGAATTCCTCATAGTGGTCTGGATACTCCCAAAGCAGATAATCTTTATACCTAGATATTTGCTTTTCTGTAGGACCCTTTTTTTCACTAAGTTTTTGGTCTGCACTAACTAACTTTTCATTAGGTATAACGTTACTACCTTCGTTTAACTTAACAACCTCCGGTCCCCTTTCACCAACAAGATAGCTGCCGGTTTCATCAACAGGACCTCCGTCAGCAAAAGCACCTAGTATTTTTTTCCCGACGCCTCCCGATACTATATCCTTGATTTTACCAACTCCCTTGAGGTCCTTGGTTACGTCCCCAATGTTTTTACCCAGATCCTTTATACCTTTAAAATCTTTACCAAGATCCTTTATCCCTCCTAGAGATTTAGATATATCACCAAAGCTTTTGGGTATATCTTTTAAACTTTTTATATCGCCTATGCTTTTTCCGATATCTCCAAAAGATTTAGTTACGCCCTTAAAATCTTCTCCTATTTTTTTAAAATCTAAATCCTTTATGTTTTTGGATATGTCCTTAAATTCTTTAGATATCTCTTTGAAATTTAGGTCTTTCAAATTGGAAACAACATCCTTGAGTCCCTTATCTGAATCGGAATTAGCTTTCTGTAGTTGATCTGTGCTTTCGGTATTAGTTTTTACTGCACCTGTTAGCTTCTCAATATTTCTACTGAGATCTAACATTTGAGCTGTTAGTTTAGGATCTGACATATCTGTATATATTTAAGTCTTACTTAGATGTAAAACTAAATAATTGGGTAACCCCTCCCTCAGCCTGAGCTTCAGCATTTTCTTTTTCTATGGTATCGTTCAGTTTATCGATCCATATTTGATATTCATAGAAAGGTATAGATTCTAGCCAATTTGGATCTAGCTTATGCTCATACCAAAGTCTAAATTTAATATCAAAGAAGTTCTCTAAAGATATCTGAAATAAGGAAAAGAGATCTGATCCCGCCGGGAAAGGTAATATCAGCGGTGACCTCCTCATCACCGCAAATATGACATTTCTGTTTTGCCTCTAGCGTGGTTCCTATTTTAATTTTTTCTGAAAGACCAAAATATAAGCTGTATTCTTCTTTGGTCCAGAAATCAGATTCCTTTAATTTTATTCTAATCTTGTCTGGAGTTAAATTTCTCCATTCATTAAAGATGAAGGGAGCTATTTGAATAAATCCCTCGTCTACAGGGTTGTTCCCCTTGTATTCATTTCGAACAAAATCAGAAATGGCTTGGGTAACTCCTATACTAGGAACTGTCATCTCTATAGTTTTACCCGTTTTTTTAACGGTAAAGATAAAACTCCTTGTCTCCTGATTGTAATATTTTAGGATATCTCGGTTTATATCATATGAACTTAAAACACCGGTTCTCAATTCCAAACCTTCGTTGAATGGACATTCTGGTGTTTGTTTACATTTTTTCTTCGTTTTAAGTATAATAGAATTTTCACCCCTTACGAATGTTAAATCCCTTATGGCCATAATAACAAAGAATCTATCCTCCTGTTTTAGATCCTTATATGAAACTACTCCCTCTCCCGGGAATTCCATTCTAAAACATCTATCTAAGATATAACTAAGTTTCTCCTCGATATCTAAATTATCATCCTCGTCTATAGTAGAAAAATGTCTAATCTCTCTTACCTCCGCAGCTCTTATTGCAATCCTTGTTTTATCCGGATAGAACATGCCTTTAGAAGGTAGTATATTAACAGGTAGATTCTTCCATCCACTATCAAAGGATGGTGATTCAGGAACACTCTGAGCCTTACCAAAAGAATTCTTACTTAAGCTTTGATTCAGATCTACCACGTTTAATTTCTGATCGGGTGATTGTACTTTTTTTGGCTCGGTATTATTTGAATCATGTTTATTGACTTCCTCCGGTTTAGGATCAGCCTCTTTTTCTATCGTGACTACTGAAGATTGCTCTTTACTTATCGGGTCATCATATTCAATTCCCCCTTCTATTTCTTTCATTCTTAAGATCTCCTCAGGGGATAGTCCATTTTCCATAAGATTATATTTTTTCTATTATATAACAGGAAACAGAAAAAGAGGCCAATTTGGCCTCTTTTTTTTCATATTTTTTTTATATAAAAGTATTTATAAGAAGGTATCTTCCCAGTAATCACAGATCCAACTAGCAGTAAGGTTATATATTGCTGGGGTCTCATAATCTAACTCCATTGCATTTATAGCTTCACTTAAAAAGCAAGAAGGTATTCTTATTCTTCTAAAAACGTCACCTCTTTTGTTAAATACCTGAATAACCATAGATCCAACATAATCTGATTTAATCCCCATAGCTCCAGTTAGAGGGTTGTAAATTAGATCCGACCACTGTCTTAGTATTTTATAAACAGTCATGGAATTTTGATCATTAAGATTGACCTCAAATTCCATCGAAAGAGTCATATCCGTGGTAGATGGTTCACCCCCTGCATATCTTCTTGTAGCAAACTTATAGTTCTGCTCTATTGTTGCTGCAGGAGAAATATCTACTGCTAAACCCGTTATGGATTTAACTTGTTGAGCTAATATCCCCTCACCGTTAAAGGTAGTAGCGGCGTCTACTATACCAGCAGGTGGATTTATTATAACCTCAAACTGATTTAAATAAACCGGTTCGAAGTTACTTATAGCTGCTTTTGAATTGGTAAAATGTGGTAGTCCTGCCATTTATTTAAATTCTTTTTTTATAGGAATAAATCCTCCCAGTAGTCCACCGCCCATACCATATCATCTATCTTGTATAGGTCAGTTGATGTATAGTTTAGGTTCATCGGAGAGATTGGCTTTGTAAGAAAGCAATCTTTACAAGTAATCCTTCTAAAAACATCACCTTGTTTATTAAAGATGTTAACTACTATAGTTCCTACATAGTCATTCTTTAATCCCATCGCTCCTGTTAGTGGATTGTAAATTAAATCAGACCACTGTCTCAGAGTTTTGAAAACGTACATTGAGTTATCATCGTTCAAGTTAACAGAAAAACTAACACTAAGATCCATGAATGTCTGATCTGGCTTAGCTCCAGCGTAATTTCTTTTAGCAAACTTAAATTTCTGAGTAGCAAGTCCTGGGTTCTTATCTAAAGAAAGACCGCTTACTTTGGATACGTGCTGAAGTAAAATTTCACCTCCGGCAACTGCTGCTGGTGGTATAATAGTAACTTCGAATTGATTCAGATAAACAGGTTCAAACCTATTTATTGCTGATAACGAATTTGAAAAGTGAGATAATCCTGCCATAATTACTTATATTTATCTGCCTTCTTTAAAAATCATAAATTATACAAATTGTATGAATCCTCCAGAAGCAATTCCTCCAGTTCTTGTAACCGTGATTCGATTAATGAACTTCTGGATTCCTCTTGCTGGTTCTATTATGACGTCAATTATACCCATGTTCATATCTATGATTGCAGGGGTATTATTAGAAGCATCCATAATTGTTTGGTAAGCGTAAATACCACCACCAGCTCTAACACCATCTAGGTAGTTGTCTACTAATGTTTTGATTTCTAGTCTGATTGAATCTTCGTTGAAATCAAATAGGTAGTTAGCCAAGATCTCTTGAACGTCGTTTTCTACACTAATCAATAGATCTCTAACGTGAACAAGATTAAATGCTGAATTAACTTGCTGATAAGCAGTTTGGTTACCGAAGATAACTACTCCAATTCCTCTTCTTTTGATGATTGGATTGATTCCGAAAGGTTCTAAGTTTCCTCTGTCCTCTTCAGTAAAGTCATATTCAACACCTACTATATTACCTCCGCTAATTACTCCACGTTTCTGACCTGCTATAATAGCATAAGGTTCTCCGTTAGCGAATTTTCTAAGGAAGTTATTAGAAACGTATGCTGCAGGTGGTACCTCAACGTTTCTATTAGTTTCTCTTACAGTAATATAAGGAGAATAGAATGCTGCGTACTTAGCTCCATCAGCTTCTGAAGGTAAGCTAAATGTGTAAGACGGATTTAAAGATAAGTTACCGCCATCTGCTATATAAGCAGTATTTAATCTCGGATAAGGATTAGCTGCAGTAGGAGCATCAGTAAATCTTGGATCTGTACTAGCTCTAAATTGCGCCATAGAAGGAGCGTTTATAATCGCCAAAGCCTGTTGTCTTAACATAGCCAATCTAGAAAGCTGGTATTTAGAGTTTGGTAAAATCTGCCCAGAGAATGTATCAATGATGTATCGGTAAGATATAACATCCTTAGCTGCTAATGTCTTAGCAATATTCGTGTTATACATAACATCAAGAATCTCAGATATTCTAGCATCACTTCCATTAGGTCTGTGCCAGTCTGTCATTGTGAATCCACTCAGATATGTAAAATCAAAGGATCTTGTAAACTGAGCTATCGATTTAAATTTCTGAACTCTAACTCCAGATCCTGAAGTATAATAAAGAACCGGTCTAGCTGAAGTTACTCTGAAAGTTCCAGCAGTAGTTGTAGCAGAAACTGTAGTGATTTTAGCTAATCTATTTTGTCTGTTTCCGGTAGAAGGCTCACATATATCAAGGTCAGTTGAAACCACCAAATCTCCAACCGAGAAAGGGGCGTTTCCGTTAGAATCTTGAGTTACCAAGAATGTTGTTACGTCGATTCTTGAACAATCTACAAATTCATTTATTGCACCTTCCTGAGAAACTATATCAGTATTCTGTGTTCCTACAGGTAAACCTACGTTGTTAGATGCGTAAGGTGTACCGAATGCAGCTATATTTGTTATTGTCGTATCAGCTAAAGAAACATTGGTAAATGCTCTAGTATTAACATAATTGAACTGATCCTTATCCACAGTTTGTTCGAACCCTAAATATTGAACGTTAGATCCACTACTGTTAGTCCAGATGATATCGCCATCTGTAATCTCAGCATACTTGTTATCCTGGTAAAGAGAAGAAGCATTATATCCAACTAATACGTTAGAAACTCCGAGAGGTGCGCTAGGTCCAGTTACACCATTAGGTGTAGATGTGCTAACGATATCAACATAATCAGAATTACCAAATTGATAAGCATCCGTATAGAAAGGTTGATTACTTCCAGATGCTCCTGTATTGTAAGAAGTTAAGTTGTATGTCGGTGTTACAGTAATACCTTGTGATCGGTAGAATCCGGTATCTAATGGGTGGGTGAAGAATATCCTTAATTCTCCAGATACGTCCTTAGTTCCTGTTACTTTTAACTTAACTAAATCACCCTCTGCAAACTGATTTATCAATCCTCCAGTTAAACCTCCGGTATATCCAGATACAACACCTAAAATGAACTTCTGGTCGTTAGATGATGTTACAGTTAAGAATGTCTTAAGTTCATTTTTCTGAGCAGCTGTTTGTAAATATCCAGCGGTACCGCCTGTACCAGAAGTCTGAAGATAGTGTAATCCGCCATCATAAGCATTAGGGTCGTAATTAGCGAAAGATTGATAAACAACCCCTGCAGTTGCACCAGTTACTCCAGTTAATGTATATAAGGTACCAACTTTTGCCCCTGATGTATAAACAGTAGCACCAGTAGCACTAACAAATCCAGTTGCTCCAGTTACTCCAACTACGTTTTGTGTATATAGGTAGTCAGCAACTAAAACTTGATCGTAGCTTAAGAAATTAATTCTAGGACTAGGTAAATCGCTATCTCCCGTTAATTCGTCGATAAGGTGATTTCCGACTAGATCTATTTTAGATCCATTAGCACAAATATCATCAAATGCTTGTTCGTCTATAGCACAGAATAACCCAGTAGATGGAGTGCTATTATTAATCAGAGTTTGTACATATTGATTAACACCATTAAGATCTACGAAATCCGGTATAATACATCCTGTTACTGATGTAACGATAGAAACATCAGGTTCAGATAAAAAGCTGTCTATTCTGCTTTTAATAAATCCATTTTCGGTAAAATAAGTGCTCCACTGTGGATCTATAGAGAGTGCCTGATAATTCGTCCAATCTCCATAAACTGCTATAACATCAATAAAGTAATCTGACATGTAGTCAAATGGATGCATGAAAGTAGGAACATTGTTAGCTCCATACCAATCTATAGCGAATATGTCATATCCCTTAAGTGGCTTAGATGAATCCGTAGATTTTCTAACTATAATACTCATAGGTGATTTACCTAGATTAACTAAGCTAAACAATTTACCCTGGTCAGAAACACTAAGTGTAGCCAAGAAATAGTTAGGATCAGCAAACCAGAATCTTTCCTTATTATAGTAGGATGAATATAGTCTGCTTGTTACAACACCATTATACTCTTCGGTGTCAAGTGAGTATGCTTGGTAATCAACCTCATCAGGGTTAGCTGAATCCGTATCATCGTTTAATCTTAAAAGATTTAAAGCAAACACTGGGCCTGCATTTAAACATGTTAATATAGATCTTTGGAAAAAAGATCCTTTATTTTCTAATGATCTATCGATGTCACCAAAAATAGAAATTAGCGTAGTTACATCTGGGATATAAACCGGTGTATTGAAAGGTCCCTTATTGGAAAATCCTACAACAAGACGTATTGTCTGTGATGTCAGGATTACGTTCTGGGACGCATCAAATTCTAGGGTGTAGACTCCGGATGCTCTAAACTGAGAGTAATCTATTTTTACCTTATTTGCCATTACATTAAAGATATTTTTGCTTCTAGACTATATATCAAAAATAAAATCGGAATTATTGGGGAGGTTGGATAAATATCATTCTTATAGTAGATTGTTGAAATCTCCATAGCTTTTACCATCTTTAGTGGAGTATCCTTTTTCTTCCTCTCCTCTAAATCCAGATTCTAATTTTTTGATAATCATGTCTTTGTATGAATTGTCCTCTAATTCATCAAATACCTCACCTACTATCTGATTGAAATCATAGCCATCAAACAATCCAGGTAAATTTACAAGAGTCATAGCAACATCATCGTGTCCGCTCTGACTTGAATATGTTCCAGAATTATTTAGTCCAAAAGTGAATAATTCGGGGATGGTCCATTTTTTATCGTTAACCATGATTCTATCCCTCCTCATCAGACTTCTAAGAAGCTCACAATATTTCATTTTGTTCTTCTCGTTGTATTTAATTCCTGGCTTTAGCACCCTTGCAGATTCGGTATGCTTAGTAAAAAGAAACATCTCGTCATAAAAGTCATCCCTCTGTGAGAGTTTATCGTAAACCAACTCACCTTTGTAGTTCATTTCCAGAGCGATTTTAACCCTATCAACTTCAAAAACCTCCGAACATAGTATCTGTAGAAGCTTAGTAATATCCTCAAGTTTAATCTCATTGTCTCTAAAAACTCCAACTTGAATCAGTCCAAAAAAGTCTGCTTCATCTTCAAATTCTTCCATTTTTTCAATAACAGCTCTAGGAAGTGGAGTAACCTTAAATATGTTTATTACTGTAAAATCACCCTTTGCACCACTACTAAGGTCCACCGAAAAAACAAACTTCTTACCTGGTAGATTTGCCTTATCTAAATCAAATTTCGGATGCCATATAAGATTCTCGTAATTGACATCAGCATAATGGAGATTGGAGATCTCTCTCCAAGCGTATTCTACTTCGTTATTCCTTATTTTTCTGAGTTCATCAGATCCCAGTAAAAGGCTGGAAGAACTAAGAAATTGGTTGCCATATTCTTGATTAAAAAGCTCCTCGCTTCCTAAGTTACCTATTTCTCTCTTCTTCCACTCATCGTCCCTTCCTGGAACCTGCCACCAGTCTACTCTTATTGGATTAAAACTATTTTCTCCTGTCAGTGCTCCTTGATAGATCTCATAAAATTTATTCATCCCATTCGGAGTTGATGTGATGATAATTCTAGAAACCTTAGATGAAGATACAGTAGGGTATGTTGATCTAAAGAAAGCCTCTATAAAGTTAGAATTAATATGAGCAAACTCATCCATGTATAAGAAGTGGATGGTAAAACCAATACCGGAAGTTTTGGTAGTAGTTTTAGCTAATACCCTACATCCATTATCAAATCTCATGGTCATCACGTTGTTAACCAACATACCCGGTTTCATATAAAAAGGAAGACCTTTAATAATAGCCTTAATCTTATCCATTAGCTCTTCCGCAGTATCCCCTACGTTGGCAAGAATCATCGCATTTTTATCGTGATTGAATAAGAGATACCAAACTAGTATTATTGATGATGTGATGGATTTACCAACCTGTCTGGGGGCTAGAAATATATTAAACCTATGATTCTGATATTCTCTTAGTACCGATGTTTGGTAGTCTCTCAGCCTTATGTAATCTAAACCAGTATCGGTCATTACTTTACAATACTTGGCGAAATAGCTGACATCCTCAGCACATTTTTTCATTTCCAATATTTCCTCTCTGGTATATTCCCAAAGAATATTAGATCTTTTTAATTCTGGGTCATTGTCATGAAAAGGATTATCAACGGACTTATAGTCCAGTCCCTCTTCATCAACTTTTCTTAATAATTCCTCTACCCTGGAAGTAGACCAGTGGTTAGTTTCTATCTGTTCAACCTTTTCTATTCCGGTCTCCATTATTCTAGTATATCATCTTCTATAGAAAAATCTTCCTCCTGATCTTCCTCGTTAAAATGTGATTTATTATTAGGATTCTGCGAATCCAATATTTTCTTTTCTCTAGCATTTACTACGGCATTCGGATCAAGTACCTCGGGTTTTACGTCCACCACCTCGGAACCTATAATATCTCTCAGTCCCTCCATAATTCCACGTGTTCCTCTGGATTTAAGTCCTCCGTCTTGTGTAACCGCAGTGTTACTAACATAAAATCCCGAATCTCCTGAGGATTGGTCCATTACTATACCCTGAGAATGCTTTTTCTCATCAACTTCTATCCTTGTCTTCTTATAGTTCTGTTCCATCTTTTCGAGATATGCCTGGTAGTCTTTAGGCATCTGCATGATCTGCGATTGCAATTGAGCCAGAACTTCAAAAAGTCTAGGGTGCATATTACCAAGATCTATCTCCTCTAGTATTTTTGTTATAGCATGCTGAGCACTTTTAAGCTGAAACATCATCGATGATAAATTCATCGCATCAACCTTCTTTTTAAACTCCACGTGCGAGGCCTCGCTCATGCTCGTGTCGTCCATGTAGAATTTTGTTATAGTATCAAGTAAAGCCTTAGCATCAGATAAAGCAGTAGATTTTTCTCCTGAAAAATCCATTAAATCCGTTGTCTTTAATCTTGGTAGTTCGTCGCTGTCAGGAAGTATATTCTCAAGGGCCTCCTGCATTATTATAGAATCGAGACTTTCCTTTATTTTTTCCTCGACAACTTTCTCTGGTTTCGGTTTTCTTCTAGGCATAAATTATCTGTTTCTTGCAAACTTCGGAATATTCAGAAGCGGTTTTGCGTTATCAATAATATGAGCTAACTGTGCATCTCTCACCGTATTTTGATTCAATACAGTGGATTGCGTATCTATATCTATCATATTCTTAAATAATCTAACATTACTAAGCCATATAGGACCGGTGTAGATTTTATAAGAATTGTTATCAGTTTCATAGAAAGGACTAAGCGTATCAGTTACCACATCGGTAGGTGCTTCGAATATTATATTATTTGTAAACATTCTAACCGATTCATGAACTTTCTTAAGCTTACTAGTTTGCTCGTTCGGATCTGTTGGATCGTATGTCATCTCCCAAATATTTGCGGATATCTGTTTATAAACATTAGAGAAGTTGACGACCACCCCATACCAATCACCAAACTCTGGTACAAACTGTAGTGGAGAATTTATTATGGTGTCATTCAAGCGGATGACTATACTTCCTTCTTCTAGGAAATTATTTGTTAACTCATCCATAACTCCGGAATGGATTAAATCTATTCTAATTCCCTTTATTTCTTCTAAATCATTAAGGTATAATCCACTAATTAAGTTTCTGCTCTGTGCTTTCTGCATTTTCCAAATGATAGTTCCTAATGAGAAATCGGTTGAATTGTTATCTACTGCAAATCGATAATCGTCTATAACCGTTCTAACCTCGTATCCGCCAGAGTGCAGTTTGTCTCCCTTGATTGCAACATATCCTTCAGGATTGGAATCATAGGATTGCCAAACTTGTAAATTATGTTTTCTTGGGTAGCTATTGAAATATAATAGTTCATCAGTTGATGACTCCAGGGTTAGATTTATAACCGGATACGATCTTCTTGCAAGTTGTTGATTATCGTAAAAATTCTTAAGACTAAACCAACATGTATAAGCCAGTTCTGTTGTTGAATCTGATTTAGGTAACACCTTATATCTAACAGCATTTCTATATCTACCAGGATCATAGGTAAATTCATAATCATCAGCAAAAGACTGGTACAAATCATAATAATTATTCAGGACTATAGTCCAGTTATTATTTAAATCATACTCTATAATAGAAAGATCCTTATAAACATAAGATCTAATCGGGTCCTGAGACATCTGTGTTATTGTTGTAGCATATTGTTGTGGTTTTGAACTTTTGATCTCCTCCGCATGAACTTCCTCACCAAAGAGATCACTAGTAGTAAGAGATATACCATCAAGCTCTTCCTTGTATGCTGGATCTTGGAAATAAGTGTTAGATCTTGGTGTATATTTTTTAAGCTCTATCTTAAAATAAACAGGAGCGTTCATAAAGTCCCTGAAGAGATAAGTAGAGTTAATCTGATATATTCTGTTAGTTAGAGGGAAGTAGATAATATCTCTTTTCCTTGGCTGTGATCCTCTTCCGAATATAGATTCGAAGTATCTCTTATCTATTTGTATTTCAAAGGGTTCTTCGAATTGTAGACCGAATGGATCAAAGTTTATTTTATTATCCGGGAATTGATTTTGAGGAACTAGTGCCTTTATACATTTCTCGTCAACTACGTCGAATATGGTATACTCTTTAAGTACCACATCTTTTCCTCTAGCTTGAGGTTGTACCGAATAATAATTAACTTCTAGTCCAAAAACATTATTAACCATTAAACTTAAATCCTGATACATGTTTAATGCTCTATTAACAGCATAAGGATTAAAGGTAAAATTACAGTTGGAGAAAAGTATAGGTCTAGTAGAAACCTCATCAGTACATATCGGTGCTGGTCTGTATATCACCACTTCCGGAGCAACCTGATAGGTCAAATCCAATTCGAAGTTAACTATAACTATAGAAGGATCTATAGGCTCTTCCGTGTTATAAACTATTGTTCCGTCGTCATTAACTAGAACACACGTAAATCTAAATTCGGGATAAAACTTATTATTAGGATCTAAAGGTATATCAAAAAGCTCAGAATACTCATTGGTTAACCCACCTAAAGCTGTACCTACATTTGTCCATAAAGACCAAGTTGTGCCATCTATACTATATCTGAAATCTATAGATATATCATTCCCGTTTAATATAGATGCCGTGTTGTTACTATTGGAGGCATCTATTATCCATCCGTTAAAAGAAGTAACATATTCAAATGGTTTATCCCATGTTAAAACACGGTAATTACCTATATACGTGAAGTTTAATGCACTTTCTAGCTGTTCTATTCTTAGATCATAGTACTCAGCTGTTTCGCATGGCTTATAGAATGTTTTACCATCTACTGTAACTTGGTGATATCCACCACAGCCTATTTGTTTGGATCTAGCTTCTGCTGCTCCAGTGGTGGAAAAAAGATTATCTACAGATGAATTCTTAACTTTAGAAGTATTCTGAAGTCCATCGTGATAATTATATCTCTGATTAGATAAATTATATTGCTCCCCGTTTGTGTTTCTGACTGGGGATCCGTCTTTAGGAAATTTATTCTCCGGATAGAAGCTCATTCTGCATTAAGTACTTTCTCTATATATCCTTAAAAAATAAAGGAAGAATAGTACCTAAAGCAGAACGAGCTTTTTATGTTTAGGTTAGGAGTTTTTAGTAAAAATACCGGACTCAAAATCCAGTTTACCGTTACCATATTCGGAGATTACCTTTTTCTGTAATTCCTCCTCCTTCTGGTATATTAAAGCGGCTTGGTCATGAAGATTATCCAGCTGGGAGTTAATCATTTCAAGATCTTTTTCATAAAAAGATTTCTGTACACTAAGTCTTCCAACTTTAATAACATTATCCATCAGTTCATCTTTAAGAGCCTGAACTTCCAATACCAATTCTTCTGGCAATTTAATAGTTTCTTCCATTTTTTGTTTTTTTATTTTATAGTTTTTATCGGGTTAAAGTTCCGGATTAGATTGATTTTATTATCTCACCAACATTAAACATTTCATCGGTAGAATAATATGGACATTCATAAGCAACCCCATCAAAAGAATAATCGAAGAGATATGAATTAGGTAATTTAGGTTCAATCTCTGGTGGATTTGCAATTATATTCTTGTGTAGGGTATAACCAAAATTAGCGGGAGAAGTAGCTATCCAAAGTACGGCGGAAGGTAAGTTTAAAGCCGATGCAGCATGTTGTAAACAAGAATCTATGAGAAGTCTTTTTTCGCTAAGAGCTAGCAAAAGAAAAAGGTCGATGGGTGATAGTTGATCGGATATTACTTCGGCACCTGGGATTTGTCTAGAAGAGGGTTTACATATCTGAATTACGTGATAATCCTTAATCATGCTCTCTGCTATTTTAAGAGAAATATCAAAAGGAATATCTCTGGCCCACGAATATGCAGATTCTGAATTGAAGGGTCCGCCGTTTGTTTGAATTAAAAAAATTGGTTTCTCTCTAATCCATTTCTGTGAACTTCTCTGCTGAACCAGATTGAAATTAATAACTGGCATCTGATTCTTATATTCCAGATCCATTAATTTACACCAGCTATCTATTATATGCTTTCTCTTCGAGATATGATTACTCTCGTAATAAGCTTCATGTCTAAAAACTAAAGTGTCCTTATTTTTAATGTAGTCGTCATAGAAATACTGTGTGTTTCCTATTCGGTAAACTCTATAGATCAATCTGTGATTTAAAAAAACATCAGGATATGATGCTACAATAATTATCTTCCGATCCGGGTATCTATCATGCAAAGACTCTATAAGAGAGGTAGCTGCTATGTTTTTTCCCAATCCACCTTCTATGTGCCACACTAAATAACTTTCCACTTATTTATTTTTTAATTCCTATTCTAATCCATTTATACCACGCTCTCTCGTGCAAGAAATAAATTACAGGTTTCAGCAAAAGTTCGCCGATTCCCAGCATGGAAGATATTTCTAAAGGAACACCTAAAGAATATGCAACTATCACTGTCGTTAAAGTTCCGAGTATTCTATATGATACCGTTTTTAATATATGTCTAGTTAATGCGGATTCATTCTTAGTTGTCTCTATTCTAGCTACATTATCAGTGATGGTACAGTATCCTTCACATGATACGTGCCATTTATATTCACCTATTTCATCTATCCAGTTTTTGGTGGTATATGAATAACCATTAACAACTACGGAGGAAACCAATGTCTCCTTTCCTTCTTCGTCAATTAGTCTCCATCTATCGTCTTCAGATCTAGATACGGTGTTAAATCTAATATGATATTTCTTGAATTTATTACTCATAATTTCCCCTCCGACTTTAAAGATTCTCTTATCTTAGTAGCAGAAATATCTGATATCTCAGATGGTGGAACGTGCTCTATGACATCATAACCAACCCCCCTACCATAATTTATAGATTCTATATCAGGTATAATCATAACCTTAACTCTCTTAGATTCAACCAGATGAGAATAAAATTCCTCTATATTTCTTTTTACCTCATCTGGTTTAAATGGATTTTTTTCATCTGGCTCAACATCTCTTATGCAGATCAGAACGTTCTTACCCTCCTCTAACGACTGGTTAAAAAGCCATTGGTGTCCTTCGTGTAAAGGTTGCCACCTACCAACAAACATCGAATACTGTAAACTGTTTGATGATGTTTTTTTATCTGCCTTTGCTATGTAATTTTTCATTGGACATTATTTTAATGATACTATCTTCAGGATTATCTATTGTAGTATCAATGTCTATAAAATTTTCGGTGGGTGGCTCGTAATTTTCCACGTGGAATTCCTCCCTTCCTCTTTTCTCTTCAGTATGGACATAAATCTCAACTAGTTTATCTCCCATTATTCTTTTAAACTCCTCTCTTTGATCCAAGTAAGGAGAGACAAGGGAAACCACTGAATCCTTACCCTGATTTTCTAAATAATGTGCAATCTTTTGTGCTAGATCTATATTTTTTCTTCTTCCAGTTTCGGAATAATCCTTATTGTTGAATATCTCCCTGAGGTGATCTCCATCAATATGAAACGTATCATCTCCAATTTTCTCTACGAGAAGTTTTCCTAAAACGGTCTTTCCATGTCCCGGTTGCCCAGTAAACCAATAAATCATAATATTTATTTATAAACGTAAGTAAAAAATCCCTTTCTCTGGTTACCCGGATTCGATCCTAGAACTATAACTAATGTATATTTGTTTCCAGCAGATCCTTTTTCTAGATAATCTACTAGAACCGGAACCTTTAAAAATTCGCCATCCCCTACTGTTCCTCCTTGGGTTGTGATAATACTCTTCCCTTTGGGTGAGATTTCATTAATCTCAACATAATCTATAGGTTCTTCTGTCTTGAATTTGAAGTAAAGTGCATTGTTTTCTATATAAAAAGATGGCTGATCGAATCCGTCATCTGGTTTCCAGTTAACACTTCCTTTGCTTATGAATGTTTCTTTTTCCTTAATAGAATTCTCAAAAGATTGTTTAATCTCTCCTGGTATCTCAATCTCTTCTTTTATTGAATTTACAAATTCTTCCACGTCATTAGCCTGTCTTATTAGAGCTTCATTTAACTCATCAACATGCTTTAATTTAAGATTGGGCTTGATTCTTTTTTCATCATCCTTGTAGATGTATTCCTTATATAAAGGGGTAGGATCATTTATAATAGCTGCTAACTTAGCTATCTTAGATTCCAATTCTATGATTTTAGGATCTGGCATATCTTATATATATTTGAATCTTTTATAAAACCAATCATAGTGGTTTCTTAATCTATCTGACTCTACTTTACCCAATATATCAATATAATCTTCGGGAACTGGTCTAACTTTAGGAGATATTTTATGATCCCCGAATATTCCATGAATCACATCATTCTCGTGGGTTAGTTGCTGAACATTTTCGAAATCGTGTTTAAAATATGGTAGATTTAGATAGTTGTATATCTTCTTGATCTCTGTCTCTGGATCAATAGAAAAGTCCTCGAATTTAATAAAATGAATGTCTTTATCATATCCTTGGTGAACAGATTCGAACAGCCACTCTAAAGAAGGACCAATAGGAGGGGAAACAGAAAAATGATCTATCCTCGCAGGAGTAGTCATATTTTTCAATTCGGCTCCGTTAACTATCAGGGGATCCTTATGCGGATTTTTTCTAAAGTTTTTTTCCATAGATGAAAATACACTTCTCAAATCCCTAACCATTACTATGATCTTAGGATTTTCGTCGAAAAAGTCTACAAAAGATCTGTGACCTAACCATGCTCTACTTTTTTCCAGAACATAAGGTCTATCCGTAAGAGCATTAAAATATCCATAAATCCCACCCTTACAGAATCCACCAAAAGCTTTCTTCATTTCTTCTGGATCCTGAGCTTTGAAGGCATCACCGTTTGAATAGATAGTTCTCGCAGACAATAATAGCTCACCAACCCCGGAAGTTGGAGTAGAATAGATGTCTGGATTCTGCATCATCACATTCTGAAGCAAAGTTGATCCAGACCTCGGAAGCGATGCGTTATAAAATATTTTTTGTACTGACATTATTTATTTTTTATAGCTTTTTCTCTATTGACTCGACTCTAGCAGATAGTTCCTGAATAGATTTAATTATAGGAGCTATTAATCCTTCATAAGTTAATCTATAGGAATCCTGTGTACTATTATATTTAAGAGCATCAAATTGTTCCCCTAATTCATCTAAAGCCTGTTTAAGTTCTTGAGCTATAAGTCCATATTCTCTATGAGCAGTAATTAATGTGCCATCTTTTTCACCATACTCAAATCCACATTTATCTACGTATCTTTGTCTCTGATCCCATTTAAATGAGACTGGGTTTAGCTTGTTTATGAGACTAAGACCAAGATTCCTAGATAGTGGCTCGATGTTGGCTTTATCTCTGGCGTCAGATACTGTTGTCCATGCTGCCCATACACAGTTATAAACGCTGTTTGCAGCAGCACCCCATACAGTGTGATATGCCTGGTTAGAAGTTTGAGCATTAGCACCTACCGCTATTTGATATACCTGGCTAAAATAATAACCCGCACGGTATCCAACTGCTGTTAATTGGTTTGTATAAGGACCCGATCCGTATGCTATAGCATTATGACCAACCGCAACCGTTTGTTGTCCGTATTGATTATTTTTAAATGATTTATTACCTATTGCAACGTTAGCACTACCAGTTAAATTTCCACATAAGGAGAGTCCCCCAACAGAAACGTTACTATCTCCTCCTATAGTTAACGCCTGAGAACAATCACCTATAGCAAGATTACCTCCTCCCGAAGAGCTAAACAGAGCACAATAGCCTATTGCAATTGCTCCGGATGTAACTTGGGCACTATACAATGCTTTGACCCCTATTGCAATATTTCTATTACCTCCATAACCATTATAGTCATTGTTAGCTAAAGCTCTGTAACCAATACCAATATTGAAGCATGCAGTACAGTTAGTATATAAAGCTGATCTACCTATTGCAATGTTATGGCATCCTGTTGTATTGCAGTACATAGCTCCTCTACCCATTGCTATATTGTAACTACCGTATGTATTATAAGCTAATGCTCTTCTACTGATAGCGATATTACCGCATCCCGAAGTGTTAGTGTATAGTGCAGATCTACCTAATGCAACGTTGTGGCTACCAACACAGTTGTTAACGAGATTGGCTGCACCTATACCAATATTACTACCTCCAGTTTGGTTAAAACACAGAACCTCAAATCCTATAGCTATGTTACATCCACCGGAATTGTTACCTGCTAAAGCTTTATTACCAATAGCTATATTACATACCCCGTTTAAATTTTTAGCAAGAGCTAAAGTACCAACAGCAGTATTTTGTGTTCCTGATGTATTATTATATAAAGCACCAACACCCACTGCTACAAGCTCATTCAAGTTTGTTCCTTTAGCTAAAGCAGCAGTACCTATAGCTACGCTTTGACTTCCATAAATATTAGAGAATAATGGTGGAAGATTTGTTGAAGTAAGAATCTGAGGACAAACGCATCCACCACCTACTGCCGTGTTTTTAGATCCGGAGGTTACCGCTTTGAGAGGGGCGTAACCAAATGCTGTGTTATACGAACCCGTTGCGTTTGTACTTAAAGAAAAATGTCCTACTGCTGTGTTAAGAAATCCTCTGTTAGGGAATAGTGTCGATCTACCTATACCTACTATATTCGATATCTGATTACATCCTAAAGCGGATGTGCCTATTGCTATAACACCTGAAGGAGTATAAGATTGCTGGGAATATGTTCCTATGGCTATACTATCACATGCACTAGTAGCATTTTGTAATGTAGACCTACCTATAGCTACATTTGAACATCCAGTTGTTAGTGAATTTATAGCTCTTGCACCTATCCCAACATTGAATGCACCTTCTGTTACATTTATAGATGCTAATCTACCAACAGAAACGTTATATCCACCCGATGTAGAGGCAGAGAAAGCTAACTGTCCTACTGATATGTTAGTGGAAACGTTATTACCTCCTCTACCTACTGTTACTGAATTAACATTAAGATAAGGGGATGTTATAGTTCCATCGAATGTCAATAGGGATTCCGCAACAGCACCACCTGCACCGTCAGATGTAATTACTTGATTATTAGATCCAGGTATAGATCCACCCGGTATAGTAACAGTAACGGCACTACCTGATGCAGTTGCAGTAACGCCCGCACCTACGAAATTCATTGAGGATGCAGCGGTAGTTAAAGAAGTTCCTTCGTCTTTAACCTCAAGGTTTGTTCCAGAAGTTCCTGATGAACCCGAAGATCCGTTTTCTCCTGATGAACCTGATGAACCTGATGAACCTGATGAACCACTAGATCCACTTGTTCCTGAAGATCCACTAGCTCCAGATGAACCTGATGAACCTGAAGATCCTGATGAACCACTAGATCCACTAGATCCACTTGTTCCTGATGATCCACTAGCTCCTGATGAACCTGATGAACCACTAGATCCACTTGTTCCTGAAGATCCACTAGCTCCAGATGAACCTGATGAACCTGATGAACCACTAGATCCACTTGTTCCTGAGGATCCACTAGCTCCTGATGAACCTGATGAACCTGATGAACCTGATGAACCTGATGAACCTGATGAACCTGATGAACCTGATGAACCACTAGATCCACTTGTTCCTGAAGATCCTGAAGATCCACTAGCTCCTGATGAACCACTAGATCCACTTGTTCCTGAAGATCCACTAGATCCTGAAGATCCTGATGAACCACTAGATCCACTTGTTCCTGAAGATCCTGAAGATCCACTAGCTCCGGATGAACCTGAAGATCCTGATGAACCACTAGATCCACTAGATCCACTTGTTCCTGATGATCCACTAGCTCCTGATGAACCTGAAGATCCTGATGAACCACTAGATCCTGCAGACCCACTTGTTCCAGATGATCCTGAAGATCCACTAGCTCCTGAAGATCCTGATGAACCT